CCTTAGCATCTCTAAATGGTGCAAGTCTTAATAAAGTATAGATTTGATTTGTTGCTTTTGGATCAATATTTTCAGTAAATATTTTTAAATCCATGATAATCACCTAATTTCTGGCCTAACTCTTTTTTGACGTCTGCCTTTACCAATTTGGCTATTTCCGCAAATGCGGCCGAACTCTTTTAATAAACCCAAATTATCTTCTAAGAAATAAGTATCGGCTCTAAAATGGTGCGGAAAGTTGGACTCGAACCAACAATACGACGTTTCCCTATAGAAATAAGTATAGGCTCTTATTTTTCTGGCAGGCACTAAAAGATTCGAACTCTTATCTTAGGTTTTGGAGACCTCCATTCTACCATTGAACTAAGCACCTGTATAATCAGGGTAGTGTTGAAATTCTACCCACGCCTTCATCTAATGATGTCGGATATAATTCATTTTATTTTGGTAGCAGCGGAAAGGCTCGAACTTTCAATCTTTCGGGTATGAACCGAATGCCTTAGCCAGTTTGGCCACGCTGCCATTTATATGAATATGTCAGGTGTGCAGTTTCAATCACACGCATTCTTACTGGATTTCATTTCCTTTATTACGGAGTTGGACCTCACAATGTTCCAGCGTACAGACTGTATTTTCTTCTCGACTTTTAATGCTTGTCTACTGACATATTATTAACTTTATGGTGCCGGCCACAAGAATCGAACTCGCAACCTGCTGATTACAAGTCAGCTGCTCTGCCAATTGAGCTAGACCGGCAATTAATAACCAATCATTTTTAAATACAAAAATCCTAAGAACAAAGCTGCTATAATAGCACCAATGATACAACAAATTCTAAATTCTTTTTTAGTCATAACAACTACCCTATTATATTATACAATAAAATATAGTAAATTTTTGCTTTAAATTAAAATTATTTGGGGAGTTGTACCAGAATTGAACTGACAACTGCAGGGCCACAACCTGCCGTGATGACCATTTCACCAACAACTCCATATATTGGAGCATCAGGTTGGAGTTGCACCAACGCTCATGGTGTTGCAGACCATTGCCTTGCTACTTGGCTACTGATGCATTGGTACCTTACATAGGATTCGAACCTATATTTTAATGGGTTTGAGCCATCTTTCTCTACCAATTGGAATAGTAAGGCATTTGGTGCGCCCGGTAGGAGTCGAACCTACAAAACCTAGTTTCTAAGACTAGTACCTATGCCAGTTCGGTTACGAGCGCATATATGGCGGAGAGAGTGGGATTCGAACCCACGGGAGTAATTAGCTCACACAAGATTTCAAGTCTAGGCGCTTTTGACCACTTGCGCATCTCTCCAAGAGATTATTTTTCATATAACTCTTCAATTTTAGTTATATTATAATAATCTTTTATATAATCAAAAGCATATTTTAAATCTTTCTCATATAGTATCTTAATTGGTCTATCTTTAACTGCTTGTATTTTTATATCAACAATATTTGTATGATAGCCTTTTATTTCAACTAAAGTTCCGTCATCTAAAATAAAATCCGGATAATAAATATGCTTTTCATTATTATAAGTATATTCATATTTTATAGTTTTTGGACAGCGTTTAAAACTAATATTATGATCTAAATTATAAATTATATAAGCTAGTTCATAAGTAGAGTCACAGAAAAATCCTTTATACCAACCTTTTTTACCTCGTCCAGAGCCTTGACGTAAACCACCAGCTTTTTTATTAGCTTTCATAGTAGTAGAGATTTTTTGTCTTCTTAAAATTTCTTTTTCTGCTGTTGAAGCATGTCCATTATATGGTTGTGTATTTTTACCTTTTGCTCTAATTGCTTTTTCTTTTAAACGTATATCAGTTTCTTTATTTAAACCTTTACTCCAAGCTTGACGTTTTTTAGACTCTTCTGTAAATTCTGGTAATTTTCTATTAGGATTTTTAATACACTGTCTTTCATGTACTCCATTACCAGATGGTGATAAACATGGTCTTCCACAAAACTTGCAATAATAAATTTTATCTGCCATAATTATTAAGTCTCCTATTACATTTAATTTAGCAAATAATTTTTAATAAAAATCAAGACTGCCAGCTTACCAATTATACACATTATGGTGGCTCCCCTTGGACTCGAACCAAGTTCTGCGGATTTTCAGTCCGCTGCATAGACCATCTCTGCCAGAGAGCCAATTATAAGGCCTAGCTACTGTATTGATTAAAAGTCAATCGCTATAAGCAAGAAATAAGCATAGGCTCAATTTGTCTTTTTGGTGGCCCGGGAGGGACTTGAACCCTCACGCCATACGGCATGGCATTTTAAGTGCCACGTGTCTACCTGTTCCACCACCGGGCCATTATGGTGCTCTGAGCAGGGCTCGAACCTACGACCATCAGTTTGTAAGACTGACACTCTCCCAACTGAGTTATCAGAGCATACGCGACTTTAACTTTAATGAGCTAGCTATTTTTATATGCTTGTTAGAAAAGCCGCAAATGAACTACGCATAAATGGAGCAGATGAGGGGAATCGAACCCCCACTTCTTGCATGGCAAGCAAGCGGACTAACCATTATCCGACATCTGCATTTTATTTGGCATCCCCAGAAGGAATCGAACCTTCACATATGGCTTAGAAGGCCATTGGTCTATCCGTTAGCCTATGGAGATATTTTTGGTGGACCTGGAGGGACTCGAACCCTCTACCTTCTGCTTGCAAAACAGACGTTCTCCCAGATGAACTACAGCCCCAGTTATTTGGTGCGTCTTCAGAGATTCGAACTCTGGACCAACAGATTAAGAGTCTGCTACTCTACCAGCTGAGTTAAAGACGCGCATTTATGGTGCGCCGGAAGAGGTTCGAACTCTTGACCCCATGATTAAAAGTCATGTGCTCTACCGACTGAGCTACCAGCGCATGGTGCGCCTAGCAAGACTCGAACTTGCAATCCACGGATTAAAAGTCCGTTGCTTTACCTTTGAGCCATAGGCGCATTTAGTTTTCGATATTTAATTGTTTCTTTAATAGATTTTCGCTTCATGCGTCTATTCTCCTTTATTAATATTTTTTGGCAGGGCGAGAAGGATTCGAACCTTCGAAATGTCGGAGTCAAAGTCCGATGCCTTAAGCCGCTTGGCTACCACCCTATAAATTTTACGTATATAATTATAACACAAAGTTTTTAATTTGTAAATAGAAAATTTAATGAAAACGTTTTCTAATTTCTAACTTTAGGATTTGAGCATAAAAAAATGGATCCTCACGGACCCAAAGATATATATGGACATCTTTTCTAAAAATACGTTAGATTGCGCAAGGTCTAACTCACCAATCTACTCATACTGGCTACTTTTATATTTTTAGAATTAAAGATGGACGATATAAATAATGGGTCTTTCTTTAAAAGGTATGAAGGTGTGACAAAAAGAGCTTTAATAGACGCTAAACTATCAAAACCGGGTTCTCTATGATTATTATATTGTTTACATATCATATTGAATAGCATGTCACTTTTCTCCTTTTAAAATTTTTCTATAAATATAATTAGCACATTAGCTAATTAGTTAAATGCTTTTCACATTTTAATTTAGCTAATATTTTTTTAATATTTTAATATTTTAATAATTTAACTTTTTATGCCCAGAAAAGTTAAAGAAAAACTGTTCGTACGTGTTGTACTATAATCTAAACTGTAAGATATCTTATTATCAATATTCAGCTGAATCGCACAATTCTTCCTATTTCAGCATTCTGTACTCTCGCATTACACTTATCTCTTGACTGCTTATAAAAGCCAAACTACATACTATTCTAAGTTGCTTTCAATAATTACTAATTTTATAACGCACCACAACTTAGCATTGGTAGACTTACAGGAGTCCAATTACCTGGATTTGATAAACTCTTAAACATTAACTAGTATTTGATAGTTTAAGTAGCACCTTGATACCTACATATTATTATACAATAAATTTTTTAAAATTTTAAACCAATTTTTGAATAAATTTCAGAAATTTTTAAATTTGCTTTTTCTTGTGCTATTTTTGCACCATTTTCTAAAATTTTATTTAATTGATCTTTATTTTCTTTTAATGATTTAACTTGTTCTTGAATTCTTAAACATTCATCACAAACAACTTTAGAAACTGCTCTTTTAAAAACTCCATAATCTTTTTCATCTTTAAAAATATTAACAGCTTCTTCAATTGAAATATCTTTAATACCTGCATAGATTGAAAGTAAATTACTAATTCCAGGTTTCTTTTCTGGATCATAGTAAATTTTACTTTCAGCATCTGTTACAGCTTTCATAATTTTCTTATGAGTAATTTCAATATCATCTAATAAATAAATAGTTCCTTTATCAGATTCTGATTTACTCATCTTTTTTGTTGGGTTAGATAATGACATAATCTTAGCACCAGTTTTGGAAATAATAGGTTTTGGCAATTTAAATGTTTCACCATAAACATTATTAAATCTTTTTGCTAAGTCATGTGTTAACTCAACATGTTGCATTTGGTCAATTCCAACTGGAACAAAATCTGTATCATATAATAATATATCAGCAGCCATTAAGCTTGGATACATTAATATACCTGTTGGAATTCCTTCATGCGCAGTTATTTGAGATGCTTTCATTTTATATTGATTCATCTCTAAAAAATTACGTAAAACTGAATTGCAAGTTAATATCCACTCTAATTGATTATGAGCAGGAATATCTGACTGTTTAAACAATACTGCTTTATTAGGGTCTAGCCCAGCAGCAAGATAGACAGCAATTAAATTTAGCGAATTTTCTTTAAGCTCTTCTGGTTTTATTGGAAGAGTTAATGCATGTAAGTCTGCAATAAACACGTATAATTTATACTCATCTTGATAACTTACAAAAGGTTTAATTGCTCCAATATAATTTCCTAAAGTTAATGAACCACTTGGTTTTATTCCAGAAAGCATTGTACCTTTTTTAAAAATTTCAGGTATTTTTCCATCTATTAAATCATTAAAAAAGTCTTCAAATGAAAAATCGTATTCTCTATGTGTATTAGGCTTGTCCATAAGTTTCAGCCTCTAAAAGATTTTTAGTCATTACTTGTGAAATTAATTCTTCAATATGACTAACTGGAATAATAGTTAAATTATTTTTAATTTCTTCTGGAAGTTCTTCAACATCACGTTCATTTTCTTTTGGAATAAATATTGTATCAAGACCTGCAGTATAAGCTGCAATTGATTTTTCTTTTAAACCACCAATTGGAAGGATACGACCTCTTAAAGTAATTTCACCAGTCATACCAACATTATGTTTTACTGGGGTATTTGTAATAGCACTTAACATTGCAGTAACAAATGTAACACCAGCTGATGGACCATCTTTAGGAGTTGCGCCTTCTGGACAGTGAATATGTAATTCTGAGTTAGCTTGTGTTTTTGTAAAGTCAAATAAATCTTTATGAGACATAATCCAATTATAAGCAGCATCGGCAGATTCTTTCATTACATTGCCAAGATTACCAGTAATTGTATATTTTCCAGTTTCTTTATCATCTCTTGGATAATTTGCTACAGCTTCAATTTGTAAAACATCCCCACCAAAATCTGTATAAGCAAGACCATTTACAACACCAACTAAATCTTCTTTTTCAACAACGTCATAATCATATTTTCTCTTACCAAGCATTTCTTTTAATAATGCAGAGTCAACTACAACTTTAGCTACTTTTTCAGACATAATCTTTTTAATTGAACGTCTAACAACAGTATCTAAACAACGTTCTAATTGACGAGCACCTGCTTCACGAGTATAATATCTAATTAACTCATTTAATGCTTCATCAGTTATTTCAAACTTTTCAGGTTCAAGACCATTCTTTTCTAATGATTTATTAATTGCATGTTCACGAGCAATTTTAAATTTTTCAAGTCTTGTATAACTTGATAATTCAATAATTTCCATTCTATCTCTTAAAGGTCCTGGAATTGAATATAAATCATTAGCTGTACAAATAAACATTACTTCTGATAAATCAAATTCTAATTCAAGATAATGATCCATGAAATGTTCATTTTGTGCAGGGTCTAAAACTTCAAGTAATGATGCACTTGGATCACCTTTATAATCAGCACCAAGTTTATCAATTTCATCAAGTAAGAATACAGGATTTTTTGAACCTGCTTCTTTAATACCATTAATGATACGGCCAGGCAAAGCACCTAAATAAGTTCTTCTATGACCACGAATTTCAGCTTCATCTTTTACACCACCCAAAGATTGTTTTACAAACTTTCTTCCAAGTGCTTCTGCAATTGATTTTGCAATTGTAGTTTTACCAGTTCCTGGAGGACCTACTAAACAAAGAATAGTTTGTGGTGTTCTTTGAGAATATAATTTAACTGCAAGATAATCTAAAATTCTTTCTTTAGGTTTATCTAAGCCTGAATGTGTTTCATCAAGTTTAGCTTTAACTGCATCAATATCTGTATTATCTTCAGTTCTAATTTGCCAAGGAAGTGCAAGTAAAGTATCAAGATAATTTCTAATAATTGTTGATTCTGGTGAGTTAGAAATTGTTGATTGATATCTCTTTAATTCTTTAAGAGCTTGCTTTTCTGCAGTTTCATGCATTCCGGCAGATTTAATCTTTTCTCTTAATTCATCAGCATCAGCAGAAGCTTTATCAATATCACCTAAGTCTTCTTGAATAATTTTAATCTTTTTTCTTAGATAATATTCTTTTTGTTCTTTTTGTAATTCTTCTTGAACTTTTTCTTCAACTTGAATATCTAATTCTAAAAGTTTTTCTACTTGAGCTAAAAGTTTTGCTAATTTATTTAGTCTGCTTGTAAAATTAAAATCAGATAAGAAATCATAAATATCAACTTGAATAGTTGTTAAATTAGCTGCAATTAAATCACATAGTAACGATTTTCTATTATCAATATTTATATATTGTTGAACTGCAAGAGGGTCTTTAAAAATATGATTTTGAAATTTCTTAGCTTTCTTTCTGATATACATAAATACTGCATCATCTTCTGGACTAAGATTTTCACTATCATCATTATAGATATTAACATTTGCAGTTTGGCAATTAACATTTGGATTATCTGCGGAAGCAGCACTTCCAAATTCAACTAATTCCAATCTCTTTTCTATTTCAAGATCAAATGTTATATTTTCATCATCAACAAAAGTAACATTTCTAAAATAGCCAAATACTCCTGCTGATTTAATTTCACTTGTCATTGGTGTTCTAAACAATAAACCAACTTCGCAATTATATTGCTCTTGTGAAACTGTATAACAGTCCTTGAAAAATTGACTTGAAGTTACTAAGTGTATTCTACTACCTGGTAAAACTGGCTTCTCATCAAATACTAGGACAGGAATAGTTTTTGTTTCAATATAACTCATATTAAATACCTCATCTACTATATATTATACAATATTTTTTATAATATTTTAAAATTAAAAAAGCCAATTTAATAAAAAATTAAACTGGCAATTTATTAAATGGCAGGGGTTGTAGGATTCGAACCCACGATAGAAGTTTTGAAGACTCCTGGCATAACCACTTACCGAAACCCCTATATATATTATACAATAAATTTTGCAAATTTTTTTTGAAGAAACTGCCGTCACTTATATTTCAAACAGGAGGAATTAAATATGAAATATTAGCATTTAGGAGGAATTATTGAATGTTTTGTTTATTTGTCATTCATTCAACGACAATTTGTTTCAAAAATAATACTCTTTATTAATTTCACGGCTTTGGGTAGAAATTAACTAAATCCCCTTGTCATCTTTCACCGACATGGCGGTAGCATTTACCTTACGCGTCAACACTACAAAGAGGTCTGGTCTATCCGGCAGGAAGAGCATCCTTGCCACACGTGAGACTGCCCGTGTATATATTTTAAATATGTTCTACATAAAAATCTTTTTGAACAGGTTCTAAAATATGATAAATATAATCATCATATTTACTTTTTGGTTCTTCTTTATCTAAAGCTCTAATAGTTTCTTTTCTAAAAATAGCACTGTCAGAATTTATCGTATCAACAATAACTTTAAAATAATCATTAACACTTACTGGTTTTTTAGTTAATAATAATTTTGTCTTACCTTCCATAATATAAACATTATATCTTGGCTCATCATCTTTTTTAAGATTTTCTAAATATTGATCCATATTATATGGAAACCAATAAGTATCTACTTTATGAATTTCATTTAAGCACCAAGAAATAAATTCTATTGCTTCTTTATGACTATTGTATTCGTCATCTTCGCCATCATAAAAATTCATAATTAATTGTTGACTAATACATTCATCGCAAAGTTGTTTTAATGTATAAATTGCATAATCATTATCAATTTCAAACATTTTTGGAAAATAATATTTAACTTTATCATAGGCACCACTTGGCATTAAATGATTATTACGAGTATAGCCATAACGACATTCTGCAATTAACAATTGATAAAAATCTTTTAAATCTACAGCTATTGTTTTATTTTCCATAATTATCACCATTAGCTAATTTTAATAGGATATTCTTTAGCTTCAACATAATAAACTGAAACAGTATGACCTAAATAACTTTCATAATCTTCTTTACTTATTTCAATTTCACCAGTTTCTGCATTGATTACTTTAGGCGAAGTCCAATGACTCTTAATTGGGCCATCACCAAAATCCCATATTACATTAAAATTAGAATCAATTGGTTTTGATACGCAACCACGTCTATTTTCATCAAATACAACTATTTCTCGATTTTCTCTGCCTTCTGGATTAAAATAAGTTAATACAATATCACGATAATGATCTTGTAAATCTCTCTTATAATGTTCCCAAAATTCTGAAAAGAAGCCGTGTTCATAGTTATCATCACGTTCTGAATCAACAAAACTTTCTTGTGAAAGGTAAACAATTTCTTTACCTTTATCACTCATACTCATTGAAACTAAATATGGATAATATGGAATTAAATCTAATAAAGTTTCAAAATGAATTTCCATAGTTACATAAACACCATGCTTATTTAATTCTTTAAGAGAATTATATTCTCTGCCAAAATATTCATAAGTATAAGTAACTTTTTCTCTTTGGCCTTCTTTTAAACGTTTATCAGCAACAATTTCCTTATGTTCGATAACTTTAAAATGATCAGTCTTTTTAGTAACTTCATCTTGATTCCATTCAGTTACTTTAACTTTCTTGTGTTGATACATTGTACCATTTGTACGTTTTTTAAATTCTAAGAAATCTCGATATTCATCTGAATAAAATACATGAACATCTGGATCATTAAAACTAACAGGTTTACCGTCTCTATTATACCAGCCACCTAAGCCTGCTATATGGTCATAAAGATCACATTTTCCACTGTAAATACTCATTATTATTCTCCTTTACCTTTTGGGTTATAAAATTGTCCTTTTGAGACTACTCGAATATTTTTATATTCTATTATATTATACAATATTTTTAAGAAGATTGTTTGAAACCGGGAACTTCCACAACCAAAAGTTTTCATATTACCAGAAAAGTATATTTTTGTAAATAATTTGTGTAATACAAATTTGAAAAATTTAACTTTTTGTTTAAGGTTTTAACTTTTACATCTATCAATAACTTCCTTAAAAGAAATAACTTATAACTAAAAACCTCAAAACATTAAACCCATACATTTACAATCTTGTCATCAAGTGAATAAGTCCTAGTTGGCGGGCTTTGCTATCTAGTAATATCCGGAAATTTTAATTAATCTAAATTAACTTCAAATTCAACAGTATTATTAACTTTATCTAAAGCTAACTGTAATTCATGTAATTCTTTTTGAGCATTTTCATAAGCAAATTTAGCTTGTGGTACTGAGTAATTTGCATATCTATAAACAATTAAACCATTGCTATAGCTATAAGATTTCTTAGCTTCAGTTTTTGCCATACGCTCATACTTTGAAATTCTTTGACTTAAAATAGCCATATAAACTAATGCACTATCAACAGTCAATGCTTCACCATTTGATGTGATAAAACTTTCTAAAACTGTAGTAGTATTAAATACATTTAATGCATGTTTTAATCTAATAATCTTATCTTCAATTTCAAATAACTTTGCTTGAGTTTCATGAAAATCATACTTTGGAGCAACTTCTTCAAGTTTTTCAACTGTAGCAGCAGTAAATGTTGCAACATCACGTTCACGACTAACAATTAAATCTTTTTCAGCATTTAATTGATTCAAATACTTGTTTGCACTAGCACTAGTAAAATGCATAATTTTTTCTCCTTTTATATCTTTACATATATTATACAATAAAAAGATCTAAAATTTAAAAAAGACGTAAACTTAATTACGTCTGTGGTCTTATATATTGTCCTGTGGTTGAGGACAGTGTTTCATCATCAAATATATAAGTATAATCGTCATCTAAAATTGCAATTATGACTGTAATATTTTCACTTGTTGTAATAGTATAAGTATTATTTGTAAACTCTACTTTAATACTAAAATCAATTTCAGAATTTTGGTCATATCTTAAAATTAAAATACTGTGATCTATTGTGTTTGGATTTGTTCTATATTCAACTGAGCCAAAATCATCAATCTTATCATTATCATCACTTGCACCATTTGAACCAATATCAAGATACATTAAATATGTACCTTTTGTTTTATTAGCTGCAACAGAGCCAAGAGCAAATTCACCAGCATTTACGGGAATTTCAAAATAATAAACTGCATTTGCAACAGGTGGAGCATTATGAAGCCATCTCATATCAAATTCTAAATCACCTTTAGTTACATTATTTCCATAACCTGCAGCAATTAAATTATTATTTTCATCATAATACAAATGTGGATAAGTTTTCTTTGTTGCTTCATTTGTATTAGCATAAATATAAAAAATTTGATTTGTAGTTATATTATTTCCACTTCTTGTTACAGTATGCAATGAGAAGAATGAATCTGAATTTGTTCCAACAGTATTATAATAACTACCTGCAAAGAATTTAATTGAACCATTTTCTTTAGCATAAAAATCTACTGAGCTTCTTAATGTTTTATAATTATTTATTAACTGACCATTAATATAAGCTTTTGGAACAGTAGTTGTACTTGATGAACTAATTGTGCTTCCTGTAAAGTGAAGTCCTTGAACAAAAGTTGAAGAACTTAAAACACCACACATTTTTTGATATGCATTTGCATAACCTGGATATTTGTCAGCAGCAATATCTGCAGAATAACCAGATAATAAATTATTAGTATGACCATTATTAATTTTCTTATAATTATTTGCATTATAAGAAACTGTAGAATTTGATAATACTTCTAATTCACCATTTGCATAAGAATTTCCAATATAGCTATTTGCATAAGATGCAGTTCTTAAAGTATTACTACCGTGCATTAAATCACCAGCAAAATATCCTGTATTTCCCTCTTCAACTGCATAACCTTCTGATTCACCTTTTGTTAATAATGGAACATAAGAAGCTGGAATATCATAGAAATATGTACCAGAAGTTGAAGTTGGATTACTTGTTGTTGCACGAGCATTATTTGCACCACCAACAAAACGATAAATAATTTGATTTGATGCTGGGTCATTATTATAAGTAGAACCAGAATATGTTGAATAAGATTGATAATCATCAACATAATATCTAAATACATTACTACTAGATTTTGTATAGATAGACTTATTATATGTTACAGCTGTTGCATAATTATAAGTGCCGGCATTTAAACCTGTTTTGCTAACATTATTTAGAAAATATCTAATACGTTGATTTAATGAAAGCATATCAATAGATCCACCCCAGTCATTACCTTGGCCTTCACCATTTGCTTTCTTAATAAATTGTTCTAAAGTTGCAGCATTATCACATTTACCAAAATATCCCCATTCACTTTGGAAATTACTTGCAGTTCCACAAAGTTCACAATTATTTATGTAAACGTTTTCAAAACAAGTTGCATCTTCAATATAACCTGCAATATAACCAACATAACTATTATTTGAACAATTAGAAATATCTATAATTAAATTATCAAAATAAATATCACTAATATTAGCTTCATTAGTTACATAACCAAAAATACCGACACCTTGTTCACTTTGACCGACAATAGATAGGCTATCAACAATAAAATTGTTACCATTTAATATACCTTTAAATGGATGTGCATATGTTCCAATTGGCACAAAATCATCATAATCTGACATATCTAAAGTAGTAGCTTGGCCACCAATTAATAAATCATTATTATGAGTATGACCACAATTTCCATCACAACCAATTTCAATATAAACTTGGTCTTCATCAAAACCATTTAAATGTTGATAAAGCATTGTTAAGTTATATAAATGTTGTGGTTTTGTAATTACATATGGGTCTTGTTCAGTACCAGTTCCACAATGAAAATATGCAGTAAATACACTTCCTGAAAGTGGTAAATCAATGCTTGTTTGTAGAGTTAGCCAAGCATAAGTTATACTAATTAAACTGAAAAATACTAATAAAACTGAAATAATTAAAGTAAAAATTTTCTTCATATTAATTATCTCCTGCAAAAATACTTAAAGTAGTAATGTCAGAAGTATATGTAATCTCTGAATTAAAATCTTCTAAACTAATTGTTCCAGATGATTCAACTAAATCTTGATCATAGTTTATCTGAACATAAACTTCTAAAGCATTATTAACTATGTAATTTTCATAATTAGAAATTATATAACTTATACTATTTTTATCATTGTTATTTATAAAAGTATATTTATTATTGTTTTGATCAAAACTATTTATAGCACAAGTATAAATTGTTTCTGGGTCATTCGAATTTATATTTAATGTAGCAAACTTAAAATAAACTACATTTGATAAATACATACCACTCATTGGAGTATTATTATAAGTAATTATAATAGTAATATCTTGATGGTCTAATATTGGTTGCCCAGTTATAAATAATTTTAAAATAATCGAAATATTATTATTTCTTGATTGAATAATAGAATCATAAGCTCTTAAATTAAAAGCTCCACTTGAATTAGTTGCTTCTATAAATTCATCATTCTCATATTTATAAACTTCATAATTTACAGCCATACCAGAGGCATTTATTTCAATTGCTGGACCATCAATATTTTTTGCAGTACTTAAAGAAAACCATGCAAAAGCACATGTAGTCAAACAAAGAATTATTAAAATAATTGATATAATTGAGCTTATAATAGCTTTTCTAAATCTTTTGCTCATGATTTTCTCCTTTCTTGAAAATTAAAGAGCCAGTAAATAATTACTGACTCTTTTTAATTTATTCTACAATAATTATTTAGTAATTGCAGGTGTTCTATATTCGTTGCCTTTAACAGTTGTAATTACACAATAATATTTGTCAGTATCAGCTGGTGCATATGTTTCTGTTGTTGCAACAGCAGCAGCTTGACCAACTTTATACCATGCATAAGTTGATGCAGTTTCACCAAGAGTGTTAACTAATGTAGCAGTTAATGTTGTACCATCACTTGCAATTGTAGCATTGGCAGCAGCACTTAAAACTGCAACAGCAGCAGTATTATTAGCTTGTAATTCAAATGCTAAATCTAAAGCCCATTGACTAGTTAAGTTTACAAACTTAGTATTATAACAGTCTGTATCTTCACCTTCTAACCAAATACGAACTGTAACTTTAAAGTATTTTGTTGTATTTGCAGGTACTAGCAATGAAACAGCAGTATTAATATTAGAAACAGCAGCTAATGCATCAGTAGCACTAACAGCTTTACCAGTTGTAAAGTAAGCATAGTCAGATTTAGCAAAAATAGAATTAACAGCACCAATAGCATCATAAGCACCTGTATAAGCAGTAGCTTTTTGTTCATCAGTTAGATCATCGAATGCACTAGTATTAGCTTGAACAAAAATAGCAACACGGAATGCATGAGTAACTTTTGTAACATCACCTTCATATAAAATATTTAACTTAGTTAAGTTAACATATTCATTTGTATCATTAGCATTAATAGCTTTTAATTCGAATACATAATCAGCATATCCTTGATAATGAGTGCTATTAACAAGTATATCATTATTAGCTAAAGCAGTGTAATTGCCACTAACTTTATGTCCATCAGCAGCAGCTTCATTTGTATAATAGAAATTATTAGCATCTACTGTAGAAACAGGTTGTAATTTAGCAGCTTCAGCAGTATAATGTAAAGCATTTCTAAAATCAGCATCTGCTAATTTATTATTGCTAGCAGTTGATTGAGCAATAAATAAGTTATCATTTACAGCTGTAGTAACAGCCATACCTGTAACAGAAACTTTTTGGTTCATTGAGAACCATGCATATGTACTTGTTCCTAATGTAATGAAGCATAGTAAACAAGCAATAATTGATGAAAATAACATTCTTCTTAATTTTTTCATTTTAATTTCTCCTTGTTAAATTTTATTTTATTTTTTTAATCTTCTTCTTTGTAATAATTTACAATACCTATTGTCATACCGTATTGAACTGCACCACCAATCTTGTCATCGGTACAATCAATATCCCAACCCTCTAACCAAATAATAACTGTAAATTTTACAATATCATTTGGGTTCAAGTGATAAATACTAAATGTATAAACATCTTTTCCTGAGTATTGTCTATACAAGTCTGGTGGTGTCTGATCTTGTGGATCAATGTAACCGTCAGTCACCTTGAAAACTCCGATAGGTTCGTCATCTTTTAAAACTAAAATTCTTGAACACTTATCTAAGTTTTGTCTAGCACCTTCTTGAATAACATTTACATCAACGTCAACAATTGTCTCACCAACATTTTTTAAATAATAAGTATATCCAAAACAATTAGGTTCTTTAGATAATCCATCAGTTTCTAAAACACTTTCTATTGGAACTGTCTTATATTCAATAGGATTAATCTTTTTTATCGTACTTGCATGAAGCATACTTGTTGGTTCTAAAAAATCTGGCTTTTCACATAGGCTTAAACCAGCTTGGGAATATTTGTCTAAGCTAATAACAAATGTTCCACTATACTGTGAAAAGTAAGCAAAAAATCCTAAGAGTGCTAAGATGAGTATTAATATTAAAATACCTAATCTTAAAAATGCTCTTGTTTTGTAATACGCTGTTTGATGATATAAATAATCATTCCTTTTTCTCATAGCTACCTCCGATAAACATAATAAAAAAGCCAATTGCAAAATATCTCTATAATGCAACTGGCTACCATATTTATCTCAGGTCCTATAGCTTTGCGTCACACAGTTTCCTGTGTTTTGCCTTATGGATTTTAATTAGGAGCAAAATAAAAAACCAGCTACCTAATTAAGCAACTGGCTACCATTTAAGGCCCTATAGCTTTGCGTCCTATCGTTTCCAATAGTTTGCCCACAAGAATTTAAATATTAAATTTTCTTACACTAAATTTAGCGAATTTTTTAAGATAAATTTTTAAAGTTATCTCTTACTTCTTCTTCGCATTCTTTCTATTTTTTCTCGACGATTAATTTGTCTATTAAATTCATTCTCTTGTGCAAAAAATCTTATTAAATGAATTCCGATTAAAACTAAACAAACTAAAATAATTCCAATACAAACGGCACAGACCCAAGCATCTTGTTGGTCCATGTAGGTTGTCAAAAAATTAAGCATTTAATTACTTCTTATTTTCTTTTTCTTCAACTGGTGCATCTGGAACTTCAACTTCTTGAACAACCTTTAAATTATTAGCTTCAAAAAATTGTTCAATTTCAGTTATCATTTCGATACGACCTTCACTCTTTGTAATGTTCTTATTTAAAGCTTCTTTAGTTTCTGTGAAAACTCGTTTAATGTCAAATTCTTGATTTACTTTTGCCATTGTAATTTTTTCCTTTCGTTTTTCTTTACATATTATTATACAATATATTTTTTAAAAATTTAAAATCAAATTGTGCCAACTGTTTTTAACAAGGTAGTTGGTACCTTGCTAGCTCTTAGTAGATTACTTTATTAAGATAAAATCTACAACCCGCATGATTTGTGTATTTAACACCAAAAACATCATCTTCTGAAACTTCTAAATGAATACCATACTTATCACAGTATTTATACATTGCATTTAGAGCATCTTGTTTAGAGTCAAAAAATCTTGCTTTAAATTTTGTGCCAGTGCTAAATAAATAATAGCGTGTCCAACTAGAAAATTGTGATTCAAACATAATTTGTCTCCTTCCATATATTTTAGTTTAATGACTTTTCGGTCAAGGAAACAAATATGAAGTATATATTAATATTTTGGTTTATAATTTTTCTTTTGACGTTTCTTAGCTTCGATCGATTTCATTTTACGTCTAAGTGATTTCGGAAGAAAATACTCACGACGTTTACACTCATAAAGTATTTGGTCATCCAGTACTTTTCTTTTGAAACGACGAAGTGCTGAAGTTATATCTTCTGGTTGTCCAGTTTCTTTATCGCGATATAGTACAACTTTTGCCATTCTTGAATGAGTCACATCCTTTCATAAAATTGGTATCAACATAATAATTTAGCTAATTTTTCTCAGCCTTTTTATTTTCTTTCTCTTCTTGTTTATGCTTATTATATAAAACAGCATAATCTTGTGCTGTCATATTAACACAACTTCTATCTAATGACATTTGTAAAATCTCTAAATAGCCTGCATCACCAGTATAATAAAATTCAGATGCAGTCATATCTTTTCCATCTCTTGTTTCTCTTAACCAAATAGAATGATATGGACATAAGAATTTTGTATCAAATCTTGCTTCTGGATTTGTCTTACTATAGATACACCAATTACATAAAGCAGATGGAGTTGGAGCATAATCTTGATTTTCAATTTTTTCAAAGATATGCTTTAATTGTTCATGACCACGTTGTAACCAACCTTTAGTTGCAACTGGTTGATACATATTACAACAAGGTAAATCATAAAAACAAGTAACTTTACTTAAATCTGCATTATATAATTTTTTAATAGCTTCAGCATAAACTACAAATTGAAGTGGAGTTTTTGTTTCTTCTTCTTTTGCAGGTTTGTCCCAAGATTTAATATCATGAATAATATAAGCATCACTTTCAGTATCATATAATAATCGGTCTATTGCACCTTGAAAAGTAACACCTTCAATATCAACATCTTTAAAATTTATTTCTGTACCAACAATTTGATATGCTGGATGAAGCTTCATAAAAGTATCTAAACGATAAATACCTTCATCTAAATAATTTGTTGCATGTTCAGCATATTGTTTATCAGAAGTAAAATATTCAGTTTTATACTCATATTGAGCTTTATACATTTTTAAAATAAAATCATTTTTATACTTAGTATAATTAATTAATTTTCCATCCTTAATATCATTTGCAATAGCTTCTTCGGCTGCATGAACTGCCTTTCCAAATACTGTTGCAATGCTTTGTGAATAAGGATTAATATGCTCATTATATAATAAATTATACATAAATGGGCATTGTTTATATTTATCTATTTTAGAATAACTTGCATTCTTCATATACTTACCTTTTAATCTTGAAATAAAGCCCAAAATTTGGCCTATATCGCATTTTTGATATTTTTGTTAGCACTTTATAGCCTGGCTTTAAAGGCCTAAAATTTGGCATAAAATGTAATCTTCTTTTTGATATTCTTCTAAATCTAATTGACCTTCTTTTATCTTTCGATCTATATCAGAAACGAATTTTAAAATCTTTCTTGCACGGTCAACATTGACTGGGTTATTTCTTAAATAATAAAATGCTTTTGGTGAAATCTTCATAACCTCTGGCTTTGCAGTTGGTGCCAAAACTAAACAAGCATCTCTAAGTTTTGGTACCAATAGAGCAGTTAAATAAGTTGCTTGAAAATCACAGTAATCACGAACTCGCCAAGCATCATGTATAAACTTTTTATCATTTTTAATAATAGCATCAATTAAATCATAAGTCTTTACTTGTTGAACTAAATCAGTATTTTCAGCTAATAATAAAGCTTCAACTAAACTGTTTCTTTCTTTTTCATCAAATAATTTAATTTTATCTAATTCATTTTCAATTCTATATAAATCTACTTTTAACTTATTATCTTTATCTAATCGTGCACAGCAATTGTATAATCTTTCTGCATGATTTTGATCAAGACCTTTACAAGTAGTTTTTATATATTCAACTATTTGCCAAGGTTCTGGCATATTAAAATTAACACAATAATCATTAACTCTTGCAGTTATTGATTTATCAACTTTTTTGCACAAAACAATAGTATTTGTAAATTGTGAATAATCAGTAAATTTCTCATCAAAATTATCTACTGCTAAAAGATTTAAATATGATTCATAATTAAATACTAATGAAATTGCAGAAGTTAAAGTTTCTTGCAATGAATTAATTTTATTTATTGTAATATTCTTAATTCTACTAATTTCTTCAATATATTGCTTTGCCAAAAAATCAGTTTCTGGACAAACAAAAATTAAGAAATCATCAGTAAGATCTTGGTCTTTAATACTTCTTTTTAAATCGATTAATTGCATGCGTGCACCTCATCGTAAATATTAGTTAGTAAATTAACTAATAAATGTTCTTCCAAACCACCAATAATAACTTGTGTTTGTAAAGCTTTTGCAGCACAGTTATAGATAATTAAATCTGTTCTTCTTGAAGTTTTTAAAAAGCTATCAAAAGAAGCATAAATTAAAGTATTTAAAAATAACTCAAATGTAAGTCTATCTTCATGCCATTTATCATTAATATGTAAAGCAACTGATAGTATTCTTGGATATGTTAATTCTGCTATATGATTTAAAACTACTTGACTTAAATCATATGCTTTTTTAACATCTTCAACACTTGTATTTAATACTTGTCCAGGTGTTCTACATATTTTATAAATAACATCATCTGTAGAAGTTTCAAGCCATTGAGTTTGCTTTAATTCTTCTGCTGTATAGCTTTCAAAATACATTTTTGTACATCTATTTAAAATAGTTGGTAAAACACCAATTTCTGAATTTGCTGTTAAAACAATAAAAGCATTTTCACCTGGCTCTTCAATAAACTTTAAAAATGCATTTTGAGCTTTGCCTTCTTTTGTTAAGAATTTTCTTAAATCAATTAAATATAATGTTCCTAAAACTGCATATTGATAACCACTTATTTCTTCAGGAGTTGGTGCAGTATCAAGTTCTACAAACTTTAAATCAAGTCTATTTGCCAAATACTTAGCCAATGTTCTTTTACCACAACCTTCTTCTCCCAAGAATAATATTGTTTTTGGGACATTTTTAATTGTATAGCTATCTAATTTTTGTAATAGCTTTTTTTGTCCGACAATCATTATCTCACCACTTTAAGTAATTTTGTAATAATAGTTGATTTATAAGAAGGATCATTTTTAATAGTTGTTTTAATATCTAAAAATAAATCTGCTAAGTTATTAAAGAAACTAAGACCTTCAGTTCCATTACCAACTGTATAATTTATATTAATTGAATTATCTTGGGTATATTCTAAATAACTTGGAATTGTAGTTAAATTAATATCTCTAAATAAGATATATTTAACTAAGTCTAAAAGAAAATCTAAATATGAATTTACAAATACTTTTAAATCACGACCAGAATTATACATCTTTTCAATAAACTTAATTATTTCAGCTTCATTTTTATCAATTAAATAATTAGTAAATTTCATCATAATTTCATATGAGAAATCACCAAGTAAATCTTTAGTATTTTCAAGACTTAAATCAGTTGATAAATCTGCACATTGCTCTAAACTTGTAATTGCATCACGCATTGAGCCTTGGCTAATTTTTGCAATAATATCACAAGTATCTTCATAATTTGTGAAGCCTTCTTGCTTACAAATATATTCTAATCTTTCACGAATACCAGCTACTGAAATATTAGCAAAATTATATCTTTGCATTCTATTTAAAACTGTTGCTGGAATCTTATTTGGCTCAGTTGTGCAAAAGATAAAAATTGTATATTTTGGAGTTTCTTCAATTCCCTTTAAAAATGCTTGCCAACCTTGAGTTGTAAATGCATGACATTCATCTAAGATAAATATTTTATATTCACCAACTAATGCTCTTTGGCTTGCTTTTTCCATAATTGAACGAACATCATCTACACCATTATTTGATGCACAGTCTAATTCAATAGGATCACCAATTCCACCATTTATTGCTTTTGCAAAAATACGTGCAATTGTTGTTTTACCAGCACCAGTTTTGCCTGAGAATAAATATACATTTTTAAAGCTTTTTTGCTCAATAACTTTTTCTAAGATTTTAACAGTAACACTTTGTTCAGTTACTTCAGCAAAAGTTTGTGGTCTATATTTAACAGCTAATGACATTTTATCACCTCTTATAAAATTGCTATTTGTTCTAAAGTAGTTGCATCTAACCAACCACTAAATATATCATTTATATCTTGATTAGTATTAATATCAAAACCAATTGAATCTACATAAATATTTGCTCCAAGCATTTTTGAAATATATATCTTTAAATATTGATATTTTGGAGCTAAACCATTATTCCAGTTTGTTGCTAAAATACTATCTTTATTATTAACAACATCTATTGGCAGTTTTACAATATAAGTTCCACCAACCTTAAATACAGGTTTTGAATATTTTGGAATATGATATGTATTTGTATTTGGATCATAATTATTTAAATTAGCCCAAGCACATTTTTGTAATTGTTTTTTAATATAATCAGACATAACAATACCTCATATATATTATACAATAAAAAAAGACCAAAAATGGTCTAATTTTTATAATATTTCATCAAAAGATTCAATGATTTTATCGACAAGACCATTATCAAGACTTTCTTGAGTATTAAAATACCAGTCGCCAGCTTTTTTCTTATTAAATGTTTTCTTGTCAATCTTAGTTCTTGATAGTAAGAAATCGTCTGCTTCTTTACCGATTTTATCAAAGAACTTCTTAGCATTATCAACTTGTTCTTGATTACCACTATAATAACAGCTTCCTGAATGAACTAATGCAGTTGAGCCTGGCATTGCAAAACGTTTATGTCCTGCAGCTAAAATAATTGCACCTGCTGAATAAGCTGTACACCAATTTATTGTCCAAACTGGAGTTTTGCTCATTTTAATTGCATTAACAATTGACCACATAACAATTACAGAACCACCTGGAGTATCTACAAAAATCTTAATTGGTTTTCTTTCTTCAACAGGAATATTAAAATCTTCACGATTATATTTTAAGATTTTTTCAACTACTTTAAGTGAATCGCCTTCAACTTGATCATCAATTCAAACAATTCTCTCAGCCTCATCTCGATAATAATCACGTAAATTATTATCTGGTAATTGCATATTAGCAACACCTTCTGGTAAACCTGCTAAAATTCCTTCTAAAAGTTCTTCTGGAAGACTATTTTGTTTTTTATTCATGTAACCACCTTTATTTATTATTTAAATATTCTAATAGTTCCTGAAAAAGATATTCATCAATAACATAATAATTTTCTTCATCAGGACCAAAATTAAATACTAATGCTGAATATGGTTTGCCCATAAAAACAGCTTCTTGTATATTTTTTGTAAACCATTCTTTCTTAATTGTAATTGATTCAGAATGAGTAGTTTTTGTTTTTGCTTCTAATAAAAATTGTTCTGTTAAAACATCACCTTTTGACCAGGCAGTAGCACCACTATTTGGAGTTCTGCTACCACCAGTCTCATTAGCGATTTTAGTTTCTTGCTTTTTCGAAAAAGTTCTTGTTGGTATTTTTTTACCTTCTTTTTCTCTACGTATCAACTCTATTGCCATAATTAATCCTTATATTTATTTATTTTAATAAAATTAGCAAATATTTATCAGGAACTTTGTAATTTCACAAGGCTCTTATTAAAAACTTTCAGTTTGTTCAACAGCTGCCTCTTGAGCATCAATTTCTGCAGCTGCTCTTTCATCTAATAATGAGCCATATGAAGCATCATTAGCACTAATATATCTGTTTAACATAGCTAAATACTCTACTTGGAATTTTATATTTGTTTTAATATATTCAATTAAATCAGCTTTTTTGCCACGTAGATCATTACCATTTTCATCTTGATATACTTCACCAGTTTCTAAATTAATAAGTTCATATGTAACATTATTAACACGATGAATAAAATCAAAGCCAATTGCAATTTCAAGTAAATCATTCATCCAGTCTAAGCCAGTTGCATAACGATAAGTAATAAAACCGCCACCTCTGTTGCATGGAGCTGTTTTATTCTTCATAATCTTAAATTGAAGTCTAAAACCATCAGCACCTTCACCATTAGTTGCACCACAAGCATCCATATTATCACCTTGTGTAAACTTACGAGTTCCAAATCTTACAGATACTGAAGATAAAAATTGAGGTGCACCACCCATTGGTTCTTTCCATTTTTGAATACCTGTAAAAGTCTTACCATCATCACGAACTTGATTAATTAAAATTAAAATATTATTTTTTTCTGCTAACATTGCTTGCATTTCATTTAAAAATGGATATAGTTTTTTTGCAAGAGTTCCACGCATACCATTATCTTTAGTTAAATCGTTTTCTAGCACAGCTGCAGGTAGCAGTGCAGGCATACTATCTAAAATAATCATTCCAATTTCATCAGATTTTTGTAGTTCAACAATTAAATCACACACTTGCTCACCAGACATACCTGCTGGGACATTAACATATAAAAGTTTATCTAAGTCAATTCCATTCATTGCTGCTTGAAACTTTAAATCTAGCGAGTGTTCTGCATCAACATAAACACATTGCTTATCAGGAAATTTTCTTTGATAAGCAGCTAATTCAGCGCATGCAGCTGTTGTCTTTCCAGAATGTTGTAATCCAGAATAAACACAAATACGACCTAATGGAAGGCCACCAAAAAGTGGGTAGTCCATGCCTAATGCAGATGTTGCTAAACGCTCATACTTAGGTAAAATGCTACTTTTAATAATTAAATTATCAGTTTTATATTCTTTATTTAATTTTTTTACAATTTCAGTAATACTTGCCATTTAAATCTCCTTATAAATTAACCTTGCCATTAGTTGTGGCAGGAATACTATTGTCAATTCCAATATTCATAAATTTAGTTTCTTGCATTCTACTCATTAAAATTGATTTAAGTGCATCAACAAGTCGATGAATTTGATCAAGTTTTGTCTTAAATAAGTTAGCAATTAAGTTATAAAAAGCTTCTGAAACAACTTCTGGAGCAGTTTCAACAATAGCTAATTTATCTTTAACTGCTGCTGAACCTTCTAATGCATTAAAACGAACTGCATATTTTTCTTTTTGTAAAGCTTCTGCAAGTTCTGCTTTTAATGCAGACTTTTCTTTAATTTCACTTAGTTCAAATGCTTTTAATTGAAGTCTTAGGATATAATCTCGAATTTGATCAATAGATAAACTATTAACAGTTAAATTAATTGTTTTAACTAAATCATCTACTTCTTGAGTAATTGGTTTAACTGCACCATTTGCAATGTCAACAATGTCAAAATAAGTAGTATCAACTACTTCTAAAGCATCTTGAAGTTTTTTATTCATCACACACCTCACCATTTTGGTTAACTTTTAATAAATAAGTATAATCTGTATCCATATAAACACGCTTTTTTTCAGAAGGAATAACTACTATATTATATTTCTTTTCATTTATAGCACTTATTCCAACTGATTTCAGACCATCATTAACCATTTTTTCCATTTCTGATATTGGCACCCAAAAAACAGTATCTTTTTCAGATAACCAAACTAAAATACCAGGATAAACATCAAAATAATCTTTATATTCTAATAATCTTTCATATTGTGGTATTGTAGAAAATGGAATTGATGCGCCTTTATGCTCTTTGCATTCAACCATAAATAATCTATTATGACCTGGAAAGCATAAAAAATCGCATGGATTCTGACTGGTATCTTTATATCCGTTCATCAAATCTTTTAGTCTAAAAACTAAAGTGTTTGGAAAGCATTTTTTCCACTGTAATCTAAATACAGCTTCAAATTGTTTTCCTAAATCAGTCTTTGACATATTAAGCTAAGGCCAATTCTGGCACTAAGTTAGAAATATTTGTTCTATTAAATACTACTGACTTATGGTTACCAAAATTTAAAGTAATAAAGTCTGATGAACAAGCATCTAATAATAATTTAATATCATTTAAGTTCAAAGTCATCTTATACTTAGCATCTGCAATAGTATTATTTTCAATTTTAACTGCTTCATTGTTACCAAGATTATCAGTAATAATTAAATCATTATTATCAATTGTAAATACTGCTGCAAACATTTTAGATGTGCCAGCACCATCATCTTTACCAAATGACATAATTCTTGTGATGGCTGAATTTAAACCATTAACTGAAACAACTAATTTATTTGCATAATTTTCATTTAAATAATTTTTAGTTGCATTATATGGACCTAAAATTTGATTTAATAAGATATCATTATTAACAATAATTGCTGCTAAATAGATATTTTCTGCTTCAAAAACAACTTTTGTTTGAACAACACCATTTGGTAAAGCATCATAACCAAAACTAAAGTTAACATCTGTGCTGAATAACTTAAATAACTTAACAACTCTATCATTTAATAACATTTTAATTGGCTTTTCTAATGTAAAAGCATTTAAACATGAACCAGTTACAAATGTAAAACAGCCTTCTTCAGTTACATAATAAGATTTTTGAAGTTCATTTAATTTATCTTTGTCTAAAGTTTTAGCTTTTAATAGTTCTTTACTATTAACTGTTAAAATACTTTGAAGAATATCATTACTAATTGACATTTCAACAGTTTTATTATCAACGCTAATAACAGGTAAATCCATTAAATCACCATTTTCATAAATCATGGCTAATTTATAATTAGATTTACCAGCAGTAATCTTAACAGCTGTAGCTTCAATAGTTAATTCAATTTCATCAACAGAAAGTGATGCAATTAAATCTAAGAATTGTTGAGCTTTAACTACTGCTCTGAAACTTTCACTTGAAGTTAATGCAAATTTAACTGAAACATAATACTCTAAATTTGTTACATTTAAAGATAATACATTATCTTTTGCAACTAATTCAAGATTTGCAGCCTTAGCATCTTTGTTATCGACTGCAGGTAAAATAACTTTTGCAACATTTTGAAAATCTTTTAAATTTAAAATCATTTTGTATTTTTTTCCTTCCGATTATATATTATTATACAATATTTTTGTTAGAAATCTAATCTTCAAGTATTTTACCATAGATGCCTGCTGGTCTTTCAACAAGCTCTAATAAAACACCTATATATGCACTTTCAAAGCCATCATAAACATTATTAACTTTTATTTTTTGACCAATAGTATAACATTCATTAGCATATTTTTTTAATTCATCATTAGAATATACTTTATTATTAATTTCACAATTTCCATTAAAAGCTAATAATAATTCATAATGTATTTTATCTGATGTCTTTTCTTGCTCTACTTCTTTATCATATTCATTAGAAGCTACTGGTTCTGGCCATTCATCTATCCAATATTTTTTAAATTTTGCTTTTCTCATGGCGTCTCCTTAAAAATCTAAGTCACAACCAGTTTCAACTGTCTTTAAAATTGCTGCTGGCGGCAATTCAGTATGTGTATTATATAATTTATCTAATGCTTCTTCTTTAGATAAACCAGATTTTTCAAGTTTCTTATATTCATCTTGAATTGCTACTGCATATTCATCACAATACCATCTTGTAACATTATATGGGTCGCATTTCATTGGAACATCAATACCAACTTCTTTAGCAGTATTAACCATAATTTCTGGTAAAATCTTTTCAACCTCATCAGCATATTGTTCTGGGCATTCAACTAGAACTTCATCATGAACTGTAATAATTAAATAAGCACCCATTGATCTTAATCTTTCATCTTTAAAGATATTGACCATTGCTAATTTAGTTAAAGAAGCAGCACCACCTTGAATTCTTGCATTAAAGCATTGACGTTCAGCTTGTGCAATTCTTCCTGTATTTGCTCTAATAATTACATGTTCTTGTAAAGCTTCTTGGGCTAATTTTTTATGTGCAGTATTAGACATTTCATTATTTCCTTTAAAACCAGGTCTATTTTTCTTTTGCCATTCTTGTGAAGCTGCAACTTTATCTTTAACTGCTTGCTCCCATTTAGCTTTTAATACAAGGTCAGCAGGATTTTGTTTATCTTCACAGACTAAGAATGGATTAAATTCTGGAGATTCATTTTCTAAATGAACTTCATATGGGTCTAATACATAATCTGGTAAATGTCTACGACGACCAACCCAGTCTTCAACGTAAGGAGCTTCATGTTCTAAATGATTAACCTTAGCGTCTTTATATTCTTTAGCCATCTTTTGTAAATTTTCTTTTGAATCATTAATAACAGTTTTTAATTTTGAGAATTTACTAAAGAACTTGTCCATTAGAGCTTGGCCTTCTTCTTTAGATTTGCCCATTCTTTGGCCAGCTGTTGCACCTGACATACCATAACAAGTTGCAAGTTGCATTGTCTTACCAGCTGCACGACGTTCTTTACCAGCTTTATTTAAATGAGTTTTATTACCAGCAATAACTTTATGACCATCAATATCTAATTCTGTTCCTGCTGGATAAAATTCAAGATTATCTTCATAATTATTATCATACATTGATTGTGCAATAACTGCATATAAGTCTTGACCATTTAAATATGCATTAATCATATTATCATCTCGCGACATATAAGCTGATAATCTTGGTTCTTGTGCTGAATAGTCTGATCCAATAATCTTATAGCCATCTTTAGCTTTAAATAGCATTCTGGTAATCTTACCATCACCTCTTGAAGGAATATTTTGAATATTAATTCCTGAAGTTGTAATATCATTATCATTTTCATCAAGCCAGTGCCATTTACCGCCAGATGAATAACGACCTGTATCAGTTCCTGTTGAATTTAATCTAAATCTAATTCTATTATCAGGCCAATGCTTAGCTAAAGTTGGAATTGTATCAAGATATGTAGTAATTAATTTTGCATAACCACGACGTTCTAATAGCAAACTACAAAGATCTGCTGCAACTGTTCGCTTAAATGTTTCAATTTTATTACTATCATTTCTTTCAATAGCATCATCTAATAAACTAAAAGCATCTTCCTCTTCTTCAAAGTCATCTTCTTTATTAATATAGAAAGCTAACTTTTCTTTTATTGCTTTTAAATCATCTTTACCAGTTTTTCTATTTTCATCTGCTGTAATTGCATCTAATATTTGTTCAACTGGAGTATCTAATTCTTCTTTTGTATCAGGTGAAGTGCTGCCATCTTTTAATAAAATATCATAAAATAGAATTGCTAATTGAACTGGTGATGATAAATTAATTGGAGTTTCTAATTGTAAAGCTTTAGATTTACCAACTTTATATCTATTACCATCTTTATCTGTGCATGGATATTGTAAAGCAAGTTTTGCAGGTGAAGTTTTAGTTTTCTTTGGAGCATAAACTTTACTTTGTACTGTTGCAACTTTCTTTGTCTTCCAAATTGCAATTAATTTGTCTAAAGATTGTAATAATTTATCAATTTCACTATCAAGATATTCTAATTTCTTATTATATTTATCTTTTAATCTTGCACCAAGTTCTTCATCAATTTCAACACCAACCATTTCCATTTCAGCAGTAACTTGAACAAGAGGCATTTCAATATTATGAAATAACCAAGCGCCACCTTTAACTTCACGTGTATAATTTTCACCAATTTTTTCAATATGTGGAACCTGTGCTTCAATTTGTGGCAATTCCCAAACATAAACTTTATCTGTCATCATTGAGTCTGTGGCAGCATATAAAGCAAAAATATCTGGGTCTACATATTGATAAGGAATATTTTCAAATAATTTATCAATAGAATATTTTTCTTGACTTGGATCTATTTCATTAATATAAATCCATTTTAAACTTGTTCTTTTTTCAGAATATTTATTCTCATCAATTAATCTTGCTGCAACTAAAGTGTCCCAATCTGGCGCAACTCTAATATTACAAGTTTGACAAATAACTTCATAATCGAACTTACCATTGTGCATAACTTTAATAATATTTGCATCAAGAATTCTTTGTAATTGCTTGCGACAGTCTTCTTCTGTTAATTGCCAAGTTAATCTATTTTTGTTAAAATCTGTATGATTAACTGGAATATATGCTTGCTTGCCACCTTCATAATATAAACATAGACCCATTAATTTAGTTTCTGCACCACATGGATCTGTTGAGTTATTAGTTTCAGTATCTATTGCAACACGACCAAAATTAATTGCTTTAGTTACATAATCTTCAAAAGTTTGTTGGTCTTTAATAACTAAAACATTATCTTTTTGCTTGCCTAAAACTCTTAAAACTCTTTCGTTAATTACAGAAAGTTTCTCTGCAAGTGAAATAGATTTTGATTTAATTACTTTTTCAATATCTAAATCATCTGTCTTTTTATTTTTTGCTTTACTTAAAGTTTTTTTGACATCAACTTGCGTTGGTATAATTAAATTATCAAATAAGCCATTCATTGTATAGCACCTCTATATATTATACAATAAAAAAAGACCTTTTTTAAGGCCTTTTTGAAAAATATTTTTAATTAGAATCTGCCACCAAATTGTCTTGCAGGTCTTTCTTCAGCTGGTGCTTGTCCAGCAGGTTGAGCTGGTTGAGCTGGAGTTGCTGGTGTATTATAAACTGGAGTAGCAGGTGCTTGATAGGCAGGGCTTACTGGAGCTTGATAAGCTGGTTGAGCTGGAGTTGCAGTTGGAGCTACATATCCGCCAGCATAACTTGGTTGTACAGTTGGTTGAACTGGAGCTGCATAAGCAGGTTGAGCAGTTGCTGTTTGTGAAGTACCTTCTTCTTTAGCAACTTCTGGGAATGTACCAGTCATTAAATAAGTATTAATTTCTTCAGGTGATTTTTCCCAATAAGAATGTCTATTAACTTGGAAGTTTTCAAATGCACTAAAATCAGCTGGGACCATTTCTGGCTTGAAAATAGTTGGAACAGCATAATCTAAGTTATACTTTGTTTCTTTTCCTGAACCAATACGTGTCATAAGGAATAATTGGTTAGTTAAATCACCATAAGTTGTTAACTTAGCTGCTAATTCACGAGCATAAGCTGCTTTTCTTTCCCATACTACTGGAACTGGTTCTGAAAATGCACCAGTTGTTGGATCTTTGTATGAAACAATCATTTGAACAAAGATAACATTTTCTGCTTTATTAATTACTGGATGACCATTTGCAGCAGCTTGACATAATGGACAAGTTTCTGCTGAATGTTGAGTAACATCATTGAAGCAACTAATACCTGCATAAGGATTTGATAATCCTTCAAATTTCTTTCCGAATACTGGTTTATGAACCTTAACTAACTTTAAATCAGCTTGTGAGTGAACATTAAATCTAACTAAACAAGCATCACCATCTTTAGCTAATTTGAAAAAACCAATCTTTGGAAAATTACCACCATTTTGTTTGCGATTTTCGCTTTCTTTTACATAAGCATCATAAGTAAAAACTGACATAATTTTTTTCTCCTTGTATCTTTTAAGTTTTTATCTTTTCGTGAATTTTATTTTTCACATATTATTATACAATATAATTTTCTATTTTTTAACATATTTAGATAATAAATTCCAAAAAGTTTCATAATTTAAGTCATTTATATCTTTATATGGGCTTGGAATATGAATAATATCAACCAAAATTCGTTTATTTAACTTTTCTTTTACTCTTTTTGCGAATTTTTGACCATAAACATCATTATCAAACATTAATAATAGATGAGTAATTGTTGATTTTCCAAGTATTTCTATTTGTTCATCACTTATATTACCAAGTGATGCTATTGCAGGAAAACCATAAGACCAAGCAGTTAAGCAGTCAAACGGTCCTTCTGTTAAAATACACTCATTTATATTCTTTTTTATTATTTTATCAAGCCCATAAACTGGCTTTTCAACATCTTTTGGCAAGTAAAATTGTTTATAATCAATCTTTCTTGTCGGAATCATGACTAATTTGCCTGATTCATTATAGCATGGAAACAAAACTTCACGCTTTACTGGGTCAAATCTAACATTAAAATACTCACAAACATTACGAGTTATCTTACGTTTTTGCAAATAATAACAATAATTTTGATATTTATCTAATTCTTTTTCATCTAAATATGTTTTTACTGCTTGTTGTTTAGGCACAATTGGATCACCAAGTGAAATTGTTTCTTTTTGTCTAACACCATAATGATCAATTAACCATTTCTTAGCATATTCTTCAGATTTATCAAAACAAGCAGCAACTAATTTATAAAATGGGCCTTTTGCATCACATGCAAAACATCTACAATAACCATAAGGCAACTTTTTATCATCACCAATATAAATATTCATATCTGGGCGATTTTCAGCACCACCGGCATGGAATGGACATGTAACTACAATGTCATCAGTTCCTGGTTTTATATCTCTAAGTTTACCATTTGTTAAGATAAATTGAATATCATAAAGAATATCTAAGATAGGTTTATCTATTAAATAATTATCAATAATTAATTGTCTCATTAAATCATTTCACCTGTATCTTCATCATAAGCACTTGCCATTTTTTTAGCATCTTCTTTATTCTTTGCTTCAGGAATAAAAGTCATTTTACCATTATCAAAGTCTGCTTCATAAACAAGTTCTTGACCATCACCACCATCACGTGATTTTAAGATATTAATAACAAATTGATCGTGGTCATTTACTTTTTCTTGCTTACGACTTAGCATTAAAATAACAGTTGCATCTTGACCAATTCTATCTGATAAAGCAATTTGAGTTGTATCTTGAATAAATTTACCAGTATCTTTATCTTTTTCACCAGTTCTATTATTTTGAGTAACAGAAATAATTGGAATTTCTTTCATTACTTGTAAATTCTTAATAGCTTTTGAAATATTTGCAACTCTTTCATGCTCTACTTTTGCATGACTTGTATCTTCAAGTAAAGAATATTGGTCGACAAATAAAATATCAATATGTTCTTGCTCAACAAATGCACTTAATGCATCAACTGTTGCTGGACCATTAATATCTTTTGGTGTTAAAATCTTAATTTGACCAATTGCATTATTCTTACGCTTTTCTTTTAGCTCATCTAAATACTTTTTATAGTTATCACTTGCATTGCCATCACCTTTTGTAATAGCAGTATTTGTGAAACTTGGCCATTTAGCATTACCAAGAATTGTATCAATACGACTTGCAACTTTATCAACCGTCATTTCACCTGAATAGAAACCAACAGTCTTTTGTTGTAAAGCTGCATTTGCTGCCATTATAACAAGCATCCAAGTTTTACCAATACCAGTACGAGCAGCAATAACCATATTTTCATTCTTAGTATCAATTCCACCAATTTTATCATCTAATTCTTTAAAACCTGTACGAAAATAAAACTCAGATCTATGATTAACTCTATCTAAATAACGCTTAAAACGTTCATCAGTGTCAGCAGTAATATCTGTACAAGACATTTTAGTATTTCTATCTGAAACTTCTGTTAAAGCTTCTGCAGTATTATGCATTAATTCTGAAATATCTGCTTTGCCGCTTTCAAACTTTTCTTTAGCATTATTAAAGATTTCTGCAAACTTTGCTTGCTTATAGTCATTTAAAAGTTGTTCAACTAAATATTTTTCTGATTCTTTAACATCTTTTATATAGTCAAAATCTGGATAATGTGCTAAAAATGTAGCTTCATCTGGTACATCATGATAAGCATTATAATGATTTTTAATAAAATTAAATTCATTTTTATAATTAAAGAAATAATCATCACTTAAATTATTTTTAACAACAAGAGAATAATCATGTGAACTTATAATCTTACTTAAAAATTGAGATTGACTTAACATTGATTACCTCCATTATTATTTTGTACACTTTGTAAAAATTTATCTAATTCTGATACTTCATGACCACGTTTATCTGCACCTTTTAACTCAATTTCCATAGAAAAATTGCAGACTCTACTTGCAAGTCTTTCACCTAAAGCATCTGTGATTTCATCTTTATTTAAGTTTGAAGTATAAATATTTGCTTTATTTAAAGAAATTCTATTATCTATATAACTTAATAAATGAGAAATTTCAAATTCTGTTCCAACTTTTGCTGCAATATCGTCCCAAACTACCAAATCTGCTTTTAAAATATTTTCTTGAATAAAATCTAAATAATCATTTTTTGTATTCTTAAAATCTTTTATAGCAAGTAAAAATCTTGGAACTGAAATGAATAAGGCACGACATTTTAAAGATGACTCAGGCCAAATTTTGTTGAAATATGCTTGAATCATTCTAATTGCCCAAGAACTTTTGCCATTTCCACAAATATGTGAATGAATATATAAATTTCGACCTTCTTCAACAAACTTATCAATATTTTTTTCTATTAAAGATAATTGTTGAAATTCAACTAAATCTGTATTATCACTATCAACATATAAATCTTTTCGACTATATTGACTTGGTGTTAATAAAGATTTAGAAAATAGATCTTCTAATTTATATTTTCGTAAGCAAAAATCTTTATCACAATCTTTTTTATTGCATTTTGCTTCCCAAAAACATTTTTGCATTGATTATGCTCCTTATTTTAAACCTGTACTTCCTTGCCAACCCTCACCACGAGTTGATGTTGAATCTTTATAAAATTCTTCTGGTGATAAATCTAAAACTTCAACTGGTTCTGTTGAAATTAAATGTGGAATAAATTGAATTGCTTTTTGACCACATTCTAATACTTGATACTCATCAGAAGTATTAATTAAATGTAAATGCCATTCACCTTGATAACTTGAATCAATTACTGATGCACCAAAAACTAATTTCTTTTTTGTTGCAATTCCTGATTTATTATTTGCAATTAATGCAAGTTCTGGACCAAATTTACTTCTGATACCGCTTGGAATAATAATATCTTTGTGTGGTGCAATATTAATTATACCTTCTGGAGTTAGATAACTTGCACCAACTTTTAAAGCTTCCATAATTGAATCATTACTATCTGCAAAATGTACAGCTGGATTTTTCAAAAGTAAATCTAATCTAAATTGTCCATTATTTTCTGGAATATAGACATCAATACCAGCATTTTCACCCACATTTCTAACAGGGTCTTTAACATCTCTTGTTTTAATAAATTGCATAATTTTTAAACTCCTTTTATCTATCATATTATTATACAATAAAAAAAGACAATATTTTGAAATATTGTCTAATTTTTATTTAATAAAAAATTTCTTCACATTGAATTGCTTCAACATCAGGCAAATCTGCATGTTCATTACAAACTAATAAAACAGCTGCAGCTTCATCTTCTGCCTCAACAATAAATACATAAGGCTCTAAAGAAGGATCCTCTCTAATTAATGTTACTTTAAATTTTCTCATGTTTTATTTCCTTTCATTTTCTAATTCTTCTAATATTTCTTGAACAACTTTTCTATCGTTAAATAACTCAATTGAGTGGTAACCAGTAAATCTAATATCTCTATTACCTCTACCTAAAATACAAATAATATCATTATGATTATCACCATTTTCAACAATAGCAGTTCTAATTGCTTGTTTACGATCACTTATAATTTCATATGGAACAGTAAGTCTACTAGCAAAATTACTAATAATTATTCCTTCATGTAAATCACATATATCATCAGTTGTAACATAAACAAAATCTGCATATTGATTTAAAATTGATGGTTCATAATCAAAATTATATTCATAAGAAATATCAGGATTATCTTTTCTATATTGCTCATTACTATCAATTTTTGTTAAACGATAAGAATCAACTACAACAATTCTACGATTACCAGATAATCTTTTAATTATAGGTAAAGCACTATCTGCATCAGTATCTATAATAATAGTTTTATCTTGATACTCAATATCTTCCATACGACCTGGAATTTGTAAATCTGGGTTAGAAATAAAAGATTGAAAAGCATCTATATCAAATGCACCGGCTTCATTTAATATTGCCATTGCACTAACAATATTTTCTAAATGAGCACTACCTGCAAGTGTTGTATTTATATTAAAATTTGTTCCATTACAATATAAATTTGCACTTTGTTGTTCTAATCCAAAAGTTCTACCATTTGCATAATATTTTACATCATTAGCTGTAAAATTATTTGCAATTTGACCACGACATCTAAAAATAACATCATATGGTGCCAAGCTTGAATCTGCCATAAATCAGTCTTTAAGTCCAATTGAATCATATAATACTACATTAGAACAATTAGCTTCTGAAATCATTCTTGAAGTTGAATAATCTGGAGTATACTTTTCATCACCCACAATATTAAATAAACAAATAGCATCTTCATCATCTTTAAAAAATCTTAATTTATTTTGATATACTTGTTCAGCTGAAATATGACCATTTCCTGTGTAATAAAACTTAGTTAAACATTTAATATCAAATGGAATATTATCAAACACACCTTTTGCAATAGAAGCTTCTCAGCACTCTAAAATAATATATTCTGCTTCATAAGCAATAGCTTCATTTAAAATATTAACAATGGCTCTTTCAGAACTAAAAGCAAAATCATAAGATACGCCGTCTTCTGCAAAACTTGCTGGTGATTCTACTAAGCATGAACTATAAATAATTGACTTTTTACCAATACTTTTTAAATACTCATGAACAAGATAAGCAGTAGAAGATTTACCACTACGACCAGTAATTCCAATAATAACTGCATCATTTAAAGTATACATAATTATTCCTCACTTTCAGTAGTAGAGTCTGTTTGTTCTTCAGTCTCTACTACTTTAATTTCTTCATTATTTTTTACTGGTGCAAGTTGTCCATCATATTTGTTAAATAAACTTTCTATTTTTTGTAATTTATCTTTGTTGTTCATTAGTCTATTATTGCTCCTTTCATTATTACAGATACATCAAGACTTGTACCATTAGCAGTAGATGCTTTTCACTCGTCTCGATCATGACTATCTTTACCTAAATATGAATATTCAACACAGCTATCAAAAGTAATATGGTGCGTAGTAGAACTATTCTTATCAAATCCTGTATAATACATACCATATAAATCTATTTGTAAAAATCTATTTATACCATTACCAAATACAACCTCTTCTGGTCTAATAAAGTCTGTTCTTCCGCCAACCTGTTTAAAAGAATAATTACTATCTGGTATTAAAGTACCACCAACTCTAACATTTGTAAAGTGAACGTTATAACTTATATCATATGTATAAATATATGGACGAGCGACAGCAAAAAGAAAATAAAGTTTATTATCAGTTTGATCTTCATATCCTAATATATTATAAGCTTTTAATGTTGAATTATTAATCATGACACCTGTTGCTACATAACCACCATAACCTTCTGAATAGCACAAAGGTATAATTAATGGTGCAGTTGGTAAAATCGGCATTGTATCAATACCAAAATTATTATATACTTTTCCAGAAATATTTAAAACTGTATTACTATTTGTACCAGTTATTCATAAATTAACTGTATTAGGAAATAAACCAAATACTTGACCCTTTACACTATTATATAATAAACCTTCTGGTAAAGCTTTATCTAATGGTAAATTAAGAGTAGTAGGTTGTGGATAATTAAATTTTTTAAATGGATTTGCTGTACTATCTGCTGCAAACTGCATAGTTACATAATCACCTAATTTAACAGCTGAATCAGCTAAAGTTAAATTAACTGGTGTTCAATTAGTTAATTCATTATATACAAAATGACCAAAACTACCAGGTACGCTTGTTCAAGGAGTAAACTGTTCTTGATCATTTAAATCAGTAATAGTAATACCATATTTACTTAATTTTGCATTATTAAATTGCAAAGCACCGTTACTAATAGTAATACAATCAGCACTTGCATAATTAGTATAGCCAGCAACATTTTCATTATGACCTAAGCAAGTACTAGCTTCTAAAAAGCTACTTTTAGTTGATGTATAAGATCTACTAGTTAAAAAATTAGTTTTTATAGCAGTTATTTGTATATTAACTACTGGAGTGCTGCTACTAAATTTTGCAGCATCTGCAAAAATAATTACTTCATATCTTATTTCACCAAATGGCTCGCCGCTATTTCTAGTTATAACTTCTCTATTTACAGTTGCTGATAATTTACTAATTTGTTTTCCAACTATTGTTTCTGATATTACAGTACTACTATCATTAGCTTCTACTGCAATACTGTCAAGTACATAACTTGTATCATCATTATCATCAACTTTTGATTCAGATGGAAAAGTAAAAGTAAGCGTATGTTGTCCACCAGTCTGTGGATTATATAGTGGTCAGCCATGATCAAAATCTGTTGGTAAAGTTTTTCAATATACACCCGAAGCAAAAGCTAAAGGCAATCCAATATTAGCAGAATTAATTGTTGCATTACCAGAATTTGTAACTTTAAATGGATATAAATTATTATTAATAGCTTTACCTAAAATAATTTCATCTGTGCCAAGTTTAACATAGCTATTATTAGTAGCTTTAGTTAAACTATCTATTCCAACAGTAAAACCACCAACGATAACATTGTTTGGTTGATCAGCATAAGCAGATAAAACTGTATTATTGCCATTTTTAACTTCAATACCTGCAGTAGTAATTCCTAATGAATTAATATAAGTTGCAGTAACTTTATTTGCAATTATTTCATCACTAATTGGATGTCATATTGGATAACTAGCTGCGCCATCTCATTGATATAAAGTATTTTTAAAATATGCAATTTTATATCTAAATCATTCAGAACTACTATTAATAGTACTTCATTCTATTGGTTGGGCAGCTGATTTAAAGTCTTCTCAACTTGTAGTTGTTGTAAAAGTATCATATAAAGTAAATCAAAATTTGTCATCTGGCCCAATTACTCATTTATGTGCGCCATATCGTGTATCTGTGTCATATTTATGAACATTATTTACTGGATCACCTTCCACATCTATATATCCAGTACAGAATCAAGCATCACCTTTATTTGGATTCTCAGGGATAGTTGAGCTATAATAAGTCGTAGATTTACCTTGTGTAACACTAAATGCTTCATTTAATTCTTGACATAAAACTGGAGTACTTTTATCTATATGTGGATTAGCTTGAGTGCTATCACTATAAGTAGTTACAGTTCTTGTTCAATATTTATATGAAGCATCATAATTATATGGTACTTCACATCATTTTCCATATGTATTATGTGCAGCATCAACCTCATCTTCTGATCCTGTTGGATCTGTTTGAGCTTCTATACTTCAACTTATATATTGAGGTACAGTACTTGTAATATATGGAGCAGGAGTACCATCATCATAATCAGTACCTTTAATTGGTTTAACTTTACCACAATCTGTAAAAGTTATAGATGGACTAGTAGCATTTACTACATATAAATGACCATCACTTGAATTAATATAACCATCACCAATAGCTTGACAAGCAGCTTCATTAGCTTGCATTGTAATAGATTTACCATCATCATAATCAGTGCCCTTAACTGGAGTTTTACCATTTTTAACAACAGCTACAGTTTCTCTATCTAATAAATCAGCAGCTGCTTTATCTGTAGTTTTATATAATTCAATATTTAATCTAGTATGACTTGCAGCTCCTGTTGTAGGAATACCCGTATCATAAAGGGCAGTCCAATCAATTGGATGTTCTGAATCATTATCCCAATATACTTTATAATAGTTAGGAGTACTAGAACCAGCATTTGGAAAAGCAGAAGCACTGCCGCTACCAATTTGTTTACGACCAGCTGGCATAATATGTGAAGGTGAAATAGCATTATTATTATTTACATCAATACTAATTGTATTAGCATCTAATATCATATAGTAGTCAATTGCATCAGCACCAGATTTATTCTTTACTACTACAAATTCTGTAGAATCTTGTAAATGACCATCTACATATAAATCATAAATAATTTTACCTTTTGCAGATAATCTAGGGTTAAATGCTAAACTACTACTATTATCAAGATAATTATCAAAATGATCTGCAGAGCTATGTGTTGTATATTTTGCAGTTACGCTATCTACATGACAATAAACTTTTACACCAGTATCTGAAGCACTTGGTGCAGAATTTACTACTATAAAATTAACTAAATCTTTTCCATAATATACACTAACAGTATGTAAAGTTTGAGTTGCAAAAGCATAACTATCATCATACTCTAAACTATTGTCTGCTGATACTGAATCAAAATCATTAGTAATACTTATAGTATATGGTGAAGTTCCATCTTGTCCTAATGCTTTTACGCCAGTTGAAGTGCCATTAATATATCAATAATCATTAATAATTTCTGGAGTATCACCATCATCACCATCAGAAACAACCATAATGGTTTCTTTATCTAATAATTTAGCAGCTGAATAAGAATTATCACTATAAATTTTAAGTTCAACTTGTGTATTTGGAGTTATATTATAATCACCAGCAACATGTGTTGCAGAAAGATCAACATCAATAAGACCATCACCAGTTGAAGTTTCATCTATAGAACCTTGAATAGGAGTAGCAGTATTGTCTACAATAATTTCATAGTAAAAAGCTTTTATTGGGCTTGTAGTACTACCTTCAATTTTGTCTAAACCAAAACTAAAACCTAATTGTTTATATGGATTATTTGTATCAGTTGTCTTAGCAATATAACTAATATCTTTTTTAATATTATAAATTACTGGACTTACACCATCAGCACCATTTAATTGTTTAACTAATTCAAATTTAGCTTGTGCAACTAAAATAGTTCCTTTATATAAGCTATAGTCAATGCATCCAGTTGCTGTTGCATTAGGCATTGCTGTAACATCTGCAGAAATAGTATAAGTTCCAATTTTTCTTGGGCCACGAATTGTAGTAAAGCCTGTTATATTATAATATAATGTATAGCCTGTACCAGAGCTTGGTATAGTGCTAGAAATAGTAATATCATCTACAGCAATTCTACTAAGATTTTCTAAAAATGTTAAAGTATGCTTAGTAGTTGTTGCTCAATTTGGATCAATTGGATCAATTGGAGCACCTGTATCATCACAAGGAATTGTTACATATTCATTTTCAATATTAATTGTATAAGAAACACCTGGAATACCTTGTGGACCTTCTGCATGAACTTCTGTATCAGTATTTCCAATAAATCAATTTCCTGTTGTAGCATCTATATGAGGTGCAGTACCTTCAATACCTTTACTAGAAACTGTATAAGTTGCTTCACCTCTACTATATTGGTTACTTCCAACTTGTTGGTAAACTGGTGTTGTTCTAGTTCATAAATAAGTACCATCAACATAATTATTTATAACATTAGCTCAAGTATCCCAAGTACTTGGAATTTGTGAGCCTGAATTACTTACTTGATAATCAACATCATTTCTAATTCATTTTTGGAAATCAGATGCAGTAACTGTACCATCTGGTTCAACTTTAAATTTTTCACCAAGTCTAATACCATCAGTACCAACATAAACACCATTTAAATAAATTGGTTCACCTGTTTCAGGATCTATTGCACGTTCACCAGTGTTAGGATCTATTGGATAAGTTTGTGACATGCTTGTAAGACCCTCAGTGTGTAAAGAACTATCAGTTACTTTAAATCCACCAATTTGAACTCTATCATCATCTGAAATTGGGTGTTCTTGTGTACTTCTTCTACCATCAGCTTTAAATATAGTACTGCTTTGACCACCACTAGTTTTTATAATATTAATAAGATCGGCAGTAATTTCATGAGCGTCAATATAATTTGCTGTTAACTTATTAACAATTTCTTCACTAACAACTTGATCAAAACTAATATTTGTAACAGCACCAGCTTCTTTAGTAATTTCATTAATTACATATAAATTATTAGCTTCAAAAATAAGCTCATCATTAGCATCTTGTGGAGTACTACTATGTGAATTTTGATAATAATCTTCTGTACAGAATCAAATATCATCAACTTTTAATTGATCACGCAAACTTCACATAACATTACGGGTGCCTCTAATAGACTTAGTTCTACCTTGTGCTAATACAAAGCATTCATTTAGTTCTTCATTTTTAACACCAACTGAATATGAAATTGTTCCATCATCAAAAGTTGTTTTTGTTCTTTCCCAATAATATTTAGTTTGATCATAAGCTCCTGGAACATTAACCCATAGCTCAGAACTTTCTGCAGGAGCTGTTGAAATAGCTTTATCTTGTTGTGCATATTGTTTTATTACACTAACAATAGTAGCTGGTTGATATAAAGATCAATTTAAATTTGCTGGTAAACTAGCTCAATTTGCTGCAGCATTTACATTGCCATCTCAATATATAGTTGTGTATTTTTTTGATACACTTGGTGAATAATCTATAGCTTCTGGAGTTAAACCTTCTGGGTCAGCACAGAAAACAGTATGTCCATAAGTTTGAACAGCATCTTTTACTAGTAACACTGTTTCTTTATCATATAAAATTGTATTATCTGTATGGTTCTTTAATTCAATTTCAAATTTATCTGTTAATCCACTTGTACTAACTTTATAATTAGAATCTAATGTTACAGTAGTATTATCTTTTTTAATAACTAAATCTACTTCACGATCTTGTTGTGCTAATTGTGCAAGTGTAATAAGTGTTGGAAGATCTTTACCAACTTTCTTATAAGCTTTTATTTCTAATTGTGCTGGAGTAATTGTTTGTCCATCACCAGCTCTACCTATTGCAGAATAGTCTGTTAAAATATAATAATCTACAACATCTTTACCTGTTTTAATTTTTACAATGTCAAAATCAGCCCAAGCTAATTGTTCACCATTTTTATATAATTCATAATGAACTTTACCTTTATCTGCAGTAAGTGAATTTAAATAAGCAGTTTGACTAGAAATAGCTATATTAGAATCAATACTACTTTCAAATGTTACTGCTTCAAGTGAATATAAAATAGTTAAATCTGGTGTACTTACCACTGGGTCTGTTTTTTTGGCAATTTTAAAGTTTTGTTGTTCATTACCAAAATAAACTTTAAAAGTATGAGCAGTTTGATTATGTCAGTCTGAACTTGTATATGAAATAATACCATCTGCATCACAAGGTACAGAATCAAAGTTATTATCTAATACTACTCTATAAATTGCTTCATTATCTTGACCATCATGAATTACATTTGCAGTCTGTCTATCTAATAAGTTAAGATAATTTTCATCTGAATAAGCTTCAATTGTAATTATTTCAGTATTAGCTATAACATTAATACTTAATGGTGCTATAATGTCACTCGCATATTGAGCATTTGCAGTATCACTATTATATCAATATTTTCAATAAACATTATTAGTAACTTCAGAAGGTTCACCAGAACCAGTAGTTGCAAAAGCTTGTGCAGTAATTACAGTTGGATTAAAAGTAACATCATCACTTGCTTTTCTAATAATATTTGTACTTAAATGAATTGTAGTATCAACCGCATCTTCACTTAAATATGAGCACAAAGCTACTGGTGTTGTTTCAATTGTATCATCATTATAAAAAATAACTTCAACATTTCAACAATATCTATTTTCTGCATCTGGAGCCACATAAGTAATAGATCATCCAGCTAAATATGTTGCAGATTCAGGATCATCTAAATCTGCGAATACGAATGGTGGTCTACTATTTGTAGTAGTTCTTGCATAATAATTTCTAATTTCATCAATTCCACGGCCGTCTGCAGACCAATTAGCAATTACAACTGGTGAAGTTTCTTGATGAGTATTATCATCATATTCAATTGATTCACCATTTCATAAGTATGGGTGTTCTTCATCAAAAATTACTTCAGTAGTTGAAGTTTTTCAATAAGCAGTATTAATTTCACCATTATAGATAAATTTTTGAGATGATGGAATATTTTCATAATTATCAGTATTTGATGTATAATAATATTCAACTAATCCATCAATGCCTTTTCCAGGTATACCAGGAACACCTAATGATGTAACAATTGTAGGATTGGTTACAGTTTGTGAAAGATCTGAAAAAATAATTCTTTCAACATTTCAAACATATAAATTATTACCGTCTGGCACAATATATGTTTGACTTCATGGCGAAGCTGGTGTAAACTCTGGAGTTTCATCTGTTGGTGTAGCTAAATATCAATTTTCAATACTTTGAATACCTTTACCATCAACAGCAAAATGACCAAGCAATGCTGGTGCTGTAAATAAACTTCTTGATGTACCAGTAACACTATCATATAGAACAGTTTCTTCACCATTTCACAAATATTGATGAGTTTCATCAAAAGTAATTTGAGAAATATCTTCTTTTCATTTAGTATTAACTTGCTCATTAATTATGAATTTATCTGCTGCAGGAAACTCACTATAGTCTGATTTATTGCAGGCAAAATAATATTCATGAAAACCTGAAATAGTTTCTGTTGCACCTGCTTGTCCAGCACGAAGCTTTGAAATTTCAAATTTAGCTTGAGCAAGTCATGTACTACCTTTATACAATTTATAAGTGATAACTTCTTTATCAGAATTTAATGCTGTAATATATTGTGTAAAATTATTAACTGCTACAACTGGCCATGAATTATATACAGTAAGTTTAGTACTATCATATTCATATACTACTGTTAAAATATTATCATTTACTACTGGAACTGTGTCAGACATTAAAAATTCTTCTTGACTTGTTCCACAAAAAACTTTAATATTATGACTTGTTTGATCAATTCATTGTTGTGGGGTATAACTTGGAGTGCCATCAGCTGCACATGGAATTGAATCAAAATCATTATCTAAAGTAATGGTATAAATGCTTTCACCATCAGCACCAGCAGGACCTTGTGGACCTATGGCACCAGGAGCACCATCAGCACCAGGAGCACCGTCAGCTCCAGGAGCACCATCAGCACCTTTTTCACCTGGATCGCCTTTATCACCCTTATCACCCTTTAATTCAGGAACAGAACCAGGGGTTTTTCATTCAGCTTCTCCACTATTATTAATAAATAATACCTTACCTTTAATTTCCTCAGCATTACCTAAATCAATATCTTTTAAATCAGCAACTTTGCTACCTTTTGGATTTACTAATTTACTATAAATTTTTGGCATTGTTAGTCTCCTTACCTATTAAGCTTATATGTATCAGTTACTTCTATTTGAAATAAATCAAGTGTTTGAGTAGCAATAGTTCAATTTGGGCTGTAAACATAATAACTATGGCCATCTAAAGTAATTGAAATTCCAGGAATTACTTCTAAATCTTCAGGCATATTGCTTTCTGGAGTATATGTAGAATAACTTTCTGGAACTACTCAGAATGTATATTTATTAGTTGGAGTAGTCATTTGAATGCCTTCTGCTGGTCAGCTTTGAACACGAGTAAACTTTGTATTATCTAAAACATCAGCAGCGGTAAATGTAGTTGCTGCCAAATTACCATAATAACAAGGATAGCCAACTAAAATTTCTACATCTTTTGTTATTTTATCTACTAAATATTGACTTGCTGGTGTTACTTCTAATGCATAGAATTGATCTTCAATAGTAGACATTTCTAAACTAGCTGTATATGGGGATGCACTTCAATCAATAGCATTTTGATCAACAAGATAAGCACCAGTATTTTTTAATTTTATTTTTATTATATATTTATCATTTTCATCTTTTTTTACATTAGCTATTCTATTAACTGTAAAAGAAAAATTAATATTAACTGTTTCTCCAGGAACTACTGAAGTTGGACTTACTATAAAACTGGTAATTTCTGGCTTGTTTGCTTCTGCCTCTTCTTTTTGTCATTTTTGAAAAGCCCAATTAATAGCATTAATTTGTTCTTCTGTTAATGTTTGAATTTTATATGTTGTTCCATCAATGATTAAGCCTTCAATTTCTGGAGCACTTCCAGAAATTTCTTCTGGAACAGAAACTGTTGATTTTGTTTCTTTTAAATATTCAACATTTTTTTCAATAGCTACAACATCCTTATTTTCAATTCTATTGTTAGTTCTATTAAAGTCTTGTCATTCTTTTTCTTCTGGCATAGTTCTATCTCCTTTATCATAGAAGTTTAATTTGTCATATAATTTAGCAAATAAAAAAGACTGTATTATACAGTCTTTAATTTTCCTTCTTCATCGTAAATATCTGCATCAGTTAATTTAGGCTTTTTTAAATCAACATCTGGAAAATCTTGTAAGAAAATTTTTGCATCAGCTTTACATAACAAATGAATAAATCTATAACATAGTCCTGTTTTTTTATCTTCTAAAATTGGTGAAGCATAATCTGAAACAAAATCAGCCTCTGATAAATCAAAAAATGCTGTTGCTTCTGGGTCAGTTGCATAAACTTTTGTTAAACAAATTTCGTCATAATAAGGTAAAAATAATTTATAGATAGTTGCACCACCACAAATATAAACTATATATTGTGTTGACATTATTTGAACAAAATTTAATAAAGCATCAAACTCTTTAAAAGTAATTGCACCTTCTAAACAATTTGGTGAAGTTGCTTGATCCCATAAAACTACGTTAATTCTATTTGGTAAAGGTCTTTTTGGTAATGACATATAAGTATTATAACCAAATACACAGATACAACCTGTAGTATGTTCTTTAAAATACTTCATATCATCTTCTATATTAAATAAAAGTCCGTTTTTCTTACCAATTCCCCAGTCTCTTGCACAACAAACAATACCAGTAATCATTTATTTCTCCTCATTTAATATAGTTTTGCCAGTCTTTTTAGACTTTTTATCAACTATTTTATCTTCAATAGCTTTTTGATCATCAAAATATTGTTGAATATACTTATTTCTTGCCTTAGTATCAGCCTTAATATCAGCTAACTTTTCTTTTTGTAGCTCAACTAAACACATAACTGAGTAATTAGCTAAGTCAATAAATGTATCTTCAATAGATTCAAAGTCATTTTTACCACCAGTTACTAAATTTATAGCTCTATTTAGCTTGTCTGATAGTCTTGTAAGCCCTGAAATTGGACCTAACTTTGCCCAAGTTTCACCAAAGCTGTCTCCATAATTAGCATTTTTCTTTTCATATAAATCAAACATTTCATCTAAAATATAAGCAAATATAATAAGATTATCTTTAACACTTCTATCTGGAGCATCTAAAAGTTTTTTAATTTCATAAATATCCATATTAATTTCCTCTCTTAGCTAATTTCATTAAATTTGTAATTAAAGCAAGTCTTGTTAATAGTCCAACACCGCCAGGAACTGGAGTTTTTTCGCAAACTGTAACAGCTTCACAATCACCACAAAGCTTGCCTTCATCATTTCTATTCATACCAACATCTACTATAAATGGAGTTGCATAAATAATTTTATCTGGACCTTGATAAGCACCTCCACCACCATTTGAAGTTTCAAAAAAGATAGTTGTTATTTGTCTATCAAGTTCTAGGTCTTCATTTACAATAGTATTTCTATGACCAGTAGCTACAACAACTAAGTCAGCTTTCTTTAAAAGCTCTTGTTTATGCTCAACTGAAGTTTTACTGTGAATAACAGAAACATTACAGCTTCTATCTAATAATAATCTTGCAATTGGTCTACCAACAATATTTGAACGACCAATAACTACTGCATTTTTATCAACAAAATTATAATTATTGTATTCTAAATAATCAATAATTCCTTGTGGAGTTCCTGGATTAACATAAGCTAATTTTGAAAAACCATCAACATCTTTTTCTGGGCTAATAGCTTCAATTACTTTTTGCTCAGAAATATGTTTTGGAAGTGGAAGTTGAACAATTAAACCTGTAACTTCTTTATCTGCATTTAGACAGTCAATTAAATTTAATAAATAATGCTCATCAACATCTTCAGCTAATTTAATTAGCTCTACCTTAATACCCACTTCATCGCAGTCTTTTAACTTACCTTTAATATAAGCATTACTTGCAGGGTTATCACCAATTTGTATAATTACAAGCTTTAAATTAGAAAAAGCTTTAACTTCTTCTTTAATTTCTTCTTTTCTTTTAGCTACATATTCTTTAATTGAAATCATATAACACCTCTTAATTAAATTTATCTAAACAACGTGGCTCTTTTGGCAAACCAGGCATCAATAATAAAGCACCAGAAAGTGGAACAATTAAGCCAGCACCCGCATATAATCTTACTTCTCTAATATGAATAGTAAAATCTGTTGGAGCTCCTAAAATTTTTGGGTCATCTGTTAATGAATTTGGAGTCTTAGAAATGCAAACAGGTAAACCGCCATAGCCCATATCTTCATATTGTTTAATTTGTTTAAGAGCTAAATCTGTATATTCTACACCAGAAGCACCATAAATTTCTTTACAGATTTTATCTATCTTAGTTAAAATTGGTGTATCAAAGCTATAAAGCGGTTCAAAACCACCAAAGCAAGCTATGTGTTTAGTATCTAAATTAATTGCAGTCATTACTTGATTGGCTAAATCAACAGCACCTTCACTGCCATCTAAGGCAGCTCTATTTAAAGCATACCAAATCTTATCATTTAATAATAATTCACACAAAGTTTCTTGTTCTTTACCTGTATCATTTGGAAATCTATTAATAGCTACAATTACTGGAACACCATATGTACACATATTTTCATAATGTTTTTTTAGATTACAATAACCAGCTTTTAATGCCTCAATATTTTCTTTATCTAAGTCCTCAAATTTAACACCACCATGAAGTTTAAGTGCTCTAATTGTTGCAACTAAAACAATAGCATCTGGTGATAAATTACCAAGTTGACACTTAATATCTAAGAATTTTTCAGCGCCTAAATCACCACCAAAGCCTGCTTCAGTAACAACTACATCAGCCATTTTTAAAGCCATCTTGGTAGCATTAATTGAGTTAACTCCAATTGAAATATTAGCAAATGGGCCACAATGAACTAATACTGGGTTTTCTTCAAGTGTTTGAACAATATTAGGATTCATTGTATTTTTCATCATTTTAAGAATAGCTTTACCACAATTAAATTGACCAAAATAAACAGGCTCATCATTATAAGTATAAGCAACTATAATTTTGTTAACTCTATCAATAAATTCTTCTTCAGATTGTGAAATTGTTAAAATAGTCATTAATTCACTTGCAACTGTAATAACAAATTCATTATGATGCGGAGTAGCTTTTTTATCATCTTGTGCTACTGTAACACTTCTTAAAGCTCTATCATTAATATCTAAAGCTCGTGTCCAAACAATTCTATTTGGGTCAATATTTAATTCATTTCCTTGATAAATATGATTATCAATAATTGCTGCCATTAAATTAATTGTAGAAGTTAGTGCATGAAAGTCGCCAGTAAAATGAAGATTAATATCATCACTTGGAACAATTGTAGATTTTAAAGCACCAACTGCACCACCTTTAATTCCCCAAACTGGGCCTAAGCTTGGCTCACGTAAACAAGCAAGTGAATTGACACCAATTCTACGTAAGCCATCATGTAAACCAATAGTAGTTGTTGTTTTTCCTTCACCAGCTTTTGTTGGTGTAATAGCAGTAACTAAAACAAGCTTACCATCTGGTCTATCTTTTAAAACGTCTTTATATTTTAAATCTATCTTAGCTTTATCCCAGCCATAAGGAATAACATATTCTTCTGGAATATTAAGCTCTTTTGCTAATTCTAATATATTTTTCATTAATTACCTCTATATTAATCAATCAAACCTAAATATCTTTCAATATCTTCTTCAGATGAGTCATAATTAAATAATAATTCATCTAAGCCATACCTTTTAGCAATATCTTTTACTGAAGCCAAAGTAGCAAATATATCTATAAATTTTTGAGTTTTAACATCAAATTTGCCTACTTGGCCTGAATAATAATTATAAGCTAAAAGATTTTGTGCAATATGCGCTTTATTAAAAATTGGATTATTATTTTTAACATCATAAAGAATGCCATTTTTATCAACTATATCTACATCATCGGGGTCACCATTACCAGTATGAAAATAAGCTGAATTATCTTTATACCATTTCATACCAAGCTCTTTTCCTTCAGGAGAATCTTTAACTTCAGCTTCTTCTAAAAAAGCTCTCCCAAACATTGTAAAAATTCGATGAAAAATACCTTTTGATGTATAACCAAATAAACCAATAGTTCCTTCAATATGTGCTAAATAATATAAAAATCCATACCACTCTAAAAATAATTGTGGATCATTTTTTATTTCTTGCTCATGTTGCTTAAAATCACATACATTTGCTAAAATTGTTTGCCATTTTACTGCATTACCATATTTTTGTCTATAATAATTAAAAATAGCATTACGATCTTCTTGAGTAAAAATAGTACTCACTATTCAGCCACCTCAAACTTTTCTTTATTAATAATTTTTTTCTAATCTTTCTTTATTTTTATTATACCAAGAAACAAACGCATCTAAACTATCTGATTTATCTAATTGAGTAAGAAGAGTAACTAAAAGTTTTTCCGAATCTTTATGCATAGCTCTTTTGCCTTCACAGTTTTTCTTCCAATAATCAAGAGGTGTATGAACTGTCCAAGCTTCTTTAGAGTAGGCTTTTCCTGCCCCTACAAAATCACAAAGCATTTCAATAACTCTATCATATGGCATTTTAACACATCTACAAACAATAGTAAAGGTTCCATCTCCATTAGGTTTTGCTTCATTAAAATCAGTCCAGTACTCCCAATGATGCTGATTTCTAGCTTTATGATAAATCCAAGATGGAGAATAGCCTAATTCATCTCTTGCATTATCATGTGGACTTCTTTTACCATCTGCATATTTATAGATTTCAAATTCTTCTGGTGTAAACTTACTTAAATCATGTGCATCACCAAGCTCAGAAATTCCCATTTGATAGCATAAATCTTTAACAACTGTAATATGATCTAAAATAGTTTCTACATGTAAGTCTCTTTTTTCTTTATCTGTCATTTTATTTAAGTTCCTCTACAACTCTATACATTAATGTTTTTAAATCTGTATCATAATATTTATTTAACATTTTTAGCCTGATTTTTATATAATTATTTTTTATTGCAAAGTCAGGCATACCTATTAAAATTTTGTTAATATTTTCTTTTGTTAGGAATTCACCAAGTTCTATATTTGTCGTTAATGCTGGATGTTCTTCAGTTCTAGGAATCCAAAATATAACTTTATCTGACATGTGAATTGCTTTTTGTTCCCACTCAGTTTGTTTTTCTAAATAAAGTGGGTCTGAAGTATTATAATAAGGATTTGTTGGATTAAATACAACTCCATCAAAACCCGCTTTTTCTAAATATTCAATAGCTTCATTTCGCCAGTCTTCATCATAGTTTTTTCTTGGACATGGCCCAGCTAAAAATATAACTGTATTAGGCTTTTCTATAAACAAATCAAAAGCTGGGTCGCCAACTTTTCTAGTTTTTTCGTCTGCTGGGTTAATTACTTTAAACATAATTTCTCCTTACACCGCAACAGGAATTTTTTCTTCTAATTTAGTTGATTGATAATTATCAAGTCTAAAATCATCAATGGTAAAATCTTCTAAATTTTTAACTTCAGGATTAATCCATAGAGTTGGAGCATCATATTCTGGATTTTCTAATAGCTTTTTACAAGCTTCAATATGTCTATCATAAATATGTAAATTATTAACATAATGATTTAAAATTCCTGGCTTTAAGCCACAAACTTGTGCAATCATATGAACCAATAAAGCATATTCAATAGTATCAAAACCACCAGAAGCAGCTGCTGCAAGTGTATCGCCTGAACGTTGAATTAATGTACAATTTAATCGCCCATTTTCTACGTCCCATAGTGTTTCATATACACATGGCATTAAAGTTTTATTCATTTCTTTTAAGTCTCTTGGGTTCCACATTGTAACTATCATACGTCTATTCATAGGATTATTCTTTAAATTATATATTAAAGCTTCAACTTGATCCATATTATCACCTTCTGGTAAATCATATTTTTGAGCAAGTTGATATCCATAAGTTTTTCCAATAGTTCCATCTTCTAATGTCCATGCATCCCAAATTTTTGCGCCTAATTCAGCAGTAACATTTGACTTTTTACACCACATCCAAATAACTTCTTTAACTGCAGTTTTAAATGGTTGAGTTCTTAGAGTTAAAATTGGAAATTCTTTTGATAAATCATAACTTCTCATTGCACCAAAAATTTTAATTGTGTGCGCAGGAGTTCTTACTTCATTACCATTTTCATCTGTATCTATCCAAACAGGTCTTACTTTATAATCTTTATCATTAAAACCTTCTGTTAAAAGTTTATTAATTTCTTCTTTAAAATATTGGTCAGCTCTACTCATTATCAAGTTCCTTTCTAATATCTTCTAGTATATCTTCAACTAATTTTCTTGTATTTGCGTGTAAAACCATATCTTTATGTTGATTATACCAACTAAAGATTTCATCTAATTTATTTATTTTATGACTAAATGACCACCAATCACAAATCATTTCAACCACATATTCATAAGGCATTTCCAATGCTTCTTCTGGTTCATCATCATGTTTTAAAACCCAATATTGCCAATGATGTGGATTTTCATGTATATGATGAAGCCAAGCATAATTAAAATCTGATTCAACTTTTTCAGTCTTTTCTTTACCATAAAAATATTTATCATAGGCATCATATTCTTCATCTGAATACTTTGATGCATCATGTTGCATAATTTGTTTTTCAAAATTGCCTTTAATAATTTTATGTTTCTTTAGCCATTCATAAGCTTTTCTAACGTTTTCTCTGTGTTCTGTAATATATTCTGTATAAGCTTTACTCATTATTTTTTCTCCTCAAACATATTATCATCTTCTAATAATGCACGCAATAATAATAAGTAATTAATATTATCTTTAATCTTTTCTTCCCAAAGTTCTTTAGAATATTTCTTTTCACTTGCAACCATATCAGCTAAACTCTTAATATGCTTGAACATAAACATATATAAAGTTCTTTCTGGAGTTAATTTTGTTAACTCATTGCCTTCTTTAAAGAATGATAATCTGTCTGCATCAAGATTATATTCATTTTGCTTAACTGTCAGAGTTTTTTTACACAATTCTAAAGTTTCATCAACTATTTTATTAAAATCTGTTGTTTTCATTATTAATCACCTAATTCATCTAAATTTTTATCATGTATTTTTTGAAAAACTAAATAAACAATGTCTGGTTCAACTAAAATATTATAAGTTCCAAGACCAATAAATTTATCTTTTTCTAATTCTAAACTATAACATTGGCCATAGTCATCTAAATAAACATCATATGTTTTACCAAATATTTCTATCTCACCAACTTTAGAAAAATATTTATTACCTTTTACATGTTTTGATTTAACTTGCTTCATTTTTGGAAAATCTTCATAAGCTAAATAAGTTTGCATTGTACTATCAATTGCAGCATAAACACCATGTAAAAATGCTTTCCAATAACCTTTTCTACTTGGATCAGACTTAATCATTCGTTTAACATAATCTAATCTGTCATCATAATCTCGTTTTAAATCATTAAGAGTTAATTTCATTTTTGACTCCTTTTTATATTTCATACATATTATTATACAATAAAAAAGCCGATAATTTTAAATTATCAGCTTTATTTTTTTAAATCTTTACTATCAATTAAATCTCTTACTGGGTCTTTTACTAATTTTAAAATACCAGATTTAACAATAGCATTTAAGTTAATTGGATAAAAATTTGTATATTCACAACATAAGTTTAATTCTGGAATTCCAGCAGCAATTGTTCTTTCTAAATGTCTTTTTATAATTGCATCATAAGATAAACCAGTAAAATCTAATTTTTCATATGGATGACAATGACCATGAATATTTAAAACATATGGTGAAATTTCTGGAATATGAGTTAATCTTATTTTGTTAGAAATAGTTAATTCACCGTCATAAACTTCATCAAATAACTTGTTATCTTCAATTCTAGTTGAAAAACCTTTTTGTAAATCACCAAAAACAACATTAGCAAGTGTTAATTTTGAACTATCAAAGCATTTTATTTCTTCTCTAACACGTTCATAGTTAGATTTACCTTTATCGTGGTTTCCTAAAATTAAAACTTTATAACCACGAATTTTTTTAATATATTCGATATCACCAATATCACCTAAGAAAATAATAGTATCATATTTTCCAACTTTACTATTAATTCTTCTTACTTGTTCATCTGGTGTCATATCTCCACGAATTTCGAATAAGTCTGGTTCACCAAAATGTGGATCAGAGTATAACCAGATGCTTGAACTGTCTGTTCTTTTCCAAGTTTTTTCAAAAATATCATATAAAACTTTTGACATTTTGGTTCACATCCTTTCTTATTATATTATACAATTAATTTTCTTTTTTTGATAATAATTTTTTTAAAATTTCTTTGACTTCTTTATATTTTGTATATTCACCAATTCTAATAGCTTCTTCTTCAGCAACATCTAACAAATACTTAATAGCTTTCTTTTCTTCTTCAGTTAACATTATTTCCCTCTAATCTATAATTTTATAATCATATTGTTCTAATATTGGCAATAACCAATCTGCAACTTGTTCAACAGCACTTGTATCATTTTTAAGAAGTGCTAAATTAAGTCTAAATTCTATAATAAAATCATCTTCATTACTTGATAAAGAAATTTTTAAATGATCAAAATTTGGATATTGATCTAATATAAATTTAGTATTTGGATATTTATCAATATCTTCTAATTCTTCAAAAGCTCTTTTTTTATAACAGCTGTTTGGCACTGTCTTATCAAGTACTTTTTGTATTCTATCGATTAATTCTTGTCTTTCCATATAATTTACCTAAATTGTAATTTTATAAGTATCTAACTTTACACCAAGTTTAGATAAAAGCTCTTTATAATCTTCATCTCTTGCTTCTTCAGTATCATAAAAGATTTGACTTGTTTCACCATTATCATAATGAAAAGCAATAGTATATGATTCTCTTGCCATTGGTTTACCATCAGCATCAACAGGTTTTCTTTGATGATTTTTAAACTTAACATATCTTTTGCTTACATATAAAAGTTTATCTGCAAAAATTATTTGTCCTGAAAATCCAATTACTGTCATAATTATTCTCCTGTTGTAGTTGTGCTTGTCAATTTTGTTTTAATATCTTTTGGACAAGTTGCAGTAGTTAAAGTTGAATCACTTATGCATTTAGGTTGCATTTTTGGGCACCAAGTACAAGGTGAGTCACCAACTTGAATTCCAAGTGGATTAAATTTTGGATTACTTGGACAAGTTTCACAGTCAAGATCTGCCCAACCTTCATTTATTTTAATAGTATTTGGCCATTTAAAATCATCAAAATCTTTTGGAACATTTGTTGGTTCTCTTAATCCTTTTGATCTTTTAGCACCTTCTGGCCAATATGATTCTGGTTTAGAAAAATATTTACATGCTGCCTCTACGTCAAAAGGACTTGGTTCAGATTTTTCATAAAACATCTCTTGAATTTTTTTATTTAAAGCTTCAAATTCATCTTTAAATTTACAAACTTCATTATGTTTGCAACTATCACATTTAATTACTTTGCTCATTTTTATTCTCCTTAATTGTTGATGTATAAATAATTGGTTCTTGAACATTATTATTAATAAGTTTAAAATTATTATTTTCTTGTTCTTCTAATATAATAATATTAACTTTTCCTGAAACTACTGTACAAGCATCAATTGCAATTAAATTTTTTCCAATATAAGGTGTATAATTTGGAATTTCTTTTCAACCCATACCTGTATCTATAAGATGTTCTTTAGTTTCATAGTGCAAATGAAAATCACTTGCATGTCAATGACCACAAACTAAAATTTTATTATTTTTGATTTCTTCATCAAATAAACCAGCATCAAATAATTTCCAAGGACAGCCCCAAGTTGCTTCTTCAAAAGCTTTTTTATCAGCATGTCTCCAGTCTGGTAAATAAGATAAGTCTGCATAAATTGGTCTAAATAAATCTGGATTTGCTCCTAAATTGACAGGAATAAAAGCATGAGTAAGAATATAATTACCAAGTTCATAATAATCTACCCATTCATCTCCAAACATCCAATCTAAACATTCTTTTGTTATTTTACTGTCATAACTTATTTTTAAACGTTTCTTAATATCGTCTCAGCCATTTGGTTCAGCATATAAAAAGTATTTTAAAGAAAAGTTATCATACCAAAAGTTATTTAACTGTAATAAAGAAACAAGTGTTCCATTAGAAATATCATGATCATAAAAATCTTTTCTTTTTACTAAAGACCTTAATAAATATTCATGATTGCCTCTAATTAAAATTCTTCTTTCTTTTGGAAGTGATCTTAAAAATTCATACATTTTTAAAGTATCATCACCACGGTCAAAAATATCGCCAAGAATAATTAGAATATGATCTGGATTATTTATATCTCAGCCGTTTTCTTCTAATGCATCATTATATATAGAAAAGAAACTATGAATATCGCTTGAAATAAAATATTTTTTCATAGCTCTAGTCTTCAGCTACTTTAACTACTTCTGCCTTCTTTGCTCTTTTATGTTTCTTAGCATAACGTTCGCATACTTTTCTTAAAGCAGGCGACATCAAAGACCATTCTTTAGAAGTTATTTTGCCATCAACATATGCTTGGCCAACAGCTTCTTCACTGACATTACTTGTAGTTAACTTAGTTCTTTGCTTTCTATATTTTTTAACAGGCTTTGGAACTGCTTCTACTGGCTCATTAGAACTTAATTCATTTGTTGTAGCAGTAGAATTCTTTTCCATTTCAATATCTTGTTCTGTTTTAGTTCTTGTATCTTCACTCATTATTGTGCCTCACTAAATGTAGATATATCTAAACCTTTTTCAACACTATCAGCAGTTGCTTTAAAGCTTTCTAATAATTTTACTAATAATTCTAAATCAATTCCATCAACTTTTAACTTAGCATTTCCTTTACTTTGATTAGCATCTTCTAAATCTAATAAAAGATTTGCAGCAGCCTTTAAAGTTTCAACATCTTCTTGTTTAAATTGAACAGTTAAAATTCTTTCCATAAATATCTCCTCTAAAATTGTTTCTAAATTATTATACAATAATAAATACTAAAAAATACTAAATAAATTAAAATATTTATAATTATAGATTTATATTATATATTTATTATTATACTAATATATTATACAATATTTTTGTTTAAAAAATTTTTCTGAAAAAATATTTAAATTTATTGTATAATAATATGAATAGATGGAGGTATCTATGAAGAAAGACAAAACTTTATATACCGAAGATAGTATAAAAACTTTAAGTCCAAGAGACTTTACTAGGCTTCGTCCAGCAACTTATCTTGGCTCTAATGAGTATTCTACTCAATTAGTTAAAGAAGTTTTTGCTAATGCTTTAGATGAGCATATAATTGGTCATGGTAAAGAAATAGATGTAAGTATCTGTGAAGAAAACGGAGTTTGCAACTGTTCTGTTCAAGATCATGGACAAGGTTTTCCTATCAATGTAGATAAAGATGGCGAAACTATTTTGCAAGCTGCATTTGACCGTTTTAATACTTCTGGTAAGTATGATGATGACGGAGTTTATGGCGGTGCAAGCCTTGGTCTAAATGGTATTGGAGCTAAGCTTACAAATTTCCTTTCTACAAAATTATTAGTTCGTTCATCTGACGGTAAAAATTTTGAAGAATTAATATTTGAAGATGGTATTTTTAAATCTCGTGAAACAGGCAAAGATACTTATAATGAAGGCTCAGGAACTTTAGTTATTTGGGAACCAGACCCTCAATTCTTTCAAAATTATAGAGTAAATATCAATGAATTAAAGAAACTTTTTGAAGATATTGCTGCTCTTTGCCCTGAGTTAACTATTAATTTTATTGTAAATTATGATACGTTTGTTTATCATTCTAAAAATGGACTTGCAGATTTATTTGATAAGAAAGTTTCTAAGAAAGAAATTTTAAATAAAAGATTTACTGCTAAGAAATCTACAGAAAATGAACTTATTGATATTGCAATGACTTATACTTCAGACTATTCTGAAACAATTATTCCATATGTTAATTATGGTTTAACTGAAGCCGGAGCTCATATTGCAGCAGTTAAGTATGGTCTAACTCGTCAAATTAATAGATATGCTTCTGCAAATGGTCTATTAAAGAAAAATGATGATCCATTAACTCAAGTTGAGCTTTCTGAAGGCTTAGTACTTGCATTTAATGTTAAAGCTAAGAATGTTAAGTATGATTCACAAACAAAAGTTAGAATTGTTGACTTAGATAAAACTTTAATTAATGATGTTATTAATAATGAATTTGTTGATTGGCTAAACAATAATCCAAAAGATGTTAAAACTATTGTTAATAAAGCTTTAACTGCAAGAAAAGCTCGTGAAGCCGCACAAAAAGCCAAAGATAATATCAGAAATACTGGTGCTAAAAATAAAAAATTTATATCACTTCCAACAAAATTAGTTGATGCTTATTCTAAAAATCGTAATGAATGTGAATTATTTATTACAGAAGGAGATAGTGCTGCTAATGGTCTTATTGCTAAGCGTGATGGTAAAACTCAAGCGGTATTTCCAATTAGAGGTAAAGTATTGTCTTGCAGAAAAGCTGCAGTAGAAAAAATTTATGGTAATCAAGAAATTTCTAATATTGTAAAAGCTATTGGGTTAGACATTGATAAAACAACAGGTAAGCTTATTTATGATGAAAAGAAATTAAGATATGGTAAAATTATTTTAGCAGCTGATGCTGATGCTGATGGCTATGATATTAGACTATTATTAATAAATATGTTTTGGTGGCTATGCCCAGAATTAATAATTAACGGTCATATTTATGTAGCAATTCCACCTCTATTTAGAATTACAACAAAAAAGAATGAATATATATATTTAGTAGACCAGAAAGCTTTAAATAATTATAAAAAAACACATAAAGAACAGTTTATAATTAATAGAAACAAAGGTTTAGGCGAAAGTTCTAGTGAAGAATTAGCTCAATATTTATTAAGACCTGATACACGTACTGTGCACCAATTACTAATTAATGATATTGAAGAAACTGATAATTTATTAGAAATATTTATGGGAACTAAAATAGATTCAAGACGCGACTATCTATTAGCAAATGCTAATAGTATACCTATTAATATTGAATAATACTGTCAGTTCAGCTAGACACTGTTTTTAAAAGGGTCAGCCGAAAATCTGCTAAATTAAATGTAGTTATTAAGGAGATTTTTAAAATGACATTCAAAGAATTACATGAAGCTTATGCTAGAGAAGAAGCAATTTGCGGTATTTACCAAATTAAAAATTTAGTAAATAATAAACTTTATATTGGCAGATCTACTAATATTAAAAAAAGATGAGCACAACATTGTTCAGAGTCTTCTTGAAAGAAAGAACCAAATAAGCCGTTATACAAAGCATTTCAATTATATGGTGTTGAAAATTTTGAATTTACTATCATAGAAATATGTGATAAAAAAGATTTAGGCTTATTTGAAAAATATTGAATTACTAAACTTAATACCCAAAACAGAGATATCGGTTATAATATTACTGATGGTGGTGATAATGATGGTTTTAGCGGAGATGATAAACATCCAAATCATAAATTAACTATAGAAGATATTATTGATATTAGAACAAGATATGCTAATCATGAGCGTCGTTATGAGGTAGAAGAACTATATAAAGATAAAATAGGTCCATCTGGCTTTAAAAAAATTTGACAAGGTCATACTTGAAGCGACATAATGCCAGAAGTTTATACAGAAGAAAATAAAAACTTTCATAAAAATAATACTGGCTGTAAAGGTTCTAAGAATGGTAGAGCCATTTTAGATGAAAGTATGGTAAAAGATATAAGATTGAGACGAAAAAATGGCGAAAACTGACAAACAGTTTATGAGACTTTTTATAGACAAATAGGACTGAAAAAAAGTACTTTTAGAAATGTTTGATTAGGCCATGAATGACCTAATATACAAGTATAATTACAGGAGGAAATAATGTCAATTAACATTTTAGACGAATTAAAAACAGATTTTCTTGTTTATGCTCAAGAAGTTAATAATAATCGTGCCTTTCCAGATGCTCGTGATGGATTAAAGCCGGCACAAAGAGCTGCTCTATATACAATGTTTAGAAAAGGATTTACCGCTGATAAGCCACATGTAAAGTCTGCAAAAATTACAGGTGCTGTTATTGGTGAATTATGGCCACATGGTGATAGTTCTGCATATGAAGCACTTGTTCGTATGTCACAAGAATGGCTAAATAATATTCCTGAAGTTGACTTTCACGGCGCAAATGGTTCACTTTTAGGTGGGCCAGAAGCAGCAAGTTCGAGATATACTGAATGTCGTCTATCAAAAGCTGCAGAAGATGGCTTATTTAAAAACATAAAGAAAAATGTAATTGATATGATTCCTAATTTTTCAGAAGATGACGAATGGCCGTCAGTATTTCCTGCTATTTTTCCAAGATTATTTGTTAATGGTAGTCAAGGAATTGGTTATACTATTGCACAAGAATGGGAACCTGGCAACTTAAATGAGTTTGTAAGTAAAGTTAAACAATATATTTCTAAAAAGAAAATTACTTTCACTGATATTTATCCTGATTTTCCAACTGGTGGTATCATTATAAATAAAAAAGACCTGTCTGAAATCTATAAAACAGGTCGTGGTAAAGTAATTTTAAGAGGAAAAACTGAAATTTTAGGCAAATATATTAACATTTATGAGCTTCCTTATCAAGTTTATGCCGAACCTTTTATTCAAAAAATTAAAGATTTAGTTAATGCTGGAACTTTAACAGGTATTGAAGATATTTGCAATAAATCTGATGATAATGGTTTATTTATTGAGATAGAATGTTCAGTTGAACCTAAATTAGTTTTAAGTAAATTATACAAATTAACTGATTTACAAGTAGTTTTTAATGCAAATCAAATGGCACTTGTTGATGGTGTTCCACAAATGTTAACTTTGCAAGATTATATTAAAGTTTATGTTGAACATAATATTAAATGTTTAGTTCGTGAATATACTTTTGATAAAGAAAAAGCTGAAAACAGACTTGAAATTGTTAATGGTTTGCTTACTGCTTTGTCTATTATTGATGATGTTATTAAAGTAATTAAATCTTCTAAATCTGCTGAGCTTGCAAAAGAAAAATTAATTTCTAAGTTTACTTTTACAGAAAACCAAGCTAAAGCAATTATTGATATGAGACTTGGAAAACTTGCAAATCTTGAGCAACAAGAATTAGTTAATGAACAAAAAGATTTAAATAACTTAATTATTAACTGCAAATTAATTTTAAGTTCAGAAGAATTACAACAAAAAGAATTCTTAAAAAGATTAAATGATTTTGCTAAAAAGTTTGGCTGGGAACGTAGAACAGAAGTTATTGATGTTGACTTAGAAGAAGAAAAACAAACATTAAAACAAGAAAAACAAGAAGAAAAATTTATTATTATTCTTGATAATGAAGGCAAAATTAGAAAAATTTCTTCTCAAATCTTTAATAGAAATAAATTAAATAATACTGATATTAAGTTTATTGAAATAAATAAAAAAGATAGATTTGTTTTAATTTCAAATAAAGGCACAATGTATAAATGTGAAGAAAAAACATTAAATACAAATGTAAAACAAAATCTATCAGGAACTTTATTTAATTGTTTAGAAAAGAACGAAAAGATTATAAATATTTTCACAGGACTTGAAGATAAAGATTATTTATTCTTTATTACAAAATGTGGTCTTGCAAAGAAAATTGAAGCAAATATTGTATTTGGTTTAACAAAACTTGCAGGTGCACCTGTGATGAAAGTAAATGATAAAGATGAAATTATCTATTGTGAAAATGTTGACGATGAAACAAGTATTAAAGCAGTTTACAATAAGAAAAATAAACTTATTAATGTTAAAGATTTTATTACAAAAGGTCGAACTGCCGGCGGTGTAGTCGCAATTAAGACAAAACCTAATACTTATATAGAAATTAAATAAAAATGCGAAATTGAGCAAATTTTGAGCTTAAAATTGCAAATTAAAAAGAGACAGATTATTCTGTCTCTATTTTTTTATTCTTTATCTAATAAATCAACCAAGATATGTCTAAAAGCTCTAAAGTTTTCTCTACAAGCTATTAATAAAATTTCATCATCTTGTAATTCATTTATAGCTTTTCGTACACAATTTTCCCAGCCAAAAATATATTCAAAATTACTGTGATCTTCTGGTAAAAAATCTTTATAAAAATCTAAATCTTTTTCTACAGTAATTTCTTTCGGATCAGTTATATAAACATGTTCACAACTTGCTAAAGTTGGTAATTGACGTCGCCTATAATTTATTATAGATTGATTAATGTCTGGTCAAAAAATAGGTACATATATTACTCTAAATTTTTTATTTAATGGCTTATAGCATTCACATAAATGTCGTATTCCACTTCAACAAGTATCAATTATAATTTTATTATTTAAAAAATCTTCATAACGGCCACGAATATAGAAATTTGGAATTTCTTCTTCTGGAATAGTATATTCACCTAATTTTTGTAATATTGCTTTTGCGAGTGATCAGTTTCTTAATTGACTTTTATTATAATTTCTAAAGCTTTCTACATTTTCAAAAATATCTGTATAATTAAATTCTGTGCAGGTTGAAGGTACAAAACGTATTGGAGCTAATCCAAGTACTTTATCCTTACATCTTTGATAAAATGCTGTATCATTATTAAAATGAGCAGTTAAATTTTGTGAAAAGAAAGTTAAACCTGTAATATCTAATTGTATATAATCAATAAAAAGATTATTATTAAAATAAGTAGTTAATTCAGCTGCTAATTCAATAATTACATAATCTATAGAATTTGCCCCACATAGACCATTTAATAACTTTAAAAGCATTGCTTTTGAGAAAGATGTAGCTAAAAAATCTTTTTGAACAGTTCTATCATTTATAAATATACCATTTGTACACAGTAATAAACAACTTTTTCCTTTAGCTCGTAAATACTGATAAAGTATTTCACAGGTACAAGTTTTTCCAAAGCTGCCAGTTATACCAATCTTTTTAATTGTTTTTAGGTCTGGTTGATGTCATGCTGGGTTATTAAGAACTGTATGGGTATTTTCATCTCAAATAGTATATTCATATAGCAAAGAATCACTTTCTTCAGCTGTAATATAACCATCTAATAATAATTTTTGTACTTGATCAATAGTCATAATTTTATTTTCTCCTTTAGACACTTAAAATAAAACTAAAGTTTTATATTCCATATAATTTAGCAAAAAATAAATAAATAAAAAGAGACAGATTATTCTGTCTCTTTATTTATATCAGCTAAGCAATTATTTACAATCTCTATTGCATTATTTACACAAAACATTAATTCAGTATAATCAAGAGTAGACTTATATAAACGAAATTCTACTGTTCTATGTCTTTTAAAAGCCTTAAATACGTTTAAAGTTAGTCTTCTTCTATCAAATAATGATTCAATATTATTATAATTAGTAACAAGACTTTCTTGCTCTATTGACTTTAGCTCATCAGCTGTTAAATCTATGCTACTATAAATATGATATAAATTATGTTCCTTGAGTAAAGCTATGTTTGTCAATTCATATTGCTTATATTTCTCAGTAAATGTTGGAAGAATATCAATATGTAATCTCGGGTCGCTTATATGTACATGTAAAGCACAATTTTTTGTGATTTTTACATATTGGCTGATAATACTTAGCACATCAGAAATTCTAGAATAAGCAGGTGGAAAATTAATTTCATAACCATGCTTTACACTAATCTCTGGCTTAATGACAATATTTTCATAATCTGCTTCATGAGCTTTATTACTAATTACATATTTTATACCGGCTTTATTTAAAGCTAAATATAAATTATAAATTTCTTTACAAGAAAATTCTATTTCTACTCCATAAACTTGTTCAGTAAAAAAATTTTGTATAAATTCAGGATTTTGTACTAATATATTATTTTCTCATATCAATGCGCCACAGTTTAGTTTAAAATAATCAAATTTTGATATAGCTATAGAGTCTTGTTCATCTGGTGAACACATAGTAGAAGTATTTATTTTTACATATATCATATTACTCTCCTAAATAATGCTGAGCAACTTCTTTATCAGTTTCTCATACTATATTTGTCTCATCTTGGCTTTCTTTATGATATCTTTCTGTGCCTTTACCTAATAAAATAATATAATCACCTGGTTGTGATAATTCACAAGCTTTTTTAACAGCTTCATATCTGTCATACTCAATAATAACCTTATCACCTAAATTTCTGTAATAATGCGCTAATGCTTTAATATGACATTTTTCTAATAATAAAGAATAGCGAAAAGTTCTAGTTAAAATTAAATTTTTGCAATTTAATCAATAAGTTTTTAACAGCGGTTCAATTTCTCCTAAACAACCAGTAGCTAATACTACAATAGGATTTTTATTTTGAATATAATCTAGTGCAGTTCGAGCCCCAGCTAAATCTTCATAAAATGTATCTATAAATATAAATCTTTCATTAATAGTTATCAATTCACTTCTACCATCTATTGTAACTTCTTGTAAAAAGTTTATAATATTATAGTTATCAAAATCTAGTAATGCCAGATTATCTAATATTGCTAGATAACATAAAACATTTTCAATATTACTTTTACCAAATAAATTTGTATAAATAGTATCTTTATATTTATTAATTTTTAGACACGCTTTAAAAGTATCCTGCATTAAGCTATATTGTTCTAACACTAAATTATCTGTTTGATGATTTCCAAAATAATAAATATTTTGTTTATTTTTAATATATTGCAGCAATTGAGGAATTTCATCTTGAGCTTCTGGAACACACTCTGAATATTCATCAGCAAGTTCACCAAAATTATTTATTATTTTATATTTAACATTATTATTAAAATAATTTGCTTTTGCTTTAATATAATTTTCAACCGAGTCAAAATGTCAGTAATGATCTCCGATTAAATTTGTAATTGCAATTATTTCAAAAGGTAAATTTTCTCAAAAAGTCTGAGAAGAATTTTCAGCCGTCAATTCTATAATAATATACTCACAATTATTTAAGTATGCTTGATATATAAATTTAATTAGAGCATTTTTAGTTGCTATAGAAGAATAAGTATTATTTTTTTGAATATTATCATTATTTATATAGGTACCTATAGTAGAAAAACTTGCAACATTTATATTATTTGCTATAAAAAATTTATGTAATAATGTAATTACAGAAGATTTGCCAGCAGATCCAGTAACACCAATAATTTTTATATTATTTACCTTATTCTCATCTAATGTTTTATCATTAATATATTCATATAGTATCATATATTGAAAATCTCCTATCCAATTATAGTGTCCATTCCAAATATATCATTAATAGTTTGTAATACTATTGATAAATCTGAAAATAATATAACTTCATGACCATTATGTATTTTTTTATCTGCTTTACAAAAATACTGAGTACGTGTACCACGTCCACTAATAATTAAAATATCATTTGTTTCTAAATTTGCTACAGCCTGACTAATTGCTAATTTTCTATCAGTTTCTTCTACTATTTCTAAAGTATTTTCTTTTGGTAAATATTTATCATAAATTTCTTTAACATCTGCACAAGCTTGTTCTGGTGTTACTTCACCAGGGCTATCAGGAGTAATAATTAGCTTATCTACATACTGTCAACAATTACTATCAATTCAATCATGCTTTCTAATTGGTTCTACGGCAGCTTTACTACTAATATACTCTTCATATGTACCAATACCATAACCATATCTTGATGGAGAACTTTGTATTACAATAACTTTACTATTTTGTGGTTTTCCCGCAAATGCATCTGGATTTATTTCATGAAGTTTATACACATTAGTATAATCAATATAATTATTTTGAGTAATAATAATTTTTCTATTGTTTGTAAGTTTTATAATTTGATCAGCTTGTTTAAGTGTTGCAAGACAATTATCAAAAACTGTTTTATCAAATAAATTTAAATATTCTAAAATACTTGCAACTGATACAGCATCTACTGCAATTTCAAATTTATTAGAAATTGTACTTATATAAGTAGTACCATTAAGGTCAAAAGAAACATCACATCCATCAATATTAGTAAAAAAGTTTGTAATCTCACTATATATTTTATTTTCATTTTTTAATATATTATATAAATTTTGATGTCTCGCTAAAATTGTAGATGCTTGCCATTTAAGATTACCAGACTTGCAAGAATTATAAATAGCTTCTGCATTACTGCAACCATTAAGATTAATAAAACTAACTTGATTTTCTTGTGGAATAATAAAATCTTTTATTGCTATTACTATATCTTCATTTGGAAATGCTGACATAACAACAGCTTCCTCAAAACTAGTTAAAATTTTATAATCAAAAGGAATATCATCCAAAATAGTTTGTCCTGGTGCTAAATTTCTAAAGGCTTGAGTAGCCATAGTACCATTATAATTAGCTTGACGTTTGCAAATTTCTAATTCATGTACTTCAATAATAATATAATCAGGATTAGACATTAATGCTTTTTTTACAAATTCTTTAATATAGTTATTATCTGAAATAGTATTAATATGAGAATTATTACTATCATACTTAAAAAATGGACATTCAATTTTAGAACTACTTATTAAACAAGCATGCTTTCCGATAGCTCTTAAGTATTTATATAATAAATTACAAGTTGTGGTTTTACCTCAAGTTCCAGCAACGCCAATAATAATCGGATTGCTTGGAACTTCTTTAATAATTCTTTCTAATAAATCTTTAAAATCATCTTCTAAATCTTCTGCGTTTGCTAAATAATTTCTAATAATTTTAAGTAGTATAGGATTTTCAGTTAATACTTTAAAATCTGTAGAATTTAGTGTTGGTAATTTTTCCGTTAAATTCTCTATCTTTGAAATAGTATTATATTCTGAACTTGAATTTTTTATAATATTAAATAAGTCTTCTCTATTCATAAATAATTTCCTTTCTAGTCTCCATCTCCACCATTTGTAATATAATAAGCTTTTACATAAAATCTACTTACTTCAACTGGTCGACCACTTCAAGTAGAGCTATACTTTCCATCAGATGATGTTGAAATACGTGCATAGCTAAGAGTGGCTTCTCTAAGATCACCTTCTCCTGGTCCTTCTACCTGGAATGAACTTGGAACACCACCAATATCCTCAGCTGTTTCTGAGTTTAAAGTCTCTCAGTAAGTTACAGGACCAAATTGAGCAGCTGTAGCTTGATGATGATATGTACCATCAACATAGAAATATATTGTAACTGGAATATAGTAATATCTATAGTCATAGCTTGAAGAGCTTGAAATACTTATACTAGCAGTATTAACAGTACGAGAAGAACTTGTTATACTAGCTGTATAAGTAAATTCATCATCTTGAGGATCTGGATGTAGTGTATTAGTTCATCTAGTTGAACCACTAGAGCTACCAATTCTACAAGTAACAGTATTTCCACTTATATATAAATAATCATTAGCTGTTGCAGTTTTACTATTATAATCTCAGTATCCATAATTTGGATTTGTAAATGTTATAGTAGCCGTACCAGTAAATGTTCTATTAATATAATGTACAGAAACTGTTCTATCACCAGTTACTTCAAAGTCACTATCTTGTTGTGGATTATCATAAGTTGCAGTACTATATGTATAATTACTATCAGAATAATTTTCAAAATATATATCTGGATTTACTTGTGTGCCATAATTAAAGACACGATTATCTGACCATAGAGGAGTTCCTTCAAAATGATAATAGATTGTTACTGTATATGATCTTAGTGTTCTAGTAGCTGAGCCAGAAATTGTATGTGCACCAGTTACTGTTGAAGGTACTGTTCCAATTGTTGGATTAGTATAATTATACTGAGCTGTATTAGCATTAGCATTAAATGTATAAGTATCAGACCCAACAGTTAAAGTAGTTCCTGATTTGCTCATAGTAGTTCCATAACTACGACTACCAGCTGTTGTTACTGTAGTGCCACCAGAATTTTTTCAATAACCATTAGTACTACTTAATGTTACAGTATAAGATCTTAAATTAGCAGTTGCTTTTCCATGTATTGTCATATTACCTGTTACAGTTGAGCCAGCAAAAGCAACTATCTGAGGATTAGAATAAGTATATTGTGCCGTAGCACTATTAGCATTAAAACTATAATTAGTAGAGCCTACTGTTAAAGTAGTTCCTGATTTACTAATTGCTGTACCATAAGGCACATTAGTAATTTGTGTTATAGTAGTAGCACCTTGTTCCCAGTAGCCGTTTTCATTTGTTAAAGTAATAGTATATGTTTGAGTATTTCGAGTAACTGTTGGTCTAATACTTGCTGCAGCAGTAACAGGTGATGAAATAGTTGGATAAGTTACAGTATAGTAATATTGAGCAGTATTAGAAGGTGGTGTAAATGTAGAGCTGCCTCTTCCTGTAATTGTTACTGTATTAGAGCTTCTTGAGATAGCATCACCATGATAAGCATCTATTTCATCTACATTCCAACTACCATATCCTGATGTTGGGCCTAAGAATTTAATACTGTAGCTATTTAAGTTAACAGTTGGACTCCAAGAGTCATTTGCTGTAACACTAGCATTTGAAAAAGTAGATGTTGTATTAGAGTTCAATGAACCAAAATGATATCCAGTAGCAGCATAAGCTTTACCAGCTAAAACATCACCATAATAAATAGTTGCAGTTCCAGTACCATTAATTAATGGACTACTTTCTGTTGAAGTTGCAGCTCCTTGATAAGGAGAACTTGTTCTTCAAATTTTAATAGTATCAATATGCGAGTTCTTTGTCAAAGTAAATGTAAATGATTCTACTGCTGGGCTTTCATCATCACCAAGATCACCTAAATCTGCTGGATCATCTGAAACTTGACCTTCATCATCTATATAATAAACATTACCACTTCCACCTTGTGTTCCACCACTAGGTCTACCAATAGCTCAATCAGTTTCAGTTGTACTGCTTCCACCTGATTCATAACCAGCTTCATATGTTTTAGTTACACTAGCACTTGTTCCTGATCAACACTCTAAAGTTGGATGCGTTCCATAAGTTTGAATATAAGCATCATATTGAGCTCTAGTCATATTAAGTGTTTGTTCTTGACCATTTTTATCTTTATATACAATAGAAACAGATTCAACATGTAAAGGAAAATCAATAGTAATTGTTGAAGTTTCTGGTGTTCCTTTTACATCTGCTATTGTCTTAGTTATCTTATTTACTGGAACAGTTATACGATTGCTAACTGGAGTATAAGTAGTTCCACCAGTAGTTATACTCGCACTATTATAATAGCCATTACCAGAATAATCAACTGGGGCTACATATTCACTTATTTCTATTATTACATTTGCATTTGCTGGCAAAACTCTGCTAGTACCAGAGCCATAAAATAATTCACATAAATTTACATTACCACGGCTAGTTACAGTAGTTCAAGAACTTCCATTATTTATAGAAATTCGTACAGTTTTTAATTCACTTAAAAGACAAACTACTTGTTGAAATCAAGCATCATCTACATTTTCAGCTAGATAATATTCACGAATTTTACCAGTACTGTCTACTAAACTATTTCTTATATGTTCAATAAGTGCCATAAATATTATCCTTTCTAATTTTCTTGACTATAAACATTTCCATTTCTAAAATATAAAGTACTATAAGTTCCTGTAGTACCAGTAAATTTATAATAAATTCCTTTATGATTACCATCTGTTAATAAGCTTGCTAATGTAGTACCATTACTAACTGAAGAAATATAGAAGCCATCAGCATCAGTAACTGTTGTTGCTACTGCACTAGATGAATTACCTAATGATACTTTAACAGTCTTATTAATAATAGAACTACCACCTGTTGTTGTACCAGCACCACCAGCAACTTTAACTGTACCATAAGTATTTGTTGTAATATTCATAGTTGCTGCTGAACTAGATGAGCCTAAATTAGTGATTGTACCACTACCATAATATGTTGTAATTGTTCCACTATTTGTAAGTGATGTTAGAGTTTTTCCTGAAGGTACAGTTCCATTTAAAGCAGTGAAATATATATTAGATCCTGCATCTGTAGTACCACCGATTCTAACAGTACCGTTTGTATTTGTTGTTATGTTTACAGTACCTTTATAAGAGCCAGAATATCCATTATTAGTAATATTAACAGTACCGGCAGTACTAGAAGAGCCTAATGTTGTAATAGTTCTACTTCCTGTCATATTAGAAATTGTACCAGTTCCAGAATATGTTGTAATATTACCAGTTCTAGAGAATGTTCCGATAGTTCCACTTCCACCTAAAGTAGTTATTGAACCAGCTCCATTTAATGTTGTAATAGTACCTGCATTTGCAAGTGTAGTTAAAGTTTTTCCAGAAGCAATATTAACAGTTCCACCACCAGATAATGATGTTAATGTTCCTGTAACTGTTAAAGAGCTAAGTGATTTGCTAGAAGGAATAACTCCATCTAAACCAGTAAAATATATATTAGATCCAGCATCAGTTGTTCCACCAAGTCTAATTACACCATTTGTATTAGTTGTTACATTAATATAACCTTTATAACTAGAATTATAACCATTAGTAGTAACATTAATAGTACCTGTACTACTAGAGCTACCTAATGTAGTAATAGTTCTGCTACCAATCATATTAGTAATAGTACCTGTGTCTGAATAAGTAGTTATTGCACCAGTACCGCTTAATGTTGTAATTGTTCCAGCATTACTAAGTGTTGAAATAATACCACTTGTATTTGTAAGTGTTGTAATAATACCACTTAAATTTAAATTTGCTACAGTTGTATAACCGTTAACATTTAAATTAGTTAAATATGTTCTACTTGAACTTGTTCCACTAGTTAGAGTTACAGTAGTTAATGTATTACTTGCTGGAATAGTCAAAGCTGAAATTCTTTTAGTAGGTGTATAACCAGCACCACTAACTATTTGTACACCACCGCTATCAACTACTGTAACATTTGTAAAAGTAGCAGTTGGAATAGTATAATATTTTGTAGCTGTATTAGAAGTTTCAGAAGTTGAACTGATAGAATCTTCAGCTAAACTAACAGTTGTTGAAGTTGAATCTAAGCTTCCAGCAGCTAAACTAACAGTTGTAGAATCTGCAGCTATGCTACCAGCAGCTAAACTAACAGTTTCAGAAGTTGAATCAATAACTGTAGCAGCAGATTTAGCAGGTAAATATCCAGCTGTATGTGCATCAGTTATATTAGCTCTTGTAACTGTTTGACTAAATGCTGCTCTATTAACTTTTGCACGAGTTACATCTTGACTAAATGCTGCCCTATCAACTTTTGCACGAGTTACATCTTGACTAAATGCTGCTCTTGTTATAGTAGCACGATTAACTGTACCACTTCCTGTAGCAGTAATATAATAGCCAGAACTTGGTGCACTACTAACCTCAGTTAAAGATACATTTGATGATGATACATTAACAGCTCCATCACCTTTAGTTAAACCACCACCTGATAATCCACCACCAGAGGCTGTACCTTTGCTAAGACCGCCACCTGATAATCCACCACCAGTAGCAGTTCCTTTAGAAAGTCCGCCACCAGAAAGATCACCACCAGTTGCAGTTCCTTTACTTAAACCGCCTCCTGCTACAGTACATGTAGCAGCTTTTAAATATATAGTTGAACTATCTGATGCATTAGCACCTGTTTTACTGTCTGATGCTGTTACTTCAGTAGAAGTAGCAGACTTATTACCTGATGCTTGTCCACTTGCAGATGCTCCAGCAGTAATACCTTTTCCAACTGAGGCAGAGCCACCATTTGCAGATGCACTAGCTGTAGAATAACCAGAAGCAGCACTTGCTGAGGCATTGCCACCTGTTGCACTTGCAGAAGATGTAAAATAATAACTTGTAGCAGTACTACTTACACCAGCAGTCATACCTGATTGAGAGGCACTAGCTGAAGCTGTACCAGCTGTAGCACTAGCACTTGCACTTGGTTGTTTAGCAATTGAAGCACTTGCTGATGCCGTTCCACCTGCTGCTGTTGCAACTGCTACTGGAATATAAATATTTGTACCAGCATTTACTGTAGTAGTTGATGAGCTTTCAGAAGAATAATTAGATGTCTCAGAAGTAGCACCGATAGTTGTTGAATCTGCTGCTAAACTAACTGTTTGTGAAGCAGCTGCTAAAGATACTGTTGAACTTCCTGCATCAATTACTGTTGTAGCTGATTTAGCTGGAATATATCCTGCTGTATGAGCATCAGTAACAGCAGCTCTATTTACTGTTTGACTAAAAGCAGATAAATTTACATCTTGACTAAATGCAGCCCTTGTAACTGCTGCTCTATTAACTGTACCACGGCCTTTTGCTTTTGCTTCTTTATTTACTGTTGCACCTGGGTCAAATGTTGCATAATTTCCAGATGAAGGCTGAGTAGTTGTTACACCATATGTAGAATCCGTTGCACCAGAAACAGTATAACTTCTACTAATAATTGGAGTAATTTCAGGATTTTGTGTAATTGATACTTCACCTGCTCCTTTTGTTAATCCACCACCAGAAAGTCCACCGCCTGATGCAGTGCCTTTTGTCAAAGCGCCACCTGTAGCAGTACCTTTACTTAATCCACCGCCTGCAACTGTGCATGTTGCTGAATCAAAAGCTCCAATACTATTAATAACTCAAGCAGTACCATTAAATGTAAAATGAATAACAGCTTCAGCTCGCCAATTAGTAGCATTTGTACCAGCATTAGTATAAGCTAAAACATTTAAACCTGTACCACTATTTATTGATAATTGAGGAGCACTATTAGTATTGCCGTTTTCAAAATAAACTACAATTTGATCGCCAGCAGCATATCCACTCGTTGGATAGTTGTTAATTGAAACTGCTTTAACTTTAGTTCCAACTGCTGTAGAGCAAGTACCATAAGGTAGAGCGACAGAATATGTATTACTTCCTATTTTAATTTTTTGAATATTTGCCATATTTTATTCTCCTATTTTATAACTCAATATGTTCCATCATATATTAATGTTAAAATACCAGCACTAAATAATGAGCCAGCAAAAACGCCATAACCAACAATTGTTTTTCCAACACTATTTATTGTAATTGTTGGTGCACCTGTCGTATTATCATTTTTAAAATTTACTTGTATTTGTGCGCCAGCTTCAACAGTAAAACCAGATACTGTATAAGAACCTTTATTTACAGCATCAGCTGCAGCATTACATTCAATATAAGGAAGTGTAATTGGATAAAAATTACTATCAATTTTTACTAATGAAATTTTATTTGCCACTATTAGTCCTCCTATAAAATTAATGTACTATCAATAACTTCTTTTTCAGAAATTAAAAAGGGAAGGTCTCCAACTGTATGGATGCCGTCCCCAATTTTTATCTTAGGAGAAGCATCCTCATACTCATATACAATAATCGTAAATTGATCTGGAATGTAATTCTTTGCTTTTTCTCAATTTTCGGCCAAATCGGTCTTGATCACTGCATTTTGTTTTTTCATAGATGCTCTCCTATCATTTCAAGAAGTTTTATTGATTATCATTTCAAATCATATAATTTAGCAAAAAATAAAAAAGAGAAACTATAAAAGTCTCTCTTAGTTAAAAATTATTCAATTTCTCCACCATCCATTTTAATTTCTTCAATCTCTTCAGTCAAAGCATCAATGCTGTCTTGAATATCAGTTATTGTTTCAGAATTACTTAAAACTTCATTAAGTTGTTCTTCTGCTTTTTCTGTAGTAAAATCAAGATATTCTTCAAGTGGATGATATTTTCCAGTTACATCATCAGCTTCTGAATTTTTATCATATACATACATTTTTTTGTCATCTGTACAAAGTGCAAAATAAACTGTTGGTAAACCATTAGGATTTGCAACTTTCATTTCTGCTTTTGATAATACAAATCTTTTATCAATTGCTGAGTTTGTAGTAATATTAAATCCTGCACCAAATCTTACATAAGTTGCCATTTATTAAATCTCCTTTATCATAAAAATTCAAATTCGTCAGTACCAGCAATAATTATATCTTTAAAGCAATATAAATAATATTTCATACCATCTTTTTCAACAAGGCTCATTTCAAAATTATCTAATAAATCAAAAAGTGCTTTATTTTGATAAATATGTTTTAATTCACCTAATTCACTTGGGTAGGCAAAAGCAAGGTATGAATCTTTTATAGTACTATAAGTATGCTTAATACCAGTATCTTTAATTGAATAATTTATTTCATTTTTTGCTCAATTATTATCAATTTCTTTAGGAATATAACTATCATTATAAAAATAAATATATGCACCAATTACTGGAGTAGGCTCTGGTGTTGGTGTTGGAGTAGGTATATTTTGTGGAATAATAATATATTGTTCACTAACACTATCTTTTCTATATTGGGGCATTCTTGGCATAAATGTTTCTCCTTTTTATAATCAATTAATTTAGCAAATAAAAATAAGTTATAAAAAGAAAAAGCAACCTATTAAGATTGCTTTAACTTTATTTCTAAGCTAAATAATTACTATAGTGAACCACCAGTAACTGTATGGCTATGAGTACCAGCACTTACAGCAGTACCATCAGCTAAATTAGCACTTGTACTACCAGTTGTAATTGATTGAACAAATGCTACAGCACCAGTACTTGATGAAGCTTCAGCACTAATTGAAACACTACCAATAGCAGTTCCAGTTGTAGGAGTTCCTAAACCAGTTACTACACTTGCACCAGAGCCACTATCACTTAAAGAACCAGTTGCAACAGTAACTGCAGAAGCAGCAACTGGAACAGTAACATTAGAAAATGTATATGGAGTAATTGTACGAGTTGTATCAGCAGCTTTTGCAGGAGTTAAAGTCTTAGTTGAAGCTTTTGCAGGAGTTAAAGTCTTATTTGAATTAACAGCTTCATAAACACTACCTGGAGTAGCTGTAAGAGTTAAAGCAGTTAATTCTAAACAACTATTTGTACTATCATAACTTGCAGAATAAGCAGTTCCATTTAAAGAACAAGCTGTTATAACTGTTGTAGCAGAAGAAGCACGATCAGCTGTACCATAAGTAACAGCGGTGTCAACATCAGCAGTACCATAAGTAACTGCAGTACCAACATCAGCAGTACCATAAACTACAGCTGTTCCAGCAGTAGCTTTTGAAGCAGTTGTTGAACCGCTTACACCAGCAATAGAAGTTGTAGCTAATTTACTTGATGTTGGTGAATATGATTTAACAAATGAATCACTATTAGTTGTAGCAACTTTTAGATATTTGTCTGATTTAGCGGTAACTGTATTAGCAACAGAAACTGAACCAGTAACTGTATGTGTATGTGCACCAGCATCAGCAGTTCCTAAAGCAGAACCAATTACTACATGACCATATTCATCACGACCAACTGCAATTGCAGCAGCAGTAGCAGAATTATAAGTACTGTGTGAAATAGTTCTATTTGCTTCTAAAGTACCACCACCTGTTAAACCATTAGTACCAGTGATAGTAATAGTCTTTAATGCATGTGAGCCTTCATCGCCAAGTTCAACTCATGATTTAGTTCCTGAAACTTCATTTAATACATATTCTTTTGTACCAACAAGAACTACATCACCAGCACTATAATTAGTAACTGCAGGAAGACTATCAAATTTACCTTTGAAATGCATTGCACTTTCTAAGCCTAAATCAGCAGCAGTAATATTAATAGTTGCATCAGTTGTAGCATTAGCTTTAAATGTGCCTTTAGAAGTACCATTAGCTTGAATAGTTAAAGTAGCATCACCAATAGTTGGAGTTCCACCAATTTCACTATATTGAATTTGACTACCTAAAACAACATGACCTCATTCATCTTTACCTACTTTAACAGCAGCAGCACTTGCAGCAGTTGTTGTACCATGTTTAATAGTAATTTCTTTATTTGTAGCATTACCAGTAACAGTAATTGGATTGCCTGAAGTAGTATCAGCTTTAATATTTATAATTTCATCTGCACCAAAAGTAACACTTCCAGATTTAACTGTTTGGTTATGATCTGTTGCAGCACCAGTATAAGCAATAGTAATTTTTGGAGCGCCTGTTCCAGAAGCAAGTCCTGTAACACTAATATTATCTCCACCAACAATATCAATAACATCATTATTACCAAATGTTACACTGTCTGCTTTAACTTTTTGGTTTGTATCTTCACCAGGAATTTGTAAAGCAGTAATATCAGCTTTTGCAACAGCAGTTGCACTAATAACTTGTCCTTGTGCATTTGTTGCAATTTTATATAAAGCAGAGCTATGTGTTTGATCACTAGATAATTTGTCTACCTTCTTAGCATCTTCAGACTTAATTTCACTGACTAAGGTTTCTAAACCTTCAAGATCTAAATATTTTTTAACTGTTGTTGCCATAATTAATTACCGCTCCCTTCAAATAAATTTGTAATTTCAGTATCAGAAATACTTGTAACACCAATATCAGATAATGTAACATTACCACTACCATTAATTGCGGCACCATTAATAGTTTTAACTTCATGCAAAGCAGTCGCATCAACAATTTCATGTGTTACTGAGCCGATTTTAATTCTTTCAATTTTTGTGTTGTCTGGCATTTTTTACTAACTCCTTTTTAATTATTAAATAAATTCTCAACTTCACTAGTGGAAATAGTGTTTGGGTCGCTTGCTTTTCTAATTGAACAAGTTCCTTTATCATTATATACTACCATTTGTTCACCAGTATCTGGATGAAAAGCAGTACCATAAACCTGATTACCTTCATTTCCTGAAATTGGTCTAACTTTATAAAAAACTTTATAAACTTTTCCACCAATAGTTTCAGAAGTTACATAAGTGAAATCTAATTCGGCTGCTTTATCTAATGCGGCTTCAATTTGAGCCCCTGTATGTTTTGAAACAAAATTTGCCATATTTATTCTGTCTCCTCGCTATTATTTGGTATGTCTCTGATAGTCAATACTTCAAAGTCATCTGAGTCACTTGGCATAAATGGTTCTGATTCATTTAAACCAAATAACATATAAGTAACATCTCAACTACCATCAACGCTACTTTTTGCATATAAACTAATTCTATATAAACCATCACCCTTATTAAAATTTGTAGAATTAACATTTATAGAAAAAGAAGTATCAGCATTAAGTGGAACACTTTGATTCATATAAGCTAAATTTCCTAAACCTATATCATATGCTTCATTTTCTTTTGTAATTCTAACTTCATAATAACTTGGTGTATGCTCTATGGGTCGCATTACAATATCAATTCTATTATAAGGTGATTGAAATGATACATTTGCAGTGCCACTCAAAGCAACATCAACATTATTTATTTTGATTGATTTATAATTAATTTCTGGTGTTGAGTATTCTCTATAATCTAGATCTACAAAATCTGTCATATATAATCACCTTTCACAATAGATAAGCTAATTAAAGCTTATTTATTATCCTTCATTAACTACTGTATAATCAGCAATTGCTGACCATGTACCAGCTAAGTCTTTTACATAAACTACAACAATATGAGCACCTTCAGCAGTTGAACCTGCAACAGCTCCACGAGCAACTAATGCAGTTTCATAGTCAGCGCCTTTAATCATACATTCAATATCAGCAGCTGAACTTGCAGATCCACTCATATGAATTGAACCAGCAGTATTTGGAATAGCAACTTGTGCCTCTACTCAAGTATTCTTTTCTTCTTGTGTTCCACTTGTTGGATAATTTAAAGCAGAATCAGCAGCATCAAGATATGCACAAACTTTATAAGCAATAATAGCTTCATCAGGTACAATTGTAAAATGCATTTCATCTGCATATTTTGTTGTAGCAACAATACCTTCATATCTAAGTGTATGAGCTTTAGAAATTACTTGATAATCTATACCTGTAACACTTACTTCAGGAACTTTTGTATCATAATAGAATGATGCAGTACCTTGATTAGTATTTCCAGCATTATCTAAAGCTTTAACAGTAATAACTTTATTTTCACGACCTGTAATATTAGAAGTACAAATACCAGTTAAAGTATAATATAATTGTCCTTGATCTGGTACGAAATCAATATATTCTGCAGGTTCAGGAGTTCCTTGTGAAGATTGACTACCAATTGTATAATCACCAAATACTTTATATTTTACATCACCTGTTGCTTGTGCAGTATCGTCACCAACTTGAATATGTGCAACAAATGTTGCTAATGGTGAATCTGCTGGTTTTGGAGTAACTCCATCAGCTTCAAATAATGTAATAATAATTATTGGATTAGCCATATCTAGCTCACAAGTAGCTTGAACAGCACTTGAAACATTACCAGCTGTATCTTTTACATAAACTGTAACAGTTTTATTTCCATCACCAGTTGTTAATGTAACAGCACGTGTACTAGAATAATTTTCTCAGTCACCACTTGCTGTACCATTAGTAATATCGCCAACTACTTGCATTTTATCTAATTGTGAAGTTGCATCACTTGCAGTAATTGTTAATGAAGCAGAAGTACTATTATAAGCAGATGCACTAAATATTACAGAAGTTAAAGTTGGAGCTGTATCATCATAACTAAATGTTGCTGATGCATTAGCACTATTACCAACTGTATCAATAGCAACTACATGTACATAACAAGTAGCATTGTCTGCTAAGTTATCAAAACCTTCAATATTTTGTGGGTCAACAGATGTTCCTGAAGGAGTACGTTTTAAATGACCTGTAATATCAGAATCAACTTCAGTATTATTTACTCAAATATAAAAACCATCTAATCTTGCATCACTAAGTGTTAGTGGAACTGCAAATGGAGCATTATATCAACCATTACTTGTTCCAGGTAAAGCACCAATTGTAATAGTTGGAGCAGTATTATCATAAATTAAAGTTGTTGTATCAGAAGCTTGATTACCTGCATTATCAAATACTGTTAATGTAATATCATTGCTACCTTCAATCATAGCAGAACCAGCAATTGCTTTTGTTAAATCAAAAGTGGCAGGAACAGCTGTATTAGCATTAGCTATAACAGTATTATTACATGAAATTGTATAACCTTTAACACCAGCAGTTGCATCTGTACCTGTTAAATCAAATTGTGCTGTAGTATAGCCAGATTGTGAAGAAATAACACTTGTAGTTGAAGTAATATCAACAACAGGAACTACTGTATCAATAGTAATAGTAAATGTTGCAGAAGCAGTATTTCCAGAATCATCTTCAACATCAACTTTAATAGTCTTAACGCCATCATTATTACTTAATGTTAAATCATCAGTTTCATCTAAAGTGCCAGCAGTTTGTGTTTCATATGCTGGTGGAGTTTGTCCTGAAATTTCTTCATAAATTCTATATTTAACAACACCTGTATCAGTATCAGTTACATTAACTCTAACACCATGATAATTAATATAAGAATTGTTTGCAATAGTTATAGGTTCTTCACCTTGTTCAGGAATATTAGTAACAGTAATAACTGGAACATCTAATTGAGTATCTAATGTAATTGTTTGAGAAACTGCAGTAGAAACATTGCCAGCTTCATCATATAATGTAACAGTTACAGTTTTTGAGCCATCTAATGCACCTTGATCAAATGTTAATGTGCCATTAACTGGTGATGCAGGAATATTTCCAGTAACATCAATATTAGTTGCCATATCAGTTGCAGTAATTACATAACGAGCTGGATATACTTCAGTATAAGCAAAAGACCAATTAATAGTTGTGCTCTTTGTTCTAATATGACTTCCAGTTGTTGGATCTGTAAGAGTTAAACTATTAACAACTGGTGCAGTGCGGTCATAAATAATTTCAGCAGTATCATAAATAGCTGATTTATTATTTACACTATCCATAAATTGTACATGGTAATAATAAGTACCATCAGTACTAAAATCTGTAGCTTTTGTTTGAGAAACTGCTTCTCAGTTTGCTGCACCATATTCTGTATCACTTTCAGTTCCGATAGCATTACCATTAAATCAAACTTTCATTAATATAGCATCACCAACAGTATAGCCAATAGTCAAATTTTGAGTATTATCTTTTACATAGTGATTTGGACGGGCAATAGAACCGGTTGGTGCTACAGTGTCTAATGTTAAATTAAAATGATTGTTATTTGCCATTTTATTTACTTTCTCCTATTCTTTTAATTTATTCATTATCTTCTGGTTGTTTACCAGGATATCAGCCTCTTGAACCAGTTTCTAAATCTAAAATAAATCAAGGATGATGTTTTTGTGATGAAATATTATAGATTTCTTGTCCTTCAACAGCTGTTCTGCTATAATTTAACCCAGTATTTGGATCAGTTAATAATTCAGTTCTTTCTGAATTTTCTACTCCAACAATTACTTTTGAAACATTTAGTCCAAAAAATTCCTTATTATTAATCATTAATTGATTATCTCTAATTGGATGTAATACAACTTTTGCCATTGTAATCACCTCAAAATTAGCTTACTGTAATAAAATAGAATGTACCTGGGTCAATAGATTCTAATTCATTATATTCTGCTAAAGTGCCTCACCAGAATTTGTTATTAAATCAAGCAATAGTTTGTTGATTAATTTGATTTGCTTGTGTTGCACTTGTTGATGCCTCAACAGCTTTATTACCAGCTACAATTGCTTGTGCTGCTGCTTCATTTTTAGAAGCTTCAGCTGCTGCTGCATATGTTTGTAATACTTGGTCTGATACTGGATTTACCCAAGTTAAACCATTAGTATTATCTTTAACAAGCATTTGTCCTTGTGAAGCATTTGCATAGCCCTTAAGAGTTAAACCTTGTTGAGCTAAATAAATAATACTATTATCATCAGATAAATCTTTATTTACTCATTTTCCTAATGTACTATCATATAATAATACTTGATTAGCAAGTGGATCATTTATAACAAAACGACTGTCTTGGCCTCCACCACTGCCAGTGATATAAGGTAAATCAGCATAGGCATTAACACCATCACCAATTTTTAAACCACCTAAATCTGTTTCTCAAGCAGGTTCACCAGCAAGTAAAACACCAAGTTCACCTGCTTTAAGTTTAGCTTCTAAAACAGCTTTACGACCACGTTTAAATTGAATTGTTTTAATTTCTGCCATCTTAGAATATTCTCCTTTAATATATTTTGAATATCTACTAAATAATTTAGCAATAAATAAAGCCTTAAATTTTATTTCTTAATTCTTGGATCATCTATTTCTTCATAATTATTTATAGCATCTTTTGAAGCTACAATAATTAATCCAGGGACAATTGTTCCAGTAAGTTTATTTCTTAAAACTTTATTTTCATCAGGATAGATAGCAAAGCTTTCTTTTACTTTGCTATCTATTAATTGTTCATCTATTGTTAGCTTATTAGTAATTGTTTGAATAATATTAATAGTCATAATTAGCTCCTTATAGTTGTAAGTCAGATACACAAGTTAAATTATCATCACTTGTTGGGCCACAAACTGTTAAATATGGACCAAATGCTTCTAAAATTTCTTCTGGTGTATCTAAATACTCTAATATATGTAGTTTAGGGTCTGAACCAGCTTGTTCTTTATAAACACCTGAGAACCAAGCTTTAGTGTTTACTGCAGGTTGATTTAAACTTCCAGCACAATATAAGTCAATTCTATTTAAAAATCTACAATTTCTACAGAAACTATCACCTATATAAGTTACTCTATTTGGTACTGAAATAGATGTTATTCTTGTAGCAGTAAATGCATCTTCACCAATCTTTTCTAAACCAAGAGGTAAATTAATTTCAGAAATTTTAGCTCCTCATAAAGCTCCTTGCCCAATTTCTTTAATTGTATTTGGTAAAGTAATTCTATTTAAATAATTATAATCATTTGAACCAGATAGTCCATAGTCAGGAATTTTTTCAGTTCAAGCAAATTCAATATTGCATTCACTTCCAATTGGACCTGCTGTTAATAATTTTGGACAATTATCTCAAATAGAACTACCAATAATAACATTATCAGTATTCATAATAACTTTTTCTAAATTATAACAATTTGCAAAAGCTCTTCCTTGGATATATCCAGTAAATGTTGTGCCAATTAAAGTAACAGTACTTGGAATTATAATACTTGTAATTCCTGAATTTTCAAAACAACTTGCACCAATAGTTTCTAATGTATCTGGTAAAGAAATAGCTATTAAAGATGTACAAGCTCTAAAGCACTCATCACCAATACGCTTAATTCCATTTGGTAAAATAACATTAGTTAACTTAGAACATTCTCTAAATGTAGCATTTCCAATACTTCCAATTTTTGAATTAAATGTTGCAGATACTAAATTTTTACAAGCACTAAATACTTGTCCACCAAAAGATTTAATATTTTGTGGAATATTTACAGTAGTAATATATGGACAGTTTGCAAATACACCATCACCAAGACGTGTTAAATAATCTGTCATAACTACATGATCTAATTTAGTTGCCATAAATGCATAGCTATCTAAATAGCTTACATCTCAAGCTAAATCAACATCTACTAAACAACGTGATGGATTTACTGTTTTACTATTAAAGTTATCACTAAATCTATATTCACCACGACCATAGACTTCAATTATATATGTGCCAGCTTCAGCATATTCATGTGTTACATGAAGTATACCACCAACATCTTGATAAGTTTCTTGTGGACTTCCATCACCAAAATCAATAATTACTCTATTATAGTGTGTTGAATCTGGTATTATACTAAATGCCATATAAATTGTCTTATCTGGAATTAAATCACCATAAGAAGTACCAGCTCTATAATCATAATAATCACTAATATACTCATAAGGGTCTGTTATTTCAGCTTGACTGTGTGGCCATTGTTCAGGAATAACTACTGTTAATCTTGTAGGCATTGTATATTCTACTCATTTAGCATATAATTGAACAGTTTCATTTACATCTAAATCTTCAGCTTCAACTGTTTTAATTGCAAAATCTCAAATAGTAGTAAATGTTTGATCTTTATATCATGCCTCAATAATATAACCTTTGTCATATTGTGCACCTGGATGTTCAACTAAAGTTTTATAAGTAATTAATTGATCACTTGGTTTAGTTCCCTTAGAGCCATTATTAAATTGAACTCTATATTTTTTAGGTGTACATAAAATATCAATAATTTTATCTTCTCATACAGCAACAGAAGTATCATATGTATATGGAATATCATTTACACTTATTTCTGTATTTTCGTAATGAGAATCAAAGTTTGCAGTAATTTTAAATTCTTGTCCTGCTAAGATAAAGTTAGTTAAATCTACTTCATCATTATAAAGTATATGATAATTTAAAACTCCTGGAACAGTATTAGTTGTTAATTGATAAGAATTAATTGATGTTGATTGAACATTATCATTATTATCTTTTACAAAAATATAATAAGTTCCATAATTATCTATTTCATAATTAGTATTAAAGTTTTCAACTGCAGGAATTACATCAACTCATGCATTTTCATCAGGTTCATCTTGATTTAATTGCACTTGATATCCACTAATACCAACATTATCATGCGCACTAATTGCAATTAAATTGTAAGAAGCTGCACTTGCACTAACTGTTGGCAATGATGAATCTTGTCAATGAGCATATAAAGTATAATCTCTATCAATTGGACGACTAAAGTTAAATTCTTCTCCAGCAATAGCTTCAGTAAATCAGTTAATAAATGTAACTGATGGATCATTTCAGACTAATTGTTGAGACGTAGCTAAAGTATTTCAATCTACTATTTCTACTGGTCCATAACCAGGCGCAAAAACAGCCTGATCATATTGCTTAATAAAATTAATAGTATATTGTCTAACAGATTCAGTATATACTGCATTAACATCTAAGTCTGTTGTAATTAAAGTTTCTCTATTTCAAACATCTCATCTACTAAAAGTATAATCAGTTGAAATAGATGATTCTTTAGTTGGGTCTAAAATAACTTTAGTAAGATAATTATTTTGAATTACCCAAGCACTATTATAGAATTCGCCATCATTATAGAATGTAACTAAGCATCTAACAATTTCAGCATCTATTCTTACTTCTGGATATCTTGTTTCAAATGAAACTAAATCTGCATAAGTAATTTCATTTACATGAATAACACCAGTAATTTGAGCTTTTGCAACATTATCACCTTTTTCATCTAAACCTGTTAAAGTATCTAATTTGTCATAGAATTGCTTAATTTGTGCAGATGAAGAATAAACTTCATCAATGCCAATTAATCTTATAGAAGATGTTGCAGCCATAGCCATAACATAGTTATAAGAATTAATTACTGAGCTTGGAATATCTTCAAGTCATAATGATTTTAAATTAGATAAATCTAATGTAGCATTTGGATCACCTAATTCAAATACTTCTAAGTTAGGGTGATTTCTAATTGCTAAGCTTGTTAATGTATTTGGTAAATGAACTTCTTTTAAGTTACCACCAGTTGGGAATATACAACCTTTAATAGCTGTATTCTCAAAGTGAACTTCTTCAATACTAATACATTTACTTAAGTCAATTGTTGGAGTTGCTTCAGCAGTACCACTTTGACCTGCAATACCTAAATTTGGACAGTTTCGTGCATCTAAATATGTAAGTAAGTTATTAGCACCAACATTTAAACCACGAAGTTTTTCATTTTGAACAGTTTTATTACCAATAACTAATCTTTGTAATTTTATTGCTTTAGAAAAGTCTGCATAACCAGGTTGGAATAATGATAAATCACCGACATCTTTTAGTAAATCAGCTGAATATAAAATTACAACTGAGTCAACACCTGCTGGATCCCAATGCTCTGGTGCTTCAATAACAGTTTTAACATCTTTTTCAGCACGATGAGTAACTGTTAAATCATCAATTGCTTGATCAAATACACCTGTTACATAACAGTTAATATAAGGTACAACTTCAAAATTACTCTTTGCATAAGCACGAAGCATTAAAGTAGTTCCTTTTGCATCTCCTGTTAAGTATTTAGAATCCATATATCTAAATCTATTTGCTAACCACCATCTACGTTGCTCAGCTTTTGAACCTTGAGCCATACCTAAATAAGTAGCATCTTGATTATAAATATAAGGATATAAATATTTAGTATAAGCATCTTCATTAAAAATTGATTCACTTCATTTAGCTTGATGATCTTGATAATATTTTTCAATGGTATCAAAACTTCAAACTGGAGCCCCATCACCAGCGCCATTAGAACGTAATTGTTCATACATAGCTTTTAATTCTGGTTGGAATGCATCTCTTACATTGTTTCAGAATACTGAATCTTGGCCATTATAAATATATGCACCTTCTTGTAAATCAGTATCTTCTTTATCATAGTTAAATACTAAAAGACCTTCATTGTTGATACCTAAAGCAGTGTCCATGTCATATGGAAGTCAGAATCATCTATTTCCACCATCACCTGCTTGTCTGCTCTTATAATAGCAAAGCATTGCATTCTTTGCACGTGAGTCAACCATTAAGAATAATTCAGTAAATAAATAATAGTATAATGTAGAATTCTTATTAAAATGTAATGTGAACTCAGTTTTAAATTTATTTAATTTTCTTGCTTTTTCTTCTTCTGAATCTGTATCTAAACGTTTAGTTTGAATAATTCAATCTAATAATTCTTGTAATTTATCTAATTCACCTGCACCAGTACCATATGGATGTTCATCATCGCCATATTCTTCTGGGTAACGAGATTCAAATGAAGAAGCTCAGTCAGCTAAATCATTTGTTTTAAATAATACAAGTGGTGTAGTATTATTAATAAATTCTCAACATTCATCACCATCTTTGAAGCCAAATGTTCTCTTATTATCCTTGTCATTATTGAAATTCATTTTTCCATAGAAATATGTTTTTTCACCATCATTATGGAACATAACAATTGGAAAACCATCAATACCAACACGGATACGTTTTTTACTATCTGTGCTTCCTGGAATATCTTCATCTGGTAATAATTCAGGAGGTGAGAACCAATTCTTAGTATCTTCAAAATATCTAACTAATTCAACGTTATTAGTACCTTCTGAAGAAGCAACGTCAGCTTTAAATGTAAATGTTTTTTCTTTCTTAGAATCATCTCCACGCATTTTATAATGTTCACTTCAGTTTCCATTATCATCATAGAAACCACCTTCAAATTTAATCTTGAAGTTCTTTCTAAAATAGTATTGTGAAGACGTACCTTGAACGTCTACTCTTGCATTTTCAGCTGTAAAATCTCTATCTGGGTCTGCTAAGTTAACATAATCAACTTGCATATATTTTCTATCTTTCTTATATGCTGGTAGGTCTGGGCCAATTAAAGTCATATAAGGTAAATCACCTAAAGCAGCGATTTTTTCAACAGTAATATTTCCAGAATCATCATAGTTATCATTATGTTTATATAATCTTGCTTTTTCAACAGGGTCATTAATATCTGCAATTCAGTTATTAACAATTTGTTGTCTTGTCAAGTTATTATCATAAATCTTTAAATTATAAATATCTACTGTAGAATCATTTGAACCAATTTTAATAATACTTGGAGGAGTTTGTTTAAAAGTGTCACCTTCAACATATCTACTTACACCAGATAGAATACCATTAATATACATATAAATTAATCTTGTTCTAAATGTTTCAGTTCCTTCAGTACGTTTTTCAACTACAAATGATAATCTTACTCTGTCACCTTCTTTATATTGAGTTGATAAAGCAGATTGTTGAGATTGTAATCTTGCTAATTGTGAAGTTAAATAGAAACCTTTACCAGCAACAGCATAGTAAATAGAAATTCTATCACCTGCTAAATAATGTGAAGTTTCATCATGTGAACTACCAATTTCTTCAAGACTAATACCATATTCATCTTCTAATTGTTCAAATGTAACTTTAGTATTATCTAAATCTCAGTCAGTTCCATCAAAAACAAATAAATAGTTTCCATGAACACCTGTTACTTTTGCAGCAAATTTTTCATTATCTACATTAGCAACAATAAATCTTAATTGACGAGTATCTTCACCTGCATATCCTTGTGAATATGTAATAGAATCAGTACCGTCTAAGCATTCAATAATTCTACTTTCAAAGTCCTTAATATCTCTTGTAGCAATTTCAAATTCAAATGTTTTACCTGTAACAGTACAGTCTTTTTCAAATGGTTTATAGTCAATTTCAACACGAGCATCACCAGAAACTCTTAAAACTGTATTATTATTTTCATCTAATAACCAACCATTTGAAACCCAGTTAAATCCAGTTAATGTACCAGAAATATTATGATCTAAATCATCTCATTTAGTACGTTTATCAATAGCTTCAGTATTACTTCTACCATAAGCACTTAATGATAATGCTAAAGCTGCAGTAACTGGTTCAACATGAATAGTTGTTTCATGAACATAAATAATAAATGTTTTTTCAACTGTTCCAGTTTTAATTTTTAATGTGTGTGAACCAACATTATCAAATCTATTTTCTCAATTTTGGAAACCTGTTCCAACTGTAATAGGTTCTTGGTCAACTCCATCAATTTGTAAAATAACTGTTGAAGTATTTTTACCTGGAGTATAAACTCTATATCTAACATTGAAAGATACATATTGTTCTTGTTCAACTGAAGCATCAAAAGGTGAAGCAATAATTGGAGTATTATTACCTGCTTCATAACAAATTAAATCATAGAATAATTCATTAGATCTAACTGTTTCACCATCTAATTCTGCTTCAAAATATACTCTTAATGTATGTGAGCCATGTGTTAAAACAGCTTTTGGAAGTAATCTTGTTAATTGTTCATTTGTTTTTTCTGTTACTTCAGGAGCACCACAAGGAATTCCATCTACAATAAAGTAAATTGTTTTACGAATACTACCAATTGGTGTATAAGTAAAAGTAACATCACCTGTATAACTAATATCATCTTCAAAATTAGAAGTTAATCTTAAAGTAACACCATTAACTGAACCAATAAGATTTTTAACTGTTGAATAAGCATCAACTACTCTAACTTCAATTTTATTATTTCCTGCAACAATAAATTGTGTTAAATCAAAAGTAACAATACCTTGATTATATTTACCATTAACAACTAATTTACCGTCAACATAAACATAAACATCACCACGACCAGTTGGCTCAGTATCTCTTAAAGAAGATCAATTAATTCCAATAATACATTTTGAACCAACAGCTACATTTTGTGGCCACATTTTTTCACCTGTTTCTGGATCAATAGCAACAGAGATTTTAACAGTAGTAGTGCTTCCACCGCCACCTCCTCCACCGCCTCCGGCACCTAAATCATAAGGACCTGAGATGATAGATTCTTTAGTTCCCATACCAGTAACTGGATCGACATCAGAAGTTAAATATCAAAAAGCCTTTCTTGCTAATTCTTTTTTAGCATCAAAATATAAACCTTTAGCTTTTCCTTTTGTAGCTTCTTCAATTAGAGGCAAAGCTGTTTCTGAGTCAAGTTTACTATTTAATTCTTTACGTAAATCTGTAATTGCATCTATTGGGTGTTGATTTGGTTTATCACGATTAATTAGTCTTTCATGATCTTTTACACCACCACCAGCTGCAACTGAACCACTTAATTCTTTTGTGGTATTAGTTATTTTTCCACTAATTTTATCAGCCATTTTTTAGCCTCCAATCTTTAATCACAAATAATAAATTTTGTTTTATTAACTACAGTTTTTACACCAGTAATATGTTCATCATCGTCATCATAATGATCTAATTTTAATTTAATTGCATAATAATATTTACCAGGATATAAATCTATTGTATCTTCTGGCTTTATTTCAATATTAATAACAGTAGATTCCCCTTCTTCACCATCAATATAGTCTTCTACTGTAAATTTTTTCTTTAATAATGCATCTTCAAACATTTGATGAGGATCCATTAAGCCAAAATATAGAGCATCTTTATCTTTTAATCTATAAACTTGTTCATTTTCATCTGTTAAATCTAAATCAAAAGAATAAGTATCTCCACGATTAATTACTATAATATTTCCAGGAATTGAAATTACTGACATAGTTTTTCTCCTTTGAATTTTTTTCTACAAATAATTTAGCAAATAAAACACTTAAATAAAAAGCTTAGAAATTAATCTAAGCTTTTTTAATTTTTTATTCAGGAATATATGTTGGATTAACTGTAATTACAATTGTTCCTTCAGCATCAGCTGGAATATAAGCTTTCTTAATACGACATTCATCTTTATTCTTGCCAGATTTTCAAACAACTGCTGCATCAGCACCTTCTAAATCACTTGTTTGAAGAATTGTGCTTTCAACACCATTAATAAGTACTGCAGTAATTGCAGATGGGTGAGGAACATCTTTATTATTTAAATTATGATCAACTTTAAATTGGAAATCTTTTAAAGCATTAATTATAACTGGGCCAGTGATAGCTGCACCACTTTCAGCAGTATTTTCAATAACATAATTTGCATTATTTACAAATGTTAATGTAACATCTGGTAAATCAAGAACAACTTTTAAAGTAACTTCAATATCACCAGCAACTTTTGTTAAAGTATAATATTTCTTAGCATCAGTTGGGTTATTAAGTTTATTATAGTTATTATTAACCTTTTTAGCCGAAACTTCGCAAGCATAACCTGCAGCAAGGTCACCAGCTACATTAAAGTAAACTTTAGCAACATCACCAGTTGCATCATTAGATGGTAAACCATTTGCATCATTATATGCTTTATCTAAAACTGTTCAAACATTATATTCTACACCATCAATTTCTTGAACTTCAGGTTCACCTAAAACTAATAAATTACCACTAATTAAAGCATTATCTAATTCTGGGAGAGCTGGAGGATTTGTAGCACCAGGACCATACTTCATAAATTTTTCACAATGGTCTGCACCACGGAAAACTCTAACTTCTGGTAAATTTGCTACTGGATAATCAACAGGAGCAATAAATTTATAAGTAATAACATGTGCTGGAATTTCATCTTCTTTAACTGCATGTAAATCAAGAGTTAGATCTTTATTAACTTTTGTAATTCTATACATACCAGGAATGCCAATATTCCATTGAGTCTTAAAATTATTATATCCATCGGCTGGTGTGATGCTGTCTGGAACAATTACATAACCTTCTGTATTTCAAACAGGTCTAAAGTTAAATTGACCAGTTTTATCAATTTCTGGATAACCAAAATCACCGTCTCTTGCATACATTTGACGACCATCTTTAATGTAATCACCATGAGTTTCTGGGGCATCATCAATATCAATTCTTTCTGGACAAGCATATCTAAATACTTCAATTGAGTCTGCTACATAAACTGTTTCAGTTTCTTCTGTTAATTCATCAACAATTTCAACTGGACAATATGCATGATCTTTTGCTGGGCGTGGATCATCATCACTTCTTTTTACATAATTAATAATTTCAATTTTTTTAGGAGCTCTATTATCTAATTCAGCAACTAATCTATTATATTCAGTTTTAGTTACAAACTTAGCATCAATTTCTTCTTTAGAATAAGCACCTTTATAAACAATTCAATCACTTGTAGTTGGTTCAATATTTGGAATAACTTTTTCAACACCTTCTGGATAAGCAACTTCAAATACATCACCTTCAACATTAATTTCCATATCTGGAATATAAATAAGTGGTCTATTATTATATGAAGCAAGTACTACTTCTTTTTGATGAACTAAACCTGCTTGAGCATAAACTAATGTATTTTCAATAGCAGTGATTTCATCAATAATAGCTAAACCTGTATGATATTGAGTATCAACAATTTGATTTGCATATAAATCTTCACTATTATTAATAATTACTTTTTCAAGATAAGCAGCAGTATCAGCTACGCCACAATCGCTATTTCCAGGATAATATTCTAAAGTATCTTCAATATCTTTACCTAAACGTAAACTTGAAGTTTGCACTTTTCCAATAATGTTATCAACACCATCATTACCTAATACAATATAACCATTTTCTGCTTTGATAGCTTCATCTTCTGCCTTAATAATCATATCACCTTTACTTGTAAATTGAATATTTTTAGCAGTTTCAAAAACACAACCAGCTGCTTTTTCTAAATAAGCTAAAGTGAACTCATTTGATTTAAATTTAATACGTCTTGTGCCAGTGTGTAAAATAAATGAATCTAAATCATTTATGTCTGTACTCTTATAGTAGAAATCTTTAATAAGAAAATCTACTCTATAATCAGCAACTGTTGGATTAACAACAATATGTTTACCAGAAAAATCACCTGAAATAACATATTCAAATTTATCAGAATCTGGTGTTAAAACAATTTCATAATCACTTACATCAATTGGATCACCATCAACTAAAATTTTAGCTGGGCCAACAATATCTGCATAACTTACTAATGTTGGAGTAGCTTTTGCTGAATTATTAATAATTTCAGTTCCTTCAGCTATAAACTTAATACCATATTTTTCTTCAGAAGCATTACTTGCATTATATAATTTATTGCAACCTTCGCCAAAAGTAATTTTAGAATTAATAATTCTCTTAATACCATTTGCAGATTTGCCTTCAAATGCAGCTTCTTTACAATTATTAATCTTATATTCACCACCAAGAATTAATAATTTACCATCATCAGTTTTTCCTTCTGAAGCACTAAATGCATCATTTGCATTTTCAACTTCAAAATAACCATTAGTAATCTTTAATAATTTACCACCATGAATAGCATCATGATAAGTATCTAAATAAGCATGAATATTACCATTAATAATTAATTCAGAAGCTTTAATACCATGACCTGCATTATTTTTAATTGTTAAATAACCAATACCATTAAGCATTAAATTATTTTCTGAATGTAAAGCACCAAGAGATTCTTCGCCATTTTCAACTAATAAATAGTTTTTAGAATTATTTATAATTTCAACAACAAGCTTTCCAGCTTCTGGTGTATAGTTAATTGCTGCAGCTGCATCAGATTTAATATTAACACCATTTAAAATAATTTTAGTTCTATTATTAACAGCAGCTTCACCTTCACCAATTTCAATGTGACCAATTAAATCACCACGTAATTCATATACACCACACACATCTAAATGAACAGTTCCTTGAGGCACTTTAACATTATTAACATAAAAACTAATAGATTCAACTCCACCATTTTTATCATATAATCTAAATGCTCTGTTAGTTTCAGATAATCATTCTTGACTAACTTGATTAGCTAATTCTTGAACTTTTAAAACACCATTTTCAGAAGTATTTTCAGGAACATCTAAAGCATTAGTAATTTTATAAGTACCAGTTTCAATAATATCATTTAAAGATTCACCCTCATATTCTGCAAAGTTATTAGCTTTTACAAAAAGTTCATTTTCATTAAGAATAACATCACCATTAGCAGTTAGTTTATCTTGTTTATTTTCTTCTAATTCATTAACATTTTCTACAATATTATCAACAGAATTATCTAATTCAAGAACATCTTCTGATAAAGCTTGTACAGTAGCATTGTCAGCTTTAGTAGCTACAGCTATATTTAAAACATTAACTTCATCTACAAGTTCATTAATTGCATCAGTAGCTCTTTCAACACCATTTTCAATGTTATTAAGATTTTTTGCATTTAATCTTGTTTGATCATTCTTTCATGTTGTTTTTTGATAGTTATCAATTCTATTCATTAGTTTTCTCCTTAATTATCACTACAATATAAATCTTCTGAACATAATAAATCTTCAGAACAAATTGCTACTTGCTTCTTAGTTTCATCTCTGATAACTAAAATAGATGGTTGTTTCATAATTCTTGCTGGAGCGTTTGGAACTACTCTTGGATTATATATTGCAATAATTTTATAGTCCATCAAATCATCAAAATCATTTTCATAAAACTTTTCTGTAAAAGCTGCACTACCAACTAAATTAATTGCAGTAATATTACCCTGTTCATCATAAGTGCCTGTAAAATAAACACCATCTTCTGAATATTCATTTCATTTAATAGTACCACTTTCTAAAATAGTAAATGCTGAATATTCATAAGCATTATCATTTTCTTTTTCATTATCACCTTGATTAAAACAGAAAAGAACTTGAGCTAATTTTCTAAAATCTCCACCAACTTTACAAGTAAATACAATACTTGAGCCTTGATAAATAGTAGAAATTACTTTCTTTAAATTATTTATTGGAACAGTGTTTAATTGAGTTTTTATGTTAACAAATTTTGCCATCTTAAATCACCTCTAAAATTCCATCTGCTTCAGAGAATAAAGTATAATTTTCACCATCAATTGTGCAGTCTAACATCATTCTATAAACATCATGTTTTAAAGTGTTTTTTTCTGATGGAATATAAATTTCAATTTCATTAAAGTTTTCTGTTCTTGTAATAACAGCATCTTCTTCAGAAATTAAAACTTCATGTAATACGTCAACAATACTAAATTTAAAATCTTCTAAATAACCAAGTATATCAATATCTCCATCAATATCGCCATCAAATACAAAATAAAGTTTAATTGGTGCACCTTTTTTGCAAGAAACACCAACATATTCACCCTTAATATTATAAATGATTTGCATATCTGTGAAACTATTTAATTTTTTATCATCATCTAATATTTCTTCTTGTAAATAATCTTTTCTATTAAGATGATGGTCATAGTTATAAAACATATCTCTTGCCATTTTAAGTCTCCTTAAAAAGATTTTTTCAATCTCGTTTAATTTAGCAAATATTTAAAGTAAAATAAAAGTCATAGCTAAACTATGACTAATAATTGTATCCTTTCATGAAAAGTCAAATTGTAAATATTATAATCATTATTATTATCAACAATCATAATATCACATTTTCATATTTTTTCATAATTGTCTCCAATAAAAAAGCGGTAAAATTTAACTTTTACCGTTTATTTAAAATATAATATTATTTTGCAGCTTTTTTAGCAGTTGCTTTTACTTCAACAGTATTAACTTTCTTTGACCATTTGCACATTTCAGAAATATAATCAATTAATTTCTTAATAATTTTTTCATCAAAAGCAATTCCTGCAGCTTCCATAGCTGTTTTAATTCCTTCAAGTGCCATATTTAATTTATCTTCAGATGTCATATCAGGATGAGTTTTTGCAAATTCTTCAACATCTGCCATAACTTGCTTAGCAATCTCAGTAATTAATTTTCAGTTCTTATCTTTAATAGATTTAATTATTAAAAGTACGAATGCAACAATAGCTGAAGCAGCTGAAATAATTTCTGGTAAAAGTTTTAAAATTTCTAAAAAGATTTCCATTTCAATTTTCTCCTTTGCTTAAATTTTATTCTTCATCTTTGTCTTCTTTATTTTCTACTATGCCAATACTAACAAGCTCTTTTTCTTTTTTCTTTCCCCTCGTTTGTGGAGCTGTAGCAGCTGCTCTTGCAAAAGTAAGACCAAGTGCCCTTAATTGATCAGCATCAATTGTAGTTCTTTCAACTGGTGTAACTGGTAAATCATCCATTTCTTCTTTCCATGCATTAACATATTCTAAGAAATGATTTCCACCTAAATCCCTATATGTTTTATATAGCTCATGTCAGTTTGCTTTAGTACTTGCAGAAGCATACCCATCTTCACGACAAAGATCTAAAATAGCTTTCATTCTGTCTCTTAACATTGTAACAGTACCAGTTGTATTTGCAGCAAGGTCAACTTTAATTTCATTGATTTCAGAAAAAATATTTTCAATCTTATCATTAATAGGTTTTGATTCTTCTCTAAAAACTGTACGAATTGAATCAGTTAAACGTTGTTGTTTTCTTTCTTCTTCTTCTTGTTCTCTTGCCAATTCTCTTTCATTTACTCTTTTAGCTTTGAACTTACCACGTTCTGCTAAATACCCTGAAATACCTAATACACCTAAAACTGTACCAAGTAAACCAACTACTGCTATTACTATTTCTAATCATAATGGCATAATATGTGCCTCCTATATTCTAAGACTACACAGACTAAAACTGTGCCCATAATCATTTAATTTAGCAAAAATAAAATAATAAATTATTATTTTTATTTTATATTAGACTAATAAAAAAATAAGTAGCTTAAACTACTTATTTTTAGCAAATATTTTCTTAAAGAATTCTTTAATTGCACGTAAAAATCTTGTTAACCAGTTTTCGACAGGTTTTGGTTCAATAGGATCATCACTTAGATCTTTATTTTCATTAACAGTAATTCCCCAATATTCATCAACTGGATAATCTTTACTCATTAATAATTTTCCATCATAGCCTCAATTTTGTCCTCAAGAATTTTGAACAATTCATTGACCTTCTGCTGTTCAACCAACAATAATCATTGCATGATAACCACGTAATTCTTTTGTTTTAGTCTTAGTTAGATTTCTTGCAAAGTCTGTATAAACAGGAACACAAATTAAACAGCCACCCCTATCCATAACTGCAGCTTTAATATCTTCTTCAGTATAGCATCTATAATAATTAATAATTTTGTGAGGTGCAGCTTTTTCAGCTAAGGCATCTTTTTCTGCTTCAATTAATTTTTGAACTTCTGGATATTTTTTATTATAAGGAAAATCTGTATAATAAACATCACCACATTTATTTAATTGCTTTAATGCTTGTCTCATATACATACCTTCACCTTTAAAATCAGTGTCGGCACGATTTCCATAAATATATCCACGAGAATATTCTTTATGTTTTTCATAGTTAACTTCTTCACCTTTTGATAAAGCTGTAGAACAAGAATGAGCAACACAAGAACCTACTGAGCCTTGATTTAAAATTTCAGTTTCAGGTGCTTCATATTCTTCTGGAAATTCTCTAACTTCTGCAGCAACCATTGCTGGTGTAAAGTCTCTTGTATCTTCAGGACTTGGCATAACTCCATCAAATACAATTTGATCAAAAATTTGTTTATCTAATTCTTTAATATCTTTTGTTAATCTAACTTTCTTAATCATTTACTTTCTTACCTTTCTTATGTTCATCAATATATCAAGCAGCATATTTACCACATTGACTTGCCGCATCTTCAGCTCAGTATTGATCATATGGAGGATTTTTCTTTCCTTTTCTTTCTCTAAATTCTTGAACCCAATATCTTGTTGCTGAATGTAATGCAATAGTAAATAAATAGAATGGGCCTGTTCATAATTGACAAATAGTGTGTCCAAATTCATGCGTGTCTAAATAGCTTTCTGTTGACTTTTGATCTCTAACAAACATTAATCCCATTTCAAAACCACCCCAGTATTCTGGGCCAGCTGAAATTGCATATATCCATTTATACTTTTTAAAATGAATATATTCTCTAAAAAATAATTTTGCATATAACATAACTAATGTAATAATTAGTCCAACTACAGTTTGAATAATTCCTCAAGTGCAAGCAAGTAAATAATATAATCATCTATGCTTTACTAAAAATTTTGTTCAACCTGCACAAACATCAAATAAAAAATTTCCAAGTTTTCCATGGTCATATTGTCTTTTAATTTCCATAATAAACTCTCCTTATTTATGAATATAATATCCTTTTATAAATGGTCTAAAAGCTTCTTCTGTTGCAGTACCTTTCCAATCAGTCTCACTTTTACGCCTAATTAAATATACTTCAAAATTACCACAATCTGCAATTACTTTACCAGAATATTCTTTATAAATATCATAATCTGGGTCATCTTCCAATAAATCAGGAATTTCATAATTATCAGACTCAAAATTTTCTGCTTTTGGAATTCCTATTATACTGCCTTCAGAATCTTTTCAAGTCATTCTTATTCCAGTTGTTTCATAAAGTACTTCACGCATTACATCATGATTTAAATCAGAAGCTCTTGCAGCTAAATAATGACCATTTGAAATACATAATCTTAGACCTTTTATTTTTCCTTCATTTACAACATTTTGAATGAAGTTTCTAAATTCATAAATTGAATCTGAATATCAAATTTTTTCATAAGATGGATCTTCACCTGTATATCATTTTTCATTTAATTTACTTAATTTTTCATAAATATCTAAAAAGTCCTTATTCATAATAAATTCTCCACTAAATAATTTAGCAAATAAAAAAGTAGCTGCTTTTATTCAGCTACTTTTTCTTCTTCAGGTAAGCCATAAACTTCAACTAATTTATCTATTGCTTCTTGTACAAGCTTAAGTTCATACTTAATAATAATAGTTGGAGCATTGGCTTTAATCTCCTCATTTAATCGCTCAATGCGTCGATTTAACAAGTTTAAAGCTTCCATTTTTGTCTCCCTTATAATTTATAACATTTTATTAGAAAACGCGATACAGGCCAAATTTTGAGCCTTATTATTCGATTCTAATAGCTTTATCCTTTGCTCTTTGTAAAACTTTTATATTTGTAACTATAAATTTATTTGCGTCCATATGACTTGCAGATAAATAACCTTCAGCTTTGACATAATCATGTTCAAATACAGGCGCATGACTTGGAACATAGCAATGCACATCTTCATCATCGGCTGTTATAGTTAGCCAAGCTCCATCTTCATAAGTTACAATTCCATCAATAATTACTTTATTCATTTGTCACCTCATAATTTTTTTCTATAAATACAATATTAAATAAATCAACATATTTTTCAAATGGAATTTCATCATCAACTTTTGCATTATAAGTATCAGGCCATTTACTAAATTCTTCATACTTATCATTTCCAAGTTTTAACAAATCCGCACAATAACTTGGAAGACTTCTAAATGCTCCCCAAATTCCTTTCATAGATTTTAAATCTGTTTCTGTTAAATAAACTTTGTCTCCATTTAATTTAATCATTTAATACCTCCGAAAATAAATTATATGGTTTTGGTTTGTCATTAACTTCTTGCTTTGGAACAATCCATTTTAAAGTTGGAAAACCGTTGTAGTTTGTATTAAAAATAAACCAGCAATAACAAGCAGCAGAGCCAATCTTTTTCTTGTTGCCATCTTTATCTAACTTAAAAGTTCCATCTTCATTCTTTTGATATCGCTCATCATTTTTATAACAAGCAACACGCTTAGAATAAATATAAACTGTTTCAAGTTTCTTTTGATTAAATATTTTTTCTAATCTTTCTTGTCCCTCTAAAAATTGAACTTTTAAAAACAATGCCATTTTTCGGCCAGGTTTTAATTCTTTTAAAGCATGATCAACAAATTCTGTTTGAAACATATATGGTGGATTTGTTATAATATCATAATCAATATCTTTATAAGTAAAAAAGTCAATTCCTGATTTTCCAAATCCATGATCATATAAATCTGTTGAAATTACTGTTTTTCCAAGTTCTTCCATTCTTTTAGAAAGATTACCAGATCCACAACAGGGTTCTAAAATTGTGTCTCCAAATTGTTCAACTTCAAATAAGTCATCAATACATTCTGGGTCTGTTGCATAAAAGTCTGTTGCTTCTCTTTCATCGCTTGTATGATTACTTGCACCAAGCAGTCTAAATAAATCTTCTGATGTATGCGGCATATTTTTACCTCTATTTTCTTACATATTATTATACAATATTTTCTTCACTATTTTAAATAAAAAAAGATAGAATATTAAAATTCTATCCATTATTTTTCTTATTTTCTAAAAACTTTTCAATAAATTCTTCATCAGTCATTCCATTTGGAAAATAATCACTATAAACTAAAAATGGCACAAAATCACCATTATTTGGAATTCCTGCTAAATAAAGTTTTGTATTGAATGCTAAAGACATTCTAACATCAATCACTCTTTGATTTTTGCTACCACGCCATTTATTTTTACTTGTTATATCTCTTTCTTTTAAAATAAACGGACCAACAACAGCAACATCAATATATTTCATAATTTCTAAATCTTTAACATCTTCCCACTCATAACCAGTGTAACACCAAATATCTTTTGTTGGTAATTTTTCTTTTATAAGTTTTGCTATTTCTAAAAAACCATCTACATTTTTTGGATTTAATGGTTCGCCACCACAAAATGTAATGCCCTTATAATAAGATTTTTCAAGTTCAGAAATTATTTCATCTAATAATTCTTTATAATCTGTTCCTTGATTAAAATCCCAAGCTTCTTGATTATGACAACCTTTACAATGTAAATCGCAACCAGAACAATAAATAGATAATCTTATTCCAGGACCATCTGCTATTGTGCATTTTTTAATATCTAAAATTCTCATTATTTATTCACCACATCTTTTTCTATGCTAACTTGTAGCCACCTTATTGCTAAACTGCCTAAAGCATTACCTATAATATTTATTTCAAGATAACCAAATGCTTTCCAAGCTTCTGCAGTAGATTCAAATGAACTTGCACCCAAATAAAAGCTGTTTGCAATGCAGTGCTCAGTTCCACTTAGAATAAAGCCCATTACACAAAGAATAACTGGAATTATATTATGTGTTTTCTTATAAAGTTCAACTGCAAGATAAATAAATACACCACAACTAAAACCATCAAAAAACATTTGATACCAAGTTTTAGCCATTCTTGCACTACCTTCACCAAATGGGCCATGTAAAAATTGCATAGCAGGATATAAACCATCAACTGATTTAAGACCTTTATAAAGCATTCCCATAAATATTGCAGCAGTAAAATTAAATAATAACATTACTCCAGCTTTCCAAGTATCTCGCCAAGTTTTAATATAACCAACTTTTCCAGTAAATAAATTAGCATCTAATAAAATAACTGCAATTAAACCAATACTAAATAAAAATGCACCAACGTATTTATTTTCACAATTTAAATAAATACCACCAGCCATTGCAATTAAAATACCAGCTGTAATAGATTGAAAAATAAATCTTGCTTGTTTTGTATATGGCAAATCACTTAATTTTTTTAATTTCATAATTTTTACCTCCGGTTATTGGGTCATTTTATTATTTTGACCCGATTGCCTATATATTATTATACAATAAAAGTAAGCTAAATATAGCTTATATAATAAAAGTAAGCCAAATATAGCTTACTTTGTTAATATATATGTATAGCTTCATGACCAGCTGTTCAACGATCCTCCATATCACGAGCATTAGTGCGCTCTTCATAATCTTTTGCTTTTCACTTTCTATTTATTTCAGTAGCAGCATCTTCTGGTGAAAGTATTTCTTGGGGATCATTTCTATATTTTATGATTGCTTGTACTCAGTAATCCTCTGTAGTATGTCAATTTAAATCAGCATATTCATCATAAACATCATTATATCATTTATGTGTCAAATAAACTTCTGTACTATCAATAGTAAAGTCATATGTCCTTTCGCCTTGCACACATTTCTTTAGTATATCATCAACACCAGGAAGGTCTAATATTGCTTGCTTTAAACTATCTTTTCAGTGCTGTTTCTTAGCATAAATAAGCTCAGCAGGCTCAATATTATCCTTAAATAGCATCCACCAAACTTTTTTTAATGCTTTAACTGCTCAATTATCTGGAAAAGCCTCATCTAATTTTTTAATTGCTCCATAACAAGACTTATCTTTTAAAGTATTAATATCATCAAATGAATTGTCTTTTATGCCAAGTGACTTATAAACATTCCCAAGTGGCATAAAAATATCTTCAAATTCAACACCTGGCGTTTTTTCAATCATATTTCACAATAAATTAGAATATCCTTCATTAAAACGAAATAAGTCAAGTTTTCCTTCTCTAGCAGCTTTTCAGAATTCTTGTTGATTATCATATCGTGCTCGTGCTTGGCGAGAATAATAGCTCGATTGTCGTGGTGTATAACTAACTTCATCTAACTTATTTAAGTCATCAAAAGCTTCTAGTAAACTATATTCTTTTTTCATAATTTTCTCCTTTATTAATTCTTCAAGGTTTTACAAATAATTTAGCAAATAAAAAGCTGTACTTCTACAGCTTTATTTTAAATATGCTTAACTCTATCTTCTACTTCTTTTTGTTTTCCATAATTGAAAGCAGTTTTATAGTTTCCAGTAAGATATCCTGTGACTCTACGTAATTGTTGAATATTATGACTATCACATTCTGGGCAGCAATCATTAAATTCACCAGTATAACCACAATCTAAACAAGTATCATTTGGAATATTAACTGCAAAATAAGGAATATCTTTATCCATTGCATAATTAACTAAAGTTTCTAAAGCTTCTAAATTTCCAGTTGCTGCTGATGATAATTCAACATATGTAATACAACCGGCATTAGAATAACCTGTTAATTGTGATTCAATATCAATTTTTTCAAATGCAGTTACATCTTCCCAAACTGGAACATGAATACTATTTGTAAAATATTCACGATCTGAAACATTTGGAATTACACCATATTTTTCTTTAAACTTTTTCATAGCTGTATAACAAAGATTTTCAGCTGGAGTATAATAAACACCAAAGTTTAAATGATATTTTTGTTTAAATTCTGCACAACGTTTTTTAAATAATTCTTCAATACGTTTTGCTAATGCCATACCTTCAGGAGTACATTGATTTTTGCCAATTAAGAGTTGTAATGTTTCAGCCATAGCAATTTGACCAATTACTAATGTTCCATGTTTTAAAGCACTTCTAATTCCTTCTTCTGGATGATAGCCCATCATTGTGCCATTTTCATACATAAACTTAGCTGAGTCTGCACTTTGTGAACAAATGAATTCATATCTTTCAATTAACATGTCTTTTGCTTCATTAATCTTATAATCAAGTAATTTCATGAAGCATTCAACATCTCTATCAGCTTCCATTGCTAAAGTTGGAAGAATAATTGTAACTGGACAAATATTACCACGGCCATCTTTAGTTTGTGGGTTTACACCTGGTTCAGCATTAATATCTGCACCATTTGCAGTACGACATCCCATTGTGCTAAAATAAGTTTTTGGATCGTTTCTATCATAACCAGCATTATTAGACCAGTCTACATTTGCATAATTTGGATATAATCTTTTTGCAGTAGATTTTAATGCTAATTGATACATATCATAATTTGGAGTTCCAGGTCTATCATTAACACCTTTCATATATTGAAAAATACCGCAAGGGAATATTGGTGTTCTATGTAATTTACCAACACCTTTTAAACTTCCTTCAAGTAATGACTTAATAACCATTCTTCCTTCTGAACTTGTACAAGTTCCATAATTAATAGAAGTGAAAGGTAATTGATTTCCTGAACGACTTTGTAAAGTATTTAAGTTATGATACATTCCTTCAACTGCTTGGTCTAATTCACGTTGAGTCATCTTTATTGCATATTTATATGCACCATCATAATTCTTATATTCTTTTGCATCAATTGGTCTATTTGTTGCATCATAACAGAAGAATGTTTCTTTTGGATTATCTATATTCTCGACAAATTCTAAACCATCTTTAAAATGCTTTGCAAATGATTTTCTAATATAAGGAACCATTGTCCAATCTAAATGAGTTGCAGAAACACCACCAAATTGTTGTAAACTTTGTAATTGGAAGATTACAGCAACTAATTGAAATGCAGTATTTACTGAACTTGCTGGTCTAATATCTGTTTGCCTTGTATTAAAACCTTTTGCTAATAAATCATCAAATGGAATTGATAAACAGTTGTGCATTCCAACAGCATATGAATCTAAGTCATGAATATAAATTTCATTATTTAAATGATTATTTCTTGACTTTTCAGACATACAATAATCTAATGCATATTGCTTTGTAATTACACTATCTGCTTCACCTTTTCTTCCACCAAAAGATTTCTCGTCAACATTAGCATTTTGATTAACAATATCAAAACCAAATAATTTGTCGCCAACTTCTTTTAATAACTTAGATTTGCCTTGTCTAATTCTTGTTCTTTGATCTCTATACAAGATATATTGTTTTGCAGTTGCTTTAAACTTACTAACAAGTAATGTTCTTTCAACTAAATCTTGAATTTGTTCAACATCTAAATCTTGTATTTTTTCACACTTACTTACTACTGAATTTGTAACCTGATCAATTTCATCTTCAGTCATTTCTAAACTTCTACTATTAGCCTTACTAATAGCAGATCTAATCTTGGAACTATCAAAATCACGCTTAGTTCCATCACGCTTTGTAATTAACATAAAAATCACCTTCCTGGAGTCAGTTATCTGTTATTCTCCAAATTTGTAGAAAATTAAAACCGCTATCAATTTTTTATATTAACAGCGGGATCTATTGTACTTAATTTAGCTTATCTTTTTGGTGCTAAAGATCGTGTATCAACTAAGATAGTTTTTCATGTGGTATTAAGAGTTCTTTGTCAGATTTTTCTCATACCATCTTGTAATTCATATTTTATTTTTATTAATAATTGTGAAAAATCAGAAATATTTTTTGCATGTGCACTATAAAATTGATCAAAAGATAATAAAGTAAGATCACACATTATTCTTTTTTGATTTCTACTTTCTCTACTTCCATCACCTTTGCCACGAAAAATAAAAGATGCATTTATAGTATCTCCACCAGTACTAATTCATCCAACTTGATATTTTGGTCCAAGTACATTAGTATTAAAAATTTCTTCTTCACTTGGAATTTTTACGTCTTTAGCAGCTAAAAGAAATTCATTTAAAATATTAAGATTTAATAAATTATAAAAAATTCATTTTCCAGCACGTTCAGCAGAAGCATAAGAATTAGCAGGTATACGTTTTACAAAATAGCTAACAATTGTTTCTTTTGAATCAAACATTGTAGAAAGTAATGGCTTATCACCAACTTGTCCCCTACTGCCATAATGCAACTGTGTTCAATTTTCTGGTTTTATAAGTTGATCAAAATAAGATTGTCATTGCCAATCTGAGTCTATTCAATTTAACACATCAATTGGTTGTAAATTTGTCATAAATAAAAGTCTCCTTTTACTATTAATTTAGCAAATAAAGGAGACTTATTTATCTCTATATCTTTATGGAATAATTACAGTTGATACATCATCTGAACTCATATATGTTTCTGGTAAGATACCATTCCATTGTTGAGTATAATAATACTTGATAAGATTTTCTGCACCAACTTTTAATTCAGCATCACTTACTAAAGTGCCATCTGGCTTAACTAATGTATTAATTCCCTCGTCAGTTGTAACTACTGTCCAGCCGTTAATGGAAGCTAATCTTTGCATTGCAATACTGGCCTCTTTACGACCTTGGTACTCAGCACTATCAGCACCAATTTGTGCAACATCTTTATCAGCTTGTGCCTTAATTCTTGCAACTTCTGCTTCAGCTTCAGCTCTCTTTGTTGCTGCCTCAGCTTCTGCTTCTGCTTGTAAAATAGCAACTTGTTTTGCATTTTCTGCTTCGGCTAATTTTTGTTCTTGTTCAATTAAAGCTTGTTGTCTCTTTTGTTCTTGTGCAACTTTTGCAGCAACAGCTGCTTCGAAGTCGTCTGTAAAGTCTATATTTGTAAGAACAATTGTTTTAACATTTACATAATATCCAACATTGATACTTTCATCAACAACTCTTGAAATATTTGCACTAATTGTACTTCTATTATTAATAACATCAGTCGCAGTATTTTGTGCAAATACTGATTTAATATTGTCAAGCGCGATTGAAGTAATCTTCGACTCTAATTTTTCAATTGAGCCGTATTCTGTCGCAATTTTGTCAACTTGTGATGCATCAATTGTATATTGTAAATCAGCATTTACTCCAATGATTTGGTTATCTTTAGAGTAAGTCTGTGTTTCAATTTTAATTTCACGAACTTTAGTATCATAATATTCATACTTATTAGTAAAATATGAATCCCAGTGAACACCAGCTTCTCTTGTACCAGAAACTTTTCCTAAATATCTAACGACAGCAACTTCACCAGTATCAACTTGATGAATGTTTCCAGGAATGCAAATAGTTAAAATCAAAAATACTACTGCTAAAATACTTCCTGCAATTTTTCCTGCCGGACTCTCATCGTCAACAAAAGACATAATTGCCCAAATACCTGTACCGATTGTAGCTAAAATAAATACTACAAATAAAATAATTTTAAAAACCATATTTTTTCCTTTCTATTTTAAATTACCACCACATAGCTGGTAATATAATTGCCCAAATTTTTGCAATTTCACTTGTTATTTCTAAATGTTCTTCTTTCCAAGAATCATGAAAACCATACTTAATAAAATACTTATTATTTGCCAATTTTTCTGGCATTTTAATATTTTCTTTATATTGATATTCACTCGTAAAATAAAATTCTAATCTTTCAAGAATATTATCCATTAATTCTAATTGTGTGTATTCTTTACGTTTATATCTAAACTTGTGATAATTCATATCTACACAATTAATTTCTTTATATCTGGTTATATGTTCATATAGCCAAATATAAAATGAAGCTTCCATACACCAAGTATCACGTTCATCAAAACCATAGATTTCTCTTTCTTTTAACCAACGCTTTTCTCGCCCGTCAATAAAATTATCATCTGAATCATCCCAACCTTTTGGCAAGATTTGATCTAAATAATAATGTTTATCTTGTAATAGTTCTCGATAATATTTTCTATCAACTTTTTTATTTCTATTTGGTTTCATTTTAAAGTCTATTTATACTTCAAATATAAATTCTACCTCATAAATTCGAGTTTCTTCATCACCAACATCTTGAAGATTATAACACCAAGCATTTCTTAAAACTGTGCCATCTTCTAAAGTAATATCTCTTTTTAATAAATGGCTACTAATTGGGCTACTTGGTCTGCCTGGAAATGCAGCAACAATCATTTGTTGTATTTCAGACATATTTTCTAAATAATCCGTTATTTCTTCAGGTTCAGCTGAGACACAAGCTCTATTAATATCAATATAATTAATGAGTTTCATTCTTCTTTACTACCTTCTTAGTTTCTTTTTTAGCTAATGCTTCACTTCTCTCAGCTTTCTTTAAATAACGCTTAAATAATTCACCAGCATTAAAGTTATTACCTAAATAAAACTTAGCAATTGCAATAGCAACACCTTTTTCAATATCCCATTTATCAGCAGGATCACAAGTAACTTTTGTAGTTTCTCCGTTTTCCCATTTAACAACAATAGTTTGTTTTTCTTTGTTTACAAAAACGTCTTTAATTTTAACCATTTTATTTTTCCTTTCATCTTCTTTTAATTCTTTCATAACTTTATCCCAAGCTTCAGTTCCATATTTAAGCGGTCCAGCTAAATCAAATTCATTCCAAAATGGATCATAACAAGGACGTCTTTTATTATACTCGTCCATAGTAGTTGGAATTTTTTGAGCTAAAATTTTAGCTAATTCATTTTTATTATAATATGGATCTAATGATAAAGAAACATTATAATATTTAAGATTATCCGAGTCTTCATAATATTCTACTGATATATTTTTAACTAACCAAGGTTTTGTAAAATATTTTGTATCCTTATTACTGCATAAAAGAATACCTTCTAAATTCCCTACATAGTTTTTATTAATTAAATATTGCAGGTCTTCCATGCTTCTAACAATTAAATCAATTTTATACTCATCCATAAATTGTGAATAATTTCTTAAGTCAAATTCTTTATTATCATTTAATGTAATAAATTTTGCTGGAAAAGATGATACTGTAAACATAATAATACCTCCAAGTATTTTTTTCTTCTATATTATATTATACAATAAAAAAAGACTAATTTCTTAGTCTTTTTTAAATTATTTTACATTTTTTATTTCTAAATCACTATAAAGCATGAATTCTTGGGCAAAGAAATCTGTAGGCTTTTTAGCTCTTGTTTTTTCTTTTGCTTCTAAAATGTCTTCAATACTTTTTTCATTACTTTCAAGTGCAGTCATATCATTATCTCTAACAATAATCATTCCAGGAACTGAAGTCTTTTTTGCTTTTGATTCAACTAAGAAAAAGTACTTGTGTTTCTTATCAGCGTTAACTTCAGCAACAACATTCCAACCATTAAAACTTTTACCAATAAATTTACTCATATATTTTCCTTTCTATAAACTTATTTCAATATTATTATACAATAAAAGGAACTAAAATTTAGTCCCTTATTTTATTTATCTGTTCTATAGTCTAAATATACAGGAAATCTTAATGAAATTCCACCATTTTGATTACAAGTTTCTTCAAAATATTGAATAACTACTGTTCTACCAAGCCATTTGTCTTGATTTTGCCAAATTTCTTCACGTAATTCATCTGAAAAACCTGAACCAACTTTAACTACATTATCTTTATAATTAACTAAAATTGCACCAAGTTTGCCAGCGTTTTTATTAGTTCCTTCTTCAAAACCAATAATTTCTAAATCTAAATCATTCATTTTCTTTACTTTTAATAAAGCATTTGAACGCTTAAATTCATAAACTGAATCTAAGAAGTTAATCATAACTCCTTCTTCACCATGCTCAATATTATAATTTAACCATTTAATAATTTCAGAAGTATCATTACCTTTATATAATATTGGTAATAACTTAAAATATTTAAATTCATTTAAATCAAATATTGCAGATAATTCAGCACGTCTATGACGATAATCAACTAGACAGTTTTGAATTAAAAAATTTCTAACTGGCATAAAATCAAATACCAACATTCTTAAACCATACTTTTCACCATCTTTACGTGAAATCTTCATAGTTTCTTTATATTGGTCCTTAGACGTTAATTTACCAGGATCTAATAAAGTTAATTCTCCATCAAAAACAAAGTTGTCCATGGTCAAATTTTCAAGCTCATTTTGCAAATCTACAAGACCTTCATACTTTTGACCAGCTCTTGTATAAAATGTAACTTCACCATCACATTTCATTGCAATAATTCTTCCACCATCAATTTTTGTAGTTAACGCAAATTCTTTTCCTTCAACAATACTTGGATTATCAAAGTATTTATTTGCTAACATTACATTAAATTCTGGAATGAGGCCTGGAATAACCTTATTAATAGTTTTTGCATCAATTCCAAGTGGAAGATTTTTTGTAACAATTTTATCAAATAATTCAGCATTTTCACTAAACCAAAGATATCTATATTGTTGAACCATTTTAATATCTGTATCAGTTCCAGTATTATGCGTTTGAAGATAATTTAATAAGCCTTTTAATACATCTGCTTCGCCTTCAGCTGTTAATAATCTTTGATCAAAATGTTCTTCTAATATTTTATCAAAATTTTCAAACTTTTTATTTAATTTCTTTGTTGAAATTCCTGTAATTATATATGGATTATATAAGAAGTCCAATAAATATAAAATATCTTTATCTTCTTTATATTTTTCTAAAATGGACTTCTTATAATTACTTCCATTTTCTTTTAACAATTCATCAACAAATTGTTTAAATTTATTTAGCATTATTTCAATTCAGCTCCTGTAGCTAAACCAGCAAGAGTTTCGATGTCATAGCTACGAATAACTTTAATTGTTGGTTTTCCACCATCAACTACATCTTCTGTAAACTCATCATCAAATACAACATCAGCATCAGCAGGGTCTGCAACAACTTCAGTTGCTCTATTAACAGCTACATCATAAATATTTAAAGCTAAGAAGCTTGGACTTAAATATTTCTTAATTGTTTCTGCTAATTCAGTTTTAACAACACGGTCTTCTTCTTCTAAGAACATGTTGAATATAACAACTTCTTTTGTTTCTAAATCAAGACCAAATGACATATAAGCTCTTGTATCTCCATGAACATGAATCTTTAATTCCATATTCTTTGGATCCCAAACTTGTGTATTAAGGTTAGTTTTATCTTGGTAACCGCAATAAATTTCACCTCTATCTAATCTTGAGTTGTAACCCCAGAAAGATTGAACAATATACTTAACACCTTTAGCACGAAGTTTGTCAAGTTCAATGTCATAATATTCAGTTCCTGTTGGAGATGTGATATCACCTGAGAAATAAATATCATAACCTCTATTATCTCTACCAGCACTTCTTGAGAAGTAATTTCCAAAATACATTCTATCCATTGTACCATCTTCTTTGATGATAATTAATGAAGAGTCAATATCAAAAGCATTTTTCCAAGTAACAAATGTACGAATAGCATTGCCTCTAACTGGAATTCTTGAACCAGCTGGTAATACATCAAGACCTTTACCTGTAGCAGAAGTATTGATTGGAACACCAACTTTCTTAAATGCTTCGCTTACATAAACTTTACCAAGTTTTGGTTGAGCTTGATAAGCTTCAGCAATCTTTTCAATAACTCTATTATAAACTAACTTACGAGTTGAATCATTAAGTTTAGATTTTCTCCAAGTAGTTTCATAATCAGTTTCAGTATGTCTCTTAACTAAATGATTTTTAACAAATGTGAATGTTCTTGCTCCACCTTTGTCATCTAAAATAGCAGAAACCATTTGATATAAAACAATTGGATTCTTAGCAGGAATTAAATCTAAGATTTGTAAAGCTTCAGCAGGGTTTGCATGAGCTAAAAGCATCTTTAGATTTCTTTCAAATAAAGAACCATTAGCAGCATAAACTTTAGCAGCTTCTAATACTTTTCCTTCATTTAATAGAGCAGTAGCTTTCTTATATGGAGAATTAGCATTAGTTTGTTCTTTAACTAAAGATTTAATTCCACATTTCTTAACAAGTGTATTGTAATACTTAGCTTGTTTCTTAGACATTGGACAATCTTTAGCAAGTGGTAAAGTTGCTACTAACATAACTTTTAAATCAGCTGGAATATCAAATGAACTTTTTTCGCCTAATTTATTAACAGCTAATTTAACTAAATCTTTCTTATAAACAAATCTAGCAAACTTTAAATCTTTGTCAAATAATACTAATGCATTATCACCACAAAGAATTTCATCGCCTGCATAGAAACCATTATCATATAATGTTTCAAATTCAGCATATTCATCTTCAGACCAAGGACGTTTATAGGCACAGTAATCTTTTGCAATTTGTGCTAAAACTTCTTTTGCAGCTGCTTCAGAAACAATATTAAATCTACGAACTTTAATATCTTCTCCAACTGGATATTCTGGAACATCATGCTTAAATACAAAAACTCTTGAGTCTTCCTCACCATAAGCTAACCAATATGAAACTACTTGATTAACAAATAATTCATCACGAGTATAATACTTAGTGTCTTGAGGATTTGAATAGAAAGATGCAGGAACTCTTAATTGGAAGAAATCATCTAATTCTCTTAAATGATTTTCAGTTAAAAGTTCTGGTTTGTCAACAAGAATACCAAAATTGCTTAGTAAATAAGCATTGTAGTAAGCAGTCTTTAAAACATCACCATTTGGTGTGTCATTAACTAAAATGTGTTTACCTAATAGGATTTTTTGTAATTCGTTTTTCATAAACAATTTTCCTTTCTTATAAATAAAAATAGCAATACATATATTTCTTTTGAAAGTGAGCCTTCCAAGTTTAAATACGTGTATTGCTAAGTTAGTGTTTTCGCATTTAAATTTGGCCTGACTGTTTTGGAATAGATTTGCAGTCTTTGTAGAAATAAGTACAGGCTCTAATGAGTTTGTTTAACGTCCAAGACTAATTAGACGACAACTTTTCTTTGTGTTCGTATGGTTGTCCACGAAGCTTCTAGAGTTTCAGGAAATCAGAATTTGATATAGCTTGTATCAATTCTAACATAGTAGCAAAACTCGTTGCACTCATAGCTACATTATATTATACAATATTTTTTTCTAAATTTTGATTCTTAAATTTATTTTTCTTCTAAATTCATTATTGTTTGTACAGTTCTAACAACATAATCATTATCATTTAGATGTAAATTATTAACTCTTTTTATAAAAGCTTCTTTATCTTTCATTCTAATAACTACTTCATCTTCTAAGGTTTCAGTTTTATTCTTTTCAAAAGAATTCCAACAAGATAACCAAATTTTATTTTTTGCAACTTCATAGTAAGTTTGTAATTTATCCTCATCACCAGGATAATTTGGATCATCATATTTCCAAATATTTGCCTCTGGATGTGCTCTATAATAATCTGCTCTTGTTGGATAAATAATAGTAGTTTGTTTTAAATATTTTGCATCTTCTAATTTATCAAAATCATCTAAAATAGTCCAAATAGCACGAGCATGTGCACCATACATGTCGCCATAATCATGATAAGCATTTTTATATCTTTCAACTAAGTAATAGCCACGCTCTTCTTCAGCAATTTTATAAAAATGCGGAGTATAAATAAATCTAACATATCTATTTTTCTTTTCACTATTACTAAAGTATTTTTGACAGTCAGTTGTTACAATTATATCTCCAACTTTTAAATTAAGTCCATCTAATAAAATTTTCCACTTTTCTTTTTTAGTCATTTTGCACTTGCGCTTTCTTTGCTACTTCAGCTTCAACATATAAAATTGCTTTATAAAGTTTATTTGTTAATGCTGGACAACCAGATTTTTTATACCTATTATAATTAAATAAATCTTTTTGTTCATGTAAACAATCATAATCAATTAAATTATTTTCATGTAAAAACTTAACTTCTATCCACTTTTCCATACTTTTACTAGAAACAAATAAACCAATTAGACAAAAGATGAAAAGACTCCCCATTATAATTAAAAATATTGTTAAAAATTCCATAAATTTTTCACCTCTACTATATTATACAATAAAAATTGGCTAAATTATATAGAAAATTATTTTTAAATTAAAATTTTGAAAGGAAAAAAGGAGAAAATTATGGCACTTCCTCAAGACAGAATTAAAGTAATTAGCATTCCAGAAGTTGTTAACGAAGAACAAATTAGCAAACCTTATACTATTGTGCCTGAAATGCTAGGCAAAAATGGTTATTCTGCTGAACTTCCAACCTTAACAGCAAATTCAACTATTGCATTAACTTCTGATATTATTAATGTCGTAGCTAATCCAGTTTCTACTACTGGTACTTTAACTGGTATTACTATTGGAAATACTAGCTATGCTGTTGGTGGTAGTAGTACTCCTGTAAGAACACCTCTTGTAACTGGAACTCCAGCTACAACTGTAACTTTAGACCCATATAAAGTTTATAATTTTGGAACTTTAACTCAAGCTATGGTTGTCAGCTTTAATTCAGCATTAGTTCCATCCGGATATTGTGCTGAATATACTCTTAGATTTACAGCTGGTGCTGGTGCTGCTATAACATTACCAAATAATGTAAAAATAAATAATGGTTCACTTCCAACTTTTACAGTAGGTAGAGTTTATGAAATTAATATTGTTGATAATCTAGCAGTTGTTGGTGAATTCTACTAGGAGGCAGTATGGGAATAATTAGAAGAAGATTATTAAGTATTGTACTCGTAACTGAACATAATCTTGAAATAATTGCTGATTCAACTTTTACTGGTAAATATTTTTATTGTACATGTAAATATGATGGACAAACTGTTAATGGTACATGGTCTTTAATGAATGGTGCTTCTTATGTTTCTTTAAATCCTAGCACTGGTAAAGTTACTATTAATGAAGGTGTCGTAAGTGAAAATATTACAATTCAATGTGAATATGAAGAAGAAACTGAACTAATTGATATAACTGTTTCTTATGATAATCAATTAAATATTGAATGTGCTGATACAATTACTGGAACTACTGGAAATGCTATTGCAAGATATAATTCAACTGTAGTTACTCCAACATGAAGTATCACAAGTGGTAATAATTATGCAACAATTGATAATACTGGTGCTATTACAATTTTAGCAACTGGTACTATTACACTACAAGCAGTTTATCAAAATCAAACTGCAACTAAAGAAATTGTTTTATATTATGAAGCTAATTCATCAACCACTACTGAAGTTAATGAAGACGGCTCAGTAACAACTACAACTACAACTACTACAACAGACCCAGAAACTGGCGCTACAACTGAAACAACTACTTCACAAACAACTAATGAAGACGGTTCAACTAGTACTACAACTGAAGAAACAACAACAAACCAAGATGGTTCAAGTACAACTACTACAATAACTGTAAACCAAGATGGTTCAAACGAAACTACTGAAACACAGACAAATGCCGATGGTTCTAGTGAGACTAATACAGTTACTAATAATGCTGATGGTACTAGTACTGAATCAAGTACTGAAGTTTCTGCCCCAGACCAGGAAACTGGTGCTGTAACTACTGAAACTACTACTACAAATTATGATGAAAATGGTGATGTTAGTGGTAGTTCAGATAGTACAACTGTTGAAAATACAGATGGCTCTAGTACAAGTCAAACAAATAATTATGATGCAAACGGTGATCCAACTTCAACAACTAATAATGCTGTTGATACATCAGGAAATAGTTCTACTCAAGAAATCGAATATGATGAAAATGGCGATCCTGTAGTTACAGGTTATGAAATTGATACATCAGGTTCTGGTGGTGAAGGTAAAGAAATTGAAAATGGTATTAATACAGAGTACTATGCTTTTGACCCAACAAGAGGCTTTATCTGCGATATTGACTTTGTAATTAATTTCTTAGATCAGCCAGCAAACCAAGATGAAAATCACCATAATATTTTAACTGCAAAAAGAGCTACACCATCTCCATGGTATGGCTTTCAAATAAGACAAACTGGAACTAATAAATATGTTATTTTAGGTACTCAATTTGCAACAGGTAGTAATACTAATACTACAATTAACCCAACTGCAATGACTAATAATACTGCAGAATATGTATTAAAAATAACTTATGACCCAACACTTCCAAATAACAACTTTATCTGTCAAAATATGAGAACTGGTGCTGTTATTTTTACAGCCTCAAATAAATTCCCAGATATTGAAGATTTAAAATATTTGAAGGTTTGTTTAGGTTACGCAATGGATGCTAATGGTGATCCATATAGATACTCAAATATTACAATTAAAAATTTCTCAATTGTAAAATTAACAAATGTATTACCTCCAACTATTTCTTGTACTGGTAGATATGTTTCTATCACTACAAATGAAACCGGAGCTGACACATATTATAGATTAAATGAAAGTGGCAATTTTAGTTTATATACTGGACAATTTGCCATTACAGATGATACAATTGTTGAAGCTTATTCAGAAATAGATGGTTTAAGATCAGGCACAGTTACTGAAACTTGTGTATATACAGGCTTAAAGAAACCAATGATTACATTTAATGGTGAAATTATTACTCTTACTTGTGAAACACAAAATGCAACCATTTATTATAGATTAGGTCAATCTGGTGCATATGCTATTTATAATGCTCCAATTCAAATATTTGCAACAACTGTTGTAGAAACTTATTCAGAATTATCAAATGATACTAGTGAAGTTGTTATGAGAAACTGTATTTATGATCCTCAACATGACTACTCACAAGATTATTTAACTTTCAAAGTAAAAACTGCTGGTACTATTGGCTGACAAGCATATGGTTCAAATTATGCTAGAACAATTGAATATAGTAAAAATAATGGTGCTTGAACTTCAATAACTGCTGTTAAAACAACTCCTGCAACAATTTCTGTTTCAGCAGGTGATGTTATAAGATTCAGAGGCTCAAATAATACATATGCAGGAAGTAAATCAGACTACTCTGGTTTTGATGGTGGAACTGCTACATTTGATATTGAAGGTAATATCATGAGTTTAGTTTATGGGGATAATTTTGTTGGAAATAATACTCTTACTGGCACCTATAACTTTTGTTCATTATTTAAGCAATCTAAAGTTGTATCTGCTAAAAACTTAGTGTTACCTGCAACAACATTAACTAACTACTGTTATCGTGCTATGTTTAGTTTGGCACCTAATTTAGTGGAAGCTCCAGCTTTACCAGCAACTACTCTTGCAACAGGTTGTTATTGGTATATGTTTGAAAAATGTCTTATTTCAGAAGCTCCAGACTTAGAAGCTCCTACACTTGTTAATGAATGTTATGGTTATATGTTTACTCAATGTAGTAATCTAAATTATATTCGATGCTTAGCAACTGCTGGCTTTGGAACTACTAACTGTTTATCTGGTTGGGTAAATAAAGTTGCTTCTGCTGGTACATTTATTAAACATGCAAATGCTAATTCTTGGTCTATTGGTACTTCTGGTATTCCTACTAGCTGGGTAACTTATAATGATGGTGAAGAACCTCAACCAGAAGATGGATCTTGAAGATATGCTGGACAAAATATTACTTTACCATTCTCAGTTAATGCTATTGATGGACATTCATCTGGCTATGCTAAAGGAAACAACTGAGTATTTACAAAAGTAATTGAAATTGAAACTCTTCAACCAACTTATTTATGATTTGATCATGCAGACCAATCAGCAGAAATTTATATGAATAATACATTAGTAACTACTCATTGAGGTGGTTATAATTCATTTACTGTTGATATAACTAATTATATTACTGTTGGTGATAATACTTTAAAAGTTATCTTAAATAATACAACAAGAAATACTTTAGCTCCAGCTGCTGGTGATTTTAACTTTAATGCAACTCTTGGCGATGTTCAAGTTATTACTGGTGCAATACTTCCAGCTATAGAATATGGTTATGATGGCTTTAGAATAAACTGTACAGCAACATCTGCTTCTGCAGCACTTACTATAACAACATCAATTCCAACTTCTGGAACTGTAACTTTAACTATTGATGATGGAACTTATCATTATACTGATACTCAAACAGGTAGTGGAACTATTACATTTAATGTAACTATTTCTAATCCACATCTTTGAAATGGTAAAGCCGATCCACATTTATATGATATAACTCTTGATATTTATAGTGGACAAACTAAAACATTTACAGCTACTAGACCTTATGGTATTAGATATTATGATTATGTATTTAATAATTCAAGTGTTATTCAAGGTGAAACTTATACAGGCTTCTTACTAAATGGACAACCATATTATTTAAGAGGTGTTTGTATGCACCAAGATATAGATTATAAAGCTAATGCATTAACAGAACAAGATATTGAAAATGACTTTGATATTATTGATGAATTAGGTTGTAATTTTATTAGAACAGCTCACTATCCACATCCTCGTAAATTCTATGATATGTGTGATGAATTAGGTATTATTGTTCAAACAGAAGTTCCTTGGGTTAATAAAGCTCAATCAACAATGTCTAATGATTATTATACTCATTTAAGTTCTCAAATAACAGATATGGTATTACAACATTATAATCATCCATCTATTGTTTTCTGGGGACTTGCAAATGAAATTACAACAGATGATGCTGCTTTTGCTAAAACTCAAATTGAAACTTATACAGCTTTAATTAGAAGTTATGATACTTCAAGATATATTGGTTATGTTGTAAGTCATAGCTATCCAAATGGTTTAGGAACATTTAATTATCCAAATGTTGATTATATTGGACAAAACTTATATGTTGGTTGATATATTGACCAAAATTCTAATAATCCATCTAGTAGAATTAATACTTGTTTAGGTTATTCAAATGCTCAAACTAAACCAATGGCATTATCTGAATATGGTTGTGGTGGAACTCAACGTTGTCATTCTGATACTCCACTATCAACTACTACAAGAGGTAATAATCCTCGACATGATATTGAATATCAAATGTGATTGCATGAAGGTCATATAGCTGCAATTAAAAATTATCCACAACTTATTTATACAGCACAGTGAGTATTATTCGACTTTGCTGTATCAAGTAGAAGTGAAGGATATACTATTTGTTTAGATGGTGAAACTACTTCAACTAATGAAAATTTAAAATACTTAAATGATAAAGGTTTAGTAGAAAGAGACCATACTACAAAGAAAGACACATTCTATTTGTATAAAGCTTGGTGAAATCCAACAAGTAAATTTGTTCATATTTGCGGAAAAGATTATACTAAGAAAACAAGTAGACAAATTAAATGTTATACAAATGATGATGATAATGGAGTAATTTATTTATATGTAAATAATACTCTTACTGAAACAGCTCAAGTATCAAATAACATTGCAATATTTACAGCTATGACTTTTAACATTAATGATGTTATTAGAGTAGCTGGTGCGACAACAAACGATACTCATACATTCTAATGAGTAAAATAAAAAAGACTAGAATTAAATCTAGTCTTTTTTTATTGCTTTATTACTTTTTAATTATTAGTTATTGCTATGTGGAGTAACTGTTAAATCAGTTGCACTTGTTAAAGCAGTAACTTGGTCATTAGTACCAACTGTAATTGTTTGAGCAGCAGCCTCAGCTGTACCTAAGCCTGTAACAGCAGTTGCAGTAACAGCAGTGCCTAAACCTGTCATAACTGTAGCACCAACAGTATCTGCCGAATCTAATAAACCTGTAGCAACTGTAATTGCATTTGCAGCACTTGTTGCAGCAGTAACTGGTTCAATTGTAATTGCTTCAGAAGCTGTAACTGCAGCATTACTAGAAACAACTGGAACAGTAACATCTGTAGCAGAACTTACAGCGTCAAAAGTAACTTCAGTATTGCTTGTAACAACTGGAACAGTTACATCAGTAAATGTATAAGGTGTAATAGTTTCAGTACCGTTAGTACCTGTTACTGAACTTTGAGCAACAGCAGCTGAGCCAAATGTTAATACTTCACCAGATACTGATGCAGTTTCAAGAACACTAGATGTATTTGCATTACCAATATAAGAAACATTAGTTGCAGCTGCAGCAGCTTTTGCTAAAGCAACAGCAGTATCAGCAGTAGCTTTAGAAGCAGTAGTAGCTGTACCTAATACTAAATTAGTTGCAGTCTTAGAAGTTGTAACAACTTTACTAGCAGTAGTATCTGTACCAAATACTGTATTAGTAGCAGTAACAGTACCAGGAGTTCCATCAACAGCATTAAATGTAACATCACTTGCACCAACACCTTTAATAGATGTAGTTTCTAATTTACTTGTAGTTCCAGGATATGATTTAACAAATGTATCATCTGTTCCACCAGTAAATGTAACAGAACTTGCAGCAGCTGTAAATGTAGTATCTGCACCTAAAACTGAATCTGTTTGCTTATTTAAAGTAATACTATCAACATAAGCTAATGCACCTAAAGCACTAAAATCGATTTCAGTATCACCTAATTTTTCTCATGCATATACATAAGGATCTTGTTCTGTTCCAGAACCACCTGTAGTAACAGTAACATATTCAGCAAAAATATCTTTACCAGCTCCAGTTGATTGTGGTACTAGATAAATTTTACCTTCTGTGCTAGAACTAGCTACTAAAGTACCTGTAATAGTAGTTCCGTGATCATTTCATTGAACACCATAAGGAGTTGAAGCAGCGTCTACTGACTTAACAAATACTAAAGCTCCACCTTGAATCTGTGCAATTAAATCTCTCGCTTCGGAGTCTTTAATATAATAGGTATTTTCATCATTTGGTAATTTAATTTGGGAAATGTAAAGTGGCATAATAAATAATCTCTCCTATTCTTTTATTTTTTTAAATGTAATTTATAATCATATTCACCCTGAGCTATTTCAATTACCTCGGCAGAGACTTTATTATTCCAGTATGCTCTGTCATTTTCAGACACGTGAATATTATTATCATTAATATGTTCTTCTAAACGTCTTTCTAAATCTGCAACTGATGAACCTTGAATAATTAAAGGTTTAGTTGTAAATTCACCTGACGTTTTATCTATATCTAATTCTATCATACTAACAACTTGCCCTGAGCCATCAGTATAAGAATTGATAAACTTATAGTTATTAGTTTCTATTCTGCTTAATCTATAAATTTTATTTTCTAATTTAATATAAGCAGCATTCGCTCCAACAATTTTTGCTAATACATCAGGTGGTAAGGTTCCTGATGATTCTTCAATTATAACTTCAGGCTCAATTTCTTCAACTGCTTGTTGGGCAATAATTGAAGCAGATCGTCTAGCAAGGATATAAGTAGTTATATCTAACATATAATACTTACCTCCTTATTAGTTACCATTCTGTGGAGAAGGAATTGTAGGACCTGTTGTTCAATCAATCCACTTGTCATGTTCTTCATCATAAAGGAATACTTTTAATGTATCCATCTCTACGAATACAGAACCATTTCCAAGAAGTGGTCTATCTTTCTTAGTAGGCTTTGCATCGCTGCTTAAGCCACGAAATTCATATGTACGTTCATTTACTGGCGTAATCATTATGCATTACCTCCTAGCGCAAGATTTGGAAAACTCGTTTTATTATAATTATCATTATACTCTTTTACAATATCTGCAGATTTCGAAACTACAGTATTATAAAGATTATTCCAACTTTCAATCTCAGGCGTTTTTTGTCCGCTCTGCGCGGCTTTGCACATCGCATTTCACTGTTCCTGAGTTCAAGTCGTACAAATTTGATCACGTCTAAACTCGCCATTCATAATTTGCAGTCTCTCCTCTACATTATTTTAAGAATACAATAGAGCATTCTCTAAATAATTTAGCTGATTATTATTGTTGGAATTTTAATTATTTTCTGCTGGAGGATCTGGAACATAATAGTTAAATAAATGTTTTAAACTAGTATTATTTATTAAACTACTTTTATCATAACTTAACTTACAATCAAAGGCATCATCTACTATCATATCAAAAGCTTGTTTATATTTTTCATCATAATTTTCAGTAGTTAGATCTTGCATACAAGCTTTAATAGCTTTTTTAACTATAGCTGTTGCAACTTGTGCCTTTGGTAGTATTTCTCTATATTTTTTAAGACTAACTTTATTTACTAAGTCTTTAGCTCTGTCTACAATGCTTTCAGGAGACAATCTTTTAAACAAATCATTAAATCTTTGTTCTTCATCTTCAGCTTGTCCAGTTGCTAATTCTTTTTTATAAATTTTGTGTGTATATTCATGTCAAATAACTTTTAAATTATTTTGTGCTACAAATTGTTTAATTCAAGCTAAATATACATTTGTAGGTTTATTTAAATCGTAGTCTTCTTTAAAATAATTTGGTAAAATAACACCAACTAAAGTATCTTGTGGAATTTGCACAAAGTTTAATAGCTCATCTTCTAATCAAATTCTTTCTTCTTCTTCATTAAAATTTGAATATTTAGCTAAATGTTCAAGTACGTCATCAAGTCTATCAAGTCTCTTAAGTTGTAGACAATTTTTTGATATTGGATTTGTCGAAAAAGAACGTAAATCTTCTATTTCATCTGGAGTAATATTAGCAAAGCGATCATCATGCTTAAATAAGTTTCATCTATATTTTCATTTACTTGGATTTTTTGAATCAACATAGTCATCTAGTGTTCTAGCTGCTTCACTATATTTAGGATGAGTATCAATATAATCTACAATATAGTCATAAAGTCATTCACCATTTTGTACTTCACGATTGCCATAATAACTAATATTAAGAATAACTCTACCATCTTTTAATTTAACTATTTTTGTAATATATTGGTCTGGTAATTTATAATAAGCATGATTATATGGAACTAAATTATAGTATTGAGATAATCTATGTCCATCTAATATAACACCAAAACCTCATCTTTCAGGTCTACGTTTAGCATGCCCAGTTAAATTAGTAGATGTTGATAAAGAATATTGTTTATGATTATCTGATGAATATCCTCTTTTTGCATCTTGCGGTTTTCATCTAACTTCTTTAACATATGTTTTTTGAATTTCCATAGTTGAAAGAATAATTCTAAGTGTTTGTAATGAATCACATAAATAAGAAATTTCACCTAAATCATCTCTACCAGGCTTATTTGCATGAATAGCTTCATTCAAATTTAGTGAGGATAATGCTTGATTATAAAAATCATTTTTCTTAAATACTTCTATTGGATATCATTCTCAGTGGCCTCTTTCATCTGGTCTATTATTATCTGATAAACCATTATAGTCAGCAACTATTAAAATAGTTAAATAGCCATATCATTTATCTTCATCATTTTTAACATGTTGTTCTACCCATTTATCTTTTCTATATTTTCAAGAATATAAATGTAAGTCTTTTACATTAGTTAAATTATAATTAAATTCTTCTCAGGCTTCACGTTTAGCAGTATTACAAGGGTCGCCATTATCTTTAGCTCCATCATAGCCACCACCTGGCAAATGCATAGTTTTTCTACCTTGCTTACCAAGAGCAAAATGTCTACCATCTACTTCTTTAATTATTAAAGTTCTTATTTGAACTCTTGTTAATATTGGCTCAGCATCTCTTGTTTGACTATATAATATACAGTAGTTAGTTTCATATTCACCTCTAATGTCTTTAACATCAGTCTGAATTGCTCGGCATTTAGATAAGTCAAGCGGTTCACCTGCTACTATAATATTGTCATTAACTAATGCATCAGTAAAGTTTTCCATAAGCTATACCTCATTTTTTTAAATCATATAATTTAGCAAAAATAAAAGCCGACATTTTACTGCCGGCAATTATTTATTTAGTTTTAGAAATTATAAAACAAATTCTTAAATGTTTCATATGTTGCTTCGTCTAAGTCGCGAAGAACCATTTGAACTCCATGCTCATTATAAATTTCAACAGTCTTCATAGTAACATTTACTCTGATGTGATCCTTAAAAGCTTCTACTAAAAGTCCTAATTCATCTAACATAATAATTAAGTTTCCTTTCTATTTATTTTTCATATTTACTTGGCAATGCAATTAATAGCCCATTAGTATAATCAATAGACTGTAATACATTGTCAGAATAGCCATAAGCATTAAAATATTTTTTATAACTGTGATCAAACTTTACTTCTTCTAAAATAAAGTGGTCATATTTATATGCAGCATCACAGAACTTCTTTAAGTCTTTATAACTAAAAGTATATCTATATTCATTAACTTCTCTTTCCCAACTAGCTTCACCATAAGAAAAAGTAAATGCCATATTAAGAACTTCAATTGGATATGGAACTTTTCTTCCACTAACTTTCTTAGTTGATCTAAATAGTTCTTTAAATTTTGGACAAGTAACATTTTCTATTTCTTCAATAGTAAGGTCTTGTTCTTGTTTACTATAATAAGGAAGATAGTATGTGCCACCACAAAGTTTAACTTTTACATAATAAGGTTCACGAATAATGATAATACAATCATCACTCATTATCTTATATAAATTCTTTTTTAAATAGTTAAAATCTTTCTTACTTAATTCATGAAGAACTGCTGATAAAACAATACAATCATATTTCTTTAGTGGCTTTGCTAATACTGAGCCATTAGCCATATAATAAGCTATTGTCTTATCTGTTTTAATTCTATCTTTTATAAATTGTATTAAATCATTTGAATAATATCTAATATATTTAGTATCCTTAACATCAGCTTTAAAGTTATTATCAACAGCATCACAATGAATTTCATGCTCAGCAATTAATCTACTAATAATACCTGTACCAGCTCCAAGGTCTAATACATTAGTTCTTTCATATTTAACAACTAAATCAGCAACCTCTTGCTTGTCAGGTGACCTATCCATTTGTTTACCAAATTCTAATTCTTCTTTTCTTTTATCTACCATTTAAATTTTAAACTCCATTCAAATACTTGTATCTCACTTAGTGCTCTATCTTTACTTAATTCTATTGTTCCAACAAGTATCTCTTTACTTGCCATACTTGCCATATTATAACCTGCTGATACAACACGTTTATCTTCAGTTCTTTTTGTTAATTCATTGACTAACTGCTCAGTAGAAAATGTTTCTAAAGTAGCATCTAAATTTCCAGCGACTATCTTTTCATATTCTTCTGGAGTAACTTCTACTAATATCTTTCTATCTTTCATCTTCTACCTCAATTTCTTTATTAAATTCTTTTGGGTCTTTAAGTGGTTCAGGATCACATAGAAGCATTCCTCTATATTCATCTCCACCAACACATAACGGACAATCTGAACAGCTTTCAAACTTTTGACATAGATTGTGTACTTCATCTAATGTTAAGTCTTTAATTTTCTTCTTCATCTTCTATCTCCTCTGTTTCATTTAGCATATTTTCAATTTCTATTCTATCATCCCAAGTGATTTCATAAGCATTGCACAATGCATCTAAATAGCCTTTAATATATGAATCTATATCACTTGCCCAAATATAATGGTCTGTTTGTTCTTTTATTTTTTCTACAATCTCAGTCTTAGTCATTATCTTCTTCCTTTTGACATTCTATAAAGTTTATCATAAAGAATTTTATTTAATCTTTCATTCTCTTCAGATTCCTTATTATTTGCTGCAAATGGAAGTATGTTTTTTTCATAAACTTCAATATAATTTTCAGCTTGCTTACAATTTACAGTATATCTTGGAGTTAGACCTATAGAAAAACTAAATTTATTATTTACTAAAAATCTAATTATTCTTTTAGAAACTTTATTATATCTTTTTGAATTATATTTTCCATTGCTACTAATGATTTGTTTAACTTTAACTGTATATTTCATTATTCTTCGACCTCAGTCATTTCATCTATTAGTTTAACTGTATTAGTAACAGCTTTCTTTAGTATTTTTTCATTGAATTCTAATGGTCTTATTTCACCACTTCTTGCTTTACCTGCACAAGTACAGTCAACAATAGTTTCTATAATATCTAATAGATTTATATCTTCATGGCAATAACTAAATGGATGATGTTTTTCTTCATGAATATGTTTTTGATACCAAGTGTTAGATACAAAATCTTTTTTATTTATAATATCATCTAAATAATTTTCATAGAATTCATTTTCATATTTTAATTTAGTGTTATCATGAATCTTTCCTTGAGCTCTTAATCTACTGGCAAGAGCTTTCATCACAGCATTAACATCTTTAATATGATCGACATTAGCTTTATGAAAGTCACTAAAAGACGCTGGCTTAGTAACTGTTCTGCTATCTCCATTTGGATTTCTTTTAATCTTAATCATTGTTATGTTCCATTTCTCATTTAATATCTTCTAAATCTTGTGCAATATTTTCAGAAGTTTCTATTTCATCTTTAATAGCATATAGTCTATCAGTAATAAATTTAAGTGTTTCTCCTAAGTCAGGAATTCTATAACCAGTAATTTCAACATTACCATGTTCATCAACTTTATATACAGCAACTCTACGATCAGCTGCCTCAGTTAGAATATTAATAAGTCTTTCTACTAATTCTTTACTATTCATTATTATTTCCTTTCATATTTCTTCTATATTATTATACAATAAAAAATTACTTTAAATTAAAATAATTAAAAAAAGATGTTTTTATTTAAACATCTCTTTATATTTTTCTTCAGTTAAAAATGTATATTCACGGTCTAACGTCCAATAAGGTCGCTCACATTTATCATATAAGTCAGACAATGATTTTTTAATTGCTTCTTTATCGCAAGTATCATCAGTGCCATACATCAATAAATTTTCTGCTGCATACCATGAATATTTATTTTTATCAGTTAATGAATTATCAAATTTTTGTTTAGTATAATTACTAACATAGTCAGCTACAGACTCATCTAAATCCATATGATCAAGTACAAGTCGTTTAGGCTTAGTAAGTGTTTCATTAAAATAACTATCTAATTCTTCTTCACCTGTTTTCCAATGTTTATAGAAGCCTCTAAAAATATGAACTAGTTTTGGTTTATCATATATAACAATATATTTATCAGCATATCTATAACCTTGTTCAATAGAATAATATTTATAAATACTTCCAAGATATAATTGTTTCTCTTTTAGTGTTCCTACTATATCACCAGGAACATATTTATTACTTGCATTCTTAACAGCAGTTCTTTGTTCTTCATCTAACTTAGCTTGTTTAAAATCTTCCATAGCTTCAGTGAATACACCAACTTGAGTCCCACCAATTCTACCTAACCAAACTTTTTCTTGACAAGTTCCATTAATAAAAGTAGTTGACATAAGTAGATGTAATAATAGTTCTGAGTTAATACCCACTAAAAAGCTATTTCCATCAGGAGCTGTAATGATACAATTCCAGAAAGATAACTTTCCACCTTGACTAGAGCCACTGGCAGATTCAGATAAAGTAATAGTAAATGTTCCATTGTCATATTCATGAGTTATTCCTTCTATCTTTTTTCTAGTGGCATCATAAGCAGCTTCAGCTTCTTTTGCTTCTTTACTATCATGGCCAAATTTATTTCTAGCTTCCCAATATTTATCATTAAGGTCTCGATCATAGTAAGTCCACTCAGCCCAGCGTAAAGCAGTATCAAGCATCTTCTTATTTCCTGTATCTACTACATAACCTTGATTAACTGTTCTACCACGCCAGTTATATCCATCTTCAGTGGTCATAGTCTTTTCTACTATTGTTATTTTATTATAAATTTTAATTCCTTTATAATCCATAATTTAGTTCCCTCTAAACATTAGTAGTTGCTTTTAAAACCTGATTAATAATTTCATCAATTCTATTGATATATCTTTGTTTCTTAGCATCTAAAAATTCTTTAACTTTATCTTGCATTTCTTCTTTACTATAAGGTCTTTCAGAATAAAGGATATACATAGATTCACTATTATAATCATTTACTTTATCCAAGTCTTCTTCAGTAAATAGCCACTGACATTCATCAATAGCCCAAGTAGAATCATGGAAACCATAATAGCCCTCAGTATAACTTCTACAGTCAATAACATAGTAATTCTTTTTTATTGTTTTATATACAAATTCTTTGTTTATATAATCAAATGCATTAGTATATAATGTTTTTCTCTTTTGACCAGGTTTAATCATTATGCTCTTCCTTTTGTTTTGCCTCACAACTTTTATTAATCTTAATATCAATAACATAACCATTGCGCTCAAAAGTATTAGAATATTGAATTAGACTATTATCATCAATATTATTAATAACAGTATCTATTTCATTATGTTCTTTAACATAATCAATTAAATATTGCACACAAGTATTAATATCAGTTCTATGTTGTTTACTTATATTACAGATACATGAAACATAATCTCTAATAGCATCTCTAACAATAGTAATAGCAGTATTAGCATCAGGACAAGTTCTTTTAACAATTTCTTCTTCTTGTTCTACATCATTATTAACAGGTTCTTCTTTAGCTAAATCTTTTTTAGTTTTCTTTTTAAACATAATAATATACCTCTTTATATTATATTATACAATAAATATATATAATTTATTTAAAGAAAAATAAAAATGCGACCTGGGTTAAATTTCAAGCCGCATTTATTGAATTAAATATTAAAATAAACTTGTTTGAATATATGTTGATTTTACTTTGTTTGCAACAGTATTTAATTTTACTGCTGGCTTATAACCATTTTCTTTCCAGACATCTAATAAAGTTTTATTAGTTCCACTAATAACAATATTATCTAATGTACAGACTCTGTTTAAAAGACTGCCAAAACGAACTATACCTACTTTATAATAGCCTAAAACATATTCAGCTATTCTTTGTAAGACAGTATGATTACCATCCTCACTATTTAAAGTAAGTGGAGCATAGCCTTTCATTCTACTCTTAGGACTATCATAATAGTCTTTTCTATTTGTAGGACCAATCTCTCGTTTGTCGTTAGCAAATAGTTCTTCATAAATAAAGCTATCAAATATAGCAGTTGAATCATCTGACTTGATATATTTAGACATAGTGTTATTTGGATAATAAGTTTCACCATAACGAACTGTAATCTTTTTATGCTCACTACTATACTTTTGATTATATCCGATCTCTACTGCATTAAAATGTTCTTGCCAGTAACGTTCTTTTTGTTCTAACTCAGCTATAGGATATTCACCAAGTATCTCTACTGTTAAATTAATATATCCGACTCTATGTATTAGATCAGATATACCTGGACACTTATCATATTCTTTACCATACTTACCTGCGCGTTCTTTTAAAGAATATTCAGTGCTTCCTACATAGTCTGAATTTGGTTCTGGCTCATAGAAATATCTATAAACAAAGCCATATCCTTGTTTAGGTTTTTTGTTTAAAATAGTTTTATTTATCATAAATGCCTCCTAATAAAATTTATATCTATATTATTATACAATGAATTTATATATTTTTATTATAATATTTTATAACTTTTTTAATAAGTCTTTTAGTGTAATATCTTCTTATACCATTTCTTAAACTAAAAAGATAGTATGCTCCTGTTTCATCTGCAATTAATTGACAGTTAATAATTTTATTACTATCATCATCTTCTAAGTCTAATTTTGTAATTTCTCTAAATTTACTCGACCAGGCAGGATCTGGAAAATCTCTGGTAGTCTTGGCTATTTTGTGTTTTCTAAATAAGTTATAAAATAAATTTTTTTCGTCTTTTAATAAACTATCATAAATAGAATATATATCTTTAAATTTACTCTTATATTCTTCACTACATATTTTTTTATAATACTTAAAATGTTTAACTAAATATATTATACCTGATATAAGCAAAGCTGCACCACTTACAATAATACCAAATAATAATAAATCATCTTGCCAAATACTGTAACTTATACTAAAACTAATTAAACAAACACTTTCTATAAATATATCTTTTATATTTTGTATTAGCCAATTAAAAAATTTTTTAAACATAATAAAAACTCCTTATCTATTATACAATAAAAAGCCTAGTATTTCATAGACTTTTGATTTTAATTATTTCCAGCAGTTTTATTATAACCTTTTGTATTTGCATTAAATTTATTTATATAATACTTTTCCATTTTATCTAATGAAGTAAATTCACTTTTAGCTAACGGCAATAGTTTAATTGTAAATATATTTTTATATTTATAATCTGCATAAACATTACCATTACCTTTGCCCGTAAAATGATTATTAACTCTATCAAATATTTTAGTTGCTTGCCCAACATAATACATATTCTTTGTTTCATTATGTAGAATGTAAACGCCAGTAAAGTTATCTGTATTTCTTTTCTTTTCACGTAAAGCAAAAAATTCTTTAACAGACATAGTAGCAAAGCCAGCTAAATACTTAGCTTCAGCTAAAGCTCTTGCTCGCTTAGCAGCAATTGCTTTTTGTCTTTGTTGCTCAGCATAAGCTGCTCTACGTTTAGCAAGTTCTTCTTCATGCTTTCTTTCTTGTGCAAGTCTTTCTTGTTCTTGTCTATACTTATCGCTTTGTAAATAAGCGAGCCTTTCTTCTTCATTCTTTTTAAATTCTTTTTCTTTTCTTTTTTTCTCGCTATTAGTTTTAATTGCATTTATAACTGGGTAAGCAATTATACACCATACACAAATAAGAATAACAACAATCATCCAAAAGATATACATAATTCACACCTCATTCATTAATCATTTACAATAATATTATACCACAAATAAAAACATTTGTAAACGATTTATTTTATGAAAACGCTTTCATAGATTAAATAAAATAAAAAAACTATTCTTAATATCAGTGTAAAGGTTTAACGGCCGAGCTTACCTTTCTTGGGAATTTAGTTTTGAGATTCTAAATTCTTTTTTAGCTTTGAGATGCTAAAGTTCCTGTCCAACGCTTATTCAACAGACCGTGTTGTAAAGATCTTATTCGTCGTTGGCTAACCACTAATAATAAAAATAGTACCGTTCACATTTCACATTTCGCCTGCTGATACAGGTCGTGCTACTGGGATTTAAAGCATAGTAATGAAGAATGTCTTCGCCTCGAATATTGGTTCAATATATACTATATCAGTAGTAATATATCTAAGCTGCCTCCAGCTACAGCATTGCATCTCCGGTTATTAGCCAGGTCTCTGTCCATGTTTTATGCCTAATGTTGCTGGGCTATGGCTCCCACCTCAACCTACTGACTCTTCCAGAACTCTCAACATTAGTCTATAAGTCCATTACCAGTAGGTCTTCTTTATAGAGGAATTTTTATTATGACGATGATCAGTCGCCGTAGTCGATCTACTATCACTTGGATTCGAACCAAGGCTGTCGCGCGCTGTTTATCACCGACAATTGTCGGCCGCTCTACCTACTGAGCTATAATAGTAGATTCACTACGACGAAGTAATCGTAGGCCGTATAATTCGAATTGACTCCAGCGTAAGATACACAAGATATTCCGGAATTTTCTCTTAGGCTCCAAACTACGACGTAGGACCTTACATGCCTCGCATCCGCTTTCAAACCCTTCCTCTATAATACCTTCTAAGTCATACTACCCGTCGATAGTCATATTCTTATATTCTTTTATAAAGGTGTTTCTACAACTACTTATTATTATACAATATAAATTTCTAAAATTTTAAAATTTCTTTAAACTATTTCTCACAGCTTTCCATGTATCGTTCTTCACTATACTGAAATCAATTGGATTACCTGGCTCTTGAACTACTGTGCATTCATCATATACAGGATCAAGAGTCGCTCCTTTGATTCCTAAAACACTATAACCATTCCATACTATACTTCCATCAGGAATATCTTTAACTAACATATTTAAGTCTCCTTTTCAATTTCTTTATTTATCTTCTTTATAGATTTTCCATTGTAAATCATATTGTTTTAATTTTTCTTCTTTTTCTTTTTCTTCTTTTATTTCTTGTTCTTCTAACTTAATTAGTTCTTTCTTAACATCTCTAATAGTATACATAATAAAAGTAATTAAATGTTCGACTGCCATATAACTAACAAGAGGAATCATTATAATTATATCTACTATAATATAAGCATAGTCCCAAAAACCTGGATCTTCTATTTCACCAGTTTTAATTAAATTAAAAATTAATATTACTACAAAACTTGCTTGAAATAAAAAGCCTAAGAAATTAAATAGTTTCTTCATAGTTATTTTTCCTTATCCTTACATAATACACAGTCGCCGTGAACTAATGCACAATCAGTAGAATGAATTAATAATACTGTTCCATCTTCTAACGTTACTTGTAGTTGATCTCCATCTTCAAAGTCTCGCCAAGTTTTAATCTTATAACACTTTCCAGTTTCATAGATATGGACAGTATCGAACTTATAGTTAGTATCAACAACTTCTAAATTACAACCAGTTAAAGTGGCCGAGATAAATAATAAACAAACAATAGATAAAATTATAATAAATAGTTTCTTCATAATTAGTCCTCCTTATAAACCATTCTTTCCAAAAGGTCCATCAATCATTGCATTTAAAGCAGCAATGTTAGCTAACTTTTGTTGTAGTCTTTCTCTACCACCATTTGCAAGCCACTCTTGGTGTTCCTTTTCTTTTTTAATTCTTTCTAAGTTCTTTAGTCTATTATATACTTCATCAGATATTTCAGTTATTCTATTTAGTTCCCAACCAGTTTTATCCATATGAAGTTCTAAAGTAAACAAAGCACTTCTTTCACATTTACCTTGAGTTAAATAACCTTTAGATATTTTACCAGTTTCAATTTCTTTATAGTTAACATAATAATTCTTTTGTCTTGCCATAATTAAACCTCATTATTAAAATCATCTTCTTCTAAATAATAATCGGGTGCATCACAACCATTGTAATAACAGAAGTCAACTAATCTAAACTTCGATGGATCAACATCTTTAAGTTTCTTGCTAAAGATTTCTTTATACTTTTCTTGCTCAGCAGTAGTTAATGGTCTGCTTCTACCGAAGTCATCACAGTTAGCCCCATATTCATATTTTAAAATATAGCAAAGATAATAGTTATCAACATATTCACCATTAACTTTGGCAATAGGTCGTTGAACTTCAAAGTTATCGTTCTCTTCATAGTTCCAACTAAATGTATCCCAATAATCTTCAAAATCATTGAAACCAATCTTCTTAATATCTTCTTCTGTAATTGGATACATTATTTCTTTATATCTTACATAATCACTCATAGTTATTTCCTCCCATATTCTTCGGCGAATGTTTCTCTAACTTTATTTATAATATAATCAGCTGCTTTATGTTCTTCATTGTAAGCAAAATATTTTCTATTATTATAGGCTTCTTCTGAAAACATATTATGAATATTACAGTCTTTTCTATCTGTCGAAGTTATAACTAATATCTCATCTGAGTTTCTTGCTTCACAAACCCAAACTTTTAACCATCCTTCAGTTTTATTTTCATTTTCAAAATCAACTGAATCTATAAATAAAACTAAACCTTGTTCTCTACAATTATTAAATGTTTCAAACCAACCATCAATCTTAACATGGTTTTCACTTGCATCAAAGTCAAGTTCTTCTGCTACCAAATCGAAAACACGTTCGCTTACTTTTAAACTTTTACATTTTTGAAAACTCATATTCATACTCTCCTTTATTTATTATACAATATAATTATATCACATTATTGGAAAAATGTAAATAGTAAATTAAAAAAAGATTTATGAAAACGTTTTCATAAATCTTACTTCAACTTAAATTTGATTCTTAAACTTCTTTAAACTTCTTAAAACTTTTGCAACTATTTCTTGATCTTCACTTGTTATCTCACGTCTAAATTCTGGTGCTGCTAAAATACATTTTAACATAATTTCTTCAAACTTATCAAAATCAGTTTTTGGTGAATAGTAGTCATTTGTAATTTCTTCAAACTCTTCATCAGTTAATTGACTTTCAATTTCATCAATAGTATTCATAAAGTAATCTAAATATTCATCTTCTAATTCTTGATACCAGTCTTCATCAAAGTAATCAACATAGTTATCAATAAAGTCAGTATCTTCTGGATGTTTATCTTCAGCATAGATTTCAAATACGTGAAGTGTTCCGTCACAGTTGCCAGAACAAGATAGTTTTTCTGCTTGAGTAAATTCAGTATCAAAACTTTTCTTAACTCTTTCTAAATAATCTTTAAATGTTTTTTCGTTCATAATTTAAACTCACTTTCTATAAATATTTTTTTATGTAATATGTTATACACAATTACAATAATATTATATCATATTCTTATTTATTTGTAAATAGTTTTTATAAACTTTTTTAAAAAAGAACTGTGAAAACGCTTTCATAAATTTCTCATTGAAAACGTCATTGAAAAAAACCTGACAGTCATAGATCATCTTCAGCTACATCAGATACTGTCATGATCTATTAACCACTAAAACTGGATAAAGCTTTAACAGATCATGTACAGATCATGTAACAAGTTGAAGTCAAATTTCTCTAGATCTTCTCTAGATCAGTTACTGATCAGTTACATGATCTATTCTTCTGACCACTAAAAACAGCACATCAGACTCTGATGTAGATGAATCAAGCTACATGATCTATCGATGTAGATAACAGTTATCTCTATCTGACCACTAAAATAGCTCGATGTAGATGAATCATCATGACAGATCTCTCTGTAGATCTACTTCATCAACATGATGTAAAGCTACTGCAACCACTAATTTTAACGCTGCATACAGACTCTGCATGTTCTGATGCGTGTATCTGCATGCTACGATGCGGCTACTTGCACGCTACGATGCGTGTAGATACAGTAACTGTAAAGCTATCTGATGCGTAGCGACCACTAAAATTGGATAATCCAACATGATGAATCGACAGAACAGTCTGTTAGATCATTCATCATGATCTGTCGATGTAGAAGTCTGCACCACTAAAATTGGATAATCCAGATGAAGCTACATGATCTACTGTCTGTGTAGTAAAAGAAAAGATGCTACCATTTCTGATAGCACCTTTCCTATGAAAGAGTAATGAATTATGAAAACTATGAACGAATACTTTCGAGCATATTGATAAAGTATCATTCGTAAATAATACCTTATCAATAAGCCACAAGCCAATATTTGACTTGTGTCGTATTTTCTTTTCTTACTCTATAATTTATATTTAATTTATTTAAACGCGGTGTGGGCCAAATTTGGGCTCCGACATTAAATTGACATTAATTTTTCATAGTCTTTTCTTAAGTTTATTTCAATATTATATGAAATGTTTCCGCTTTCCTTTGACTGTAAAATTAAATGATACCAACCATTATTACCTTCATTATCTACCAACCAATTAAAACAATTAACATAATAAGTTTGCCAACCATTTTCTACACAAGCATCTAAGACTTTTGCATCAACATAACCTTTATCAAATAACCATTGCTTTTGTTCATTGTGTAATTGTTTCATATTCAACATAATTCATTTACCTCTTCATATTATTATACAATATGTGAGACTATTTTTTTTAGTCCCACATATCATAAGTTTCAATTTTATGATCTAATATTTCTGTAGACCACATATAACCAGGTTTCCATTCAGCATCTTTCTTTGCTTTAACTTCTTGACAATGCTCAATACTTCCCGACCCAATTAAACTAACACCATAAGGATGATATAAATAAACATAAAATTTTGTTGGCATATTAAATATCCTCTACACTTAAAATTTTGTAATCACAGTCTTCACCGAGACCATACCATTTAATACATTCTTCGACACTTGAACAAACACATTCTTGTTCTCGCCATTCAAAATTAGACATTGCATCACGATACTTAAACTTAATTCGTTTCATAATTTATTCTCCTTTTTTATTTTACAATAATATTATATCATAAATAGTTCAACTTGTAAATAGTTTTTTTAAACTTTTTTATGAAAGCGCTTTCACTTTAATCGGCGACTCCGATGCGCTTTGCAGGTTCCGATGCGCTTAAGCTCTGATGCGCTTTAACAGATCAGTATCTGTATGATCGCTCAACCACTAAAATTTCTACATCGACAGATCAGAGTCTGTAGATCAGACTCTCTTGACTCTGTCAGACTCTATCAGACTCTGTCAGACTCTGTATCAGATAATCCAGATGCTCGACCACTAATTTTTCAGATGTAGATGAAGCTTTATCCAATACTTGTAGATCTACTGCATCTGCATCTTCATCATCTTCATCATGCTTTAGCAACCACTAAAACATGGATTAAGTGATCTACATCTTTTGGATAATAAAAAAGAAGATGTAGCATTTATACATCTTCTTATACTTGCATAATATAACACTTATATTTATTTGCTATTTGATTTATTAAATCTTTTGTTGAACTAATTCCATATTTTTTTAACTCATATCTATCAAAATAATTATATGGTTCAACTATCATACCTACACCTGATGGTCTACCTGCTGTATCCAATCTATGTTTACATACACTGGCAAAAAAAGCTTCATAAGCTCCATCATTATAAGCTTTATCAAATTCCTTTTTTTCTTCAGCGTTTAGTTCATGTTTATAAAACTTTGCAGCTGTTAAAGCAACTGTTGTAATAAATGCATTTACATCTTCCATCATAATTTTAATTTCCTTTTACTCTATTTTCTGCATAAGCATATTCTTCTTTTAATTTTAAAATTGATTCTAAGCACAAGTTAATTTCTGTAATTACGACAATTTCGTTCATACAGTTTGAGATCTCTTCTGTAAGTCTTTCTACTCTTCTATTTAATAATATCAATTCTTCTTTTATTCTTTTTTGTTTTTCTGTTTCTTTCATATTATTAATCCTCCTTAATAACCGCGCTTTTCAAGTTTTTCAAATAAATCTTCTATAGTTGTTTCATAACCTAATAGTTCTTTTGAAAACTCTTCTTGCTTTTTAATAGAAACTTTAAACTCTTGCTCATTTGCTAAAGCTTCAAGATCAGCTCCTGTAAATAAACTTTCATTTGACTTAAGTAAGTCTAATAGTTCTTTTTCTACATTTTCAAGCTTATCTCGAATTCCTAATACTTTCATCATTAAGTTAATTTCGTCATTGACATAACCGGGCTTTTGATTTGTTGCTAACCATATCTTACAAATAAGTTGTTTTGCTTTTAATTCAAAAAATTTAATAATAATTTCTTTTTCATTATCTGTCATAATTATTCCTCCATATTTATTTTACATTTACATTATAGCACAAATATTTTAATTTGTAAATAGTTTTTTTAAAGAAAAAGAATGAAAGCGTTTTCAGGCGCTTACATTCTTGCATAAATGATTTCATTTGCTTCTTCCCATTGACCTTTTAAAATTAAATCGATAATAGGTTCGCCTGAGATATGAGCATCGTGAATTAAATCAGTTAACTCATCTGTTGACATTTGTGAAGACATAATATAATCATAAACATAATCACATACTTCTTCATATTGGTCATCTTCTAATTTTACAACTTCTGACTCGATCAATTTGTCATAAACTTCGTGAGCAACTAATAACTTATATACTGGCACATCTTTATATTGTTCTCTAAGATAAGTATAATAACAACTCATACTACTTTGCCTCCATCATAAGACTTAAACCTTTAGCAGTAGTTTTGTAATAATATACTTTACCATCTGTTAATCTATCTAACAAACCTTCTCTACACATATCTCTAACTTGTTCCATTAAAGGATTCTTGACATTTGGATAAATATCACTTGCCTTTGAAGGTGTTAAACAAGTTTCAAGTATTTTAATATATCTTCTTTTTGAAGTAGGTTTATTAAACTTACAATTTGTTTCTCTATAATTTGAACCAAACAACCAATGGCTTTTCTCTACAGGAATTTTTATAAGTCTCATTTACTTTGCCTCTCTTAATCTTTCACATTTAAAACTATCTTTAATAAATTGATTCATAAATCTACCTTTTGATTCGGCATTTTTTAAATCTTCAAATAATTGTTTACTAACACCTACATATCTATAAGTTCCACTTGTATATTGTACATACAAGTCGCTGCCATCGTGTCCGATAGCAACGACATTGCTTGAATTAACTTTAATCATTTCCATAATTATTTATCTTCTTTCTTTTGTCTGTGTCTAACAACAGAAACTTTGCCGTCTTTAATATCTCTATTTAATTTTAATAATTCTTTAAACTCATCAAATGTTCCAACGAAATCTTGTGAGTTCCAATCAGTATAACAACTTGATCCGTCGCTTGTTCCAACACGAACTATTAATTCGTCTTTATCATTGTATCTCATTGTAGTAATAACACTACCATTCCAAGATTGACAGCTTGATCTAAATCCACTGTCTCTACTACCGCCACGAGTTGCAGCTCCACGATTACCTTCAATTAAACCATAAAATGTTGACATAATTTTTTTCCTTTCTGTTTTAGAGTGTTGTTCATTCACTTATTTACACATACATTATATCATATATTTAAACATTTGTAAATACTTTTTTTAAAAAAGTTTTATGAAAACGTTTTCATTAATCTAATTCCACACAATGATAGTCATAGTCATAATCCATATATTGAGTATTCCAATATGAATTACAAATTTCTATTTGTCCATCTTCTTTATAAGTGCTAGGATTAACAACTTCAAAGCTGCCAAACTTGCTTGGAATTTCTCCGAAGGCTTTTTCTAATTCTTCAGGTGTTTTGAATTGGTCTAGGAATTCCCATACTTCATCAATGTGTTCTACAGGTTTCATAATTCCTCCTTAGCATCCGTGAAGCTCATAATAATAAGATAATGCTTCTTCAGTTCTTGCCTTATCTTTTTCATTTTTGAATACTAATTCTTCTTCTTCATCTTCGATCATATCAACACCAATAACTTCGGCGATTTCTCGAAGGTCGTGTTGTTCATCATCAAAGTCGCAAATAGTGTGTCCACATTCACGTTCATCAATATAAACTTCTTTAATTGCTTTAATATCTTTCTTTAACATTTCAGCTCCTCCTAATCTTCATCAGTGCAGCCAGCCAAAGCAGTTTCTAAAAGTTGTTGTGCGATTTCTTGATCGCTCATTTTTTCATCGTCGAGCTCTTCTTCGTATTCAAAGATTTCTTCTTCTTCCTCAACAAAATCAGTTTTAATAATTTTAACAATATAAGTTTTTTCCATAAATAACATTTCCTCCTTAATTATTTACAATTATATTATATCATATTTTAAACAATTTGTAAATAGTTTTTATAATGAAAATGCTTTCAGAGATTATCTCTTACTCACGATTTCATATTCACAGTCATTAACTAACCAGCCTGTTTCATCTGATATAGCATCAGCAACATAATCATCTAGATCATCAGGCTCACATTCAATTTCTAATTCAAGTTCTTGTGGAAGACTTGATTTAACTCTAGCGATCTCTGCTTCTACTTCTTCATCAGACATAGTATCAAACTCATCTACATCATAACTTTCAATAGCATAATCAATACTAACAACTTTAACAGTATAAGTTGCTTCAGTAATTTCTGTGTCAACTGAGTCGATATTAAAGTCTTTCATATAAGCACCAGCTTCGATCATATCTTCTAAAGACATAGACATTAGTTTGTCTTTTGCTTGTTCTATAGAGTCAGCCTCAATTTCAAGATTTTGAATCCACGCATCTAAATTAAAATCAAACTTTACTTTCATTTATTATACCTCTTACTTAATTTTCTATATATATTATATCATAAAACAAAATATTTGTAAATAGAAAAAACAATGAAAACGTTTTCATTTTTAAGTAAAATAAAAAGACCAGATTTAAACCTGATCTTTTAAAATACCTGATTCCCAATTCCTGTAGAAGTCTTCTGATTTTTTAGTGGATTGTAATCCTGTTTAGCTCTCCAGATCACTGCCTCAAGATCTCTGTATCCACTTTGTGTAGCTCTTCTTAAGATCTCTATCTTTAATCCTTCATCTTTAGTGGCAGTTTCTACTGCATCAATCTTTGCTTTAATCATCGCATCGGTCTGCATGCCTGCGCTATACCAAACACTAAAAGCTTCAGCATATGCTGCGAGTAACTCTTCTGATCCGCTCACCCATTGTTTCCAGCGCGAGATCATGCCATTCTTCTTCGCAGCTCCTTTTTGCTCTCTAATCACTAATTTGCCATCAGATAAAGCTTCTGTAAAGATCTTCTTTTTCTCTGAATTTGAAATTTCGGAAGTTAGAAATTTAATCATCACACCATTATCCACATAAAGCGCATCGGAATCTTCTTCACTAATTATCACTGCACCCATCTTCATGAAAGCGCGATCATAAGTTCTTTGCTGCTCAGTAGCGACTCCTGTTCTTTCCTTGACATATTTACGGTCTACTGTGAAGTATCCTTTAGTATTTAGTGTTTCTTTTCTCTCACACTTACTGTAGGCCAGGTCAGAAATAGAATACAACAGTTCCCAATACACTGCAGCTTCTAATCCAATTAGTTGCACTAAATAAATATTGTATCTGCCAAAAGCATGTGGCGACATTATATCTTTATACATAAAAACCTCCAAAATGAAATTAACGAAATTACAGAAATTACGTTTCTCTATTATTATACAATAAAAACTTGAAATCTATAAAATAGATCTCAAGCAATTTTTTGTTGACTCTAAATACTCATAAAGTTTAGGGTTTTTAGAAGTTCTAATCTTGTTCAAACCTGTTTCAAACATTTCTTTATCTACATTAAATCTGTCTAAGAAATAATCTTCATAATTCTCAGGCAAGTTAGATAAGATTTGCACTGCTCTATAAGCCCAAAACTCAGTAGATATATTTTTATACTTCTTAACTGTTCCATCTTCGCCAACTTCTTTAACTGTCTTGCTATTAACTTTGTAGCAATCGTTGTAAGCAATTGTTTCTGCGATGATAGCTTCAATGATCTTATTATCATCTAACAGATCTTGGATTATTGCATAAGCTCCACTAAATTGATCACTTGGTGTAGGATATTCGCTCACCAATAAGTCTGCTCTTGTATCATCTGTATCATAATCAAGTGGCGCATCTAAACTTGTAGTGGCGAAGTTAGCTTTGTGTAGATCTAAGTTAGATTCATAATAAGCCATTGCAATATATCTTGTATTTAAAATTTGATTAATTACGGTTCCAGCACTGCAATTCTTTTCTTTCTTTTGCCATGTTCTGTTTTTAGGATCACACGCTTGCATAATAGATCTACTAAACCAAGATGCAATATCACCGATCTCCATTTTTAATACGCGTCCATGTTTTTGGTACATCTTCACCATCATCGGTTGATAATGTAGCATCAAACCACTGAATGTGGCGTTGATCATTAAATCATCGCCATCATCCATTGCTTGACATAACATATTCGCTAATTGCGTAACTGTATATTCTTTCCAGCTCTTTTCTAAAAAAGATGCTGCTTGTTTTAAATCTTCAATAAATAATTTGAACATAACGAAACCTCCTTAATTTCGTTTTTTACTTACAACTCTTAGCCTCGCTCCAAGTATACCAAGAAGTATTTCTGTAAGTATTGATATTTTTCTTTCTTAAATCTTCTTTGTGTGTTAAGATATCTTCAATAGTTAAATAACTTGTAGCAAGCTTTTTCATTGTCTTGCTTGTAATTGAAATTGTCTTAGTTGCATCATTTTCTGCAGCACGACTCAAATTGAAACGATAGTTGTTGTACGAAGTCTTTGAAACTCTCACAACTGTCCATACTTGACCTTCACTATTTAAAAATTGTAATCCTAAATATTTACTTCTAACATTTTTACTCTTTTTCATTTCTTGATTCCTTTCTTCTAATAATAAAATTTTGTTAGGTATTTTATACATTGTAATACAAGTCTTGCTCGTCTTGTTAAAGATAAATAAAATGTTTTTATATACTTTAACTTTCTTCTTTCTACTCTTATGATAAACATAATTTCTAAGTGGTCCATCTTCAAGCTCATTATAAGTCTTGCCTGCTGACCAAGCTTCTTTCACTAAGCGCTCAGTCTCAAGTCTATGTAAGCCTAAGCGCTCAGAAGCTCTCTGATAAGCGTGAAGTTTATTTCTACGCTTCATAACTTACGCCTTTGTTTTAATATTAGTCTCTCTTACTATATTAAAACATTCTTCATTGCCATCTTCATCAACTGCAACTTCTTCAACAACTAAATCTACTGAATATATATCAGCAGGAATAAAGAAGTTTTCATCTTTATTCTTAATTAGACTAATTTCGTTTTCATTAAAGAAGTTCCAACATTTAATTGCCTCTTCTACATCATTGTAGTCGTCAATTAAATATGTAAAATCATTAACATCATCAAACTCACCACGACCTAATAACCAAACTTGGTAGACAACTTTTTCATTAGTGTCTGCATCTAACTCCTCTACATCAGTGAAGTCTTCTTCATTTGCTTCTACTAAGTCTTCATCAAGCTCAGCATCTAATTCTGAAACTGGATCAATTTCAATTTCTCGCATCTTACCTGAACATTTAATAACTACATCAGCCATTATTTTGCCTCCAATCTTAAAACACTTTCTTCAATAACAATTTTATAATCATTATTGAACATATTTAAAAATGCATCACTTAAACATTGTAATTGATTGATTTCACTTAAATCAACTTGACCATCTATAACTTCTAATCCAGAAAACTCAAGCCAAGCTAAATCATCACAATAATGTTCATTAAAAGCTTCAACAACATCTTCAAGATAATCTGCCATTAAATCTCTCTTAGAAAGTTCATTAACATAATCACGAATACGATCACACAACACATCAAAATCACGAACTAATTCAACATAACCTCTAAGTTCATTCTTAGCATCTGACATTGTGCCATAATTATAAGTTAGATAATGATCTTTGAAGTCTTCATATGAATCAAATCCATATAAATAATCAGGTAAAATATTTCCATTATCATTATCACTATATAATACTAAGTATCCGCCTGAACGACCATTGAAGCCAACTTTATAACCTTTATGAAGATATTCCCAATCTTCAATCATATCATTAACTTCAAAATACTCATCACGCTCTAAAGCTTTTAATGCTTCCCATTCATCGCCTTCTAAATGTAAGTTATAAATCTTAACATTATTAGCAATGCTCTTCAATCCATTCCAACTGTTCATTGTATCGTACATAAAATGATTATTTAGAAAATCATACATTGAACGATTATTGCAAATATCAACACCAGTTTTGTAAAACATAAATACTATCCTCCTTGCTTTATTTATTTTTACACTTATATTATATCACAAATATTTAAATTTGTAAATAGTTTTTTGAAAAAAGATCTATGAAAACGTTTTCATAAATCCTCTTCCTCTACTTTTTAAATAAACTTTTTATTTGTATATGGAAGTCTCCATCTTACAAGCTTATCAAAATCACTATCAGCAAATAACTTTCTAATTTTAGTTTCTTCTTCAGCATCAGTTTCTACTGTGTTAAGTTTAATATAAAAATCAGCAACTTCAATATCAGTATAAGGTATTTTAGCATGAACTCTATATTCACCATGATTTTCAGCATAGCTCCAACAAGTATCAACAACAGTTGCACCAAAATAGAAAGTTAAGTCAACATCACTCTTGCAAGCTTTGTAACCAAACTTATGCTTGATTACTTTAAAGCCTAAGACCTTAAAGTAATCTTTAGCAACTTCATTTAGCTTTTCACTTTTCTCAAGATAAGTTCTACGACGATCTATTGTTTCTTGTGATAGTGTATTATCTTTCATCCATAAAGTTCCCATAGTGTCCTCCTAAGCTTGTGCGCTTTTTTTCATCTTATCTTGTAAAGTATAACGATGACTTTTAATATAATCAATCATGTTATCAGCTTCATAACGATCTTTACAATTTTCAATAACTAATTTATAAATCTTTATTGCTGCTTGTTCTTGTGCGTTGTCTCTATTTTGTTTTTCAACAGCTCTTTGTTCAACGTCTTCAATTGCAGCATTTAAAGTGCCTTTATAAATAACAACATTAACATCTTTAAAAGTCCAATCACAATAAGTTCCACCTAACCAAGAATGGTGTGTATTAACTTTTTGTTTCTTAGCTTCAACATAACCATATTCAAAACCTTTATAAGTAAGTCTGAATGATTGTTTTTCGCCACGATGTTTTTGCCAACTGAAGTTTCTTGTATCAATATTATAAGATTTTAAAAAATCATCAAATGCATTTTTAACATCATAGTCCCAACAATAGCCAAAGTTCTTACCAATAAGTCTTTGCTTCAAAAAATCTTTAATAGTTTTTTCTTCAATAGTAATTTGTAAGTTCATAATATCCTCCTTAATTTATCTTACACTAATATTATATCACAAAATAAAAAGTTTGTAAATAGAAAATTGAAAAAAGTTTTATGAAAACGCTTTCATTATTCTTCTTCCTGTTTCTTATGTTTCTTTCGGCGGGTAAATGAACCTTTGCCTTTCTTTGGTTTGAACACTTTGGCTTTGTACTTTTGTTGTGCTGCTAAATGATCCTTTGCAGGAATCTCTACAGTACCTGTAATGTCTTTGCCACTAATATTATCACGTAGATGAATCCTGCGCTTCATACATTTAGTCCTCTCTTTCTTTTCCTAAAAATGCATCTATAATGTGTCCCTGTTTTAGATAATCATAATATTCATTTATTATATTATCATACATTTCAACTTCTTCACGATAAAATGCCGCATACTCATCTAAAAGATTTGCATCGGTTAGTAAAGTAATATCTCTTTGATTCTGTTTTAATGCTTCTGTATATTTTTCTAAAAGATTAACAGAAACTTTTTTAAAACAGTCTGCATAAATTTTTGTTTTCTTTCGCTCGGTCTTTGCATCGCTGTAGTCTCTAAGCGACTCTATTCTTTGTAAGTTTAGATGTCGCTTAGCTTCAGCTCGCTCTACCAACTCAAGAAGTTCTTCAGTCAGTAGATCCATAATATCGCTATTCACTGATTAACTCCGAATCGCTATTGATGATATCAGTGTAATAATCTAATTCATCATAATAGCCATGATCTAATAGCTTAGCAATCTCTTTAAAGATTCCACTACAACTTGTAGCTGAACAATTTCTAACTGACATTGCTCCACCATCATAATTAACAATTAAAAACTCAGTAATCCATTTTGGATTCTTTTTGCTTTGATAAACTTCATAGCTCATTCCAATAACATTTGGTTGAACTTTAACAACAGCCTCACTGATTTCTTTAACAAATTGAACTTTCTTTTTTAAACTTTCTGTTAACATATTTTTTCTCCTTATTTATTTTATAGTTATATTATATCACAATTTATTTAATTTGTAAATAGAAAAACGCTATGAAAGCGCTTTCCTAAAATTTTACTTTATTTTCAAAATCTTTTGCAGTCTTTGTTCCGCCTAATAATTGTAGTATTTCTGCAACCAATGCTGGGATCTTAACCTTCACTATTTGTTCATACATATCTTGGTCTTTAATAACATCATAACAATTATTTCTTGTAATATGACTTCCACCAATATGAAATAAATCAGCAGCACTTCTAAGAGTATAGAAAGTACGACCTAATTCTAAAAGCTTCCACAACTCATCATCTGTCAACACAGTAGTTTTAAATCTTTTCTTAAATACTTCAGGTCCAAATGAATCTGTGCTATTTAAAAACATAGAATCAAAATGTGAATGTGTGCTAATATCAACAGATCTTGTTGGTTGATAATTGTTTGTAAATGTTTCTATATATAAACCTCCCCAATACCAACCACAATCAAAATTAGGTTCTTCAATATAATATCTGATATTATCTTTGTCAACACCTAATAAATAATTATTTCTACCAAAAACATTAACAACTTTCTTTTCCATTATTTTCCTCCATTGGTTTATAAATTGTTGCACCATAATATATTCTATAAAATATATTATCACGAACTGTATTATATTTGCATTCACTTGCAATTATTTTCTTCTCAGCACGAACATGATTATAAATATCTTTCTTAGTTGGAAGTTCTAAGTTTTCAACTTTAACTAATTCATTTAGTCCACCACAAATTGCTCTGTGATATTCTACTTCTGCCTGAATAAATTTTTTATAAGTCTTGCCTGTTTCTCTATGAATGTATTCCATATTAGTCCTCCATTTCATATTTAACTAATGTTGCTTCATTAAGAATTTTATTATAATCATAATCATCTTCAGAAAAATTATCCATTAAAAAATCATAAAGATCAAATTTAGTTCCTGCTAAAACAACATAATCAATATTGCCATCTGTATAAACAACAGTTGCATCAACATTATAACGTACTGCATCTTCAACAACCAATCCGCCTGCACAAGGAAGTGCTCTTGTAATAAAAACTTTTTCCATATGTTCCTCCTTAGTTATTTTCTATATATATTATATCACAGTTTGAACATTTTGTAAATAGTTTTTTTAAAGAAAGCGTATGAAAACGCTTTCCTTAAATTATACCTGCTGCTTGTAATGCTTGTTCAAGCATCTTAGTTGTCTTTAAAGAATCAAACTCTTCTTGTGCTGGATACCAATTTTCATCTTTATCACAGAAACTATAATAAGTATAATCTGGTGTAAATGAACGATAAATTGCTTCGCCATCTGGTGAATAAATATCGCCATTTTGAACTTTGCCTTCTGCTTTAGAAGCCCACATACCATTAGCACAACCAGAAGCACCAACCTTAAAACAAACATAACCTTTATAACCTAACTTAATAGCAGTCTTTAAAAATGTTCTCATTTGTTTCATATGAAATACTGTTAACTTTTCTGGCCACCAATCAAAGATTGATAATTCATCATACACTGATCTAATTGGTTTTGACCAACCATCAGCAATCATAGTTTCTAATCTAACTAAAACATTTTCTGCATTGTAATAAGAACGTTCATGTTGTAATCTCATTTTATAATATCCTCCTCATTGAAATTTACACTTATATTATATCACGATTTAAATTATTTGTAAATAGTTTTTTTAATGAAAACGTTTTCATTATTTATTCATCATATGAAATACTTCATGTAGCGGATATTGATCATTAATATTTTGTTGATCAACTGCATCTGTTAGTACAATAAAATGAAAATCATTTGCACCAGCATCGCCATCAAACATAACTAATAATGAATGAATAAAGCCATCAATTGCCTCTTTGCCATTATTAGGATGAATGTTTGCCCAATAATCTCTGATAGTTAAAATTTGTTCAATAAATTCTTTTTCTTTTTCCATAATATTCCTCCGTAATTTATTTTACACATAAATTATATCACAAAAATTATAATTTGTAAATAGAAAAGTTTATGAAAACGCTTTCATAATTGTATAATTAAAAAGACCGACTCTACATCGGTCTTTTTCAGCAGTTAAATTTTATTTATTTACTAAAACCAAAGTTTCTTTAATAGCTCTGTGAATTGATTGAAGTTATCAAATACATCATAACGATTTTTATAATAGTTATATTCTCTAACTACTTTTCCATCTTCTGATTTGTAAGTATAGTGGAAGCCCTCTGGATGATCAGCTAAGAATTTATCCAAAGCTTCACTAGCAGTTTTCTCGATCTCAGCTAAGGCTTTTTCAGCTTCTGCTACTTTATCCTTGTATTCCTTATAAGCATTAGCAATTACATCATTAGCTTTTACTTTAGCAATTTCATAATTGTCAATAGCTTTTTGTACAACAGCAGCTTCTTCTTTTCTAGCAAGCTTAGCTTCTTCTTTCTTAGTGACTTCTAATTTGTATTCAGATTCCGCTTTCTTTAATTCATCAAGATCAGTAAATTCTTTATTTAGTAATTTACTTTTATAGATAACATCATAGTTATCCTCTACAACTTCTTCTTTAACTTCTTTTTCTAATTCTTTTGTTTTAACCATTTTAAACTCTCCTATTAGTTATTATAAATTTCCTCCGACATCCTTTTGTCGTTGGATATATATTAAAATGATTAATATTTAGTTAACCTGCTTAGCATTAATTAGATACTAACCATGTTAATATCTTAATTATTTTTCTTCTTTATCAGGTTCTAACTTTCCTTCTCCTGGTAGATCAGCTCAAGAATCAGCATAATCATTAATTACTTTTACAACTTCATCTTCTTCTGGTTCTTCTACAGGTGCATGTTCAGATTTAGGATCTACATCTTCATGAAGTTCATTAGCAGCAGCTTCCATAGCATCTAGTAAAGCTTTATCCTTTACATCGCCATGTTCTTTACTAAATTTCATCATGTCTGCGCCTGTCTTGATTCCAAGTTTTTCTGCAGCAGCCATGTAACGTTTAAATTCATCTTCATTAAATGATTCTTTTAGTGGTTGTTTAACTTCTACAGTAACAGATTCATTGGTAGCTGTATCTAATTCTTCTTCAACAGCTTCAAGTTCATCTTCTGAAATTGCTTCAATTTCGGCATCACTATCTTTTACTAAATTTGGAAGTGCTTCTTCAAGGTCTTCTTTGTAAAGATCGATCTTTCTTTGAATAGCTTTCTTCACTAATTCATTATCCTTAGCTTCTTCTAAAGCTTTTTCTTCTAAAGCAATCTGTTCTTGTAAGAATTTAACATATTCATTTCATTTAGCCAAGTCTTGGTCTAAATCTTCTACTAAAACATTTTCAGCAGGAGTTTCTAATGATTCTTCTGCAGAAGCTCCTTCCTTAACAGCAGCTGTAAAAGCTTTACCAAGGAATGTAAGTCCTCTCTTAATATTACCAACAAGTTTTGGATCTGTTTTTTCCTTATCAAGTAAACCTTCAGCATCTAGTTTAGTTTTAATTTCATTATATACTTCTTTTGCAGTAGCAGCAGATAATGAACGTTCTTTACCAGCATCTCCTTCAGGTTTTTCTTCTTCCTTTGGTTCTTCCTCAGGCTTTTCTTCTTCCTTTGGTTCTTCTTTTGGTTCTTCCTTAGGTTCCTCTTTTGGTTCTTCTTCAGAATTTAATTCAACTGAACCAGAATTTGTAACTTTTTGAGCAGCTTTTAATTTTGCTAAGGCTGCTTTAAAATTATTTTTAGTTTCTTTACCTTGTCTGTATTCAGCTAAAATTACATTAGACTCAATATTAGCTTCTGTGTTATTTTTAACTAGCACAATTGCAGTAATATTTTCACCATAAGTTCCTTTACATTTATTAATAGCATCATCTAATTCTGCTACATATTCAAGAACTTTTTTATTTAAACGATCATAGACAGCATAAGTTTTAGTAGCTTCTTTTCCTTTGCTATCACAAATTTTAGCAACTTCTTTATGTCCATCAAAAATAGCTTCTGTTAATTCTACATCTTCATGTAGCTCTTCATCCACTAATTTTTCCTTAGCGATCTCAGCTTTATAATCCACAGGTTGTTCTAGCTTAAACACGTTACCTTGTTTTGGTGTACGGTCATCAGCAAGATCTTGAGGAACTGTATCTTCTAGTGATTCTTCTACATCGTCATCTTCTGTAGCTAATCCTAAAGATTCTAAAATCCATTCAGGGTCGAACCATAAGATGTCATTTAATTCAGTCATTGTTAATCCATCAGGATATGCATCTTCTAGTAGTGCTTCTAAATCATCTACTTTATTAGCAGCTTCGATCTTGTCTCATGTAGCTACAGCGCCTGACCAAGGCTTATATTCACTAATGTCAGAGATAATCTTTAAAGCTTCTGTTAAATTTCCTGCACATTCTTTACAAACGAATCTAGAACCTTCTTTCACTAATTCTTCTTTTGGAAATTCTTCATGACAACATTGACATTCACCAAAAGCTTCATCAGCTTCATTTAATGCAGAAAGAGCTTCATCGAAATTGAACAAATTACGGCCACCATATGGGTCAACCTCTGGTTCAGCAGGTTTTGGTTCCTTATCTACATCGAAAACATCATAGATTTCAAAATCAGGGTCTGCTAACTTGCCTTCATATTCACTATCATCAAATAGTTTAGGTTGACGAATATCAGGTTTGCCTGTTTGATCATCCCAACTAAATACACATTCATCATTTCCAGTTGGTAGCCAAGTTCCGTCTTCTTGTTCCACCAATTCTATTTCGTAAATGAATGGAGATACATAATTAGGATTTCCAGTAGCAGTTTTTTGATTTATAAAATCTTTGGCTTCTGGGAATGTAGGGAATGTATCTTTTTCATCACATTCATTCCAGCTAACTTCATAAACATAATTAACCATAATTTTCTCCTTTGTTAATTCTAGGCTTTTACAAATAATTTAGCAATTATTAAAGGTCGAAAATTATATTTCTGAATATCTCAGTAAAGGCAGGCGTTAATTTGCCATCTACAAGGAAATCTGCCAAATCTCGTTTATTCTCTACAACTTCTCTAACTCTATCATCAATAGTTCCGATGCAGCAAAGAATTTTAACAAAGATTGGCTGATCACTGGTTATTCTATAAATTCTGTCGATTGATTGTTGGAGAGTTGCATCGGTCCATGGAGTATCGATAATAATACTATAGTGGCACTCAGGCATACTAAATCCTGTTCCTAATTTTCCATGTGTTCCGATCAACAAATTGAAATTGTCTGAATTTCGGAATTTAGTAATATTATCTCCAACCACAGGATCTGGGATATCGCCTGTTGCGATTAGTGGTTGGTATTTGGCAAGCTTCGATGCGAGTACCTCACATGGCTCTACGAATGTACTAAAGATAACTACCTTCTCGCCTGACTCTAATAGATCCTCGGCAAGCTCTACAGCTCTAAGCACTTTACTAGACTCTATTGGATTACTAGTTAGCACAGAAGGCGCAGCAGTAGCTTGACGAAGTCTTGTGGTTAAAGCTAGAAGGTTAGCAGAATTTAGTGATATCTTATCTGCCTCTTCTTTTACACCATCTCTGATCGCCTCATAAAATTTACGGTGATCATCTGACATCTCCACTAATTCATACTCTACATTTTTAGTTGGCATGTCTCCTCTAACCATATCAAAAGTCCTCCTTATGCTACATGCATCTAATTCATCTTTTAGTAAATCTAAATTTTTATATCCTACTATTTGTTTACCACCGAAACCTCCGAAATTACAGAAGGTCTTCTCGAAATTAGTCATAGTGGAATTATCATTATCAGTTCAGCTCAACATTAGAAATGCCGAAATTGGGGAATTTACGATTGGAGTTCCCGATGCGGCTACCTTGTATTCAGAGTCAAGCTTTAGTAGGTTGTTTCCCTGTTGACTTGAAGTAGTAGCTCGGTGGGCTTCGTCAAAGCAGATCATTCCGATCTTATTTTTAGACTTCTTAAAGGCTTTCACTATTTTTTCATTACGGATAGTAGAGATATTCACGATAATGAAGAATTCTGAAATTGGATTAATTAGCTGCTCGGCTCTTTCTTCAATAGTCTTGTATCTAATAGTTCCATTTCTAGTAATGTATTCGCCTAATACTACACAGTCTAAATTTGAAAACTTCTGAATTTCGTTCTTCCAATTTGTTCTTAGTGAATCTACGCCGCAAATAATCATACAGTGGTCGATCTTCCCACGCTTGTGGAGAGTCTCCGCTAAATACATCATCTCGAGACTCTTTCCGATACCCATGGAGTCTAATAGTAGCCACTTGTTCTTTCGGCATAGCCCATAGTTAATAGCTTCTATCTGATGGTCAAACGGTTTGTATTTAAATTCACTAATTTCTTCTACAGTAAGTGGTGGTTCCGAAATTGCGGAAGTTTCGGTATCAGGCGCCAAGCGTAGCTCGATGTCACTAATCATAGTTAGTGTATCTAAAGCTTCAGCTAAGCTCGATGCAGGAAACTCTCAGAATTTCTGAGTCGGATGCCAAGTAGATCCTGGCACGGCTTTTACTGCCTCCACTAAAACTGGATTATATTGGAAGTCGCATCTGAAGCTGGAAAGCCCTGGCATTTTAAATGGTGGCTTTAGTTCAGTAATATATATCATTTCTGAAATCTCCCAAATTTCGTTTCTTAGAATAGACTTGTTGTTAGATTAGTAAAGTCTACTGCCTCATCTTCTTTAGTAGCTACAGCTGTGATCTTTAATTCTGCATTAAAAATTTTGTTGCAGTGATCACAGATATATTTAGTTTTATATTCTGGTTCACTATCTTCTTCTCAGCCGCAGTAAAGAATTTTGCCAAGAGGATCACGCACTAAGTCGCGAGGCTTTCCTAAAATATCGCTGGCTAAAAATAGTTCTTCTAAAGTATACTCATAGCCACAGTGAGGACACTTGATAATTGTCTTTGGTAAATTATTATCCATAAACGAAATCTCCTAAATTACATTTTTATTTTTTCTTGGTTTGCCAGCGGCTCCATATGTCCAGCCAGCTTTTAAATAGTCGGGAAGAAATATAGTATAGATATTCTTATAGACTCCATCTTTGTGAATATGACATCGCTTAGAATCTTTACTGCCAAGCTTCCAGCCCTGCTCTAAATACTCAGTAATTTGCTCTGGCGAAATTAGTCTAATTTCGTTTTGCTTATGAATATAAACTTTCCCGGTCTGAAAATTTGCCATACTGATTTCCTTTCTAAGTGTGCGCGCCATATGACATATGCATATGTCTATAGTATAAGCCTATAGCATATAATATAAGCATATGTCTATATATAAGCTATGCTAAAGTCTATAGCTATAGCTATAATTAATACTATATAATTACTAACGTAATTATATAGTATGGGAAACTTCCCCTTACATATTATTATACAATATTTTATAATGAAATTAGGGTAATTTCGGGAATTATTTTTAATTTTTTTAGTATATGAAATTGAGCAAATTACGGTTTTAATAATTTAATAATTTATTAATAAAAAAAAATAAAAAAATCTCCCCATTTATTATATCACATTTTCTTTAGTTTGTAAATAGTTTTCTAAAAGAAATTTACGAAAGCGTTTTCATAATATATATAAAAAAATATATATTTCCCCATTATACATTATATCACATCTGGCCAAATTTGTAAATAGAAAATTTAAAGAATTTAATGAAAACGCTTTCAAACGAAATTGATCAAATTTCGTACTTTTTATTGTATAATATTATGTGAGCGCAGATAGAGCCTCCGCCCTATACTATATATAGTAATAGAGTCGACTGTGCATGTATCGTTAGCGCCACGCTTTATACAATAAATTTTTTTTGAAGCCTAATATATTTTTGAAAAGTTTATTGTATAATAATATGTGAGGCAATAACAAATAAAAAAATTACACCTCCTTAACTATATATATTCAAAAAACAAATCCTCCTTTCTCAAATATATATTAGTTGTCTCACATTCAAGGCCAGGTTATTCTTTTAACAATTTTATTTTCCTGGCCTTTTCTGTTTTAAAAAATATGTTTTGTTTTCATTATATAAATTCTCTTTCAAGTATTAAGCTGTAGCCTATATATAGTAGTCTACGGCTTTTTACTATATATAGACAAAAAGGTAAAAAAGGAAATTTCGGCAATTAGCCAAAAAGCTAATCTGGGCAATTTCGGCAATTTCGCCAACCTGCCGAATTTCGCCTAAGCGCAAAAGCTAATTTTGGCAATTTCGCCAATTTTGCCAACGCCAGCGGCAAATTTGGCAATTTCGGCGATTTCCCTTATTAATTTAATAGTCTAATAAAAAAACGCGATTTTAAGCTCGAAATTTGGCCGTGGTCGCGTTTTTATTTTGCCCATATAAAAGTATTAGGGTAAGTATATTTAATTCAGAAATGATTTTAATTTCGGCTTTGCGCTTGTGCTCTTCCTAGTCTTCGCGCTCCGCTCTATATATAGTATACAGGTTAGAGTCTTCCTATATATAGACAGAAGCAAGGCCTGGCTCTACATAGCTTCCGCGCTATACTATATATAGTGCTAATAGGGCAATGCAAGGCTTAAGCTTGGCTGGTCGCTCTGGCTTTAGTGGTGAGGCGAGGCTAGGCGTGGGCGAAGCGTGGGCGAAAAAAAGCTCAGCGCGATTGCTGAGTGAGGCGTGGGCTAAAGCCTATGATGACTTTTCAATGCCCTTCGCTTATTTTAGCAAATATTTGTCTGATTTTTCTAAAAGTGCTTGTTTTTAATAGTCTAAAGTCTATATAGTATATGTCAAAGCATCACTGCGACAGTGATAGCAATACATAGCATACTAATAATTTATTAATTTAATAATTTAATAAGCTCATCACTGATCTGCCAGATGCTTGCAATAATGCTTGCAATACTTGCCAGCATTCCCGCCAAGCGAGGCTAAAAGCGATGCCAAAAGTGAGGCCAAAAGTCTTTTTACTAACTCACTAAAGTCTAAGTCTATTAATCAGAGTCTGCCTCAGACTCAAGCATCTTTACTATATATAGTATTAGTTCCCTGTCTATATATAGTTCCCCGCTTATATATAGGTCTATATATAGTATCTTCTTCTCTATGTCTATATATAGTTCTACTATTTATTATATATAGATAGATATTCTTTCATACTATATTTTTTAACTGGGGAGGAAGATAAATGCTTGTTAAGGATATTGTTCTTTTACTTTTTTTATTTTACTGCTCCTTAACTGACTATTATCTATCTATTTATTAACTAGGGCAAAATAAAAAAAAGAACTTAAGCTTTATACTTAAGTTCTTCTTTCCTTTTATATCTATTCACTCTTATCAGCCTTCAGCCACCAAGTCTTTTTGTAATCTTTCAGTTTGAAACACTTTGAAGTATGAGACATAATTCCCCTTGTGTGCATTTCTTTTAAATAAGGAACATAATGTTCACAGGTATAATGATTTCCACTTTCATCATAAAAACCTTTATCAAAGGCTTTCTCTCTAACTTCTAATGGACAACCTAATTGTTCTTCAAAACTTAGAACTTCCAATTTAATTTCACTGGCTTTTGTAAATGGTCTTTCTTTTCTTAATAATTCTTCAACAGCATTTTCATCAATTCCATCAGCAACAATAATTTCTGGTGTTGCTTTACATTTCTTTGCCCACTCAATAGCTTCTTTAAGAGCATCTTTACACATCATATTTTCTAGCGAAAAATCTACATGTGATAATAAAATATCTAAAGCTTCTTCATATGTCAGCTCTTTTTCATCAACAGTTCCTTCTTCAGGCTCATCTTCAACTGTTTCTTCTTCATGAAGTTTTATAAATGGATAACCTTCGCGTTGTTTCTTTGAAGTCTCCATGCATCTCTTTGCCCACTCAATTGCGTCTTTGCAATCGTCACAAATCATTCCAAAGCCATTAACAGCTTTGCCACAAATAATACATTTGTTTCTAATATCATTCATTTTCTGATACCTCTTTATTTTTTAATTCTTCAACATATTGTTCATTAACATCTATATATCTAAACTGAGCGCAAGCTAAGAAAGCTTCAATGTCTATGTCTTTCTTTAATCCTAAACAATATCTCGCAGTAAGTTTTAATAATTCTTTAATATCACGGCCTACAGCTTTAGGAAAGACTTTAACTAATTTATTGATTAATTCATCTGTGATTTGTTTATCTAGCTCAAATTGTTTAGATAATATTCTCCAAATCTTTTTAGCGTTTTCTTCGGTAGGTTCTTCATATCTAATTGCCGCAATACATCTTGACAAGATAGCATCATCAATATCTTTTATCTTATTACTTGTTAAAAACATAATTCCATTAAAATATTCTAGCTGTCTTAAAAAAGTAGTAATAATTGCATTTTGCGTTAAGTCTTCTGCACGTTTTCTAACAAAAGTTTCACACTCGTCAATTAAAATAATACAGCCTAAACGCTGTGCTTTATTTAAAACCTCATATAAAGTTTTTTCCATTTCTTTTGGATTTGTTCCTAATTCACCTGCGGTAACTTTATATAAAGGTGTATTCATAAGTTCTGAATATACTTCTGTAGTTAAAGTTTTTCCGCATCCTGGTGGACCTTCTAAAATAACTACTGTTCCATTGCCTTTATTATTGATAATGTCTCCTTTTAAAATTGAAGAATTATTAACAAGTATATCAAGCAAATTTTTATGTGATTCTGGTAAAACTAATTTATCTCTTAGTGAATGATCATATTCATAATTTTCAATATCATCAACATGAAAATAACATTCACTATGAGTATCTAAATTATATCCAAATAAAAATGGCATAATTGGAAGGTCATAATAATCTTTGCAGAAAAAATCTTTTTCTCTTTTTTTCTTATAGCTTCGATATAAATGACAGTCTTCTTGTTTTACCCAATGTCTATTATCACCTCTCATATCATTAATAACATGATAGAATTCGAAAATATTATCATTTTCTTTTGTAGATATAAAACGATTACTATATCCATCTTTTGATACATATTGAAAACATTTATATTGAGTGCCTTGCTCTTTAATTCTATTTTCATATTTTAAAACAGATTTTTGATAGTCTTCATATAATTCAGGTGTTTCTATAAACATTTTTTGTTGTGTTAATATTTCTGTTAAAGTTCTTCCTGAAATATCACTGAAGTAAAAATGAATATTTTGTCGTCTATATCCTTTAATATCATTAGTATGAATTTCAGCATCAACATGTGCTTCATAAAAATATCCTTCAACTTTTCGTTCAGGAACATAGTCAACATGATATAATAAATAAGGAATAATATATTCAACATTACATATGTCCTCTTTTCTAAACAACCATTTGTGCTCAGAAAAATCATCAACATATTTAACTAAAGCTTCAGCAAAAATTCTTAAATCTGAATAAGCAGTAGTTGATGGATTTTTTAAACTGTCAATAAGCATATTTAAAATTTTTACATTTTTTCTTGCATCACAGTCCTTAAAAGCATCTCTAAGGACTTCTAATTCTTTGATTGAATAATTATCTAAAAACAAATACTTTTCAGTATTGTCTCCATATCTATTATTCTCCCATTTTAATTCACTAATGAGATCTCTTATTTTTTCTACTTCTGTATCGTCTTCATTAATATGCTCTGATAGTTTTTGTAAGAACATATTAATCATTGATACTTTATATTTAATTTCCATTTTTATTTTCCTCCTTATTAATTTATTTTACATATATATTATAGCACATCTTCATTAAAATGTAAATAGAAAATTTAATGAAAACGTTTTCATATTTTTATTTAATGTGTCAATCTATAATGGCTGTCCCAATGATATGAATCTCTTGGTGCAAATATAAATAAAGTATGATTAATTATATGTTTAGATATTTTCTTTCTATCTATTATCATCACTGATTTATTATTTTCTAATTCTGCCCAAACATATTTATCATCAAAATCTATCACTGTTGCTTTTTGTGTTTTGATAGTTCCGTCATCATTTGTATATTGTTCTAAAGTAAGTTTATCTCCAATTTTTATTTCTTTCATTGTTTGTTCCTTTATTAAATTACTTTATTAAGATCAGCCATTATATTCTTTAAGGCTTCTATCTTTTTTCTTGGGACTAATACATATTCTGTATCACAAGGCGGAATAATTGGTTTTCCATCTTTATCTTCTCTCCATCCCATTGGTTGATAGCCAAGTAATTTTAAACAGCTTGTCCAAAGATCTCCACCTTTATCCCAAGCTTCTTGATATTCTATTCCTTGGTCTGGTCTTGCAATTATAAAGATATTATTGATATAATTTTTCTCTTCTGCATTTAATCGTTGCCAAGGCCAAGCTGTGTGCATGCAATCCATAAAATCTAAATAGCCATCATTAGAATAACCATAAGATCCCTTTTTAACTTTTCTTTCTTCCATTTACTTATGCCTCCTTAATAATCTGTATGTGGACCAGAACAATTTTCTGGTTTAGATTGACAAAACATTTGCATTGTGCTTGAACACTCATAACACTTTGGACTGAATGAATAGAAATAATTTAATACTTGTTCAAATGATTTATCTTTCACAGTGAAGTTCTCTTTAATATATTTTAATATTGTTTGTATTTCTTTTAAACTTGGTTCTCTCATAATTGGCCTCCTATAATATTATACAATATTTACCGATCTATTTATTGTATAATTTTAAAAAAGTTTTTTGTGTATATATTTTCTTTATTTTGGTATACTGTAGTATACTGTTTTGTAAGATTTATATACGCAAGAAAGATAACGTCAAATATATCTTACATTATCTTATAAATAAAAAATTCCTATATATCTATATATAGGAATTAAATTATAAGAAAATTCATTTTAGCCTTCTTTGATAAATTTTTTTATTAGACCAATTAATTGTGGACTAGAGTCACCCCACACTCAATAGTAGCCCTCAACTTGCCTGTAAGAATTTCGTCTCTTGCTATTAGTAGCTTTATTATTCTCAGCATTGCTACTTATATTACTTGCAAGAGTTCTTATTGGATCTTCATAGTTTTTATAATATTCTTGACCATATATAGCTATAAGCTCTCTAGCAGCTTTTCGCACAGAGCTTGCATAAATTTCATTTTTATTTAAATCACTAGGAATTCCTATTACTGGTTTTGAACTATTATTATAACCAATAGCTAAATATGCATCAGGTTCTAAATATGTTATATTTTGAATTCCACCGTCTCTTCACTTAGAATTAAACTTTTGTCTACCGTTTAAAAATTTTTGTAATTGTTTTTTAGGGTCTGTATATCTAATATTGGTTTTAGTACTATTTTCTCCAAATAATGCATTAGCAGCTTGAGCAACACTATTGTATGTTTCAACATGTCCATCAACATATTCTACTACTACAGCTTTACTATTTTGACTAGATGATTGAGCATTAGTAGACATTTCTTGTTTTTTAATATCTGAAATATGATTACCATAATTTGGATTATCTTCGCCAGCATATTTTCTACTCTTTAATCTAGCTTCTTGCTTTACAATTTTATTATATTCAGCTGCTGTAACATAATCTTCTGCTCTATGAATCTTTAAAAAAGCATCCTGTGCTGCTAAACACTCTGGGTTATTTAAAGCTAAAATAGCATGTGCTCTAATATGCTCATATCTAGTTAGTCTTATTTTATTTCAGTCATCATTTGGACCACCTAAACTTGTGGGTCAAATATGATGAACATGTGTTATACTATATCTATCTTTATTATCATGTCCTAAATTTTTATATTTATCTTTTATATAATTAAGATATTTATCAGTATTTATTACACCATTTTGTTCTAAACCATTTTGTATTTTAGCAAAATCAATTTCTATTTCTGAGTTTTTTATATTATTTGAATTTCCTTCAAGAAGAGTTTCTTCTAAAAAATCTTCATAAATATTATCTAGCTTTTTTGATGTTTCTCGCAATGAATTAGCATTGAAGTTATCTTCTTTTTTAATATACTTATCTTCAAGCTCACTAACAGCTTTATCATCAATTTCTATAGGTTTATTTATATCAATTGCATTTTTTGGAATTGGCATATTAATTGCCTCCTTAAAAATTTTTATCATATAATTTAGCAAATAAAACATTATCTTTTACTTACATTCTTATTAACCGGGTCTAAGTAAAATAAAAAGCCATAAGTTTTACTTATAGCTTTATTTAACAGCAGTACTTAAAACTTTTTTAATATAAGGCACAACATCTTTTAAGTTTGTTTGTTGGCTAAAGTTTAAGTCTTCATCATTTATGTTATCAGAAATTTCAATTGTTGTCTTAACTTTAAAATTATCTAAATGTTCTTTTGTAGCAGCCGCAGCATCTTTGATAAGATAGTCTTCTAAATATAAAAAGCTTATTGCAGGCTCAATATTAATATGTAATGTATATTTATATCCATTTGGTGCTTGTACAAGTTCAGATTCATATCTTGATTCCATTCCAGGTTTAGTTGCTGCCGTTACTGCTGTAGATACTCATTTTTGTTCTCAAAGTCTACCATTGATATTTAAATCTTTTCTAAATACCTTATCACAATAATCAACAAAAGCAAATTGAGCTGCAACTATAACTTTTAATATTGCAGAAACATTATCTAAGGTTAGTTGATCAGCATCATAACTTGCCATATATCTTTTCTTAATTACATCTATTGTACTTAAGAAATCACCTGCTGCTCAGTATTTAGCATTCTCTCCAGTGTGAATTGGGCCTCTCCAATTATTAGAATTTAAATTACGCTCAGAATATAAATATTTTAATTCAGCATCATTTTCATATATTCATTCCATATCTTCTCTTGTAAAATCCATAATAATTCTCCTTAATTAGTATGACCTGTAACAACTGCTGTTCTTAATATATTATATATAGTTTGTTTAGCTGAGTGTTGTGAATATACTGTATCACGATAAACATTTATATCATCACCATCTCTATAGACAGTCGTATATACATCAAAACTATTATATCTATCATCTGCAGCAAATTCCCCTAAGCTTGAGTATTTTGCTCTATCAGTTACTGCAATAAGCTGTAAAGGAACTCTAAATTCTATTTCTATTAATACATTATCATCTACTTCTGTTTTACCGTCAATTGTATATACCATAAATGAACTTGTTGTTAAAGTTTCAAATTGTGATATAATACTCATTACTTTAAAATTAGTTCAAGCAGGAAGATTATAATTTTGTTTTAATTTATCATAATGCGGAAAATCCCTAAAGTCTAGTACAAGACCTTTATTAAGCTTTTCCAAAAACTTTGATAAGATAACTGTCTGTGTCAATTTTAATTTTAAATATTCTAAAACCTGTTCTTCTGTTAAATCGTCTATTCTATAACCTCTACCAATACAATCGTTAACTCAATAACTAAGTGGGTCTTTTCCAAAACCATTTATTGCATAAGCTAAAGGTGTTGTATCTAATATATTGCCTGAACGTTCACGAATTATTTCTTCGCCTCATAAATATTTACAATCATCATCAAGAGTTATCATTCTATTTAATTTTTTTAAATCCATAATAAACCTCCACTATTTTAAATAAGAATTAGCATGGAAGATTAAAGTTTCTTTAATTTCTGGGATTATCTTTTTTAAATCTATATAACGTTTGCCAATTCTTGATGGTTCACCAGTAGCATCAAAATATTGATAGCCAACTAAAACTTCACTTTTGTCTAAACATCTGTTTATAAAGTTAGCAAGGTCTATATTATCATGGTCATCAAAATCAAAAATATCTTCAGCAACAATTTGAACATCATAAAAACCACCATATATTGATAGCTCAGTATTATTTAAAACTTTATATCTTAAATTAATTACATCATCAATTTCAGATGCAGGGTTTGGATCTGCATGATGCTCTAAATAGTTTAAACAAAATGTCTTTGAATTATTTTTATTATTTCAAATAAATAGTTTTCTTCTCACTACATTATCAATAGCTAATATTTTACTTGCAACACCACATACATATTTTGTTAAAGTTGCTAATGTTATTACATTATGAGGCGATTCAAAAAATCTAACTTTTCTATCCCTAACCTTTAGTATTATTAAGTTAACTAATTTTCTAACAGGTAAGTCTCCAAATAAAAAGCCCTCAGTTGACTTGTGTGAATTAGAAGTATAATTCTCTTCATATTTATCTAATTTTTTATATTCACCAAGTAAATATTGAACCTCTTGATTTGCTGCAATAAGATCTAAAGCTTCTTCATAAATATCTTTATCTCTTAGCATGTCTTGTCAAGTTGTCTTATAAAAATCAACCATAAGTGTTCTCCTTAATATCTTTTTGGAAAATCTTCAATAATTTTTTTCTTAATAGTCTTTACTAAATCTCTTACCAAACAATATTCTATTTCAACATGTTTGCTTGTTCTAAATGAATTATCAAGAAAATCTATATCATACTGGACTGAATAATTTTCTATATTCTTTTTAATTAAAGCTGTTTCTTGTGGTCCAGTTAAATCCATTTTCCAAATATCTTTTGGGGCAATCTCAATATCATAGCCTCAACCTTTATCCTCTAAGCCAAGTCTTAATTGAATATGATTTCCAGAATAAGCATCCTTATCTTGCATTTCAATACTTGTTTCATTCATTAATCATATTAAGCGTGTTTTATAATGAATTGCATATAAACTTCTAACTTCAAAATTTATTAAACTATTTTCTACTACTGCATTTAAAACTAATATTCTTGCAATAAGTGCTTTAATATATAAACAAATCATTTCATCTGTGATAACAGTTGCATTGATATCAAAATAACTTTTATTACTTTCATAAATATTCATTACTACATCATGACAAAATTTTATTATATCTTGATTTCCATTTAAGATATTAGTGATTGCTTCCATATGAGGTTCTACTTGTTTGATTGCAGGAATATTATTTTCACTTAATAAACTATTTAATTCTGGGTCTCTTGCAATATTCATAATAGCATTTTCTTTAATAGCTGTATTTGATTGCATCTGTGCTCAAGTTGCACTCATAATATATCTCCTTAAATTAGGTCTTTAATTGCGTCTTTAATTTCTTTTGGAAATTGTTTAATTGTTGAATTTAAATTTATATGTCTACCTTTTACTGTTATTGAAGCCTCAACATTAATACGATTATTAACTATTTCTTGTACTGTTTCTTCAGGATTCATTTGTGTTGTTCATCAATTACAAATATTTACTTCAAAAAATGAAACGCTTTGATTATTAACTCCTTTTATATTTAAGCTTAGTTCATATTTTAGTGGTGTATCTGAAATACTGACAGGTGCATGTGTAAAAGTTTCTCAATGCAATTGTGTAGTTTCACCCTCAAATGTTCAATGCTGTACATGAAATTGAAAGTATTTAAAAACTTTTTCTATTGAGTTAGATATAATTAAAGCAGCAGTTAAGTTTGCTTTTATTAACTGAATAGCAACTTCAACTCTTGTAGTTTCTGCAAGTGAATGATTATTTACATTATATATAACATCTAATAAAAAACTCATTAATTCAACACTTGTATCTTTACCATTCATATCAAAAAAACTTGCCATATGAATAGTTCCATTACTATTTATAAAGCCAATGAAGTTTGATTCATTAACTAAATATTGAATATCAGGATCTGCTAGTCAAACTTCATAACAAAGATCTCGCTCATAGCCTTTTATTTTAATTAGTTCTCAAGGCATATTTAATAGTTGGTCTACTGTTGGTTGTGCCATAATTCTTTCTCCAATAATTTAATAATCATATAATTTAGCAAATAAATAAAAAAAGTAATAGTCAATTAACTATTACTTAATTTTAATTTTTATTATATTCTTAATCCAAGTCTTAATCTAAATACATCATCAGGACAATCATTAATCAAATCAATCATCCAAACATCACTAAATCTTACCATTAATTTTTTAATTAATTTTTCAATGTCTTCTAAATAAAACAATACTTGACCACGACCATTTAATCCACCATCAACTGTTAAGATAAAGTATTTGTAGCCATCTTCACTTTCTTCGTCTGAATTATCAACTAATTCAAGACTTGTAAATACTAAGTTAGTAAAGTCTCCACGATAAGCACTTACTGCTTCCTTACAATAAAGTTCTAATTCTTTTTCTAATTTTGTTTTTTCCATTTATTTCTCCTACATTTTTGGCCAGTTATCTATATTATTAAGACCAAGTGTTTGCATCATATTATCAGTAAATTGTTGTAAAGCATTTGTTTTTTCTCTTATTTGACTATTAATATATTCATCAATAGTTTTATAACACCTTAATCCATCACAGTGATCTTGTGCAAATAAGAATAATTCATCAACAGGTAATTGTTGTAAGACTCTTTGAATATTAACATCTTTGTCTTCTTTATATTCTTGATTAAAAACTAACTTAACAAAAGACTTTCTATCAATCTTTCTATCTTCCCAATCACTTGTGCAAGATTCGTAGATAACTTTTTTCTTACTAAATAATCTTTTCTTAACAAATAATGCTTTACGAATTTCTTCAGGACCACGTTGATTTTCTAAATCAAAAATTAAATCATTATAATTTCTATATTCCCAATGACAAGAATCAACACAAGGTTTTCCATAGTGCAACCAGCCTTCTCTATCAATTAATTCCATTTCATCAGGTTGACCTTTATAATTAATATAATGTAATACTAAAGTAGTATATTGTCTATTTAAAATATTCTTTCTTTCTTCTTGCTCCATTTAAATCCTCCTAAATTATTTTAAACCAAAATATTCTAATCCACCATTATAAAAGTCTTTAGGCATTGCCCAAGAAACTCTATATAAAACAGTGCATTCTTCTTTTAGTTTTTCATATTGATTACTAAAATCATCATCGTCAATTGCTTTAATTGTTTTCTCACCATTACTTGTATTAAAAGTATGATAAGAATATTTATCAGGTGATTCTTTAATTTCAAAATATAATTCAGGTGCTAAATAAGAATGTTCTTTTTCATTCCATTCTATCCATTCATTAATTCTTGTATCAAATATAACTTTCATATTTATTTCTCCTTAGGAAAAGCTTTTACTAATTCTTTAATAACTTTAAACATTGCTAACTTATCATAGTTTGCTTCTGTCTTTGTTAGCTCAACTTTAAAAGGTAATTCAACTACATCACCAGCCCAATTAATTCTTTTAAGCATTATTGGTTTTTTCTTTTCATCTTCTCTTGCTTGTAATCTCTTATCTAAATAAACCCACTTACCATTTTTAAAGTGTTGAATATAATAATCATTGTGACAAGCAAAATGTCTATCACGATAAAAGTTTCGAACCATTGCTCTTGCTTCTTTTAAAGTATCATATTCTTTATATAGTTCTACTTCTTCTTGGCCAAATCTATCTAAAGATGAATCAACTACAACTCTATATTTCATAATTAAATTGTTGCTTGATGATTTCGTACCCAATCAAACATTGGTTTTATATCATCAAGTAATACTTGCCTTTCTTCAACAGGTGTTGTTGAACTTGTACTAAAAGTATTATTAACTAAATCAATAAACATTGTATGTGTTCCATCTTTTCCCATAAAGAATTCATTCCATTCTTCATCAGTTAATAAGCCTTTAACATTTAATTGAAATAAAGCTAAGTTATCAAAACTGACTACTGCAAAATGTTCAGTAATTTCTTTTAAGTGTTCAGCAATATCAGTTTTAATTTCTTCAGTTGTACAAATATGTTTTTTATAATAATCATTTCCACGTCTAAATTCTTTATATCCAAGAATTAAAATCTTTAAATTATTATTATATAATTTTTTATAATCTTCATATTTGTGTACACCATTAATCATATGAATAACTGCATTTGGAAATTGCTTTACTAAATTAATAAATTCTTTACTTGGAATTACTAAAGAAATACCAAGACCATAAATTAATTTATTATCAACTAATTCTTTTATCAAATCAATATTTTGCATAAAGTGAACTTGATTGACTGTCATATTTGGAATTAATTTTAATGCTTTACATTTTTCTAAAAAAGGAATTAAGTCTGGATGCTCAAGTGGATTGCCACCACCAATTGCAAGTTCAGTATAAGGAAGCAAAGTTTCTAAGAACTTAGCATTCATTATATCACCATGCTTACCATCTTTAGTTGATGCTTCATGACAGAACGGACAACCTTTATCACACATATTAGTAATTTTAATATCCATTGACTCAGGTTTTTCTGGGATAAAACAATCTTCATCATTCTTTCTAATTTTAGTTCCGCTGTCTAAATCAAAATAGATATCATAATTTCCATTTCTTACTTTAACAAATTTCATAGTCTTCCTCCAAAACTACCATTCAATTATAATTACAGGCATATTAATCTTTGAGCCAGTTTTATCATAATCAATTTTATATTCAAGTTTATTTTCATCTAAAAATTTTGTAGCTTGTTCTAAAGCATTTAAATTTTTAAAGTCCCAACGTTCAGGATTAATTGGTAAGGTAGCTTTTCTACCGCCGCCTTTTGCAATTTCTGTTATCATATATCCAAGCCAGTTTCTAAATTTCTTTAATAGTTTCTCATCATATTTCTTATCTGCTATTTCTTTTTTAGCAGCAGCTTTTAAAGCATCTTTTTGTCCTTTAATAGTTAACTTTTGTAATTTGTCTTTTGTTATCATTATCTAATATAGCCTTTCATTTTTTCATAAGCAAATTCTTCTTGTTGCTCTTTAGTGATACCTGCTTTATCTAAATCACAATACCAATTATAGAATGGATCTAAGCAAGGACAATAAGCTGCTCTAATTGTTGAATATTCATAATCAGAAATCTTTTCATATTTTTTACTACAACCACGAATTGTTTGATATAAATCAGGACGATTCTTCATTAACTCTTTATAAGCTGCTTCATCATCATAATGATATTTATCAAACAAAGCTCTAACTTCAGCTTCAGTAATATTATATTGTTTACTGAATTCTAAGCCACGTCTTGTGATTGCTTTTCTCATTTCAAATAAATCAAAAGACCAATATTTATCTTTATCTTTTAAATAGATTTCAATCCATTTATCTTCTTGCTTTTTATAATCATAAACTTCTACTTGTAATTCAATTGGTTCAACTCCATATTGTTTAGCAACATAATCAGAATTAATAACAGTATTATGTCTAATTCTTACATGTGGATGTAAAATAATATCTTCAATACCTTCTCTACCAGAAGTCCAAATACCTTCAATAACTGCTCTTACACAGTCAACCATACTTGCACCTTTTTTAAAAGAATTGCTCCAACTGTTTACATATTCAATGTCTTTTCTTTTCATTTTTTATTCCTCCTCTGAATGTATCTTTATTAAGTTTGGATTAAATTTAATTGTTAAATCATATCCTTGAATATTACAAGGTTTTACATAACCATAGCGATAAGTTTTACCATCACCCATTGGTTTCTTTTTTCTATAACAGTTTTTAATATATTCAGAATTTTTAAATTTTATTTTTTCTTCATCATTAAGATAATGAATAATTTCCCAACCAGTTATTTTATGCTTTAAATAAGCTTTTACATTTCCATCATCTGTAATAACAAATGTCTTTAGTTTATATTCATTCTTTACTTTTTGAAATTCTTTACCTTGTAATCTTTGTCTCATATAACACACCTACCTATATTATTATACAATAAAAAAAGACCGAATAATCGATCTTTTTTAAAATTTTTTATTTTTTATCCTAAATATCCATGGCAACCGAAAGCATGAATAATATTTCCATCTTTTGTTGTAAAGCCTTGATCAAAAGTTTCTAGCTCACTATTTTCCCACATTTGATCTAAAGTATAGAATTCATACATTAAATCAGTATCAGCTTTATCAAAACCTGCAATAATTTCATTTGCAAAGTCATCAACACTCTCAGGATTTAAACCAGTTTCTTTACAATACTTTTTCCACTTATCTTTAATATATTTATCACATTCTTCATCAAGATTTCTTAATAAGTCTTCTTTTCTTACAATAACAGGATCATAATACATACTTCCAGAAAGAAAAGCCTCATTATGTAATAAAGCTTCATAATCATCATTTTCGCACAGAACTAAACTGTGTGTTGAACTTGAATTTGTTTCAAAACAATTTTTTCTAATTTGTAGCATCTTTGTTCTCCTTTATAATTTTTAATAAGTCTTCAGTAATTTGTCTATCTAAACGACCATTCATACAAGCAAATTCTCCATCATCTGTTCTAATTGCTAATGGACAATGCTTACAGATATCTTTCATTGGTGCATAATTAATACTGCCTTTATATTCACCATAAGTGTCAAACATATAACTACAAATCTTATTAGATTGGTCTTCAGTTAAATTTTTTACTAATAAGTCTTCACCAAAGATTTTTCTTGTATCATTAGTTATAAAACCAGTTTCACTTGCTTCTATTTCTTTTGCTAACTTATTAATTTTTACATTATTAGTTAAGTGTGTGATATCTCTAACATGTGAAGCACAGAAAGAATAAGTGTTCCAGATATCATCAAAAGGAAGTAGCATATAGCTATTTCCTTTTGGAATTATCCAGCCTTTTAATTTAAGCTTATCAGTAAAGTCTACTTCTACTGCACTATATAAAGCATATCTATCTATATAACTCTTCTTCATTATAAACCTACCACTTGTTCATCGTCGCACTCAACAACAATTTCTTCAAAAATAGATTTATCAACAGAGAAAACACCAATTACTTCTGTTGTATAATTATTAATAACAAGTCTAATTCTAATTTCAGGCTTTGTATCTTTTGCTAACTTAATAAGTTTTTTAATCTTATCCATATTTTTATTAAGTTCATCAACATCTTCTTGCTCGCTAATTCTAAAGTCAAGTGTTTTAGTCTTGTCATCAATTTCACTTACAAGTTGTTTATCATCTTCTTCATCCCAACCTTCAAGCCAGCCAGTATAAATTCCTTCATTAGCATCATTCCAGAAATCAACACCAGAGGAAATATCTTCAAAGTTATCTGTATTAATAACTCTTGCTTCAACTAAATCTTTAAAGTTTTGAATTTCATCGCCATCAACAATGATAATATACTTTGGATTTAAAATTAAATCTTCCCAATCAATATGTTTTCTTTCAACAAAATGCATTGGGTCTTCACCTGTATCATTACCAACTACAACACCATAGTATCTTTTCTTATCTTCATCTCTATCCCATCTATCAACTCTATATAAGAAAACTTTAGCAGGGTCATCAATACCTGTTTGTCTCATAATGAATTTTTTAATTCTATCAACATCTTTTTTAGCAGGTCTGTTTTTCCAAGTTCCTAAAGTATATGCACAATAGTATTGTAATTTTTCAATTGGCGTAGAAAGAATTTGAAATGGACTTCTTTCATAATACATATCTTCTCTATCTTTATATCTCCAAAGTTCAAACACTTTATGATATTGTGGATCATAACCTAAAGCTAACTCTTTAGCAGTATATTTTCTTGCAGATTTAGTAATAACTAAACTATGCATACTTGAACTATTTGTTTCAAAAACGTTTCTTCTAATATTAATCATATTTATTTTCCTTTCTAATAGAAATCATCAAATGGACTTCTATTCTTTTTTCTTTCTTCCGTAATTTTATTTATAAGATTATATTTGTTTCCAAATAATTTTTCAATAACTTCAGGATCTTCAGACCTAGTATAATCAGTAAAAAAACAACTATTGTCATTATCAATAACAATAATAATATTATTATTAAATACTAATTCTTCAGGACTAACTTCACTTGATGTTCCATAACTTTCGTGGTCAACATAACCTTCAGGATAGTATGAACCAAGTGTCTTAACTTTAACTTCTTTAACATTTGGACAATGTTCTTTAATCATATCTACAATTTCACCATCAGGTTGTCCACGGTCAGTAATAAGATATGAAAGTTTTTTGATTGGTGTTTGTAAAATATCAGGTCCCCAACCAAATTCACCAAACGGAATTTTTAATACACCATCTGAATCTACAGGTAAATCATATGAATAGCCTCTATCTTTTTTAGATATTACTAAACTATGCATTGAACTGCTATTAGTTTCAAATACATTTCGTCTAATATTAATCATGTTTAAACACCTCATCTAAATAATTTTTAATTTCAATTAAATCTTTTATTTTTGTTATTTTCTTTAACTTACTTTCTTCTTTTATATCATCTTTAAAGAATAAAGTAATTTTATCTCTATAAACTTCTATATTTAATAATCTTGATATATCTTCTTTTGGTGTTCTCATACAATCAAAATAGCTTGGTTCTCTATCTATTTCACCATCTTCAAATTCTATTTGAATAGAAACACCACCATCAAAATGTATTGGAAAGACTTGAAAAATATCATAGCCACCTAAATACTTTACAACATAACCAACAATCATCTTTGCCATTTCTACAGCAATTGGGTCTATTGGATCTGCATTATAAGAATCCCAACCTTTTGTAGTAAGTTTTTTAAGTTCTTCTAAATCTGCTAGTGCATCATCATAAAGTCCGCCAAGTTGTTTATAATATTCTTCTTTTTCAAATATAAATTCCATTGGTTTCTCCCTAGTCTTCATCATTTAATATATAAGTAATTGATGCTGCAATAATTAGTATTGTAAAAATTCCTATAAAAGCCATAATTATCTCCTTATTTAACCTCTACTACATAACCGATTATTAATGCAATAATACATAATGAAACACCACAGCTCATTAAGAAGAATCTAATAAAGCGATGCTTTTTAGTTTCTTGTGCCATGCTAACTGTTTTATCACAGGCCATTATAATTGCAGATACATTACATACAATTGATATTAACATAATTATACAACTTATAAGTTGATTAATTTGAATTCCAGTCATAAAAATAAAACCTCCGTCTATTATATTATACAATAAAAAAATCGTATTATTTTAAAATAACACGATTAATTTATTATTTTATTCAATTATTGTTTTGCCATCTTTAGTTCTAATATCAAAATCTTTACCACAATTTAAACAATGACAATGTGTTGAGTAAGTATTTAAATCATTAGAAACTACTTTTCCATCTTTAATAATAATTGGACTATATATTAAAGTGGAAGTTGTATAATCTTCTCTATAATAACTTTCACCACAATGAGGACATTTATAGCCATCAAATAAACCTTTACCTTTACAGCAGTTATCAAATGGTTGTTCAACTTTTAATACTGTATCATTTGCAATAGATATTGGTTTATTTGGATCTACTGTATCATCAATAGTAGACATTGGCTTACTATGATCTACTGTGTCATCTATACTAATTTGTACTTCAGGTTCTTTTTTAGTGAAGAAGTTTTTAACAAGATTAAATTGTTCCTCAGTGATTTCTATTTCTTCCTCAAGATTAATATCAGAAAAAGTAGATTTATATTCTTCATAATCTTTACATTGTATAATCATTCCAAGTTCTTCAGGATACTTTTTAACAATATCCCAGATTTTTAATTCTTTATATTTTTCTAAAGTAGCTTTAGAAATTTTACCAACAGTTCTTACTTGTATTGAATGATCTTCTTTTAATCTTCTATAAGCAGTTAATCCATTTTTTACTTCATCAAAACCATCACAAACTTCAATTATATTCTTAACTGCGGGGTCAGCAATTAAAGTTTTAAATGATTTTAAAACAGTTTCAATATCAACTAAAGTTTGTTTTGGTTCACAATATTCACATAAACCAAAATCATTACATTCCTTACAATAATACTCATTAATTATTTTTCTTAACTTTTCTATTTTATTCATATTATTCCTTTCTTAAAATATAGTAGTCAGCATCATAAAAATATAGATTACCTTTTTCTTCTTCTCTATAAGTATAGCCATATTTATTTTTAATAAACTCGGCAAATTCATCTTCACCAATTCAATTTAAAATAAAGTCATCTTGTTCTTTAGGAATATCAATATTATTTTCTAAATCTTCAATAAGATCATATACTTTTACTTCTTTATTAATTGGAATATATTGTGGTCAATCAATACTATCTATAAATTCCCAGTTTCTTATTCATTCATCTTGATCGGGTTGTTTATAATTTTTAGATGGTAAAAATTTTTCATAATGTTCTTTTGCCATAATTAATCCCACCATCCTTGTATATGTTTAGAAATATGTAAGAAGAATTTATCTAAAGCTTTTTGTTCAGCTTTTTCTCCTTGTTTAACTAAATCAAGATAATGTTTTTCATTTTCTTCGTTATCCCATTCACTACCAAAAGATCTAATTAAATTTTTATCATATAAAGCTTCTTTTGGTACTCCTGCTGTAAGTGCATATGCTTCAGCTTTAATTCTTTGGTCTTTACAAAGTTCTGCATCAATTTCATAAAACATTAAACTATCACTAGCAGTTGGAATTTTATATTTAGGTTCTCTTATATTTTTGCGGTCTTCAGAAATAAAAATATAATGACAAACGTGATCTTTCCAACACTCACCAGCTTCCTTATAAAAATCAGTTTGACAATATGTATCATAAAGTTTAATTGCTTCTTCCATCTCAGCAACTTTTTTCATTCGGTCTTCTTCAATAGTATTACCAAAATGTTTAATGTATAATTTAGTAAGTTCTATCTTATATAATATTACATTAATAATAAAGCTCCAATCCCAATCACAATTAAACTTTAACATTGGCATCCAATTTTTCTTGGCGTCTTTATTATGTGCACGATCAATTTTAGCAGGCTTATATCTTTTTTGAAGTTCTTTTAAATCTTTATTATAATTTTGTTTAGCAAGTTTTGTTTCTTGTCTTATTTGTTTTTTTTCTTCTCTTGTTAGTTTTGTTATTGCTACTCGCTTCATAGTTTGCCTCCACAATAAGATTTGATGCAGTATAAGTAGTAAGTGATTCTATTGATACTTCTTCACGATAAGGACAGTTTTCATTGCAACATTCAGGATATCCTTTTACTTGTTTTTCGCACCAATGAATTCCTTGATTAATTAAATGTCTTTGATTACTACAATAGCTATATTTCATAGTCTTCTTCCCTTTCCATATATTCAATATCAGGTTCATAATATAATTCATATATAACAATTCAGTTAAGAAGTTTGTTAGTAATAGTATCTCTTAACCCATCTTCTTCTTTAATAAACTCTACTCCTCAACAGTCGTGAATAATTGTTCCGTCAGGTAATTCTTTTAATTCTTTTATTGTATACATAATTAATTTTTCCTCTTTAATGATTGTCGCCATTCATCTTGTAAAATATTAATTTCATTAAGAATATCAGTTAAACAACCTTTATCAAAAATTATATCATTTGCAGATTGAAAAACATATTTTCTCCAAGCAGGATAAAAATAAATAATTCCTAAGTATTCATCACTTTTATTATATATTTTAACAATAGGTGTTTTTCTACCTTCAATATTTTCTTTTTTAAAAACTAAATAGCTTTTCATATTAAATATCTTCTCCAACAATTGTTATTCTTGCAAAGTCCTCACCATCAAAAATAAATTTTTTTATTGGTATAATTTCTAAATCATCTTGGTGGAAAGTAAATAAATGATGTCTACTTAATAAGTCATATTCAAATCTAAAGGCTTCTTCAAAAGAATTAAATAATAATTTAATATCAGAAATAGATTGAGTAAATTCAACAGCTTGATTTAATTTTAAACAGCCTGGTCCATTATAATGAATATCACCATGATAATCTTTAATATAATAAGTTTGACTATTTTCTTTAAATTGTATAATAAAATAATTTTTTATCATTTATGTAGTTTCCTTCTATATATTATACAATAAATTTTATTAAAATAAAAAGACTCAGAAATTAATCTGAGCCAAATTATTATTTTAATTCTTTTTTAGTGTTAATGTAAAAGTAAATGCTTTTTTCTCAATACCATTACGTGTGCTTTTATAAGAACGATTTATAACATAAGCATAATCATTATTTCAATATACAGATGCAGCTGGCGCATTATTATTATCAGCTTGATTTGAGTGTTGATTTGCTTGTAAGCAAACAGCTGTATAGCCAGATGGAATTTTAATACGTCAAGCTCTATCTACTTGAAGTGTTTCTGTCATAGAGCTTATAGTATAAATATTTCCAATAAATGTAGCAGTATAATCTTTATCTCAACCGGCATCTCATTTATCGTCCATTCTTGTCCCATCAACAACATTTCCACTATTCTCACCAATATCTACTGTACTTGTATTGCTATGTAAATTAACTGTTCATGTTCCAAAATTAGTTTGACATTGGGTAAATGCACCATCACTATTAATATATAAAGGTCTATTTTCATTACCTAATGAACTATTACGTGTAGTTAATTTACCATTAGATAAATAAATAAATTTATTAGCAGCTCCAACTGTATTATTATTATTTGAGCCAAAAGTAATATTACTAATTGGAACATTTAGATTAATTGTATCAGTTGTGTCATTACCAAATGTACTGTTACCATTTGCAATAAGTGCTCCATTAATAGTAGTAGTACCATTACTAATAGTAGTATTTCCAGTAATAGTAGTATTACCATTTTGATCAAATGCACCATAGTGTGTTAATGATTTATTATCAGTAGTTTGACCAATAATTGTATCACTTAATAATTTAATATTATCTGTTCCATTTAAGCTTATATTTGTTGCCTTAGCTTCAATTTTATAAGATGAAGTTGCTAGACTACCATCTCTATAGAATTTAATATAATCAGAAGGATTTTCTCCAACCTCATTTGCTATTCATGCTTTGGTACCAATAATAGATGTATTATTTAATAGATTACCTTCTGGGCTAAGCGTAATATAAGTATCAAAGCCAGTACTACTTGCATTAATTTTTTTAAGCTCAATTTTTTTCGCAATAATTCTACCTTCAGAATTATCTAATTCATTAAGGTCTGTTCATACTACAGGACATAAATTTATTATTCCATTATCTGTTAGCTCAATTCTTTTATAATCTGTTCCTGATTTAAAAATACTAATTTCACTTGTTTCTTGTTTTCCAGTATACAATGTTCCATCAGCATCAAGCTCAAATAAATTCTTTGGTGCACTACTTGTACCACCACCAATAATAAATGCAGCATTCAAATTTTCTGCATTATATTGGCCTAAAACAACTTGTCCCTTTTTAGCAGCTTTTAAGTTATCGCCAAACAAGTAAGCCTTAGTAATACCAGCATTAACTTCATTATTGGCACCAATTTTTAAGACATTTTCATTTAAAAATAACTTATCAAGAATTTTAATTTCTTTTCTATTTAAATTAAAATAAAAACTATCATCAGTTGTTTTTTGTGGAATTCCAAAATTGCTTCCACCACTTGTCCATAAATAATAATTGTAAGTTGCAGTTGTATCAAGATTATTAATGCCACTGAAATTTAGCTCATTAGTTGTCTCTAAATTTTTTACTTTAAATTCAGTATCAGTACCATTTTTTGCTATTAAATTACCGCTAATATTTAAATTACCATTAATAGTTGTATTACCATTAATATTTGTTTTACCAGCAACTTCAATAGAAGTATCAGAAATAATCTCGTCTGTTTCTTCATCTATATCTGTAGTTGTTTTTAATTGAATAAAATTATCTGGATTAGTTGTTTTGTCTTGTAAGCTAATATTTGTTCCAACAATTTTAGTATTACCAGTAATTTCTATACCATTATTATTTAAGTCTATTTTTTTTGAATTTGCACTTTCACCAGTTGTTAATAGTGTTTCACCTTTAATTAAAGCGCCACCATTATTTATACGTAATTTATCATAAATAGTAGTAGAACCTGTTTCACTAACAGTAAAAACATTAGCTCGATGGTCAGAGTCTGCCCCACGTCCAATAATAAATAAACCAGTTTGTTCAAGATTATATTGGCCAATAGCTAATTGATTTTTATTACCTGCAATTATTCCTTCACCAAATGCAATAGCATTTTGTCCAGTAGCAGTATTAGCTACACTATTATTTAGTTGTTTGATACTATTAGTTCCAGTGCCATTTACTAAATTATTAGTAATTGCAACACCATCAGTTGAGGCACTCTTAATATGAGAAGCATCCTCTGTGAAGAATGAACTTTCTATTTTAATAAAATTACCACTATTATCAATTTTAAATAAAGCTAAATCATAACCAGTTTTTTCTCCTGTTTCTTCGCCAGTAGATAATCTTAGACCACAGAATTCTTTTGTTTCTGAACTAGTTGGGTCATCTAATTCAGCCGTACTAGAATTTTTTAAGTTTAACAATTTTTGTGTATTATAGTCAGCTATTAATGGATTTGTAGAAAGTTTAATACTTGCATAAACAATTTTATTTTTTCATTCTGCAAAATCAGAATTATTTAATTGTTTAATTTTAAAATAGTATCCTTCAATAAAAAATTCAAGACCACTAATTGTAGTAGTACCAATAGCTGCAGGTTGAGATTTAATATAAGAAACTATACCTTTACTTGCAGCGCCACTAGCAGAAGTAATGTTCTTTTCAGTATGTAATCTAGCTTCAGGATCTATACTGTCATTAGTTCTATAAGCACTTGGATAAACAAAAATATTGTTACTTTTTATATATTTAGTTGCCATAATTAAGCTCCTTCATTTTGATTATCAATAATCATTTTTCATTCTATTACTAAAGTATAGTCTTGATTTAAACCATCTGTTAAATTATCTCATACTTTTGTTTCAGTTTCTGGATCTGTTTTTGTAAAACTAAAATGTGCACACTCGTTATCATAAGCATCAAAAAGAACAGCATGATTTATATTAGTTCCAGTTAAGAAGGCAAAAGGAATTCTAAAGTGTAATGTTACAGAATATTTAGCATTATTACTAATAGTTTCATCTTTAACTACTGCATCAGTATTAGATTGAATCTTAGCTGAACGTTCTTCTAAATTACTAAGAGTTTCATCTGGATTGGTTGCATTTGAATGATTATAAAATAGCTGTATTTTTTGCGGACGCATATTATAAGCAGCTGAAAATTCGCCAGCTAAACAATAACAAAGAAACTTAAATAAATAAATAGTTCCTTTATTATGAAATGTTGCTGATTTAATCTTTTTCTTGCCATGTACTGCAGTTACAGTAACTTTACCTGCATAACCAATTTCATTATTAATCATGGTCTTCTCCTTTTTTCTTTCAAACAGTACTATTTATAATTGTACCATCAGTATTTTCAAGTGGATCAATACTTTTAATTCTTTCAAGTCAATTTGGAAGATCTTCTATTTTGAATACATGTGATACATTTTCTGAAAGTGCCTTATAATAATTAACTTCAGACTTAATACCAATTAAAGTTTGTGCTTCACTATGTAATCTAAATTCTCTCGTAATATTGCATAACATTCCAGCAGGTAAGATATAATCTAATAAATCAGTTAATAGATTTATATCAGTTAAATCTTGTGGGATAAATAAATCTAAGTTTAAATTATCTCTACTTACTTCATAATCAAGTGGATGCGTAATTCCCTCTGAATTTAATAAAGCTTGGCAAGCAAGAATAACTGCTTGAACATTACCTTTATTTTTCATAATCTTAGGTAAGCTTGCACAAATAGCGCGTAATTGATTTGTATTATAATTATGCTTTGCTTTAAAACCTAAAGTCATTGCCATTAGATCTAAAAATTCATCATTAGAGTTATCACTTATAGGAAGACTATAAAGTAAATCTGAATTAGTTTTAACAGAATTTAAAACTAAATCATAAAGTCTTCCTATAAATTGAAAGTCTCTTGATTGTTTATAATAAACTTCAGGTGTTAGATTTTCTAATTTAATCATATACTAACTCCTTATAGTTTAGATGTTGGACTAATAGTAATACCTTTTTCTAAATAGTCAGCGTCAATTTCTGAAATAACAAAGTTATTACAAATATTATTATAATCATATCAAATGTGTGGGTCAGTCATTTTATGGCCAACTACAGTATTTAATGATATAGCAGTGGAATTTGCTATTGGACAATTATAAAAGAAATTATTATTTCCAATTAAACTTGTAATAATATTATTTATACTATCAATATTAGTATTAGATAGTCCTAAGTTTTCATTTATAATTGAGCCATTTATTTCTTGAATTAAACTTAGATTACTAAAGAAAATACTTGTAGTATTAGAAGCATCTGGATATATTTCAATAATATAATCACCTTTAGTAAATTTAAATATTGCTAATTTTTCATTTAAAATACGACATTCATTTGTTTCTTCATTATATTCAATAAAATTATTACTATTTATAGAATTATAAAGTACTGGCTCAAAGTAGTCGCCGTCTCTCTTTTTAAATTTTAAATAAGCATAAGTATTAGTATTAGCGTCACCATTAACATAATATCATGATATTAAGCCAACTTCATTATCACTGACAGAAATTTTTAATTCTGTTGTTTTTTGTCTACTAGACACTACTGTTGCTGGTTTATATTGTGAAAAATCAAGCTTAGTAAATAAACCATTACCAAAATTTTCTAATGGTATAGTTATATTATTTTCAGTAACAACAGGAATATCTTCATAAGCTTTTAATTTAAAATCATTAATAACTTTACTAATATTGCCATCACTATCATATTCATTAATACTTACATCAATATAATCTAAAGTAGATGTACATGGGTAGTTTGCTTTAATTGTATTAATTTGTTCTGCCTCATCACTTTGTGCTTGATATTCTGCTTCAACCTTATCAAATAAATGTCCAGAACTTCCAAGATATTCAAGTTCTATAAAATCTTCAATAAGTGCTTCAGTGTTTTTTCTAATTACTTGTGCTTTACTTGAATTAAAATCTAAGCAAAGTTTGCTTCTAACTTCTCATGTAATATGTTCATCAAAAGTAGCATCACTGTATAATTTTACAGCTGGAATATCTTGCTGTGTTCCATCCATAATATAAGTTGCTTTATAGCAAGGTCGTCAAGTATCAGTAATATCTTCAGTAATAATATCAACATTAGCATTACTTGCTGAAGTTAAATTAGCAGAAACTATAATATCACCACTAGTTAGATTTAAATACTTATATTCTTTTAAAGTAAAATAGTCATTAGTTTTATCAAAATTACAATAAGCTCAGTCTAATACACCGCCTAAGCCTTTTTCTATGATATCTTCTGCTGAATATTTAGTATCTTGATTTATAGCAGGTTCTAAAGAAGTATTACTTCTAATAATTTCTGTTCCACAGCCATAAATTGCAATATCTTCTTTATTTTTATTTGTATAATAAACATATTCATTTTCTTGCAATATATAAGAAGTTTTTACAAGTTTATGAGTAGTTTCATCATAAACATCATTAAATGGAATTGTTTGTGTTTTAGTGTTTGGAATTATCTTTGGATTATTTAGTGTTCAGCTAATGTAACAAGGTTTTTCTAATTTAACTTCAACAGGTTCAATAATCTCAATTTGTTCACTTGCACTAAGACTATACATACCAGATTCAGTATCGTCTTCATTTTCTTTTAATTTTCTTAGTCGTGGTAAAGTTTCACCATATTTAGCTATATGATCATCATCATTTGCGCAACTAAATAAATCTATTACATTCTTTTTTGCTCAATCTTTACCAGTAGTACGTAAAGTATTACTATCAACTAAGTCAAAATTTGCTCTAATAATAGTACCTTTACCATAATACTTATAAACAGGTGTACCAGTAGTAGTGCTGCCATCGTCTGCTTTAGTAGCAGGTGTATAATTTACATATAAAATTTCATTTCCAGTTAATTGATATTCAGTATCTTTTAAACTAATATTTCCTGTTGATAAATTCTTTCCTAAACCCGTATCACCAGTAATAGCTGGATTTGGATTTTGTATATAGTAATTATTAATAGCAGAGTTTGTACCAGTTACTATTGTCGCAGCTTTTCTGAATTTGTGGTGACTTTCATCTACTAAATAGCCAATAGGATAATTTAAATTATGACTATATCTATCATAAATACAATAGCCTGTATGTCCTAAACCATTTGTAGAATCTTGTAAAAACGAATTTCAAGCTGCTAAATTATCATTATTTAAAACTAAATAATAAGCTTCTGTATTTACAGCTGGCTTAACAGTTATTTTTGTATAAACATCATCAGTCTTTTTAAATAAAAAGCCATATTTAGTAAGTATATTTTTAAATGTTGCATCATCTAAATCTTTACTAATTGTAGCTAAACTTGTACTACGTAAAGCATCTTTTTCAATTGCTTGTATAGCATAATCATCAGTCTCTAAAAATTCTTTTAGTGTCTTAAATGAAGCAGCTACAGCCTCTTCATAATGATCAGTATTTAATTTTATAAAATAATTAGTATATGCTGGATAAGTCAAAGTAGTTTTATAATTTGGTAATCTAAATTGTATTACTTCATTAGCTTTTAATTGTAAATTTGAAGCTCCTTCGCTAATTTTAAGTTTTGGCATTAATCCAATTAGTTGTTTACTTTTATCATCAGGATAAATATTTTTTCTACCTTCAGTAAATGAGGCACCTAAAATATTTTGTTGATTAAATAATGAAACTCTTCCAGCTAATACATTTTGTAAAATTAATTTATCTAATTTTTCTTTTACAATATTGTCTGTTAAAAGGTCTAATTCGGTTCCATTTGCTAATACAAATTTAGTATAGATATCAAAAGCTTTTGTTTTATATACATATTTAATACGAGTGTCTGCTTCTTGAATACATTTAATAATTTCTTCTTCAGGAATTTCTTCCCCAAAGTCAATATTTCGCATATTAAATTCAGTATATAAAGCGGTTTTAACCTTATCTAAAATATCTAATTCTTCTGCATAATTTATTTTTCTTGTAGTAACAATTTCTGCATTAATATTAATATAGTTTTTAATACAAACTAATTCATCTGGATTTGGTAGACAAATATTATGTGAAATAGTTTTATAATTTTCTAAGTCAGAAATTATTTCATAATAATTATTTGTATCATAAGTAAATGATTTTTTATATTCATTTTTTGTAATATTATAAATAGTTTTAAATGGATATAGTACTAAATCAAAATGTGTAATTTTTTCTTTACCATTATCTACTTGTGGAATAGTTTTATAATTAATTCCATGTTCATTAAATGTACAAAGAGTTATAGATCTGTTAATATCATTTCTAACATCAGTTACATTAATATTTGAAACTAATGGTGTAGTATTTGCATCATCAGTTGTTAATTGATAAATTTTATTCATATAGTCACGGCAAGTAACTAATGTATCAAAAGTACCAACTGTTTTCTTATAATTATTATAAGCTTGATTTAATGTTTCAATATTAGTTCCATTTTTAGTTGCGGAAGGATTTGATACACTTCAATCATCTGCATTAAATTCATAATATTCTTTATCACCGCCAGTAAAGTCTGTTAGCTTAGATAAAGTTTTTGCACTAATATTTCCATTAGCACCACTTGTTCTAATATAATCAATATATAAACCATCTTCAATTAAGTAACTAATATCTTCTGGAAATTGAACATAAGGCAATCTTGCTTTAGAATCAAAACCAAATTTATAAACTTTTGATTTTAATTCTTGTGTATTTAGATTATCAACTTTCTTTCATTCTTCTGAAAAAACATTATTATCTAAGTTTCTAATAAAAATACCGTTTTCAGCAATTTGTGTTTCTGGCAAATAATATCTAAAATTGTCATCTAAATGAGTTAATGAAATAATATTATTAATATTTGTTTCACATTGTACAAGTTGCCCTTCAATACAAGGAACACTTAGAATTTCATCAGGGTCTTTTTTTGTAATATAAAAGTTTTCTAATGTAACATAATTTACATCATCATCTTCATTTTTAATATTAGTAAATCTTGGAATTAAAATACCATTAGGATATTTTGCTTTTTCATTTTCATTATATCAATCACCGACAAATTTAATAACAACATCAGTAGTAGCTGATTGATAATATTTAATATTATATCCCATCATTTCACAAAGTTTTCTCATAGACTCTTCTTGTGCTGCAGATGGCATAAATGCTTCTAAAATATTCTTATCAATATTATAGTTTAATTTATCAGCAATAGCAGTTAAAACTTTTAATAAAACAATACCAGGGTCTGATTCATTAGTTGAAGCTGGATCCCAGCGTTCACTAATTTTTCCAGCAGTTTCTAATAGTTCATTTCAAATTTGATAGAAATCTTTTTTAGTTGCTGATAGTTGTGTAGCTTGTATTTCTTTTTTTGTAATCATTATCAATCACCTTCCTACATATCGCTATTCTCAAAAATTACTAGACTATACATATTATTTGTATAATCTATTTGATTTATTCCATGAAATTTACAATATAATTTTCCACGTTCTTTATCTTGAATAATATCAATATCTTGTCTTTTTATTTTTACTTGTGGTAAGAATAATGCAAGTTGTGTATAAATTACATCAATAATAGCATCTTTTAAAACAATGTTATTTTGTTCAAATAAATAATGCTTTAGAAGAATTCCAAAATATGGATCACCAAATAATTCACCGCGTTCACATTGTAATAATGTAATAGTATTTTGTTTAGTTGCTTCTAAATATTCATTTGATTTTCAAACGTTTGTACTATTTGTATTAAACATTTTTGGAAATTTTATACTACGCATATAAGTCTCCTTTTTGTTGATCATATAATTTAGCAAATATAAAAAAATACTTTTATTAAAAATAAAAGTATTTCTTATTTTTTATTGATTTTTTAATGCTCGTATTTCAGCCTTTAATTCAGCAACTTCTTTTTTAAGCTTTTGAATTTGGTCTGTGTTAAGAGCTATAAATTCTTCATAACGAAGCATATAGTTCTCTTTAATAGTTTCACCTGTTTTAGGATCTTCTTTTGTATCATATGCAATACAAGCATAATCTTTAGTGGTTAAACCAGCAGTTAAAATTGATTGCTCAACATCTTGTGCAATAAAACCAACGTGAGTTCTATTACTTGTTCCATTATTAAACTTATATGATACTGGTTTTAAATTATCAAAAATTTGTTCGTAAGCATTTGATAAGCTATTAATAGAATTTTTAATATTTCTATCACTACCACCCCAAGGACCAGAATTTGCATAAACATTATCTCATTTTCCAGTATCAGTATTTGCACCTAAATTACAGTTACTTTCAGCCGGAATTAAATTTCCAGTAATTTTAATGTTTTTATTATTAGCCATATGTGTAATAATATGTTGTTTTGCATTATCACTACGACCACTGTCAGGATAGCCACATAAGGTGCCATCTGAACCGTCTAAATTAACTCAAAAACCATTTACCGTATACTCGGATAATTCATATGCATCTATATCTATAGCATAGTTTCTATCAATATCTGCGCTGGCTGGAATTATAATATTTTTTGTATAAGTACTTCTTTTACCATAAGATATTACAAGTTCAAGGGCTAAATTTTGATTGAGTTTTGTACTTTGTAAACGATATCAAAATCTTCAGCCTCATTCAGCTCAAGCAAATTTCTTTGTACTAGGGTTTCCAACAATTACTATTGTTTTTTTAGTATTATTTGCTATATTTTCAAAGGTAATTGCACCACCATTACTGCTTGAAATTACAGGTTGCTTATTATCAGAATTATCGAGACCAAGTGATAGCTCAGCATTATCTGAGTTTATTATTCGTAATTTTGCACCATTTCTTAATCAAATTCCACTATCATCACTACTATTACCATTAAAATCTAATCCAAGCTCATCTAAATTATAATTTTGTCCAGTTAATTGACTTTCAGTAATAGTTAATGCGCCAATTTTACCAGAATTTGCTGTAATATCACCATTAACTTTACAGTTGGCCATATATGCAATACCATCAGTCGTAATACCAAAATTATTTTTTATAGCAAAAGCTCAGTCATTTGGTAAATAATGTTCTGTATATATTGCACAGAACTCAGTGTTACTTGCAGTTGTAATTGATTTAGCTGGTAAGATTCATCTACTGCCAGTACTATAACCATTACCTAAATAATATTTACCAGTACAGCTATTTAAATATGCAGTATAATCAGCAGTATAATTTTTTTTATATAAATTGCCATAAATAACTCTATAAATTTTAAAGTCTGGATTATCTGCAAGACTAATATAATCAAAGCCTGCTATTGCTCTACTAACTCTATATTCTAAGTCTTTAAACTTTCAACCGCCATCAAAATATATTTCACTAAAACTAATACTAAGTTTTGTATTACGAATAGCTTCCATTGTATCATCATAACTATAATTACTTTTTGGTTTTATTTTAAATGTTAATTGAGAAATTTTTATATTTAAGCCCTGAATATCTTTAAAATTATTTTGTGCTATTTGTTCAGATCAATAAATTCATAAGTTTGGTCTTGATATAATTAATTGTATAGTTACTGTTTGAGTACTTTGATTGTAAAGTGGAAGACAAGTGCTTAAATATTGTGTATATGTCCCTTTATCTGTTTTTGGCTTATGATAATTATTAGTAAAACTATAAAGAACAGCACAATTACAATATATATTAGTCGGATTATCATCTTGATTAAATCTAAATAAGTGGTCTTGTTCAATACGATCTGTTGGTGCATCACTTAATTTATATCAATTATTATTACTTGGGGAAATAACTTCAGTATTATATAATGTTCCAGCATCAATATAACCAGTTTTTTTATCAGAGGTTCATAATAATCCATTAAATCCTGTTGAAGTTGGAGAAGCCCCTGGTCAAGTACCATGTATAATAGTATCTTTATCAACTTTAAAGCCACCTATTAGAACCCTATCATTATCATCAATTGGATAGCCATTTTCATCTTTTTCTCGGCCATCAGCCTTAAACATTATATTTGTATTACTATCTTTAACAACAATTCGTTTGGTTTCAATTTCGCCAACAATTAAGTCTTTACTAATATAACCTTTTGTAGCAAATAAAGTTCCATCAGGTCAAACTTCAAAAGTACTATGATTTTTACCTTTATATGTAATAAGATCTTCTGGCTTCATTGAATCATATGGCTGTAACTTACCTAAGCTAATACCTCCTCTATTAGCACTTGTCATATCTGGATTTGCTCCAAGATATATGCCATCTTCATCTGCCATAAGTGAATTTTTATTATTCCAAATACTCTCTGAGCCAATATGAAAACCCGTATGGTCTTCATCTTTTACTAAAGTAATACTAGAAATTGCTTCACCAATAGGTAATTCATATGTTTGATTATAAATCAAGTTGCTTATTGGATCATTAATATCAAGGTAAAATGTAATAGTATTAGTAGTAATATCAAATAAATGTTGTTTTGGATGTTCTGCTATAGTTTTAATATAAATAGGTGCAGGTGTTGGAATATCATCAATATATTCAGAATAATAAAATTTTGGTGGTCATTCTTTATAGCTTTTTATTGTTTCATATTCTGCATTTTGTCCAGTAACTTCTAAAGTATATAAAGACATGCCTTCTTCTATTGGAATATCCTCACCATAAACTATATAAGAATCAACAGGAATTTCATATTTACTTTCATAAACATAATGAGAAGCATCTACTAAATAGCCAGGATCAATAGTTGTATCAAGTTGACGTGAATATATTACTGGATAAAGATCACCATATATTCTATCACCTGGATTAAATGTTACATCTATACAGCTACCTGGACCAACTACTGCAGGTATAGCAGGAGCAATTTCATGCTTTGTTTCTATAATACCACCAGTAATTAAATTCTCATATTCAGGGACAAATTCTATATTATTTAAACAATAATAAAATTTTATAGGTGCTGATTTAAAGTTTTCATTAGCAGTATTAATATTATCTAAAAAAGCATTTTTACAAACATTTACTGCAAATTGATCTATATTATTGACTGAAAAAGAAGCCAGCACAGTTAGTTTTTTATTAGCACCTTTTTCATAATAAATTTTTAGACTTTTTTCATTTTGATAATATTCATAATAAGCATATGTACGATTAGTGCTTGGAGATGTATATATTTCACCTTCATCATCTTCATAACAAGTTCGAGTACTACCAAGAGTAGTTGTTGCAGAAGTAGAATTTATTGGTGGTGTATATAGCTCTTCAGCACAGTCAATTATAATCTTAGTTTCATTTATAGCAAAAGAATCATAATTTGTAATAATATCATCTATAAATAAATTCGTATTACATAATGGAATATTTCCAATGCTACAGCTTGAAATAAGATATTCTTCTTGTTCTAAGTCATAATCAAATTTAATGTTTAATGTATTATTTGTAAAATTTTCATTTGAATATTTAAAAGTATAGTTTTGAATATTTTTTAATGTTATAGAATTTAATGGTTGTGGATTATTATCATTATTTATAAATGCACCATTAAAAATTCATTTAAGTTTTGGTTTAAAAGAATTAAATATTGCAGTTTCTTTTGATTTATTTCAATCAACTCTATATTGACAACCAATTAAACCAGCATCAGCTCTAATAGTACCACTAACTTCAATACCGCGTTCATCAATTTTTAATACATCATGACATTCATCATAGAAAGTAACACCATCAGTTGTCATATTTCAGCCAAAAGTATTTCTATCATTATTATCATTTGAATTAACTTTATCTTTAAGGTCTTCTGAAACTTCCATTCTAATATTAGAAGCTGTTTGTTGAATTAAAGATGATTGTCCAGTTGTATAATTTTCTACTGATAATTTAATTTCATCTGCTGTTTGCTCAATCTTAGACATTCTTTCACCAGCAGCCTTATCATTTTCATAAACAGTTAAAGCAATCTTATTTGTAGTTTGCTCTATATCAGAATATTCAGAATGTACTTTTTCTATCTCATTATTTAATGTATCAATAGCTCAAGTATTGCTACTACATAAAGAATCAAGTCTACCAGCCTCAAGTTCAAGTTTACTTGCAGTATCATTTAAAGTTGCGATATCACCTTTAACTTTTAAACTGTCTTTATTCATTTTTAATGTCATTTTTTTAATGGCATCATTAACAGTTTCTACATCTAAAGTTGTAGCATATTCTTCCATATCTGGATGATTTTTCAAAGATGAAAAGTCGCCAGTAATTGCAACATCTGATAAACCAAGTGCTTCAAGAGGAACGTCTGCCCCAATTTCTACACCATTAATTTTTGGTTTATCAGTTAAGTCATTATAACTAATAACACCGAGTTCAGCACTACCACCAATTTTCTTTTCAATACCATCAATAGTAATATAATTAACTTTTTCAGTAGCAGTACCAGTAGCACTAACACTAATATTACTTCCACTAGATTCACTGCTGTTACTAATAGCAGTAGCTAAATCTGCAATAGTTTTATAATTACTAAGGCCTTTATTATTAGCAGTTTTTTTATCTGTAGCACTAAATGAAAGTTTAGTATTACCGGGAATTGTTAAAGAGTCTTTAACATCTAATGTACTACAATTAATAGCACCAAGTCCTGCTTTTTTATTTTCTTCTTCATAGCCAAGATAAAGTTTTCCAATTACTACTGGTGCATCTGCACTACCATCTTCAAATGCAACCATAACAATATCGCCATTAGTATAACCATTATAAACACCTGGTTGAATTGCAATAGTAGCTTTAGTAATAAATTCTTTATTTACACCAGCAGTTTCAAAAAGTGGAATACGCACCGTGCACGTATTGTTTAATATATCAATACTTTGTATCTCGCCTTTAGTTACCATAAATTAATGGCTCCTTTCTAATTTGCAAAATAAGGCTCAAAATTTGACCCATATTGCATTTTTATACTTTTTATTATAAAACACCTTGTGTATCATTATCGCCTGAAATACGTGTTAATGATAGTGTTGTTCTATAGCCACTTGCATCAAGTTTATCAACTTGCTTTGTTATAATATATAATCCAGAACTAATGTGTTTATGACCACCTGGGAAGACTACATTTAATCTAACATAAGTCATTAATTGTGCTGGACGTAGTAATCCTTGAATAACAATAGTTGCACTAATTGGGTATTTAGTAATTTTTGTTCATCAAGTTATATCATCGGTTTCTGTTGAATTATGTACATTATTTTTAGATGAAATTGCAGGTGCATAGATTTCACTCCAATTTCCATTATCGTCTAATGTTTGTCTATATTCATTTGGATTAAGTTTCTTTTGATACTCATAAAAAATAGAATAGTTTTCATTTTTATCAATACTAAAGTTTGTTACAATTGTTGAGGTATTATAACCAACATCAATAACATATGCATCACTTTGCTCCATACGAGTACTAGTTTTAGTAACCATAAAGTAAGGACCAACTAATTCACGTTCATTAATAACTTTTCTATTAGCATATAATTGATCATAAGTAGTGTCATCATGAAGTGTTAAGATATAAATTTCATCACTTCTATTATTTAATGTACTTCCTTCCGGAACCATACAGCTAACAAGATAAGAAATATAATCAATAATAGAAATATTTATCTTTGAATCTAAATATACTTCTTTATCGCCACCAGCAATAAGCATATCTAAATCACCTACACTCATTCCAGTAAAAACATCTTTTAAACCATATGTTGGATTTTTAAAAATGTCTTTAATTTCTTGACTTGGCTTGCCATATTTATGCGGAAATGAATAGCTACCAGTAGTACATAAACTTGCACTTGAGACTGCTTTTACTGTATAACTTATTTTAGAGTTTGCTAAATCAAATGATTGAGTAACACCTGTTATAATAGCTTGTTCTTCTTTATAAACATAAGTTGGTTGTGCAGCATCACCATAAGTAAATACTATTTTACGAGTATTACTTACAGAGCTAAATACTTTTTCAAAAAAGTTTGGGTCATCAAATTGTGTTACTGGATAAATAATACTTAATGTATATTGATTTACTTGCCCATTAATTTTTATGATTTCTAAACTCTGTATAAAGTTTGGGTATTGAACATTATATGCTGTATAAAAATCATCACTATTTTTTGCTTTAGATTTTGTTCGACTAAAAACGCCAAAAGTATAATCACCAATAGTGACCTTGACTCATGGTACTTGTAGTCTAGCTTGTGATGATAACAATTGTCGTTTAAAATCGCTCATAATTAATGCCTTTCATTACCAAAAGTAATACTTGAAATACTTGGTATTTTTATAATATCAAAATGATTACTTAGTTTAATAAATGAATCTTGTATATCATTAAAGTATGCAATAATTCACCAATAAGTTGGATTATTATAATAATGTAATGCTAATGAATCTAATGTATCTTCTTGTTTAATTTTGTGTGCAACCCAAGCAGTATTCTTATAAAGATTACTACCTATTCCATATATATCTTTTTGGTCTTCTGTATTATAATAATAAGGTACACCAGTATAACGAGAAGTATAATCATATGATTCGTATCTTTTATTTTTTAAAATATCCATTATTATTCTCCTCTATCATCGCCAATATTCATTCCTTTTTTAAGGGTATTTACAACACCTCTGAAAGAGCCATTCTTATAAACAGTTGTTGCATCATAGGGGTCTATTTCAGAAACTGTAATACTTAGTGAACATTGTGCATATTTATTATTAGATAAAATTGGTTTTTCTTTCGTTAAACCTATTTCACTTGATAATATACCTTTACAAAATACCTCATCACCAATTTTAATTGCGATTAGTGGAGGCTCAACTGCTTTATTAGATAAGTTATATTTAGGCACAGCTATAGATTGTAATGCTCTAATTAGTGCATCTAAATAGTCTTCACCGTCTTCAAGTGCAGCGTTACTTCAATTCATATTTACATCATCCATCATATCTCTATGAAGTTTAATTTGGAATTGTACTTGTCTAGGACCTGCATTACTAAAAGTATAAACTGGCGCAGATCTACCTAAAGCTTGTGTTTCACCAAAAGTAGAACGCATAGTATCACTAATTGAGTCTGGTCAGAAAGGAAGTCTTCAGAATTGATAACCTTCATCTAAATGTGAAATATAGATGTAGTTTTCAGGCATTTCAAATTTTTTCATTGTTGCCATACTACTTAGTCTCCTTTACTTTAACTTTTGAATCTTTATAAATATCTGGATAGATATCTATATTAGATAAAGTACAAGGTTCTTCTTTTGCCTTATCTTGATATGTTCTATAATATTTTTCAACATCTTTATCTACATAGCCTAATACATCATGATTAATATCTGATGTATTTTTAGTATTAGTTATATATTCATAGAAAGTATATTGTGCAATTGGATCTCATACACTTGGAAAATCTGTTTCAATATTATTTCTTTTAAGTGCAGTATTTACTCGCTTAATATTATCAGCATTTGAATCAATATGAGTGACTGCATTTCCAGTTAAATATTCAATTAATCTATCAGCAAAAGGGTAACTTTCACCAGTATTTATTTTTAATAATTGTAAATTTGTTATTGGTGTAATGCTTGATAATTTGTCAAGTGCTTCCATATTAAGTATAGATTTATTTGTTTTGACTATAAGATTTTGATGGCTATCTTCATAACAAAATCTATTATTAAAACTTGTGTAATTTCCTTCTAATATAACAATAGATGATTTATTGTCATTAGGCACCTTAATAAATAATTTTAAATTTTGATCAATTGTTGTAATTTCTGATTCAGAAGAATTATTTATAAGTGAGTATAACTCAGTTAATGCTGTATATAATAAAGGTCTATCAAAATATGTCATAGAATATTTTTTATATGTTAGAGCTGATATAGATTTTAATTTATCTCTATCATCAAGATATTTATTATAAATTCCACAGCACATTTCAATTGGCTTATTACTATCAATTGCAATAGTATAGTTTTTAAATAGTTTAACTGGAACAGCATATATTTTATAATTAGCATCTTCTGTAGAAAACTCTGATTCAGCTGTAAGATAATTTTGGACAGCTTTATAAGAATAATTTTTTAATAGTGCTTTCAATTCTTCTTTTTTTTCACCTGTTTGGCTACTAATTGCAAATGTCGCTATAATTCCACTACTATGTCCTGTATTATCAATTACTTTATATCGTGCATTATTATAATATAAATAAATAGTGCCATTTTTAGTCATTTCTGGATGCTCATCTTCAACACCATTATAAATATTATAGTCGCCAGTAATAGCAGTATCTATAATTAGTCTTGCATGTCCTGCTTGAAGATTTGCAAAGTTAAACTCATCTACTAAATCAATGGGTAAGATAGTTGGTAAAAAAGTTGTTCCAACAGCTTTATCTACCACTGTACTAGTTTGATCAAAATTGACATATCCAATACTAGTAATATCTAAATTAAGTCCATTAAGATTACTTAAATCATAAGAATTATTTAGAGGCAAAAATATTTTATAAACTTGATTATCTTCGAGAGTATCAGTAGCAGTCAATTTTTGCCAAACTAATGCAGAATAGGTTTTATTAAATTTAATATTTAATTTATCTACAAGTTTATTACTAAAACAATTATATAATGGCATTAAATTTATATTGTTATAGTCTCTTTGAAATCTTAAATAATTACCAAGATACTCATGTGTATAGCTATCATAAATATTATTTTTTATTTGTAAATTTTTAGTATAATTTTTAACTTTTTTATTATAGTTATAAGTATGCTGAGCATAAACTCATTTACCATCTATATAATATTGAATTTTATCATCTTTAATATAAGGAACAATTCTTTGATGCAAACCACTAAGTTCTGTAGAAATAATGCTTTGATCCTCTTCATGATTTATTTTATAATAATTAGCATTTTCTTGTGTATAGACTCTATATTTAGGAAGATTAAAATCTGCTAATAATTGTTTAATATATCCAGTTATAATATGATCATTATTAAATTTTAACATATTTTAACTCCTTTTTATAATGTACTACCTAATACATTTTCTGGGCGTGAAAATGTACTTTCTGATATATTATCTACATGTACATGTAATGAAGTGTCATCACTAAGTTTTTCTAATAATGTTGCAATTTTAACCACATTTTCATTTACATCTGAAAGTGTTACTTCTTGATGATCAGCTTCAGCTGCTTCTACTCTTGCTTGTTGTTCACTAGTAGTACTAGACATAGTTGAACCAACAATATCTTCACTTGAAGCATTACCAACCATACCAGATTCAGATACAGTCATACCACTTGTAATTCCACCAGTTCCTGCAAAATTACCACGTGAAAGTGTTGTAATAGAATTTTGGTTAATACCTAATGACTTAAGCATTCCTTTACCAGTAAGACCACCACCACCGCCACCGGCTATCATTGAACCAAGACCAGCAAGTAAGCCACCACTAAGTGCACCAGTTAGCATTAAATCTGCAACATTAAATGTTTGTGCAAGACCACTACCCATGACTAATGGAATACCAAACTCAATGCCACCAACAGTATCTTTTAATAATTTACCAATTTTAAATATACTATATGTAGCTGGATTTGATGCAATACCTGATGCTGTTGTATAATTAAAATTATCCCACATATTTTTCATTAGCTCACCAGTACTTGTTCTTGAAGCCATAGAACCCGCCATATTATACAATTGTTGCATTGATCTACTATAATTAGAGCTACTATTATAAATAGTATTTCTACTGCTCATTAAATTTGTTGCCGCAACTAAGTCAGAACCTTTCATACCAAATACTTTTGCCATTTGTTGTCTAACTACATGGCTATCAGCAGTTTGTTCAGAAATTTCTCCTAAGTAATCAATAACAGCACCAAGTAATCTATTAGTATCAGATTCGTCTAAACCGCTTGCTAACATATCTGCAATAGATAAGTTTGCTTTATTTGCTGCCATAACAATTAAGTTTCCAGCACCATCAGAACCTAAAGCAGAAATATCACCAGCAGCTAATTTACCAAATGCATCAGCAATGCTTTGAACAGATTGTTGACTCATACCTACAGAATATAATGAGCCCATTCATTTTTGAACTTGATATTCAAATCCAACAGCATCAACAGCACTCATCATTGCCATAGATTCTTCTAAGCTTGATTTAACACTTGTTGCAACATCCTTCAAATATTCTGTATTTTCAAACATACCATTTAGGAATGTAGTCATCATTGATTCCATACCTAAACGAGCAGCAGTAGAATCAGCTTGTTGTATACGAACTAATCTTAATAGTGTTCCATTATTAGCATCAAATGTAGTGGCAATTTTTTCTTTCAATGTTTCTAAGAAAGCTCTTTGTTCAACATTGAAAGAAATACCTTTATCAACCATAGTTTGTAAATTCTTTACTACAGTTTCTTGTCTAATAAGAGGTGAGACACCAGCACTACCAGCAATATCTAATGACATACGTTGCCAATAAGAACCCATAAAAGTATCATTTATACGAGAACCTTGTAAACGAGTATCAAAGAAGCTCTTATATCCAGCAATTTCGTCAACTTGTTTATCTAGTCTTAAAGCAAGGTTTGCAAGTCCACTAGATATTTCAGATATTGCATTTAATGTATTAGCTCTTTTTGCAACTGTTTCAGCATCTACTACTTCACCATTTTTCTTAGTTACAATAGAAGCACCATTTTCATCTGTAAAATCTTTGGCAGTATAAGGATTTAATCATTTTTTAGCTGCTGCAAGAGCACCGACAATATCACCGCTTTTTAAAAGTTTCTTTGCATCTTCTGCTTGTTGTTTAACTTTTTCTTTACGTTCTTTTGCTAATTTTTTTTGCTCTTGTTTCTCAGCTTTATTTGCAACTTTTTCTTTTTCATCTTGTAAAGCATGAATATTATCAATTGCTTTTTGAAAAGCGTCTTCAGCTGCTTTATTGTCTAACTTAGCTTTTAATTCTGCGAGTTTTGTCTCATTATTAATAGCTTCTTCTAATTCTTCTTCAGTAAAGGTAAAAGATAAGTCTGATTTATGCGTTTCTGCAAAATTTAAAAGCCTTTTTATTGAATCTTTTTGAGCTTTTTCATTCTCGGCTAAAGCACCTTGTCTAGCTGCTTTAAGACGATTTTCTCTGTCAATATTTTCCTTTTCAACTTTATTAAGGTTATTAACAATTTCGTCATAATATTTTTGAAGATTATTAAGTTTATAGCTCTGTAATTCTGCTTCAGCTTTTGTTTGCATAGTCTGAATTTTATTAAAATCAGCACTTAACTCATTAAAGCGTTTTTCAATATCTTCGCTAAAATTAAGTTCTATATATTCATCTGCCATAATAAGGCTCCTTTATTTACTAAGATTTTCCTTTACTTTTTGCTTTCTGTGAGGCCTCTTCAATAGCCTTCTTAGTATTTTCTTGCTTTTCATTTATGAGCTCAATTAAATAAACTCGTTCTTGAAAAGACATATCTAACACATCAGTATAACTTGTATGTAAGTTATCACTAATATATCAACATTCTTTTACTATTTCTTTAAATCTTTTTGGACCATAAGGTGTTCCATCACTAGATGTTTGACGGTCTAAAAAATTCTTGTCCAAAACGAAAAAATGTCTTAATCTCGCTTTCACATTCATCGCAAGTTACATAAAATTCATTTTTAATACCAATACAATTATTTAATCTATTAATATTATTTATAATTTTCATAAAATCTGCTCCAGGAAGCTTGTTAATAAAGCCTTCTAATTCAGATTTTTGTTTTGGTTCGCCATCAACTGCTTCAATCATATAAGTTAATAAAATTAAATCATGAAAATCAGTTGTTGCATCTTTATATTTTCTTTTCATTTCTTTTGTTTTTGCATCAATCTCATCCATAATATGTGGAGTTTGAAATCTAATAGTAATAGTTCTTCCGCAATTTGGTAAAGTAAAAGTTCTTAATTCTTCAAATTTATCAAAATCAAATTCCTTTACTTCTAAATCATCTAGTGAGCATATTGTTTCTGTGGTTGTACCACAATAAGGACATGTTACTGCTGTTTTATAATTTGGACCGTATGTAACAACTCTTAATCTATGTAATAAATATTCATAGTCACCAAGTGCCATATCATAAACATGAATAGCCGGCTTTTCAATCATACAGCCTTCAATAATATCTGCAAGATTTTTAAAAGGTGTTGAAGATGGATTTAGTCTTTTCATCTCATCTTTTGCGGTCATGCTTCTTAACTCAACATGTGAGCTAACATTTTTGTCGCCATAAATTAATCCTTTAGAAGGTAATTCGTAACCTTCAGCTACTGTGTAATTAGTTTGTCTTTCTTCCATTTTAAAATTTTCCTTTCATTAAATATAATCTCGATCTTCAAATACTTTTTCAAGCATTTCTCTAATAAGTGCAGACACAGTTATTTTTTTCTTCTTTGCAAGCTTTATTAAACGTTCTTTCAAAGGTTTAGTGATTTCAAAACTCTGCATAATTTTGTCACTTCTATCAACTTTTTTTCGTCCCATATTATTATTCCTTTCATGAGATTTATCATATAATTTAGCGAATTTAAAAAATAGATTTATTAAATTTATTTTTGAGTAAAATAAAAAGCAGTATTAAAACTGCTAATTATTTTTATTTTTATAAACCGATTTGATCAATCATTTCTGCTCTATCGTATTGAATAGTAGCAGTTAATTGACGTTTACCATCATTTTCTTTATCGAAGTCTTCATCAGAAACTTCTGATACTCAACATCCATATAAAGTTCATGTTCTTAATGGTTCATAATCTTGAGTGTATTCAATTAATGTGCAGTCATATTTATAATCTTTCATACGACCACCTTTTCTTGTTTTAGTATCATAAGCTAATTCTTTTCAACCAAGAAGAATAGCTTTAGTATCTAAACCAACAACATCATCAACTGTAATACTGCCATCTCCTCATTCAGGAGTACCAGCAAATTTAATCTTTTCATTACCACGAGTGTATTCTAAAACATTAACTTTGAAACTTGGAACAGATGCTTTAACAACATTTAATTTAATTGCTTCTGAAGCATTTGCAAGAAGTTCTGCAGTACGTCCGAATGTATTGATAATCTTATCACGAATTTTTTCATTTAAAGCTTCATTAACTAAGAATACAAAGAAACCTGTACGAGCTGCTTCATACTTTTCAAGATTAGCAGCAATGTGTTGTGCACTTAAACTAACATCATAATCATTATTTACCATAGTTTATCTCCTCTCTATATTCCTATTCTTACTCATTTTGTGAATCAACTTCACCGAAAGTAACTAATGTTCCTTCTAATGAGTCTTCTAATGTAACAGAAATATCAAAATCTTCAACTGCTTCAATTGGAACAATTCTAATTAAAGCTTTTAAAGTAGCTTTCTTTTCTGAAACCAATTTTACAAATAGATAATCATCAATACCTTGATTTGATTTCATCTTTTCTAAAATTGGTCTTAATTTGTTGCAGAAGCGAACCCATAAAATATTACTATTAGGTTCAAATGTTAATTCTCTACAAGCTATATAAATTTGTTTCTTTAATGTACAACATAATTGTCTAATATTTAAGAAATGACTTGCTACTAAATCTTCAACATTACCTGATTTATAAGCTGTTCTATTACCTCAAATATAATGATTGCCTTTTAAAGTAATTAATGGGTTAATACTTGGAGCATCACTTGTATCACGTTTTTGTAATACTTCAACAGCAGCATCACCAAACTTATAATCAATATTTTCAATTGTATATAAATTATTAGTACCGCGAGTATATCCTGCACAAGCAAACCATTCATCATAGTTATTAATTTCAGCTTGCTTAGCACATGCTAAATAATATAATCAAGCAGGGAATTTGTAATTTGTATATTCAGTAGAGCTGCCAGAAATTCTCTTATTTTGTGAACCTTCTTTAATTTCCCAATGAGGTGCAAAGTAAGCAGTATATTTACCTAAACTGCCATCGCCTGCATTATAATCATTAGCTTTAGCTTGCATAGCTTCTAATGCATCTTTTAAAATTTTACCTTGATAAGTTTCTTCTGCTGGTAAATCAATTAAAGCAATGCAATCACCACGACCATCACTATCGCCTTCATTTAATTTTTTAGCTAATTTAATTATATTTTTAACTGCTAAGTTATTAGCATCACTGTAATCACCAGTAGTTACATATCTAAAATCATAAACTGCACGGTCTTTTAAAGGTGCTCAGAATTCATCAAAATCTTCAAGGTCTGTTAACTCTTCAATCTTCTTATAAAGAACTGTATATCCAAGGCCTAGTAATTCAAATGCTAATTGATTTCCTAAATGATAAGCACTTTCAGTTGTAGCATCTTTACCTTCAGCTTCTTCTGTTTCGAAGTAATAATATTTTTCAGTAACTGTTCCATGACCATCACTTACAAATTCTAAACTATATTCATAAGTTTTATTATCTTCTGGATCAATTGCAACTAAATGACCTTCAGGCTTTGTTGTTACTGCACGTGAATAAACTTCTACGCCTTCAGCAATTTCATAAGGAATAACTTGTTCTTGTGCATCCAATTCAAATAGCTCAGTAGGATTAGCTGCTACTGCAGGAACTTGATCAAGTCCAGTTAATCCAGATTCAACACAACCAACATTAGCAATAAAATCTTTTTGATTATCTACTTCATAAATGCCATTAGCATCAGCAACTTTATTAAAGTTTCCTAATTTATCTGCTTTAACAAATCCTGGAACTACTACTGAAAAATTATTATATTCATTTTGAGCAGGTTTTGTTAAATCATATTCTTTAATTAAAATATTTGGCATATTTATTTTCTCCTTATATTTATTTAACAATATCAATAAACTAAAATTATTGATTAATTTTTCAATTAATTTAGCAAATATTTAATGCTAATTTATTAATTTTCTTTTTTATATACAACTTCAATATCACCTTCAGTAGAAATATCTTTACTAATATCTAAATTAACACTTAAATCTGCATTTGTATCAACATCAACATCAATAATTTTTCATTTTTTTCTTGCAGGAATATTAAAGAAAAATGCATCTTGAATTTCTAATTGAATAGATCATCTTGTAAACTGTCCAGGAAATAAATGTTCAGCAACATCACTTGTATCAGAAATAGTACTAAGTACTCTAATATTTGCAATATGTTCAACATCAACACCTTGGTATGGAAAACTAATTTTAATAACAGGATTATTAATAAGCTTGAATAAGAAATTTCTTAAATATTCATCGCCTTCTTCCATATCCTTTGTTCAGATATCTAATTGATAGTTTAATTTAATTGGTATAGAGTTTATTTGAAGGGCATTACTGCCTTTACTTAATTTTAATCCATCAAAAGATTTACTATTCTTAATATTTAATAATAGCTCAATATCATTACTTCTTGATAAAGAAACTATTGGTAATTTTATTGGAGCGTCATTTGAATCATCGGCCTTAGTTTCAAAAAGTCTTTTAGTTTCATCTGGTTTTAAAACTCTTAAAGTAGAATTTTCTGGAATTCATTTTTTAATTTTATAAGCTAATACTTCATCATAATATCTAATTGCCATAAATTCTCCTTTCTATTTAAAAGCTTTTTGTAATATTTTACTTCCTGGAACTTTACCTGTCCCAAAAGTAATAAGCTTAGCAAGTCGTTCATATTTTTTGTCTACTCAATAAATATACATATTATTTTCTTGATCAAAAGACTGTTTGCTTTCAACTAATAATACTAAGCATGCATGTTTCAATGAAATTTTATATGTCTGTAATAAATATTTATTTAATAGAAGTTCATTACTTCTCATAGTATATAATAAGATATTTTTTCGTGCATAATATTTTCATTGAAGCTTTGTTATATCTTGAGGCTCAGCGACTTTAAATGAAAAATGCATTATCGTTCACCTTTATTAGCTTCAAAATATTTAAGCAAATCTGTAATCATTTTTGCTTTATTAGTTATATTAAATTTATCCATAACCTCATCAATTTTAACTTTAAGATTTATAAAAAGGTCTATATTAATAGTTTCACCATAAGTGTTAAGAGCATTCTTTAAGTCTGCTTCATTATTTTTATACTCAGTAGTGTCACGAATTGCTTTATCTTTTTTAGCTTCAGTTGTAATAACAAAAGCAAAAATTCATTTTCAGTCCTTTGAACATGTCTTTAATTTTTCAATAAAAGGTGTTGCTTCGTAAATACGTTTATTATCTTTGCTATCATTTTCTTCTGGCTTTTGGTTACATAAAAGATAAAAACTTGTTCTAGCTTGTTGTATTGGTAAAAATTTTCCAGCTGTAACATTGACTATTGGTAGTCCGTCTTCTGTTTTATGTGCACTAATATATGACTTTAAAATTATTTCTTTGCTATAATCTATACAAAAAGCAGATAATATATTTTCTTTACTTACATAATAACCTTTATCTTTAACGTGTAATGGTTTACCTTCTCATTTTTTTAAAGTTTCTTCCATTTTATGTTGAAGCTCAAGATAACCTGGACATTGCTTTTCAGCAGCAGTATAATAACCATTAGTAAAAATAATATTATTTACTCCAAAAAATCCTTCAGCTGGATCTACTATTAAATCACGTAAAGCTAATTTGTCATCAAGTACTGCATTATGAATAGCACCATATCTTATATATGTAATATTTTCATTAGATATTTTTGAGCTTTTTAAAATAGTTTTTAAATATTTTATAAATGGATTATGATTTTCATCAAAGCCATATTTAATAACTTCTCTATAAAAAATTGGGCCAATTCTTTCAAAGACATCTTTATAGTCTTTTCAATAATAATCAAAATATGCTTGTCAATTTTTCGAGCTTAAGTCTGAGTCATTTAACAAAAGATTACCAAGTTCACCAGTAGAAAGTGTAGCAATAGTATCGCCATCAGCTTCATTCAAAATAAATTTTTCATTTAAAGTATATTCTGGAAGTTTAAAATTCATATTAATCATCATCCTCCAAATCTACTAATAAATTATTAGTTGTAGTTTTGAAATCATGAATTGTTGAAAGTTCATCAGTATCTTCATATTCAGGAGCAATTTCACAAGAGATAGAAGAAGGATACATCATAATATTTTGCATACTAATTACCCTAAATCTTCTACTTTGTCCATTATCAAGTCCACTTGGAACATCAAATAAACAACCAACTTGTAAACCTTCTAAATCATAAGGAACATGAATCATACTAGAATTTTCCTGAAGCTCAGCAACTCAACCATGTTTCTTTAAAGTTTTTTGATCTGGATGTTCTTCAAAAATAACCATTACTTCAATAGGCTTAGCATAGTTTGTTTCTAAATCACCATGTAGATTGAAGTTCTTTCCATCTAGTGGTCTTCTATAAAGCATTCTAATGCCAAGAAGCTTACACATTTGTTTAAAATAGCTTCTATGAAGTTTGGCATCTTTATTTAATAATAATCCATAATCATTAGGTCTATCTGACATATAAGCTCCTTTCCATTAAAGAAAAAAGATTAGTTGGCCTTAATGACCAGCCAATCTTAATTACTTTCTAGTATATCCTTCAACTAAATTTTCACCAATTTTATAAGAATAGTTAAGATTTTCTACAAAAAGATTTTTACCATTATCTTCAACATTACAAGAAACTTTAAAATTACTTTGTTTAGCAAAATCTTTACTATAACCTTCTAAAACAAGTTCATTTGTTAATTTTCTTATTTGAGCTTTATCAAATGTACATGTAGCATTTCTTGAAGCATTAGATTTAAAATTAATTAAACCTTCAACAACTAATTTACCATTTTTAACAGTACATTCTTTAAGTTTATAATTATTAACATTTTCATAAACATCAGTTAAAGCTTTAGTAAATGCTTCTTCAAAAGATTCTTCATCTATATCATCTATATTATCAAGTACTTCTTGAAGATCACATTCTCTTAAGTTTTCATCAAAAATAGCTTCTTGAGCTTCTTTACTTGCTAATAAATCAGCAAATTCTTTATCAGATAAAGCTTCATTATTATCTTCAGTTAAAGCTTCTTCAACTTCTTCAACAGGTTCTTCAACAACCTCTGTTTCATCAGCAGCTTCTTCTTCAGCGGGAACTTCTTCTTCAGTAGCTTCTTCATTTTCTAAATCATCAGCTTCTTCAGCAAATTTATCTTCAACAACTTCATTAACGATTTCTTTAATTTCTTCAGCTTGTTCTTCAGCTGCTTCTTCATCTTCAACAGGCTCAGCAACTTTTTCAGCAACTTCTTCAGCCACTTCTTTAATTTCACCAATAGTTGTTTCAACAGGTTGTTCATTTAAAGCTTCTTCATCAGTATTTTCTTCTGCTTCTTCAGCAGTTTCTTCATCAGCTACTTCATCAGCTATATCTTCAGTTTCAGCAGGAATTTCTTCTTCAGCAACTTCGTCTTCAATTGCTTCTTCATCAGCAGCTTCATTTAAAGTTAAGTTTTCAGAGTCATTTTCAGCACAATGTTTTTTATCAACATCTTTTTGAACTTCTGCTTTATTTAAAGATTCATCAAGCATAATAATTTTAACATTTTTATTACCAATTAAATCTGTATTATTTTTATAATCATCATTATTAGTAACTAATAAAACTTTTTTATCTTGTGCACCTTCAATTACTTCATCAAATGTTGAGCTATCAAATTTAATAATATCAGTTGCACCGGCTTCTTTAGCCTTAGCTGTTAATTCATCTTCTTTATCAGCTAAACTACCAGATAAATCTATATAAGCAGTTAAGCCTTCATTTAAAGATTCTTTCATTAAAATCTTTTTAATTGCTTCTTCAGCTGAACAATCTTTACCTTTGCATTCTTTTAAAGATTCTTCAACACCATCATCTTCAAAGCCAGGTTTAAATTTCATATAAGTATAAATTTCTACTTCTTCAGCTTTATTAGTAGCAATTTCTTTATACATTCTACTTACATAAACACCAATAATATTTTCATTGTTATTTAATAATTCATCTCTAACTCTCTTAACTTCTGCAGGTTTTGTAGCAGCAGGAAGTTCTTTAGTTTCAACTGGGTCATAAGCTTTATCTACACCATAAAGGATTCATTTACCACCAGCAAATGGGCAAGCTTCACCAGCTTCTTTTGCAGCCTTGCAAGCATTATTAATTACATGATAACGATCTCTTGGTTCATTTGAAAGTTCATTTCAAGCTGCATTACCTTCTTCATTTAAAGGTTTTTCGCATTCTTTGCCTTCACAAGCTTCACCTAGATCTCATGAATTAACAACTGATTTAATAATATCTTCAACTTCAGATTCTTTTAATTCTTGTTTATCACATTCACAGATTTCTTTTCCACATTTTTCACAAACTTTTTTAGCTTCTTCAATTGGAGCTTCATGTTCAGCTTGTAATTCATCTTGTGCAGCAGCTTCACCTTTATCTTCTTTTAAGCCTTCTTCAAATTCATCTTCAAAAATTTGATTATATCTTAAACCTTTTTCTTCAGCAATTTCATCAAAGTATTCAAAGCCAGCCATAGCAGCATCTTCTGCTTCATATCTTTCAGTTGCTAATTTATTAACAAGTCAAGCTAATTCTTCATCACCAGCTTCAACTTCAATTGTTCCAACATTATCATTAGGTAAATTGACAATAACTGGATTTTTAAATACTATTTTATCGTCATCATTTAAATTTTCATTTAAAGTTAGATTTTTAGAATCATTGTCTGCACAGTGTTTCTTATCAACTTCTTTTTGAATTGCTGCTTTATTTAAAGATTCATTTGCTTCTTCTTCAGCAGGTTCTTCTTCATCAAAGTCTAGATTTAATGCATCTACATCTTCTAAATCTTCTTCTTCAGTAGGTTCTTCTTCAACTACTTCTTCTTCAGTTTCTTCTACTGGTTCTTCTTCAAAGTCTTCAGTATCAAAGTTGTCTAATTCAGCTTTTTCAACTGGAGCAACTTTACCAATTACCATATAACCTGAAGTATTTCCACAGTGTTGGCAAGTTTCATTAATATTAACAACGTCTGGATTATTTTCATCAACTTCTAAATCTTTTTCATCTTTATAGAATAAAGTCATACATTGAGGGCATTGAATAATAACTTTGCCTTCGTAAGAAGTTAATAAATCATCTTCTGATTCAGCATCTAAATCAACAATCTTTTCGATTCTTGCTAATTTAGCTTTAGCAACTTCGCCTTCTCTTTCTTCAGCCGCAGCTTCTAAATCATTATTATCATTAACATCATAATAGTCTTCAACTAAGATATCTGTTCTTAATTTTCTACTACCAAAATTTTCTTTTAAGTCAACTCTGTTTGGTCTAATTCCACCTTCGACTTTTGGATATTCCATTTCATCTAATGCTTTAAATGCTGCACTTAAATCAAATTGTGTTACAGATTTTTTCATATGTATTTTCTCCTTGTTTTTAATCTACATAAGCTATTAAATTGCTATTAGCAATTAGCATATCTTCTAGTTCTTTCTTTTCTGTATTTCCTTCATTTAATAATGTTTCACCATCCATTGTTCATAATGCATTTGATTGTGTGAAACGTGTTCTAATTCTTCCTAAAACAATTTTAGTTCTTGCAAGAGCAAGTCTTTGTAAAACATCAATTCAATATTCTTCTTTTATTTGTTCTACTTGTGTAAGTTTAGGAACATATTCAATAGTAACAGCCCAAGGTTTACTTAGTGTACTATTTATATATAATTTATTATTAATCTTGTCAAGCTTAAAAGACAAGTCAGTTGACATTGTGTTCTTAAGTCTATTTAATTCAGCATAGGCAGCATAGTTCATAACATAATCTTTTAAAGAATACATTGTTCCTGCACCACTACTGAATATCATTCATTGTTGCATATAAAGTGGGTCATTATATGCATTTTCTCCAGCAGCAGCACCCATAGCTTCTGTTCTATAGATTTTTACAATGTGATTTACTTTGTCTTTTAAATCTAACTCAGATCCAGATAAATCAATACATGAACTAAAAGGTACAGTAACCATTGAAGTATCATCATAATACTTATCAAGTTCTCTTAAACTCTGTTTAATAATTAATTCTATAGTAGAATCTTCAATTTCAAGTTCAAGAACTCCACCTGTTAATTCTAGTTTGATTTCTTCGAGTAGGTCAACCATTGTCATATAGTTTAATACCTCCAAATCAATCAATTAATTTAGCAAATATATTATAGCATTTTGAAAGAAAATGAAAATATTTTCAATTTTTTCAAAAAACTTATTTTACGTATAATTTAGCAAATAATAATTTAATAAAATAATAATTAAATATTAACAGGCTAATAAGCTTATATAAAATGAATAAAAACGCGATACAGGCTAAATTTTAAGCCTTAAATCGCGTTTTATTAGAAACCAATATATGAGCTATAGCTATAAGATGTCTTCTTTTCTTCTTTTTCTTCTAAGAAAGCTTTAAGATCTTTTGGCATCTTTTTATACTTAGTAATATATGCTTGAATAGCATTAGTATTTCTTATCATTTTGGTAAATGGTCGTATTTTTCCAGGAATATGTGCTCAAGTTGATGGTGCTTGTTCTTTAGTATTTAGAAATTGTGTGCATCTTATATCAACTGGAGGCTTAAATTCATATTTATTTCACTTTTGATATAATAAACAAGCATAAATACTGTCTTCAAAGCCCTCATCCTTTTGCGGATCAATATCTACCATAGGTTCTTGCTCATAAATAAATCTTGATATAGCACAAAGGTTTAATTGAGCTGCACAATATGGATGATAATTGCTATTTTTTCCAGGCATAAAGCAAAAACCCTGTGGGTATTTGTCTAATAATTCCATATATTTAATATGTGCATTATTTTTTGTTTCAATAATAGCATCATCATCAAACATAATAATATAATCATATTTTAATTTTAAAAACTCTTCTTGTAAAGTTTTTCTTGCACCTAAAATTCCAAGTTCAGGATATTTTTTAATTATTTGTTTATTATTAGTTTTAATTGGCTTAAAATCTTTTCAGTTTTGTGCAATAACTAATATATCAACATCAGGTCATAAATCATTTAGTTGTTTAAATAATCTATTTATTCTTTCTTTTCTTTGTGTTCGTGCTGGCTCTTTTTCAGGAAGTCAGCTTGGTATTCCAAAACATTTTTTTAACATAATTATCAGCCTCTAAAATAAGAATTAGCCCCACCAAAATATGTTTTAGCTGGTTTCTTTGCAGGTTTTATTTCTTTTTGAATAGTTTTAAAATAATTTTTAGCAAAGTTTAGTTTTTCTTCTGTCTTTTTATTTAATTGTCAATAATAATCAAGTGATATTTGTTTAGTATCAAAACAAGCATCACCACGATTAAACTTTTGTTCTAAAAATTCAGCCAAGGTTTTAGTCATATAGTGATTTAAATAAACAGTTTCATTAGAATAATCTTCTTTAATACTAATTCTACTATTACAAATAATACCAGAAGGTAAGCATTCAGTTAAAACAGTTGTAGTCTTTTCTAAATCTCTTTTTTCTAAATTATTAATATCTCAATCTCCACGGAAAGCATAATGGCAAGAGCCAACACAAATATTTGTTAAGCTTCCACGTACAAAACATTTTCCTTGATTTGACAAAGAATTATTTATAATAACTTTTGTAAGTGCTTTATAAATTGGTATTTGTCTATTACGATCAATTAAATCATCATCGCCAAAAAGTTTTCACTTAACTCTTATCATTTCAAAGTTTTTAAATTTTCTATTATCTAAAAAAGTATTTATATTTTCAATTCCTGTTAAATATTCATCTATATCACAGAATAAAGCTCAATTAAAGTTATTACGAAACTGTTTATAGAAATTATTATAACATTTTAATTGCATACCTTTTATATGTTGATTATTAACATTAAAGACAGTAACTTTATCTATTTGTTTAATTCTTCCACCAACTCAAGGTGTGCTAGAATCATTATTATCAAATAAATAAATATGATCAAAACCAAGATTTAAATAATATTCAACTCAGTCATTAATATAATTATTTTCATTTTTTGCAATAGCACATAATACTGCATTATATTTTGGATTTAAATCTTGTTCTGTTGGTAAAACTTTTATTAAATTATTTTGAAGAGTTTTAATACAATCTTGTGATGGTTTGTATAGATTTTTATTTTGATATAGATTTTTAAAAATAGTTAAATCTTTTGATAAAGTTTTAGTTAAAGTTTTCTTTTCATATTTAATATCTATTGTTGAATAATAATCTTTATATTTAAAATCATCTATACTTTCAAGCTTATTAAATTCAACATGAATTGCAGGAATATTATAACTGTGAGCAAAAATTATTCCATGTAATGAAGTAGATAATACTAATTCATATTTATTTAAAGTATCAGCAAGTGCCTCAATATTAGTAGTGCCCATACTAATAACATCTATATAAGAACTATATAATTTTTTACATTCTTCATAGTCTTTCCAATGACAAACTAAGCAATATCTTTTTCTACTAATACAATTTTTTGCTTTATAATATTTAGAAATTAATATGCCTGGGTCACCAACAGTTATATTATTAAGTTGTAATTTTTTAGCTGTTAAATGACCACGGACAGCTTTAAAATTAGATTTATTTGTTATTCTACAATACTCATTTATATTACTATTATGTAAACCACTACCCCAAACAATAGTACTATTATTAAGTTCATTTCAACTTAAGATAGAACCAGTAATAACTAGATTTGGTCTGCGACTATATTTAACTTCTTTATATAGCTTAGTAGCTAATCATTGTGCATAGTAGTCGCCAGCATTAATAATATCATTTCAATAGAATAAATTTACCATAGGTTTCACCTTTCAGATAATTTAGCAAATATAAATGAGTATAAAAAAAGACATATCCTAAGATATGCCTTTTAAATTTAGTCTACTTGGATCAATTAGTCAATGATCTTACCAGCAACTAGTAAGTTTTCATTTAATAAAGCTTTAGCATACCAAGTACTGAAGCCTTGCATTAATCCACCATCAGGTGTGCCAAGTAATTGAGTTGGAACGATTGCCATGTAAGGTGCATAAACACCAGCACTGCTCATCATATCGTTACCATTTAAGCCCATGAAGAATTCACCTTTTTCAAGTTCTGGAGAAACGTATACAGCAACGCCATCAATTTCACCAACTTTGTAAGGACCATTCATCTTAGCATTCTTAACTGCTGACCAACCATTAACGAAACGTAATACTTGTAAGCAATCAGCTGCGATTACCATGTAGTTAGGATGGAATTTACGAGTTCTCTTATAGATGATAGCTCTTGCAGCTTCAAATACTTCTAAGAATCCATTGTAATGTTCGAATTTAGAAACGCCGACAGGAAGTGTCTTAGAGAATGTTAATTCAGGAAGAGCTTCACCAGCACCTTCTTTTAACATATTAACGATTTCAGTATCGATTTCATATGCTAATTCACCACAAGCTTGTTCAGCGATTTGTTTGTCAAGACTGAAACCATAATCAGTTTTAGCTTGGAATGCACTAATTTGATCGTATTTAACAGCGATACGTCTTGGTTGTGCAACTAATGCGATGTGTTCCATAACTGGTCCTAATGTAGGGATATCTTGAGATGGAACATAGTTCATTTGGAATTGCTTTGCAACGTATGCAACTTTAACTGCATCTTCAGCAATTTCTTCGCCATAAACGAATGAACCATCAGCGAAGATTGATTTGTAAGTAGCATATTTAATTGCATTGTTGTCTTCGTAAACTAGACCGTTTTCTTCAGCTTCGAAAGCTAATGCAGAACCAGTAGGTTCAACGATGATTTGAGAAGTGAATTCTCTTCTTGCTTCTTTATCAAGAGCAGGATCTCCCATACGGAATACGCTATTGAATTCATCACCTTTTTTGATTCCACCTTTATCAGTCTTAGAAACATACTTTAAGTATGCAACTGAGCCACTGTAAGATGTCATTGGGTGAACGATTACTAAATCATTAGCGATTAGTGATGGAACAGCGATATTAGTTAAGTTTAAGCAGAATTTCTTCCATGCGCCTAAGTCAGAGCGTCTTGTAGCATCAGTAAAGCTTCCTTCTAAAGCTTCAGTGATCCAACGATTTGTATTATCTAGTAATACAGCAGTAGCTAATTTAGTGTTATCTGAAACATTTCTGCCATCAAAGTTTTTAGCAACATATGCTTCAGCAACTTTAATTTGTCTTGAATAAGTTTCAAGTAAATTTTGTCTCATTGTTTTTCTCCTATTAAAATTTTATATTATATTATTTTTTTAAACCTGCTAAGATTAATAAGTCATCATCAATTTCATAACCGCCATCTACATTATTAACTGTAGTTCTTGGTTGTCTTGATTCAACTAATTTAACTTTAGCGTCACGTGCCAAGCCAAAACTTGGTTTTACACTTTCAAGCATCTTATCACAAACTCTATCAACATCATCAAAAGTTCAACCTTCATTAAGTCTGCTAGTAATTTCACTAGTCTTGACACCTAGCATTGATGCTTTCATTTCTACATATTTATGAGCAGCCTCAAGATATTTAGCTTTATAGTTTTTAGCAACACGAGTGTACTTAGCTATTTCAGCTTGATGCTTTTCAGCCTGTTCATTTAATGCAGTTTGAGCTTTTTCAAGTTCAGATGTTCTTGTAGCTAATTTCTCAGCAAGAACTTTTGACTTATTAGCTTGCTCATTAACGCTTTCAGTAAGTGCTTTAGCATTTGCTTGGTTAGTTTGTAATGTTTTAATTGTTTGTTCTTTAATGTTTAATTGTTCAGTAAGTTTTTGAACTTCTTTCTTTGCTTCTTTTGATTCAGCTGCTAATGTGCTTAATCTTGCAAATGAATTCTTGTACTGACTAAGTTCTTCTTCAAGTTTCTTAACTTTAGTATCACTAACTGCCACACTTTCTTTAAGAGCTTTGGCATCAGCTTCAAGACTTTCTTTTTGACGAATCATTTCCTTTAAACTTGCAATAAGTTCAGCTGCTCCATCATCAATGGCTTCATCACTAGGATTTTCTTCACCAGCAAGAACAGGCTCATCAACTACTGTTTCATCAGTAGCATCTTCAGGTTGTTCAGCAACCTCTTCACTATTTATATCATCTTCCTCTGCAGGAATGATATCTAAGTTAATATGTAGCTTTTCATCATCTGCTACATAATTTCAAGCATCCACTTTATATTCAACACCTTCAATTTCAATAGGTGCAAATTCAACTGGAGCTTCTTTATCAAAATCATCTAAATGATCAATTAATTCACCAACTGTGATATTAGGCATTTCATTTTCAGGTTCTTCTAAAGCTGCAGGAGCTTCACCTTCTTCTTCTTCATCATCAAACTCAGGTTCAACAAATTCTGCATCTGGTTCAACGATTTCAGGTTCGCCTACTTCAATATCTTCAAATGGTTCATCAGCATCTTCATTTAAAGTAAATTTTAAATTACTTAATGCTTCTTTAACAATTTCTTGATCTTCAACTTTTTCTTTATTTAAAGATTCTTTTAAAGCTTTTCTTAATTTAATATTATCAGTGTCTAAAGATTCGCAAACTGCTAAACGTGCCTTTTTAACAGCAGGAATACCTACGATATCAAATGTTTCTAAGAAGAATGTTTCTGGGTCAACTTCATTATTTATATCAACATCACCAGAACCACGTGAACTAATACCAGGTTGGAATCCATAATCACATAATGTTTTTAAAATACGACCATTAGGTGTATCAAGAATATCAACATAAGCATATAAGTCGCCATTTACAATCTTAGGTACTTCTGGAATGCAGGCACATGCTTTAGACATATCAATTTCTTCTCTATCTGTTGGATGGCCTAACTCTAAGAATAAACTCTTTGTTGCAACTTTTTCTAAGAAGATTTCATCTTTTAATGCAGATTCCCATAATTGTGCATTATAAAATCTACCATTACGAGTACTATCTTTAGTTGTTGCGATTGGTCCAAAAAGTCTACCTAAAATATGACGCTTGCTTTTTTCATCTTCTGAAAGAGGCATCATCTTAAAGGCTTCCATAATATTTTTATAATCTTTAGCCATTTTGGATTTCTCCTTTTTACTATTAATTTAGCAAATATCTTTTTATAAATTTTTATTTTTATTAAATTATTATTTTATTAGAATACAAACTTGAATGTATCATGTTCAATTTCAGCTACATGAATATCAACAGTAACATATAATCTATAAGCATCATTTCCAACATTTATTTGGTGTTCTTCAAACATTTCTAATACATCAAATGATTCTAAACCATTTTGATAAATATGTTGAATTGGTTTACTTGCTGGAACTGCTATTGCATAATAACTGTCTACATAAGTAGCATATGTATGTTCAACAAATGTTGCTGATTCATCAAAGTCTTCAGCTTCAAATTTATTTGCATCAAATTCAGTTAATTTGTCTTCACCCATATAATAATAAACTTTTGGCGTAGCTGGAGCAGGAATTTCTTCAATTAATACGTCTTCAAATACAACTGTAACTGCTTCTGCAGGCATATTAAATGTATATTTAAATTTATTACCAGAAACAGCTTCTAATGCTACACCATTTACTTTTGGAGCATTGCCAGCAGCTCATTGGTAACCATTCTTTGTTCTAATTAAAATTGTAACTTCTTCACCTTCTTCAAATTCTCCAGTACCACTAAATGCCATACCTTCAATATTTTGAACAGTTACTGCATATTTTGGAGTAGGAACAGGTTCAGGAATTTTTTCAATTAACACATCTGCAATTTCAATAGAAACAGCTTCAGTTCCCATAACAAATTCATAAACAAATTTATTACCTTCTTTAGCTAAATCTTCATCATTAATTTTTGGTGCATTACCTTCAGCAAATCTATAACCATTTGCAGCTTTAAGAGTAATCTTAACATTAGCACCTTCTGCATATTTACCAGCACCAGTAATTACTGCATGAGTAATAGCAGCAACTTCTACTTGATATTTTTCAGCAGGAGTAGGAGCATCTTCTTCACCAAATACTAATTCATCTTCACAGTATACAAATAACTTGTGATCATCTTCTGCAGGAAAACCTGTTAAACTATAATATAAAGATTCACCTTTAGAATAAACTAATTTAATAGCTTTAATATCTTCAGCAGATAATTCAGTACCTTCTTCATTAATATAAGTAAGTGCTACATCATCAGCAGCTGGAAGTTTTTTAGTTGCATAACCGTGTAATTCACCTTCACGATAAGCACTATAAATAACTTTATAATCGTTTAATAATTTCATAGTTATCTCCTTAAATGATTACTTTCTAACTAATGTAATAACTAAGTCTTCTTTATTAATTGCTAAGTCAGCTTCGCCAGCTTCATTAACTTTAAGTTCAGGTTTACCTAATTCATTTGGAATTGAAGCTATTGCAAAGCCTCTACCAAATACTTTGTCTTCTTCGCCCCAAGGATAAACAGCTTCTTCATCTTTATAGTTGAATCTAATTTTACCTTCAAAGCCAGCTTCTGGAGCAATTACAGCCCAAGGATAAACAGCACCAGGAGCATTTACAGCACCTTTCCAGCAACGTACACAGTTGGTATAAATCGAATGACCATTTTCATCAACTACTGGTACACCACCATCTCAAGGAGCTCTGCCATCTTCAGTTAACATATCTAAGCCTGTTGCAGCTCTATCTTCAACTGTATTCCATAAGTCTTCTTGATAAGGGAAGTTTGCAGCATCATAATAATCATAATATTTTCTTAATGCACTATTTTCATCTGCGAAAGCAGCATCCCAACTATCTTTATCTTTAACTAAATCTCATTTAGCAAGTACTTCTGGTTCAGGTTCTGGTTCAGGTTCAGGTTCAGGTTCAGGATCAATATCTGGAGCAGTTTCCTCATCACCATAAACTAATTCACCATTACTATATGCATATAATGAACCAGCATCTTCTGTTGGAATATTTTCTAAACTATAACATAAAGAACCATCTTTAACATAAACTAATTTAATAGCTTTTAATTCTTCTTCAGTTAGTTCTTTACCTTCTTTGTTTACAAAAGTAAGTTTAGCATCATCTTCAGATGGAAAATCTTTTGTAGCATAAATACCTAACTTACCATCACGAATAGCACTATAAATTAACTTATAATCCTTTAATAACTTCATATTTGTCTCCTTATTATTTATTTTTAAATAATTAGATAGTCTTAAACTAATCAATTAATTTAGCAAAAAATTATATTATATTTTAGAAAAAATGAAAAAGGGCTGAAAATTTTCATTTTAGCCCTTTCAAATTTAATTGTTTAATTTATCAGCAAGTGCTGCAGTAGCAGAACGTTCTGATTTTATTAGATATACATAACCAAAAAGTTCATTACCTTTTAGTCTATCTATTAAAGTTTCAATACCTTTTGATTTTTCAAATACATTTTTATCACGTTGATTTAAGTCAGCATCAAATCAGACTTCACTACCTTCAGCAGCACGTGCAATAATTAATTGTATATGTTCTTTAGTTAAATTTTCTGATTCAGAACATATAATTAATGAGTTTTTAAAATTACGTCCTCTTAAAGATTGCAATGGCTCAACTAAAAGTGATCCTTTATTAATCATTGTTCTAACTTTATTTTCTCCGCAGTGATCAATAAATGGTCCTAAGAATGGAAGTAGCTTATCAATAACTTCACCAGGAAGTGCTCCCAAATCTTTAGTATTTGCTACATCAACATTATTTCTAATTCAAATTATTTTTTCAAATTTTCCATGATTTAGTGCTTCAAGACCTGCAGCAACAAGTATCATTGTTTTACCTGTTCCTCAAGTACCACATAATAATTTAACTGTAGTATCATCATCTTTCACTAAATTAAAAGCACATATTTGTTCATCATTTCTTGGCATATAAACATCATTATTTTTCTTGGTCGATGTTCGTTTTTTCTTTTGCCCTTCTGTGATGATTAATTCCTTTTCTTCTTCTCGTTCAATTTTAATTGTACTTCTACCAATCTTTTTAAGCTTTCCAGCTTTTTTAATGTACTGAGCTTCTAGTTCATTTTTAGTATTATAAATTAATAAGTACTCGTTTTCTAAAAGCTCAAAAGGAACAATTTGTTCAGCTGCAAAATCAACTCATTCTTCTGGAGTTGGAGTTCATTTTTTTCAGCCTGTGTACTTTTGTTCTATCATAGAAACTCCTTATATAAAAAAATTAATTGAAGCCGAAACTTCAATTAATTTAGCAATTATAACCTAAGCTAATTCACGTCTGCCATTAATATAATCTAATACAAGAATGTCAGTTCTAATTAACTTTAATAAGTTTTCACAAGTAGTAAAATCATCATTTTTAAAATAATTATTTAATACTTTTGTAATTTCTTCTGCACGAACTTCTTTTAAAAATGATTGTCTAGTATCAGTAAGTTTTTTACTATATAAAACAATTTGAGTTAATAAACAAGAAAGCACAGTTAAAACTTCGTCGGTATCAGTTTGTTCTTTTAATAAATTAGTATATAATGGTGATTTCTTTTGATTATGACTTTTTCTTAACATTTCATAGAAATTAATAACTTCAATTCCTTTATGAGATGCAATAAACTTTAAAGTATCAATAGGCACTTCCTTAGCTGTTGCAAGTTTTAATATTTGCTGATTAATATCAACACCTTTATCTTCCAACTTAACTAAAATTGACATGCAATCTTCTTTTGTAATCATATATCATTTTTCCTTTCAGTTAGCCTAATTAATTATTTCTTGAAAAGTCTTTATCTTTATCAAGTTCTTCTGGAGTTGGTAGACTGTCATCTTCTGTTAAGAAATCTGATTGGTCTAAATCTAAGTCCATATCTTCAATTAATGGTTGAGCTTCTTCAGCTGGCTTAAAGCTTTCCATTGGAGCCTCAGAAGAATTACCTAAGTCTAAGTCTAAGTCTTCTCCACCACCAACTTCTTCACCACCAGTTTCTTCACCTCCACCTAAGTCAAGGTCAAGGTCTCCGCCACCAGCTTCGCCTCCACCTGCATTTGCAGCAGCTTCAGCTTCAGCTTCTTTTTCCGCTTTTTCTTCGGCAGCTTGGGCAGCTTTAATTTCTTTATCTAATATATCAAGAATTTCATCGCCATAATTTAGTTTTGCAACTAATTGTTTAGCAATTTCTAATTGTCTTGAACGAGTTTCAACATTTGATAATAGACCTTGGAAATTACTTACTGCATTAATTCTTTCACTGAAGTTTGCTCTAAAGTCTAATTCTTCTTGTGAAATTGGTGCTTGCATTTTTAATGTAAAGTTATTTAAATACGACATTAATCCTTTATTAACTAAGATTAAGTTAATAGCATCAGATAATGCCTGGATTAAAGCATTTTGAATATGTTTAACACCTTTAGCAAATACACTTGAAATAATAGCAAGTGAAGTACCACCATTAAAACCAGCGCCATCATCTGTATAACCAAAATATGCTTTTGGAATACCAAAACTTGAATAATATTTATTAATCCAGTTATCTAAGTCAGCAAGACCTTTAACATCTACATCACCACCAACAGCACTTACTGAAACAGCACCTTGGCCATTATGAGTAGTAATATAAACATTATTTTCTACTGGACCCATATTTGCATATTCTGCATATGACTTATCTGTATTAATTGCTGATTTTTGTTCAAATAAAGCTTTTGTTTGTTTAGCAACATTTCTTGATTGAACTTTACCCATATTACCAACTTCAATTTGAATTAATCTAATAATACTTGATTTAGTAACACGGTTTAAAAGAATAACATCTTCAAGTAATGATTTTTCACGCCAAATCTTATATGAGTCATAAAGCATTGATTTACCACGACGAACATTATAAGATGAACTTATAGTAGAAGTCTTTTCAGGGTCATTCTCATCAACTTTAAATAATTCAATCTTTTCAGGATAACGAGAATTTGAATCTTCTAAGCAAGCATGAACAAAGTCATCAGCTTGATAAATATTAACATCATTAGATTTCATTCTATAGTTTCCAACTAATGAATTCATATTACCATTTGTATTAACTAAATAGTTATTTAAATAGTTATTTTGACTATCATCATTTGGAACTTCTACATAACCAAATGTTTTTCCAAGTCTGCATAATTCAAACATTGTACCAGGGTCATCAACCATTTCAATGTATAAACTATAAGGATCACTTGGTGAGTGAATATTCATTCTAACAGCTTCATCTAATTTTTCTTTATCAGTTGAGCTATTTAATTCAGCATTTCCAGCAACAACTGGGTTTGCAATTTCACTTAATAATTTATTTAAATCTTCATTTAAAACATTTCTACTACTATAAACTTTATTAATAGTATTTGAATCAAATAAGCTATCTTGATATTCAGATTCACGATAAAGTCTTAAATAAACATCACCATACTTAATTAAGTTATAAGCTCATTTATACATTTGTTTGTCAGCATTCATTACATTTAATAAATAATTGACATACATACTAACTTTAGAATCATCTGACTCGGCTCAAATAACGTGGCCATTATCAGCTGCTTCTGTAGCTTCTTCAGCATATACTTTAATAATTGCACTAACATCAGAGTCAGCAGCCATTGTATCAATTAAAGTATAAATTTGTTCACGACTATTAGAAATAGCAGTAAATTCTTCTAACTTTGATATATCTAAGCCACCAGTTAAGCCACCTTGAATAATATCATCTATTAAAGTTTGTTTAGTATCAATATCTAACTTAACAGTATTATCTAAGACTGTCGGTTTAGCTTGTGCACCAGTTAAATTAGACTTTGATTGTTTTGGTTTAGTTAAGTTTTTTTCTTTCTTTTCTTCAGCCATAATTTTCTCCTATAAGACTATAATTCCATCTACAATATCTTGTAGTGATAATTCTTCTTCTTGGTCTCTTAACTCGGCGTTTTTAAAAGCCTTATTTTCTTCTTGCCATATCTGAAGTAAATCATTTTGTAAATTTTGAATAAATGTAGCTTTATCCATTGAATTATTAGTATCTTCTAAATTGACATTAATATCTTCAATTAGTTGATCACCATATTCATATGAATATTGTTCTGAGTATTTACTTGCCATATATAAACTACCACATACTGCATCACATTGGTCTTTTGAACCAGTTTTACCAGCATTTTGGTGCTCAATATGACCATCAGAAAGTTTTTCAAGTTCAGTAATTTCTTTTGTTAATAAATCACATTTCTTATATATTTTAATACGGCGTTCATAAATTGCTGTTTTAAAATATGCATAAGCAAGTTGTGTTTTAGTAGAAGCTTCAACACGGTCGACAGAAAGTATTTCAGTCTTAAATCCATCAGCTGCTAAATCTTGACGAATATTAGCACTGTTAAATGTATCTGATGAAATTACTTTAATATCAAAACCTTGTTCACGAAGTCATCTAATAAAGTTTCTTGTTTTTTCAAACGATACTTGAAAACCTTTTGGAGCTTTAACAGAAACAGAGAATGCTAATTTATATTGTAAATCCCTTGAATAACTAATTTCATCTTCTGCAGATGTTTGTCCAGGAATTACTTTAGCAGTTTGTTTCCAACCATCAATTCATACACCAGCAATACCAGTCATGTCTCCTGACAAAGACAAGTCAAGGTGCATAAATAAAGGTTTTCTTAAATCATCTGGTGAAACCTTAGATAAATCAAAGAAATTAGAATATTGATAATGATCTTCAATTCCATTTCCAACTTCAATAACGTCTTTTGTAAATGGATTTTGATAACTATCAGTTTTTGTTTGATTTAATCTTTCACCAGAAATATATTTTAAAGTACTTGCAGTAGCAATACCGATGATACTACAAATTGCTTCATCTAAGTTTTGTTGGAAAGTTTCTAAATATCCAATAGGAACTTCCCACATGTCATAACCTTGACCACGCATTTCTTCAATTTTTTCTGGAGAAACATCAAGTGGTAATAACTCATTTGATAAAAATTTATTACCAACTGCAACTCAGAATTTTCTATCAGAATTTTTACGGTCATCAACTACCCATTGCGGTTCATCTACAATTAAAGTAGTTTGAGAATTTGTTTCACGTTTATTCTTAATATAATCATCTAAGAATGCTTGGTCTGTATCTTTTGAAGAAGCTAAAATATTTAAAGTTGGTAAATAAGTTCCACGTAAGAAACGTGAACGCATACGGGCATCAACTTGTGTAATAAGTTTAAGCATTTTTCTTTTGGCTTTTTCAACATTACTTGTTGTTGAGAAGTTAACTTCATCTGAAAAATTACAAATAATACAACGACCTATGATTTGATTATTACTTGATGAAGCAATAAATTCAATACGTGCATCTGGATGATAAACTAAATTAGTTACACCTCTCATTTCGCCATGTGCCATAAATCAATCACTTGATAATAATAGTTCATTCATTTTTGAAAGTGCTACACCTTTAGCATTTTCAATTGTAATATTCATAAATGAAATAGAAAGCTTATCAATAGATTGTAAACCAAAAAAAGTATAAGGGTCTTTTAGGCACATAATTCTATAAAGCATATATAAAATACAAAGAACAGCAAAGAAAGATTTACCAATACCAATAGAACCAGTTAACACAATATTATTGTATCTGGTAGTTGTATTAGTTGGAAAAACTTCTTTTAACTTTTCTTCTCAATATGGGTAAACTGTAAAACGACCTTCTGCATCATATAAACCTTTACCAAGATATTGTTGATCATGAATAAATGTTTCTATATCAACAGGAATTTCTTTTCAGTCAGCTCATTTTAAGTCTTCTTCTAAAGCAGATTCTCCTTCTTGTGCATATTGTTGTAAGATTTTTAAAACCTGTGCACGTTCTTCAGGAGATAATCCAGCTAAAGATTGCTGTAATAATTCTTGTTCATCAGACATCATCTGGTTGAATCTCCTTTATATATTATACAATATTTTTAAAACTATTTTATTCTTCGCTCTTTTCCTCAGGCTCTTCTTTATCAGTATCTTTTCCTTCTGGTTCTTCTACTTTCTTTTGTCTACCACCAGTATTAGTAATAGGATTTTTATTAGAGCCTTTCTTAAATTTACCACGGTCTTTAGCTCAGCTATTAATTGTATCAATTAAATTAGTATCTGATTGTAAATCTGTATCTTCTGGAACTAAATTATCTTCAATAGCTTCATCTGCAGGAATTCCATATAATTTAGGGAATATTAATTTTAAGAATGGTTGTTTCATATTTTCTGCAGCATAATTACAATAATTCATAATAACAGAAGTAACTTTCATTATTCAAGAACCATTTGCTAAACACAATAAAATATGTTTACAACCTTTTCCTTTATCATTAGCAGGATTTGCAATTCCTTTTCCAGGGCCTGGGTCTTTTGAAGTATCATCAACACCATAATTATTTATAATTGACCAGTGATTAAAACGATATTGGAAATCTTCACAAGTACATTTTACATAAACATTTTTAGTATTAAATATTTTTGTTAATGACTGTAAAACAGTTTTAAATTCAAATTGATTATTATGTTGTTTAATATGTCTTGCAATTTCTTCAACAACACCTTCAAGTTTAATAGTTACAGTATATTCATCAGTCTCACCTTGAACAGGAATTTTAATTTGAAGAATATCTTGTTTGAAGAATTCATTCATATTAATTTGATTATAACTTTTTACTTGAGTTGAAACTTTAGAATATTTCTTTCTTTCTCAACGATTTTTGCCACGTACTTTATTTTTATATTCACCAGCATTTTTAGAAGCATTAGCAAGTTGAGCACGAGTATCTTCTAATAATAAACTTTCATAAAGCATATCTTCATCACCCAAGTCACATACTGGACATTCACCAGCATCATTTAAATGAGTTCCACAGTTTGGACAACGTTTTCTATTATCTGTTGCTATTGGTTCAATATCTTTAAAATCTTTTTCATCTTCATCTACTATTAAATCTGAATTAATTTTAATTTTTGCACCAGCTGCTCTATCATAACCAAACTTACTTGCTGCTTGGAAAATTAAATTATTTTTAGCTTTAGCAAAAGATACTGCTCTTGTTTCTAAATTAGTTTCACCAATATAATCATTAAAAACATAAACAGGACCTTCATAAGTATAATGATGGAAATTAACGGCTTCATCTAGTGGATATGTTTTGTAAGCTTCAATTGCTTTTTTCCATTGTTCTTTAAATGATGGGTCATTAATTACTTCATCAATTTTATATCATTTAGCAGAATTTTTCATTGGTTTATCTTGGTCAACTTTATCAACTTTGCCTTTATATTTACCATTATATGTTGCAATAATTAAGCATGTATAATAATTATATCACCATTCTTCATCTGGAACATTATCCCTAACTCAATCTTTTACTTCATCATGACATTCACAATAATCAAATTTTGTATCAACTGCATCTTTTACATTGATATAAACTTCTTCTTGCGCTTCACGAACAGCAGCTTCGATAGGAGTTTCGCCTTCTTCTAATCCACCACCAGGCAAACTAAATACGCCAGGCTCATCAGCTTCTTCACCAAGTAAAATTTCATCGTCTTTTAAAATAATAATGCCAGCACGTAATCTTGAGCTTCTTCCATTAAAAATAATAGTTGCATTACAAGTATTATCTTTTGGATTAATTCAATATTTAATATCATCATAATCTCAAGTACGTTCTTCGATATTTACTAATTCCTCTAAAAGCATACTGGTCTCCTTTATAAAGAATTTTTATTTTACGTATAATTTAGCAAATATATTTATTAAAAATAAAAGGGGACTCTTATAAGTCCTCTTTTTCTTTAATTCTACCACGAATTGTTCAATATCTTGGTTGATTTCCTGTAAATGTTGGATGACTAAAATCAAACTTTCCAGCAATTTTATTTAAATCATAAACAAAATCTAATTGACGCAAGCCTCTTAGAATTTGATCAACATCAGATTCTTTAACTAAGTGAATAGAGAAATTATTATTTTCATCAACAATTGCTTGATCATGTGCAATTTGTGAAATTTTAATTTGATATTCTCTTCTTGTTCTTTCATCTAATCTTTCTTCTAAGCTTTCTAAACTTAATTCTTTAGATCTTAATTCATTTCTTAAATCTTTTAATTCATCTAAATAGCCAAGACCACGAACTTCTTTGAAAGTTAAATTATCTAAATCATATTCAGAACGAGCAATACCAGCTTTTCTAATTTCATAAATATCTTCAATATACTTTTCAATAGCTTCAACTGTTGGATTTAATTTAATTTCATTATATTTATCAATTCAAGGTTGAACTAACTTATCTAATTCAGCTTGATCAATTTCAGGAATATCTGCTTGTTCAGGTTCTTTAATTCATTCATCATTTAATACTGAATAAATACCAGCAGAATTTAAAGCAGATTTTTGTCTTTCTTCAGTAATTTCTTTATTATCAATTTGTTCTGTTTCTTCTGTTTCTACAAATAATTCTACAGGAATTCCATGAATAATTGGGTCAAACTTATTATTAAATATACTACGATAAGCCGAATATAATAATGGATATAAATTATCTGGACAATTTAAAGATTCAGTTTCAGCAACAAGATGTAAATCTAAATCAGAATTTTCATTATAATTATAAGAACAATTTGAACCAACTAATTTAATATCTTTTAAATTAAATTTAATTTCATCTTCTTCTAAACCATCAGTAAATTCTTTTGCAATAGCTAATAATTTTTCTCTTACTTCTGGTAAAAGTTTATTATTTGCATCAAATAAAACAGGATTTAAAGTATCATGCTTTTCTACTTTTTCTTCTAATTCTTCACTGGGTTTTACATTATTTAAATATTCTTTAACATCAGTGTATTTAGGATCTTGTAATACTTCTGCTAATTTATTAATATATTCTTCTGAAAAACCATTTGCAAACATTGCTTTTCTTTGAGCATCTGCAGCTTTTTTAGTTTTAAAAGTTCCATGAGTTCCTTCCTTACCTTTATTAACTCACTTACCAGCTTTAATTTTTTCAGTATCTTCCTCTAAACTTTCATTAGATTCTTTAAAATTAACAATATTTGTAATATCTTGTAAAATAGCTTGATCATTTAAAGCATCAGTAATTGTCTTTTTTAAGTCTTCCATTTTAATATTTCATTTAGTTACAATTAATTTTCTTAATTCATCAACTAAATTTTTACGTTTTAATACTATTGCATAAATTAATTTTAAAACTGCATTTTCAAGGTCTGCAACATCATTTATAACATCTTCATCAATATTATTTCTTACAAATGCAAAGTCAGCATAATGGAAATCGCGTGTTGTAAGTACTGGTAAAGTTGGTTGTTGTGGTTGTGGTTGTGGTGCAGGCTTTGGTTGTTGTGGCATCAAATCTTTAATTCAATCCAATCTACCAATTTTACGAAGTTCAGACTCAATATAATCTTTAGCTCTTAAAAAACCTTCACTAACGCACAGTCTATAATTGTATCTAACTTTTTCATAACTTGCTGCTGCAACATTAAATCCACGTGTGCCAGCATCAAGTTTTCTCATTTTTTCCCTTTGTTCCGGGTAACTAAGACTTGCTTCATTCAAAGTATTCATATTAATACTTCCTTTCATATTTTCTACATAACATTTACTATTTATAAAAATATAAGCAGGGCCGCAGATTGTATCAACCTTAGCGGCTTTTGATAAATCAGTTATTTGTTTCTTTTTTTGTGTATCTCAGTCTCAACCATAGTCAATAAGTTTATCACTAATTACATATTTTCAAGCACCTAAATTAGTTTTTGTCTTCATAGGATTTTTTTGTACATTTACTGCAAAATCCTTAGCTTCTTGTATAGTTGCAAATACTGGTTCATCAAAAGAAGACTTTTCACCACCATCGGCTCCACGAACAACAATTTTATATTCATCACCAACTTTTTTACCAAAGTATAAATGACGACGAGTACCACTTTTACCACCAGTAGCATAAGTCATATCATAAGTAATTAATCTAAAATATGAAGCATTTTGATTTTTAACTCGTATTTGAATATTTCCAATATTTTCTGGAGCTTTTACATTTAATTTTTTATAGTATTCAAAACTATCTATATAAGCATTTGTATAAGGAGGCTTGCTCATAGCTATTAAAATTTCTTTTAATTGTTTAATATCAAACCCATCATAAGTTGTTAAAGTTTTTTTTAAGCTTTCTACAGCTTCTGGCCAGCCCAATAATATAGCTACTAATAAGATTCTGACCTTTTTATAATAATATGGTCTATTATTATTAGGACCAGTTGTACATTTTGATTGTAGTGGTGCACCAGTACTTTTGGCATCTAAAACATCTTCAAAATCTTGCTTTGTGGGTACATATTTATCTAAAATAAAATCTTCTGGAAGTGCCATAAACTTCCTCCTTATTTTTAATTATTCATCTTTTTTATTATGCATTGCTTCAATTCTTGCAGGAATTACAAATTTTGCATTACAGCTATCACAACATCTACCATCATCTTTTACTGGATAAGGGTTATTTCCATAGCCATAACTTTCTTCGCCACAAATACAACAAGTGAATTTATCATTTTTAGCTTCAGTTAATTTTTCACCATAAACATTATATGATTCAAAAGCTAAATCAAATTCATTATCAACATTACTGATATCTACTGATTCATATAATTCATTTTCTTCTACTTCTTCTGCAGTAGCTTCTTCTACAGTAGCATATCCATCGTAATTGCTATAACAATACTCTGGTCAGATATCTTCCATTTTTGCGTATGCTTCCATTTCATCCTTTGCTTTAACATAACCAATAACACCTATATCATCAATAATACAAGCAAAATATTTATCTTCAGCTTCGGGAGCTTCTTCATCAAAGTCTTCTTCTAAATCTTCGTCAGTAAGTTCAACAAATTCTTCTTCAGGTTCAGCTTCAACTACTGGAGCAGGAGCTGCTTCTTTATGACTTCCACCAAATGGAATTTCTGAAACAGTCTTAGATAATTCATCAATATGTTCTTTTTCTTCATCTTCAATATGATTAATAGTATCAATGATATCATCTTTATGTTCAACTGGTTTTTCTATAATATCAGCTTTTACTTCTTCATAATCATTAATAGTACTAATTTCACCAGCAACTAAATCATTTAATTCTTGGTGAGTTTCTAATTTTACTACTTCTGGATCTGGAGGTAATTCATCTTCATCTTTTTTAGCTTCAGTCAAGCTTTCTTCAAAGTCTTCATCTGTTAATTCAACAAATTCATCAGCTTCTTCAGTTAAAGGTTTTTCTAATGGTTTCTTTTCCATTTTACAATCCAAAGGTTTTTCATCTTCAGAATGTGTTACAACATCATATTTTTTACAGTCCACAATAGGAACCTCCTTGCTTGGTTTTACAGTTGATTGAGGATCAACATTTTCATTATTACCATCATAGTATTCAACAACAGTAGCTTTAGTCATTCTGTCATCATATTCATCACCAGCTAATTCTGAAGTTGTTGGTTCAGTAGAATATTTTTTACGATCTTCTTCATGTTTAATAGATAAATCATAATCCATTACTTTAACATGATTTTTATCATAAAGAATTCCATCATCATAATAATAAATAATATCATCATTAGTTAATTTAGTAACATCTTTAACATCACCAAGGTTATTTAAAGTATAAACTGAACAGTTTTCATCACCAAGTTCAATTAAAGTCTTTAAAATTTCTGATTTATTACTACAGAAAATTTGTTGAGGACGAACGAAATAACGTCTAACATAACGTTTAGCTTCTGTTAAAGGTTTGTTATTTTTATTTAAACTTTCATTCATTAAAATATCAACACCTCAATATTGATTATTAGCTTCTAAATAAAATACTTGATTTATATATAAAGCTCTTACTTGAGGTTTTGCAACATTACCATTAGATAATCTTGATCTTGTTTCTCATCTATCTTCAGCATCAATAGTAACTGCTTCAATAGTCTTAGTATCAATCTCTAATTGTTTTTCAATTTTTTTACGTAAATCAGCAATTTCTCAACGAGATGCTGCAGCTTTACCATTTTTATTAAAGACAACTAATTTATCTTTAATAGATGTAACATATCTTATAATAGTATCTTCTAAGAATTCACGTTTAACTAAAGTTCAATCAGTTCATGTAACAGTATTTGCATTATAAGTTCTTAAATAATAACGAACTTTTGGTCTTTGTCCAACAACTGGATAGAATAAAATTGTTTCACCGTTTGGTTGTACAACTACTTTATTATTTACAGAATATTGAGCTGAGAAATCACCTACTTGTTTAGCATTTGGCCATCTATCTAAATGTACACCTTTATTTTGTCCAAGGTCTTTTGTTTTATTGGCAATATCTAAACGTGCTTGTTTATTTGCATCATCGCCAACACGTGCTTCAATATAGTCAATACCAGTAGTACCTTTTAATTCTGTGCACTTTAATAATTGGAATTTATCAATTAAGTTTTTATAGAAGAATACAGGAGTAATATAGCCAACAGTAAATTCTTCTTCTGGTTCAAGCTTATTTAATACTTCAAGTACTTTTTTAGAATCAATTAATTTAACTTCTGCTGGAAGCTCAATAGCATCTCCAAAATTATCTTTCTTTGATGGATATAAAGTATCTTCTGTTAAATATTCAGATGATTTTGCAAAACAATCTTCACAGCCACATTCTGGACATTCATTAGTAGAATTATTCATAACATCATCTAAGTCATCTTCATCTTCAAAGTAATCTTTTTCAAATGTTTCATCTCATTCATATCCACATTCTGGACATTCAAAAGTAATACAAACTTTATTATCTAAAGCTTCATTTTCTTTACATTCAATAAACATTAATGGTCCTCCATGATAATGTAATTCATCTTGGCATCTATCACATAATCAACCAAAATCAGCTTCTTGTCTCATATCAGATTCTGGATAAATTTCTTTACATCAGCCACAGTGATGATATTGGTCATAACCATCATTGCTATAGCCTCATTCATCACATTCATATTCTTCTTGTTCTTCTGGTGTGAATAATTCATTACCTTCTTCATCATATTGAATTTCATCATCAAAGTCTTCTTTTAAATTTTCATCTAAACCTAAAAGTTTTCTAATTTCAGCAACAGGTTTTTCAAAGCATGCCCACCAGCATTCACCGTCATCTTCAATATAAATTCATTCATCTTTTAATAAGTTTAAATCTTCTTTAGATAGTCTATGAGGAGTTGAGCCAAAGCCCATTGCATCGCCGCCATCACGACCAGCTTGAAGTCTATTTAAAATATATTCATCTTCAGTTCCAAGTAAATCTTTAATTTGAACTCTTTGAGCTTTATCAGAAAAAACAATTCCTTCTTCTAAACTTTCAGCACAAGCACCACCAGCACTTGCACCACTAGTTGCAGAATTTGAACCACTAACTTCGCCACTTGCACCACTAACTTCACCAGCTGAACCACTAATTTCTCCATTAGCAGCTTGTGCAGCAGCCTTAGCTTCTTCTGTGCTTGGGTTATTATTATCATTACCAGGGAAATCTGTTCCCATACGTTTATTGAATTGTCTTAGATTATGTGCAATATCACCAGTTGTATATGTAATTGAAGAATAAGGTTTTTTCTTTTTCTTATCTTCTGTTAAAGATTCACCAACTACTGAAATATCTTCTAATATATAACCAATTTCACTAACTGGGTCATCTTCTTCATCAGTATCTTCATCTTCATAATAATAGAATTCACAACCTTCAAGTTTTTTATTATATTCATCTATAAGCTTTTCAAGAAGATTTTTATCATCAATATCAAAATTATTAATATAATATAAATTTCTATTACATCAAGTATCTTCTGATTGTCAATAACCATCAGTATCATCTGCATAAACAGATAATTTATTACAAATTTCAGCTAATAATTTGTCAGCTTCTGCCACTTTATCATCCCAAGATAAGCCTTCAGTTAGAGCTTCATTAACTTGATCAATATCATCTAAATAGAATTCTAATAAACTTTTATTATGTTGCATAGGTATTTCTCCTTATTTATTATCATTTTAAATGACGAAATGTCGGTGAAAGGAATAAGACCGACATTCCATCAAATAATTTAGCAAATAAAAAAGTCTAATTATAACAATTAGACTAATTTTTTAATATTTTATTAAACTAAAGTTACTAAAGTTGCTTTACAAAAGGATAAGCTTGTGCATGAAGATTTTCTTCACTTGGTTCTGGATCATCAAAATCACAGAAATATTCAAAAGCACCATCAAATGAAGGTTTATCTTCATCATTAATAATGATAGTAACATCTTCATTTAAAGATTCTTTAACATCTTCATCTTCTAAATCTAATTCAGGAGCAAGTGTTTCTTCTTCAGCAGGAGCTGGTTCTTCAGCAGGTGCAGCTTCTTCTTCAGGTTTGTCTAAGCCTAAAGTTTTAGCATCTGGAAGTTCTTCATTTAAAGATTCTTTTAAGTTATCTTTTACTTCTTCTGGGACATCAACATATTTCTTATCTTGTAAAACACCTTGCATTTGTCCAATAGCAATTAAATATGCATCTGATAAGTCTTGAAGAATATCTGCAATATCTTTAACATCAGAAAAAGTTTGTTTAATTGCATCAATACTTGCTTTTAAATTTCCAACTTCTTCTCAACCTTTTGAAATAAATTGAGTAATAAAATCAATTGGTAATTTTTCCTTTGATTCTTTTAAAACTTTCATATTTATATCTCCTTAATATTAATCTTCATCATCTAATGGTGCGCGTGAATCAAATGCATATTGACGATTGCCTTTAGAACCATCTGCAACACCTCTTAATTTTTTTGCAATATTTAGACTTTGTTGACCATTTTTTCAAATAATTCATACACAACCTGGAACCTCTATAACAGGGCCGCTAGCAGCTTGGCTATCCATATCTGTATCAGTCATTAAAATAACATTTTTAGCTGCACTATTTACAATATTATTACAAATTTGTGGTCAAGCAGTAGTACCACCACCAATATAAGTATTTCTATCGGTTGCAATCCTATTAGCAAAATAATAGATTTGAATTTTAACTAAATCTTTTTCTACCATTTCTTGCAAAACTTTTAGTGCTTTATCTCCACGTTTAGTATCAGCTGAACTTCAAGAGCCTGATTGGTCATAATAAACTTGAATAGTTGGTTTTTCAAGTCTTTGTTCATCTGTTATAAGTTCACCAGGCATAATAACATTATCTTCATCTTCATATCTTGAATTTATTCTTGAATAAGAATCTATACTATTTTCGTACTCTTGTACTTGGTCTTTTATTGTATCATATAGATCAATTTCAAAATCATGTAAAGTATCAAAATTTTTATACTTATTAATTTCATTTTCTCTATCTTTTAGATACTTTTCTTTTTCAGCATCAAGTGCAGCTTTACGAATATTTTCAAATTCCTCATCATCTAATGCTTTTTGGAATTTTTCATCATTAGTTAATTTTTTGATACGAGTACCTCTTTTAGAAGTATCAGGAGTTTTATAAACAGGTCTTACAGCATCAATATCATTAATATAACTATTTAAAACATCACCAAGTTGATCTTCAGTCATCTTAGAATATTTGTCTTTATTTTCTTGAAGGTCTTTTAAATCTTTTTCTAATTTATCAATAGTATCTTGACTAATTTTTGGATTATTTTTAGCTGCTTTAATAGTTTCTTTAATTTCATTTATTGTTCTATTAATTTGATGTTGTTTATAGTCTATTTTATTTTGATTACCAGCAATATCTCCACCAGATTGCTGTTTTGTATCATCTGGATCAAAGCGAGGATCATTTTCATTTTCTTCATAGCCTTGATATTCTTGTTGAGCTTTACTACTAGTATTTTTATCATTATCAGTATCTTGCTCGCTATTAGTACTACCAGTATCAAAATCTATATTATCTGAGGCACCATTACGATTTTTTTGGTCAGATGAGTTGTCATCAGTACCCTTTTGATTGGAGCTTCCTTGACCTGATTTATCTTCATCAGAATCTTGCTCACCTTGCTCACCAGCACCACTATCATTTTGACTATTAGTATCTTTATCTTGGTCTTTACCTTGTCCTTGACCATTAGCTTTAGTATCAGCTTTATTATCATCTTTGTCTTGACCGTCTTTACCTGTGCCATCACCTTCATTATCATTGTCATCAGACTTTTCATCTGAATCTTGATCATCTTTTGAAGAACCCTTACCTTTACCCTTACCTTTACCATTTTTTCCATCTTCTTCTGGTAAAAGATCTTCTGGGTCATTAATATCAATATCAATATCATCTAAAAGGTCTTCCATATCATCATTATTTTGAGGTTCAGGCTTATTAAGATCTGGATCAATATCTATATCAACATCTCCTCCACCACCAAGTGGAAAACTGCCCATACCACCGTTTTTTTGACGACTAGCAATAATATCATTAATAGCATCAACTGCAGCACGACGAGCTTCTGGAGATAAATCAGCTAATTTTTTATTTGTGAAATCACTCATTTTCATAAATTATTCATCTCCTTTTTCATGTGCAGCTGCATCTTCTATAATACCAGTAATATTTTCTTCATGATTTTGTTTTATAATAGCTTCAAGCTCACGTAAAACTTGATATAAATCTAAAGTATTAATATCTTTATCACTTAAGTTTGCTATTGTATCATTATAAGAAGCAACATATTCTGGTGAATGTTTTTGATGCTTAACATTAATAGTCATTTTTATTTGTTCATCATCATCAACAGCTTTGTCTTTATGTAAAATTGAAGCTAAAATACAAAGAACTACTAATTTTTCTTCTGGTGTAAAAACTTTTATCTTTTTAATAATAGCAGGTTCAATAATAGCAGAATCTTTTACTGTTTTAATTGCATCTTCTAAAACTTTTTCAGATTCATCAGCAAATTCTGCATAAACAGATGCAAATAATTTTTTCATAAAATCAGGATAGTTTTTAATAGCTGGAACAGTTTTTTCTAAACCAGCTAATCAGTTTGGAACAGATTTAAAACGTGGTTTAGATGTATCCATATATGCATACTTTAAAGAGGCTTTTCTAATATTAGCTGTAACATAATCATTTGTAGCACTTAAATCACCACCATTATTACTATTAGCTAATTGATTTAATTTTTGTTGATCTGCATAAATCTCAGCTTCAAGCTTTTTATACATTTGTTCAATTGAAAGTCTCTTTCAATCTGATCTACTATCTTCTGTTACTAAACCTTGTATAATTTTCCCATTAAGCATTAATTTACGAATAACACCTTTATCTTTAACAGAATATACTTTATTAGAGATTTCAAAGTCAGCAATAATATTTAATAAACCATGCACTGATCTACTATAATTAAAATGTTCCATTGCTTCCTTACTTAATAATTGCATATATTTTAAAGTATGTCTAAGCATAAAGTGTGCTAGCTCATGTCGAACAATAACACCAAGTTGTCATAAATAAGCTGGTGAAAAAACAAAACCTTCACCAATACCTATTGTATAATGCTTATCATCCATATAAGCAGTACATTCAGGATCTTCATCAATTGAGATAATATTTACATCAAAATATTGAAATAATTCAGCAAATTTTTTATGATGAGCGCCATGACCGTCATCTATTAAAATTTGTCTAATTTTTTCATGTAAATTTAATTCTCTATCTGACATAGTTTGTGTTATTGGCGCTTCGAATAATTTACTGAATTTTGACATAAATGTCTCCTTTTTACATATCGTCCCAGCTATCTACTGCACTAGCTACAGTTGATTTAACATCAGATGCACTTTGTTGGAAAATATTATCTCTTCCACTACCAGTATTTATTTTACCATCAAATAATTCTGGATTATCTTCTATATCACTTTCAGGTTTAGGTGCAGCAGCATCTTTTGGAAGTTCAACATCTGGATCTTTATAGCCATTTAAAATTCTCTTAATCATATCTAACTTTTTAGGTAAGAAATTAGCTTCTTCACAAGTTTCAATAAAATCCTTAACAGTTCCATCACAAGCTTTAATAGCATCTGTTAAAGTACGTTGACATAATAAGTTTCTATCTTCACGACGAGTAATTTGATATTCTTCTCTATCATCAAATTTGAAAACAGGTTGAACACTTGTTAAAAGATATAATACTAATTCTTTTTGTCTGACAGCTTTAATATATCTTTTTGCAAAATTTGGATTATCTTTATCATCAAGAATATATTTAATCTTTGTATTAAAATATTGTTCAAAGAAGTTTTTAGCTGCACTTACTGTACTATCATAATCTAAGTGTTTTAAGAAACGAGATTTTTCAGCAGAGTCTAATTTATCAATTGCTGAAGCGCCTTGTTCTGTTGGGTTAATAGCAGCTACAGTAAATAATAATTTATCAAAATATCTTGTAGCACCATTTTTACCATTAGCAACTTTATGTTCATTAATTAAAGTTAAAACTGAACCACGAATATCGCCTTTAGCACGGTTTAATTCATCTAAGAATAATACAACACCTCTATAAGGCTCTTCATCTTCAAGTACTTCTCCAGTTTTTTTATTAAGTTTTCTTAAATCGTCTAATGGATTAAGATAAGTAGTTCTTAACATTGCAACACTAGTTGGGTCATTTGTATCTCTTGCAGGCATACCAGAAATAGCAGTTGGTAAATCTCTATTTTTAGCATCAATAAAAACAATTTTTACATTACGAAGATCGCCTCATTGGTTAACAATAGCAGTTTTTCCAGAGCCTGGTAAACCAACGATTAAAAGGTTATTTCAACCATCTTCATCTTCATCAAGAGCAAAATTTAAACATTTATCAAGAGCTTTTGTTAAAGCATTTTCTGTAGCTAAGCTTGTGTCAGCCATTTTAGCACCAAGAGTTTTAACTTGTTGAGCTGCTTGTTTAGCTTCTGCATCTGTTAATTTTTTACCTTCATCTGCAATTTCATCTTGAACAATATCAGCAAGTTTGTCTGTTGAAATATCGTTAACATTAGGTGTATTTGCATCTTCTACAAGTCTTTTAGATTCCTTAAATATTTTCATTTTAATTCTCCCTTTTATTCATATTTCATCATTATTTCAGCAAATTCAATTGGATTATCTATTTTAAAATTATAATCTTCTTCAAATTCTTCTGGGGCTTCTTGTAAAATTTCACTACCTTCAACTATGCCAAGTTGTTCATTTAATTTTTCTGCCCCAAGATAAACAGGTCCAAATTCAGTTTTAAATTTATAATAGCCACTTTTTCTGGCAAGCACAGGCTTAATTGTCCAATTATTGAATTTATTACCTTTACCACTTGCCAAGAATTTTTGTAAATAAACTTTAGCACTATCATAATCAGTAAAATAGCAAGGTAAATCTGTATAGCCATTTCCAGAGCTTGCTCTTATAATCAGCTCATTATTTGCATTTGCACGAGCATGAAAACCATGTGCTGGATTATCAACTGGTTTTACAAATATAGCTGGAATATTTGCTCCAATTTGATCAGCGACAATTTTATAAATTGTTTTTGGAACATTTTCTTTTTGACCAGGTGTACTTAAAAGTCCAACAGCATTATTAAGTTGACTTCCAGTAGATTTATAAGCATTTTTTGGTTGTCCCTTAATTCCTTGACTAGGTGCATTTGTTCTAGCTTTTGTTGCATTATTATATTGTTGTGATTTAAACATCTTTGACATAGTAATAATTTGACCTAAGTATGTTTTTTTAAGTTCTTCAGCCCCTTGGCTTGATAATAATTCATCATTCCAAATTATTCCTATCTCATTTGTCCAATCAATAAAATACTTACATGCTAGTTCATAATCAATATGTCTACTTTTGTGTGTACTATGTGGAGAAAAACTATCTCTATTTTTAACTACAAAATCAGTATCTTTAGCAAGTGTACAAAGTATGTCATAAGCTGATGCATCAATTGTTTTTGCACAAACACAATTATAAAGTTTTTTGCATAAACTTATAATATTAGCCATACTATTATTTGAATTAAAAGTTAAGCTAAATACATAGTCTGGAAATTTTTGAGATATGCCATTTGGTAAAATAATATAAGCATTTATCCAAGCATTTCTGTCTAATTTTTCTATCGGAGTTAATAAATTAATCATATATATCTCCTTTTATATTTATGATTTTTCAAATCAATTAATTTAGCAAATAAAATTAGTTTATATTCTCAATGTGTCTACAGTTAGGGTAATTAGAACAGCCTTTAAATAATTTACCAAAGCGGCTTCTTCTAATTACTAATTTTGCACCACATTCTGGGCATATATCTGTAGAGTCTGGCATATCTAATTGTTCTGAATTTGTCTTAATAGAATCTTCTAAATTTTTGAAAAATTCATTTAAATATGTTAATCTATCTAAATTACCTGCTGCAATTTTATCTAAACTTTCTTCCATTTCTTTTGTATAATTTAAGTTAATTAAATTTGGAAAAGCTCTATCTAAGAATTCTGATAATTGAATTCCTTTATCAGTAGGCTTAATTTTTTTATCTTCAACTGTTGCATAGCCTCGTAAAGGACTTACAACTGTATCTACAATTGTTGCATAAGTTGAAGGTCTACCAACTCCAAGATTTTTTAATTGTTGAACTAATGTTGCTTCATTAAATCTTGCAGGAGGTTGTGTAGATTTAGTTTCCATCTTTAATTCACAGTTTTGTAAAACTTCATCTTTATCAAAAGTTTCCTTAATGATTTCTTCATCATCTTTTTCATAATTATATACTTGTTTAAAGCCTGGTTCAATTAATTCATTTGAGACCATTATAAAATTATGACTATTATTAGTAATTACATATTTAGTTTCAGAAAATTTTGCATCAGGGAGAACACATGCAATAGTTCTTTGCCAAATAAGTTTATATACTTTTTGATGAATATTATTAGAATTTTGTTCATTAAATAATTCTGGAGTTAAAGCTGGGTCAGTAATTCTAATTGCTTCATGACCATTTTGAGCTAAAGCATCAGATTTGCCAACTCGTGGAGCAACTACAGTTCCATAATTTGTTTTAACATAATTTGTTAATTCAGTAATAAAATCAGGCGCAAGTGTAGTATCATCAGTTCTATGATAACTAATTTTACCATCTTCAAATAACTTTTGTGCAACTGACATTGATTCTTTAACACCAATTCCTAATTTACTTGCTGCTTCTTGTTGGAAAGTTGCAGTACAGAAAGGTGGTTTTGGTGATTCTTTTTTTTCACGTTTTTTAATATCTGAAATAACAAAATCATTTCCTTTACAATCTTCAATAACTTTATCAATTTTATATTTTTCAGTTATTCTTTCACTGTCATACTTAGCTTTAAAAGGAACATTGTTTTTACTGAAGTTTAAAAATAGTTCAAAATAAATTTCTGGAATAAAATTTTGAATTTCTTTTTCACGGTCAACAATTACTTTTAAGCCAATAGATTGACAGCGACCAACAGATCTTGCACCTAAATAATTTCTCGCTATCGGTGATAAAGCATAGCCTATTAATTTATCTATAGAAAGTCTTGTTAATGCGGCCTGGACTAAATTTTGGTCTAATTCTAAGGCATTATCAATAGCTTGTACAACTGCTTTAGGTGTAATCTCATGAGCATAAGCTCTATAGTATAATTCTGGCTTTAATTTCAAAAATTTAACTAATGACCAACCAATTAATTCTCCTTCACGGTCAGCGTCTGAGAAGATAACAACTTTAGATGCACGGTCAGCCTGTTCTTTTAAATTTTGAACTATTTGATAATGATCTTCATCTATTTGTAAATTTAAATCAAAATCATTTTCAGGAAAAACACCAGAATTTTTGTAGCTTGTTCGTTTATCAGCAAGTGTCATTATATGACCTTTACTTGCCATAACCATTACTTTATAGCCAGCATCATCTAAAATCTTAGTAATCTTTTTTGCTTTAGTTGGGCTTTCTACAATAACAAGCATTCTATCTGTTTTATTCAGTTTCTTTGCCATCTTCTTTCTCCTGTTCAGGCACTTCTATTTCTAACTTTTCAATTAATAGTTGTCTAATACATGCAGAAAGTGATAAGTCTCTATCAAATGCTTCTTTTTTAAGAGCTTGTCTTAAATAGTCAGGAATTTCTAAACTAATAATTTTTGTTTTTGGCATCTTTCTTATCTCCTTATTTTAAATTCTTGTAAATCAATGAAATAACAGTATTTCCCTGTGAAACAACTCTACCATAAAAATCAGTAGTATGGTCATACTGTTTACGATAAAAACCAACAATTTGTCTACTTGACCAAACTCTTGCAATTTGGTCCCCATTTGGACATGTTTCAATTATTCCTAAAAAACGTCCATAAAAATCTTTAATAATTTCTTCTTTATTTGGCATTATTTTTTCTTCTTTCTTAAAAAGTTATTAAATGTTTCTTTATTTTGAGCTTGAGTAATTTTATTTTGTTGCTCTCTAATTCTTCTTGGGTCTTCATGTACTTCAGTACGACCATTAATAACGTCTTCAGTGAACTTAAGATTTTTATAAGCTCCTTGTTCAGCTTCAGAAATTGCTTCATTAAAAGCTTTAGTTTTAGTTTTAACAAATTCTTTATAAACATCAACTACTTGTTTAAATTCATCATCTGTTAAATCCCATAAAGAACCATCTTCTTCAATGTCTGAAACTAAACCTAATTCATTTGGTAAAATTCCATCTAATACTTGACATTGTTGATCAAATAATCTTGCAGCTGTTTTTAAAAATTTATTATCTTCATATTTAAAATCATCTGTGTAATAAACAGCTCTAATTTCTTCTGGTCTTGCAATTAAGATTTCTTTACCAGGAAGTGAATTAAATGTTTCTGGGCCGATAATGCTACCAGTTTTTTTAGTAATAATTGGATTAATAAATGCTTTAATTTGGTCTGCAAATCTAATACAAAAAATACGTTTATTAATTCCAATTTGAGGTGCAGTAAGAACGACTAATTTTTCTTCTTCCATTGCTGCTTTTAATTTTGCAATTATTTCTTCACCCTCTTCACGTTGTGTGCCAGCTTCAGTTAAAAACTCAAGAGGTTCAGCTGGAGTTTGTAATAAATTTAAATCTGTTATAATCATATAATCAGCTCCTTTACTATTAATTTAGCAAATTATTTTTTTAATATTTTAATAAATTATTAAATTAAAAAAAATAAACAGCTTAATGCTGTTCATTTTGCAAATTAGAAATTTTATTTTTCATATTTGTGATAGCTTGTTCATTTTCAGCCAAAACAGCTTCACCATCATTATTGTGTTTATTTAATCTATTTAAAAGTTTTTGTTGCTGTAGTGTATATTTAGGCTTTTTATTTTTACGATTTGGCATATTTAATAAGAAGAAAATATATTCAAGTCGTTCTTTATTTTGTTCAATATTAGCAAGCTCTTCAGCTAATTCTTGTACCTGTTCTTCAGTTACAAAGCCATCAGCTAAGCCTTTTTCAAAATCTTTTAAATCATCTTTAGCCGCTAAATATTGTTCTAATACACTATAATAATATTCTTGTACATCTTTTACTGCCATAAATAACTCCTATAAATTTTCAAACATATCAACAATATTTGGAAAATTTTCTATACCTTCATTAACTGAAATTTCATAAGCATTTTCAATATTATTACCATTTAAAAAAGTATTAATTTCTTTTTTAATTCGTTTTTCATTATATTTAAATTGCTTAGCTTCTACCTTAAAACCATTTACTAAAATTGCAAAGTCTGGTGTAATTGGGCCAACTGTTAAAGTTGTTACTGCACCAGCAATTGTTCTAATAAACATATAGAAATCTGCTTCACCAAGACCATTAACAAGACCAGTAGCTTTTATACAAGTATTACCTTGATCATCAATTTCTAAAGTTTGTGTAAAAGTTCTTTCCACTGCATAATCAACAGTTAAGCTCATTATTTTTCTCCAATTTTAATATAATACTTATCATTATTAAAATCAGCAATTAAGAATATATTATAAATAATATTATCTAAGTCTAATTCAAAATAATTGATAACTTTAGTAGTTGTTCCGCTTGTATTTGTTTCAAAGTTTGGATATTCAGTATTAATTGCATTATCTTCTAATTGAGTATAAGCTTTTGCATAATCATTACTATTGTCTAAATAAACAATATAAAAATGATTTTCATAATTTCCTGTTTTATCAATTTTTAACTTTTTTAAAACTTCTTTAATCTTGTTGGTCATCATCTTTCTCCTCATCAGCATCAACAGTTGGTGTTGTATAAATTGGTGCATTTTCAGGCATAATACCTTTTAAAATACTATTTACTGCAGCCATAACACGTTCCCTTGATTCTTTAGTTTGTGTTTGAGTTCCTGAAAAATCATTATTTTGTTGATTAATTTGAATAAGTGGTTTTTCATCTGCTCCCATAACTTGTCTACGAGATTTTTCAATAATATCTTGAATAGTCTTTAAGCCAAGGAAAAGTTCTTGATTTGAAATTTCATCTGGGCGTTCTTGATATCTTTTAATTGCTTGATCAGTTAAAGTATCCATTAATTGGCTTAACTTATCAACTCTGACCATTGTTTTCTTATTTTGATTTTGATTAAAAAGATTAGTTAAATCTTTTGTTTTATTAACATCAGTTTCAACAATAAGTTGGTTTAAAAGATCTTTAGCTTCAGCATCAAGTTCTACCATTTTTAAAGCAGGTACTCTTGCTTCATCTTCAGTTGGTGTTTGAGCTGCAATATCTTTTAATTCTTCATCAACCATACTAGAATACCTCTTCGTATGTCTTTAATAGCTTATCAATAATTTCTTGTTCTAAAGTTTCTTCAAGCGGGTCAATTTTATTATTAATACACTTTTTAATTGTACTCTTTAATTCTTGACTTGGAATAAACTTACATTGACCGTCTGCAATATTTACACTTAATGTTCCAATTCCAATATTTAAAAGTGCTACATCTTCTTTTGCTTCAATAGCATCATGAATTGCACTACCAATACAAAGAACTTCTTTTGTACTAATTGAATTTAAAACCTTTACTGGAATTTTTGTAGCAGAACTAATATCAGTAATTATATTTGATTGTAATGCCATAATTTGTCTCCTAATCTATTTTCTTTAGAATATCCATTGGATCTTTGCCATCTAAATTTCACATATGTTTTTCTAATTCATTAATATATTTTTTTAATGATTCATCTAACTTATGCTGAATACAATGTGCCATAATATCCGTTTGTGAATATTTATTAGTAAATAATTCTTTTATAAATAATAATCTTGTTTCAAAAGTTCTTGATGCTTCATCAAATTTACTCATGCTTCATATTACTCCTATCAATATTATAATTTGCCATAATTGGTAGGATCTTTAAGTAAAGCTCAGTAATCTTTTCACGTTGCTTTGGTGTAACATTTTCAAGTTTTGCTTGAGCTTCTACAAAAGCATTGTGTTCAATATTTACATATTGATAAAGCAATAAAGCATTTGTTAAAACAGACATTTCAGCTTCTGTTGGAAACTTAACTGTTTTACCTGCAAAATAAGTTAAAATTCTTGTTAAATTATTTCCATCACATAAATAACATAATTCACTTAAAACTGCATAATCTGGTATTTCCTGCACTTTATACAAAATGAATAACATTAATGAATATATGTCAGATAAATGTAAGGAATTTATACTATCATTAATACTAGTCGTTTTCATAATCTTCCTTATACATACCATCTGGTGAAGAAATAAGTTTTTCTAACATTTCATCACTCATTTGATTATTTGTAAAACAATCCATCATTTCTGTTTTAAATAAAGTATAGAATTCAGTTAATAGAATTTTAACATAACCAATTAAAGATTTTGGTAATTTTCAGAGTAAAACTGTTACAGGATTTCAATCAATACTACCAGTTGTATTTATTCCATGTAAGAAATTTAATAAGATTGTTATTTTAAGCTTTTTTCATTCAGGTGAATTTTTATGAAATGGTGAGCTAGCTAAAGTCTTTTCAATATAATAAGGAATGCTCTTAATAGTATCAGTGATATCTATTTGCAATGATATATTTGATTGGGCTTCAGCTGCCTGTTCTTTAAGCTTTTCTTTAAATGTATATGCATCAAATTGTTTAGAAGCAAATTCTTCAGAAATTACTTGTGCAAAAGTTTCTCTCATATATTCAACTTTCATTGGATATAATAGAGCTTTTGTATAATTTAGACAAGATTTAATCGGTCTAATTACTTTACCTTTAATTGTCTTGCCTTGATTTTGATAATTCTTTTGAATTGCTACAAATAATCTTGTTGCGGCGTATAAAGCATAACCATCATAATCTTCAAAATTTTGGATCATACGCTTTTTAATACTTAAAGCTTTTGTTAGTAAGTATAAATAATTATATACTGTATCTTCTATATCTGGATAAGCTCCAGGTTCACCACCAATTTTTGGAATATTCTCATCAATATAAATACACATGTCAGTGTATTTCATGTCAGCAGGTTTTCTTCAAAGCATACTAAGTCTCCTATATTGCAAATACTTCACTGATACCATCAGAATTTTTAACTACTTTTAATTCAGAATCATAGCTTAACTCTAATTCGTCAGCATGATGTGAAATAATAAATACTGATTCAATATCACAAAGTTTTGTTGTAATTAAATTTAAAATATTTTCTGTTGCAACTCTATCTAAGTTGTCAAAAATTTCATCAAGAACTAAAATGTTAGAACTATAATTTGATTGCGTACTTAATAAGTCTCTTAAAGCAAATTGAACAATTAAATCTACACGTTGTCTTTCACCACCAGATAAATTATCTAATAGTTTATTACAATAAGAAATATTTAAATCATTTCCATCTAAATAAATATTTAATTCATCTGTTCCAAAAACAACTTGGCTATATTCTTTTGCTTTCTTATTTAGATATTCAATAATATTTAATAATAGATATCCTCTAAAATCACGTTTAGCTAAAGCATCCATTTTTCTAATTATATCTAAGTGTGCAGTTGCTTCTTCTTTTTTAGCAGTTTCATCTTCAATAACTTTTGTTAAACGCTTAGTTTCAGTTTCAAGTGCACCTTTTGAATTTTGTAAATTAGTAAATGCTTGCTCATTATGATCTTTTTCATATTTTAATTTTGCTAAGCCAGTATTTAAATTTTGAATTCTTTGATTTAAAGTATTTAATCTTGTTTGTTGTTGAGTTGCAAAATTCTTTAAATCTACTTGTTGAATTTTAATTTGATTAATAGCAGCATCATATCTATCATTAACTACTTTTTTCTCAGCTTCCAAACTTTCTTGAATAATTGTTGCTTCATTTTGAACTTTAGTTAATTGTTCATTTAAAGCAGCTTTAGCGTTTATTTTACTTTGTAATTGCTCTTCTTGTAATGTAGTGCTTGGCTTTTCTTTGCCAGGAATTTTTTGGCCACAAGTTGGACAAATATCAGTGATAGATTTTAATCTACGAATTTCATTTTGTAAAGCTGTGCATTCACCAGAAATAGTATTTATATCAAGTAAGATTTTTTGTTTTTCACCAGCTTTTTGATTTAAGTCATTATTAAACTTATTTGTTACATTAATAACTTCAGTACTCTTTTCATTAGTAAATTTTAATAAATCATTATTTGCTTGTTCTAAATAACTATCATTTGTTTTGATATTTGCATTTACTTCAGCTAATTCTGTATTACAATTTATTAAATCTTTTTCAGTGTCAGAAATTAACTTATTATAATCAGGTCTTTGGAAATTTTGAATATCTTTTAAAACTTGATCAAGTTGATTATTTGTTGTAGATAATTTAGTATTTGCAACTAATAATGCATCATCAATAGTTCTAATATGACCTAAGATTACTTCTTGTCTTGCCGAAATTCTATTCTTAACGTCTTCAATCATAAAGTCTGAATTAGTTAATTTTTCAAGTAAATCTTTACGACCAGAAGGTTTTAAGCTTGAAAACTTAGTTGGCAAACCTTGACCAAGAATTGCAGTTGATGAAATTAATTCTTTTGTTAATGCCGGTAATTGTTCACCTAAAATCTTTTCACTTTCTGTAAATGTTTTACCACTTAAATCAACATCATTCTTAACAATAGTTAAATTTGATTTTGGAGCAAAGTATCTTGTGATTACATAGTGATCATTATCAACTGTAATATCAACAGCAGTATAACCTGTATTATCATCAGAATTATTTAAGTTCTTTAAATTCTTCCTAAGTCCTTGAATTGTTTCACCTGTTATAGTATAACATAATGCAGACCAAAGAAAAGATTTTCCAGAACCATTTGATAAAGCATTATCTTTTTTATAATTATTTTCACCAACAACAGAACAAAAACCTTTGTCTAGTAAATCAACTTCAGCATGATTATAACTACCAAAGTTATGTAAAATTACTTTATTTCATAAAACATTCATTTACGTACCAACCTTCCATTGCGATTGAAACAGTATTCCACAATGTATTCCAATTTAACTTTGCCTGTTTAAGCACAGCATTATACAACTTAGTCCTTTCTTCTTCAGGTAAAGATTTATCATTTATAATAGTTGTACCTTCTAAAATACATTGTTTATATTTTGAATAGCACATTAATACAGCACCAATAGTTGTAAATGTTGTACTATTCATTTCTTCATCGTCTTCTTTTATTGATTTTGTTAAGACAATTGTGTCTTGCATATATTGTAAATAAAGCATTAAAGTTTCAAGTCCAAATAAAAAATTTGGTCTGAATTCTAACATACATTTTTTACAATCTTCAAACTCTTTTTTATAATATTTATATAGCTTTTTACAAGCCTTTTTATTATCTTTTAACATATTATTATACAATATTTTTGAAAATATTTTACTCCTGCGTATTTTCTACTGCAATAGTTATCATTTGTGGAAAATTTACTTTTTGACCACATTTTACACAATAATTTATTTGATGAGAAATCTCATTTTCGCAAGTAGCAAAAACTTGTTCCATAGTAGTTCCTGGATTAAATTGTACTATAACATGTCCACAACTTGGGCAAGTTAAGATTGGTACTTGCACTTCCCCTGAATTTTGTGGAACTCCATTTATTACTACTTGTTGTGTATATTGTGTTTGATATTGTAAATTGCAGCATTTACTAAGATTACGTTCTTCCATATATTATCCTTGTTTACAAATTTCAGCCAATTCTTCATCTAAAATTCTACTATCTGTGAATTTAGTTTTACATAACTCAATAAACTTTTCAATTGGGTTTGCATTTAAATCAATTTTTTCTTCATCATTTACAGTTTGTTCATTCTTTTGATAAATTGTAATAACACGAGAATTTACAATTTCATTAATTTCATCTGCTAAAATTTGCTTTAAATCATCTAAATATTGTTCATCACATTTAATTTGTAATACTGCATTCTTTTTTAACTTATATAATTGTTCTAAATCTTTTTCTGAATGTATTTCAAGTTTATAGAAATTATAAGCATAAGGATTTTCAATAAATTCTAAGTTTAAAGTATTAGTATCTAAAATAATTACATTATGAGAATATTTAGTTGCATCTTCAGAAAAGTTAAAACCAGTTAAATTACCAATATTTAAAATTCTATCTTTTTTAACCCAAGAACCATTATGTAAATGACCATTAATAAATAAAGTTGATTTAGCTAAGATTTCATCCATTTCAAAACCAAGTGTAGTTATAATTTGACCCATTTGAATTCCTGCAATAGTATTATGTGATAGTACTATATCTGCATGACCTACAAATAAATCTTCT